CATTTTTAACCTATATTAAAATTATTGTGTAGTAGTAGACTGTGTAAAGTGCTTGGAGACATTAAGTGTTTGGTATGTTATAACCGCACAGCGCCAACCAACGGGCGCAATACTCGCTACACACAATAGCATTTTTGTCATCTTTCAAATAAAAACCAAAAAGTTTGTGTAACGCAATACTTAAAAAATCTTTAATGTCATACTCTAACTTGATGTCAAGCAAATCTGTAAAGAGCTTATCAACAGGTTTTATTAACCCTTGATTATGATATACATAAATTATATGCTCTTTGTGTTGAGATAGCGGTCTGAGTACATTGTATTTACCATCCATCTCTGCGAGTAGTAATCTACCTTCTAGCCAAATAACTACTCCACAGTGCGTTGTTCTATATGTCGAAAAACCTTCTAAATATTGAAGTCCTTTTGTAATCTTAGAGTAGATGCTAGTACCTTGTATAAATACAAGGTCGCCAGTCTTAAGCGTATTGCGAAGTTCTGTGTAGTCTAGCATCTATGGTCATCCTTGGTTACCTAGAATTATATCACGAATTGAGTTCATATCATTACGCGCAATTTCAAATTTAGCCGCTACTTCCTCGTCAGCACAATTTTTCAACGAGTCGCTACATCTTTTTTTGAAACCATCTATTACAGCCACTATATACATCATTGTTTGAGCATCTTGCATAACTGCTTGGCAAAAAGAACTTACAGTCTCTCCTGAAACTCCTCTACTTGCAACGAGGTTGTTCATGAAGAAATTGTCAGTAGCTGTTGCTGTGCCAGCAACCAGCCTTTCAGCCGCACCTTTCCGAAGGACAAAAGTTAACAATTCTATTGGTTTTATATTTGTCGCAAACAATTCTCTTAAACCTTCTGCCCAGCTATTTACTGTGTTTAATGCTAAAGTTCTATTCATTTTTGTATTATCCTTTAAAGTACTTTATTAAAAGCTCTCTGTGGTCATGATCTGCAGGGTGAAAACCGGGTCTATAATAATCCAAGATATCTGGAATTAGTTTAGAGATATACCCATTTACACCCCAAGTTTTGTTCAAGCCTTTTAAAATAGTTAATACAGTATTTGTATTATCATCTTTAAGTAGCGTGTATGTATATTTGTGTACAGCTATTAATATAGCTATTGTAACTAGAGTCATATAGAGAACTCTATATAAATAAGCAGATACGTTTGAGTCATCTCCAAAAATTTCTTGGTACACTTCAAAAGCTACTGACTTGTGGTCAATTTCTTCTGAAGTGTGCCAAAGCCATAAGTCTTTATATTTATCGTCTAGTCCATCTCTAAGTTCTGCTGTACTTAAAAACATAGCTGATAATGTGGCTGTAAAATGTTCTAAACCTACAGTTATAGCTAAGTTAGATTTGTTACTCAACTTAAGCTTTTTAGACAAGCCAAGAAGTGCTCGTGTTGCAGCCTCTAGCTTGTCTGTTCTGTAGCCTAACTCCCACCACATCTTATTAAACTTAGTATGCTCTTTTCGATGCATAGCTTCTTGTTTAATAAATCTTTTAATGTCTTCTTTTAGTTCAGGTGTTTTTACTAAGTCTCGTACTGCTCGTACTGCCTCTACAAAAAACAATTCACCATCTGGGAACATTGTTGATAATGCTGTAAAAAAGTGTGATGTGTATACATCATTATTTATATATGCTGTCATTTTAATTCAGTATCTTAGTTATTATTTTACACTCTTTAAAGTGTTGTTACACTCTGAACCACTAATCTCGTGGTGCACGGCCTGGCCGTCCTAGAAATCTTTGCTCAATTGTCGAAGGATCTCCAACTATAGCCGGTCTCCCTGCAAGTCGTTGTCTGCCCTGCAAGCTAATCTTATCTCTCATTGCATCTTTTTCAGCAGTTGACGTCCCTCTTGGTGTCGCAGGTAAAGGCCTTACACGATCGTCTATACCCTGTCTACCTGAGTTTAGTGCAGCATCCTCAGCTGTAGCTACGTACAAGTCATCACTAGCTCTGTTTATACCGGCAGTTCGAATTCTGTTGCGTGTACTTACGTCCTTAGAAGCTTTTTCTGCACTCTTACTCCAAAAAGGCGCTGCCACAGGACTCTCACCACTAGATCCAAGAGTACTAGTTCCGCGAATTATTCTATTTTGCTGCTTTGCGTAACGCGCATCTTCACTGGCGATGTTTTGTCTTTGCAAGGCAGTTAGGCTATCTCCACGGCGTCCAGTCAGTGTGTCAAAAGACTCTGCCAGCTGTCGCTCAGTAGGCATTTGACCGTGCTGTGTCACAGCAACTTGGACATCTGTGCCGTTGGCAGTACCTCTCATAGCTCTACGTGCAGGTCCAGCTCCAGCGCCACCGATAGCGCCTAAAAGAGCACCACCCATCATACTATGGTCTTGCCCTGTATAAGCATTATAACCTGCTGTACCAGCTAAACCTATACCACCACCTACAAGTGCATGTGCACCCATCTTTTTTGCATTTACTGAGCCTAATAAATTTTTAAGCCCTTCTGCTTTTATTTCCATAAATATTTAAACCTTTTTATAAAAGGCTCTTTTGTAGAAGAGCCTTTAAATTATATAATTACCAATACTTCCAATCTGTAGATTTAACACCTACAAAATGACTTGTTTTATAGCCGGAAGCGTAGCCCATTGGATCAGCTGCCATAGCTCTCTCGACTCCTGCAGCATAACGACCTGAGACGTATTTCGAGCCGGCACCACCTGCAGCGCCTGCCAGTGCTCCTTTAAAAGCTCCACCGAACATTGATTCATTATCTGAGAACAGACCTACGCCTGCACCCACACCGGCACCACCTGCGGCACCCCAACCGATATGTGCCATACCGCCTTGTGCACCACCTGCAGTTAATAGGCCGTGTGCGTAGTTACCTACACTTGCATTTACACCCATTTTTTATACCTTTTTACGTGTAATCTTTTTCTCATATACATCGACACCGAGATATGTGAGTGTTGTTAATAATATTATTTCTTGATAGACCTGAGAAGGCAAAACTCCAAAATACAATAGTAGTGGGTTTGTTATCAATACAAACATAGTCACTACAAACTTCGTAGAGCTTGCTTTTTCAAAAAATGTACGACAGTCTTTATAAAAGTCCCCCAATGATAAAATATCTTTATCATTGACCTTGATAGTCTCAGTAGTTTTAGTATCACCATTATCTTTAATATTTTTTATTACTAGATCTGGTAGTAAATCTTCTTGAATATCAGTCACTTACCTTTTCCTCCGAATACAACCATCATTGTTTATACTTAACTTGACGTAACTCTTCTCTAAGATCACGTATAGATTCATCTTGCCTAGAGTTCTCATCTTTCAAACCAGCAAATTGTAAAGCAGCTTCTTTCTTGGTATAAATCTCTGATTGTATCTCAGCTTGACCTTTAGACATATCATCTAATTGACTAAGAAGTCTATCGTTAATAGATTGTTGTGTAAAGTATATAACAAGTATACCAAACATGATAGTAGCAAAAGATGAAGCACCAGCAAATACTACAGGTAATGGTAACCTATTAGGTAGAGTGATAGATACGTGACCTGAGGGGTCAGGGTCACTTTGAACAGAGTCCATAATAACCTTAAAACTACCATCAGGAGCTTCGTCTATGATTTTATAATCAATCTGTTCTTCAGTAGTAAACCTAATATAAGTTGTTTCTGTCCCTAGGTCATCATTTATAACAGCTGACGTATCTCCTTGAATATGTTCTTGCATATTAGTTCTTCTCATTTATATTTTATATATGTTATTAGTAAACAACACATACAGTTAGTTCTTTTTAAACCGGCCAGCATTATTTAAACTTAAGTTATATTAAGTTTCCTAGCCATTTGTTGTTGAGCAGCAGACAAGCCGCCATTGTTTTCAATAAACAGAGAAGTTTTGTAAGACTTGTAGCCTTTAGAAAAACCAATACCAGCAAATCCCAAACCTGCTCCAGCTAAAGCTCCAATACCCATACTCTCCATTACACTAGTGTTAGGGTTGTCTTTAAAATACTTATCATTAACTCCAAAAGCACCTCCAACCATAGTACCGCCAGCTATTGGCAATACACCATAACGCATCAGTGAATTATCTGTAAGTTTTCTAGCACCAACATTGACCATCGTTAACAGCCTCCATAATATAGTTATAGTTTCCCTACTATAAAAATAGTAGAATTGTTTTTAACATTATGAGCTAGTTTTGAATAAAAATCAATGTATAAATAATACTTATATAGTTATTATTTTATATAAATATTATTTTTGAAATAAGTTGATAGCATACAAAGATAAAGTTAGTTTTTAGCCCCCACCCCCAAATATTTTTGTTTCCTTTAAAAAATTCCTTTAAAAAATCTTAAAAATAATATTTTTATTTTTGTGGACTAGGTGTTGTATAGGGTGGGTACCCTCGGAAACATAGGGGGGTACCATCTGTTGAGCCCCCTACCCCCGTTTCAAAGGCTAAGGATCATTGCCTAATCAAACATGATTCAATACCTGAATAGGAGTCCAGTCATGGACCAAATTCAAATCCTCGTTCTAGAGAACGAGCAGTGGATCAAAGTACTCTTCCCTGAGTACAAATGATCCACTGACCACCCAACCCTTGGTGGTATATAAGTAAAGGGTTGTGCCGAAACCTTACATTGTAAGGTCTGTATGAGTTGGTTACTCATGCACTGATGAAGGCAAACCTGTCTATCACTGTCTTACCAAAGGAATACCATTATGTTGTCATATTGTGTTGTACTCTTGTTGTTGGCATTGCTCGTCATTATTCTGGAGGTTGCTCCAAGCAACGCCAAACGTACCACCGCCATCCGTGACAATGCGAGCGCTGCTCGCAAAGCACTGTACGAGGCTGCTGTCCGTGACGGTCTTGACCGTCTTAATACTGGCCGTTCGCTGATGGCCCGTGAATGGGCTCTCACTGCAATTGCATCCCGAGAGGATGCAATAAGTTTGGTGTACAAACTCCACTCGTACTACCATGAGGAGGTTACGACCTCGTTCCGCAAGGAACATCAAGAGGCCCTCAATGACGCGTATCACGCGCGTCACCACACCCGTCTTGATCAGCTAGCGCTGATCAAAGTTGAGCTTAGCGACCTCCTCGCTGAGGAGCTAGATAAGCTCCAGAAATAAGGCCGAAACGCCCTTATAGATTCTTATAAGGGCGTCTGCATATAGGTTGTTCCTTATGCACTGATGAGGCAAACATGTAACATCAGCATCCTAGATAAATTCATCTCGATACTAGGTAGAGATAAGGTGTAATGAGCCTTTCATTCAAGGAGAAAATCATATGAACAAGCCAAAAGTTCGCGTAGTCGCTGACTACACACACGCCTTGGCCGTGCACGGCCAAGGCGTGTTCGTAGCTAGCATTGTCAACCCAACAACTTCTTCGGAAGTTGTTGGGTTTAATCTGTTCTTCATTAAGCGCACAGGAGAAATCCTCGCGCTTAAATAAGAGAGAGAAGCCTAGGTATGCTTCTATAAAAAACTACCTGCTGTATTAGGCTTCTTTGCCTAACTGATGAGTCCAATCAAGGACGAAACAGCATCCTAGTTATCCTATCCCACTGTACTAGGCAGTTTGGGTTTAATGATCCCAACCTCATTGTTAAGGAGCAAAATCATGGAAAATTTCTTCATCGAGTCAGTGCTTGCACTACTCGCAGTCATCATGGGTGTCGATTTTGACACCCAACTTGTTAACGAAGTTGCTGGTGCTTGGGTTTACCCAAGCATCATTGACGGTGCACTTGAAGGAGCAGCTCGCAAGGCTGCTCGTAACGCAGCACGCACCAAACGTAACCGTCGTTCGGACGGTAGCAAAACCCGTGCTGGCAACATAGCCAGCGCTGCTGCACGTGCTGCACGTAATGTAGCCCGTAAGGCCGCAAGCGCCGCTGTTGCGGCTAAGTACGGGCACAGCGCCCGTGAGGTTGTAACCGCTCGCCGTAAGGCAGTGGTCGCAGCAATCGCTGCGACAGGCAGCCACGCTTGTGGCATCAAGGCAGCCAAACGTGCCAAACGTGGCACTGGCTTCAAAGCCCGGGATGTACGTCGAAACGTGTACACCCACCGTCTTGCGGCGGAAGTGTATGTACCAAAAGCTAAAGTTGCAGCTGTCAAAGCTGCAACGCCAGCTGCTCGTAAACTGACAGCAGAAGCTGTCAAAACCGCAGGAGAAATCCTGCGTATGGTCAAGCGTGCTGAAAAGGCCCGCGCCCACCTCGTGTGGGTTGCGGCCCAAGACGGTGGTGTTGTCACCAAAGCAGGAGCTGCACGCGTTGCAGCTCTGAGTAAGAAAGCAGCTCTGGCTGCCAGCGACTTTGAGGCGGTATATGGCTTGAGTGCAAACGCAGCGGCTCTTACAAGCCGCTCCCTGCGTGCTGCCTTGAAGGTAGCAGCATAATGCTGGCCTGCGCAGTTAAAGTTTCAGCAAAGGATTTTCTTCCTTTGTTGAACTTCGTTACCTACGCCGTTGATTGTAACACTAAAGATCAACTAATCGACTGGTCATTATTGTCTGAGCATCTGCACGATGCTGCTGAGGCGATGATTGATCATCAAATGGCCATCAAAGCTCTTGCAGCTTAATAAGGTGCCATTCAATATGACTAATATGACCCGTAAAGAGTCAGCCATGCGTTCAGCACAAAAAGCAGCTTACGCTGCTTTGAAAGCTGATCGTCGTCAAGCTATCGGTGGGCTGTTGGCCGGCGAGCAAATCGACATTGAGATCACATGCTTCTCAGTGTGTGATCCGGACTACGGCTATGATACATCTAGCCGTATGGTGTTGATCCCAGCAGAACTCGCTGGCGATGCGGCGGCTATTCACGCCTTGTGCGACCATGATGGCTACAATCACGATGTTCAAATTACAGCCGTAAATGGCTTTGAATTGGACATGTGGAACATTGTCGTGACAAGACACGACATGACAGTTAGGATCACTGCGGATATTCGCGATGAATTCTGCGACATAGCTCGCTGTAGTTACTGGGATAAACGCTTCAACGCGTTTGCTGGCTGGGAAGTTAACTCCTTGGCTGACCATTGCCTCTGGTCAGCAGATATATCTGCTGCTGTCGACAGCTTTAAGTACTATGGATGTCTACTCGACAACATGTACTATAAAGTGGCTCCAGACGTTGGATCTGACGCGGCCCATAATTTTGTTGTTGGGCTGTACGATTTAATGTATAGCTTGTATGGGGAACGGGCTGCCTGGCCTAAGCTGCAGTTGATTGCTTTAGACCAGCTCAAATCCGATGTGAACAGAGCCTACCCGGTCAGCAAGAAAAGCTTAGAGTCTTTGGAGACTTGCGGCCATAGCCTAATCGGCTATGTTCACAGCTTGAACATAAGCAACGGCGAGCTTACAAAAGAGTACCCAAATTTTTGGGCACTCGAGTCTGCTGGGTACCCAGCTACAAAAAGTGTAGCGCTCGATATCCTACAAGACTACCGTGGCACTGAGAGCCAAGTCGTTATGTTGGAAGAGTCGGCTACGTATTACCGCAACCAGGCAGACTGGGGCGTGAAAGTTTCCTCGTACCCAACTACTGACCTTGCGTGGTTGTATGCAAGTGGTCAGTTTTGCGAGAAAAACGCAATGCTCCCGACCGAGTATAACGAGGCACGGTGGGACGGGGCCAAGATGTTGCCAGCCCTCGCAGAAGGTCATGTGAGAAAGGCCAAAATGACGCCAGTGTGTTCGGCGTTCAACCCTTTCATCACTTTTGCAGCCTTAGGGTTGGCAAAACATTTGCCAGCTGGCACATTAGTGACGCGTGCTGGAGTGAAAGATCTGCACGAGCTCAATATGCTTGTAGTAGAAGGATTTGTTAAAGTCGATAAGTCCTTGCGTATCAGCAAGCACACCGACTGCAATGGCGAGGCTGTCATTGCAAAAATCCGCATGAGCCACTATTTGGGTGCTGCGGCAGATACGTTGGAAGAGTACCGTGCAATTTATTTGATGCGCCACATCGACTGGCGTAGCGAGCATTTGTACGCAAGTGCGGCTGCAATGCCAGAGAAATTCAAGAAGCAAGTTGCCTCTACTGAGCAATTGCAAACAATCATTTTTGAGCACATGCTTGAAATTGATTGGACTTTGGGCAACTCGCCAAAGACTGCAATTGTCAACACTCTGGTGAGCCGAGGAGTGTCCAAAGAGACTGCTGAGCAGTACTTGGTAACTCCTGATGTTCAGGCGGCACTGACTTTTGCCGTGAAAACAAACAACTCCCATGTTGTTTGTGAACTGCCAGAAATTGTGGCAGAGAATGACAAGTTCGTCATGGAGAAGTTGGCTAAGAATGATGTACGCAACTTGTACATCGGAGAGCTGACCTCTTGCTGCCAGAAGCTTGGCGGTGCAGGCCATGCTGTATGCGTAGAAAGCTGGACTGATTCTAAGTCGGCTAACTACGTGTTCCGCCAAGGTAGCACCATCCTTGGACACATGTGGGTATTTAAAACCGCATGTGGTGGGTACATGATCGACTCTATCGAAGGTCGTTCACAAATATCGGCAAGCGTGGTAACGCCGATGATTTTGGACTTTGTCCGAGCTGTAGGTGTACCAGTGTACTTGTCAGCAACTTCTTACGGTGTAACAAGCCAAGTTGCAAGGTATGCCGACACGGTCAACGTGGCCCGAGGTACCGTTAAATCCATTAGTGAGTACAGCTATATGGACTATGATGGCACTAACTGTGTTCAGGTGATTGCATAATATGGATAATATTATCGTCACCAAGAACATGGATCTGACCCAGTTCATGGCTGTTTGTACTCAGGTGCAATCAATCGAAGCTCAGGCGTATCCTGAGTACATGCATGGCTTACAGGATATCGTAAGCCCCGAGTGCGTGTTGGACTATGCAGAGGCTAAAAAGGTAACAGTGTTTTATACACACAACTGTTACCTCATTGTAACGAAACGAGAGGTAGTTGATCTCGCGTGTGTCGGCAAGCTCGGCGTAGCTGAGCTTCTTAGTATTAAGGAGTGTTTGAAAAAACATTTTGGCATTAAGAAGTTTAGCCTAGATGCTCGTGAGTCTACGAGCTATCGCTTAGTGCAGTTTATTAACCGTCGGTCAGATTTGTTGATACTGACTGACACACCTTGGTCTTGGGGCAATGAAACGTTCCATGATCTTACTGTCATGTTCACACAGGAGTGCTGATTAATGACTAACTCAACCACCAAAGGAACTTCAACCATGAAGACCACAGCTATGTATCAATCAGTCCTGAACTGGTCCAACAAGGCCGCTGTTTTGGCCTATGTTTCCGGCTCCAAAAAAGACCGTGCTGAGGTGTACCCACACCTTGTCGACCGCGATAAGCTGGATGCCACCATCCAGCACATGGCCAAAGAGTTCTACTATGTAGAATCAATGGCCGTTGCGAAGGGTGACATCTTGCGTGTCATTAACGCCCCTGCTGTATCTGGTTTCACGAAAGTGGAATTGGATCAGGAGGACCTAGAAGTTGTCGGAGGTTTGAACAAGGCTCGGGCGATGCTTGAGCTTTATTCAATATTCGTCAACACCCGTGGCCTGGAGTACTCTAACTCCATCGCCAAAGTGTTGGTCTATTTCGGTCACGGCTTGACAGATGACAAGCTCGCTCTAATAGAGTGGGCTGTGAAGTGCGCGGGCCAATTGGACTCGTACCCAATTCAGCCGATGGCTGAGGCTTTCCGCCGTAACATTGCGGAAAAGCCTCAGTTTGACAAAGGTGGTGTTAATATCCGCCTAGGTCATGGCATGAAGGCCACTGCAATGAAGTACAGTGCAGTTGAATCTGTGCTAGGCTTTGTTCAAGCTAGTGTCAAGATCACTAGCAGTAATACCACTGCTGAAGTGGTTGATGCGCTGAGCCGTATCCATGTGTTTCACGACACTGGTGCTCGTGGCTTTAATATCAAGCTCATGAGCTTGAGTTGGATCGAGAAATTGATCCTCCTGCGCGCTGGCAACCTGTCTTACGAAGCGCTGATCGCTGATCCAGCGAAGCACCTCGTACTTCGCGCAGCGAACGGTGCTGTTACACCCGTTTCACATCCAATGGTTTACAGTAAGTACCCTGTAAACCAGTATCTGGAGCATTTCAAGCCAGGTGTTTATGGCTTGGTATCTGGCAGCCACGCTGCTGACGGTTACATTCGTGAGCATGAACAGTTAGGCTACATGCTGACTGAACAAGCTGATGGTTCACTGCTGTCAGCCTTGAGCATCAAGCACACAGCTTCTCGCTTTGAGAAGCTGTGCAATAAGGACGGCGTCGGATTCGCCTTTGGTGAGGTTTGGGTGTTGCGTGACCCTAACGTAGCACTTGACGCTGCAACAGCTGCCTACGACGCTGTAAAGGCGTCTAAAGCCGGTAAGGCTAAAGCTGTTGCCAAGCGCAACCTTAAGACTGCCACTGAGCTGCGTAACGCTCTTGTGGCAGGTAATATTTTGGCTGACAGCGATACAATGCTGACAGTTGGTTTCTGTCGTGCTGTTGGCGATAATACCGAAGGCTTGATTAAGTCAACCCTCTCATGGGCAGGTTTTGTCGATAAAGACTTGGCTGATGCTGGCGTATCTCTGGCTTCAAAAGCTTCATATAAAGGTGGTTTGGCTGGTCTGTATCAAGCCAAACATCCTAACTGCGAAGTTATGGACATCATCAACGATCCAACCGAGTTGAACTCAATTTGGGAAGTTGTTGAGATCAACGGACTTGAGGTCGAAGTCTGTGTGCTGAACGATGTACAGATGGTTGCGACTAACCATTACACAATTAGTCATGGTTATAAGTTTGTTGACCGTGACTTTGTGGTCAACAGCTACATTGATAACGCTGCTAAGTTGTTGGAAGCAGCGTATAAGAAACATGACATCATTGGCGATGATCCATTGCTGATAGCTGTCGTGTTTAACAAAGTCGCAGAGTTGGCAGACGCTGGCTCTATGGCTCCACTGCCAGATGCGCTACGTGAGTTGCGCGAGTCTGGTGTTATCACTCGCAAACCAAAAGTGGTTAACGTCGTGTCGAGCGAGTTCGACATGATGCGTACCACTCACGGCCAACAGATGGTTCAAGACATGCTGCAACATGCAATGTCTCTCGAGCTTAATTCTGACAAGAAAGACGACGTCAACATGGCCCTAGATTGGGTGCAGGGTCGTCTGAGCGACAAAACAGCCGCTGGGGTATATACACTACCACTAGCTTCTGTTGTTGGTAAGATCGCCCGTTTGGTGGCAACATATGGGCTAGACCTAGACACATTAGGTGAAGGGTATGTTCACCGCGCGTTCTTTGTGGACGTTGCCTGTGTATTAGGTATCAACGATCCTAATGTACGTTGGGTTGAGTTGACTGACAAGGCAGGTACACCACTGACCTACTTAACAGGGCAACGCATCCTTTGTGGGAATATGGCTGAAACATCTGCCTATGCAACAATGATTCAAAGTCAAGGGTACTTTAACACCTTCCTCAAGGCCGTTCGCGGTCTGGTTGGTCAGTATGAGGTTGATGAGTACACCTTGAACTTAAAAGCCAAACCAACAATCGGAGCATTTGTCGAGAACTTCTCGGTCAACATGCTCCAATACACCCAATGCGAGATCTTGGGTAAGCAGTTGGGTCGCCTGAAAGTTGAGGGTATGTATGGCGCTTTGATCTGCGCTCCTTGGGCTTCTAAAGCCAATGAGCTGTGGTGCCTGGCCATGCGTAATGGTGGCACAATGCTGGCTACCAAGCATCCTGTAATCATGCCAGAGCTACAAACTGGTATGATGGTACACAGTAAGCTGCCTAAGCGTCACCACGCGCTGCAACAGCTTAACCGGGCCAACGCCAAGTTTGAAAAAGCTGGTCAAGGCCGTGACAGCAACGCTTACCTGAAAGCTAAGCGCATCGCAGCTGAAGCCGAGGCCAACTTCGTAGAAGAAGACATGTTGAACAAAGACATGGCTGAGATCTTCAACTGCGCGGTGTTCGCGCCAGCTAACTACTTGTTATCATTGCAAAATGATGCAGACGGTGACTTGGTTCGCTTGACTTCACATGGTAAAGTGAAGTTGAACACTTTTGAAGCTAAGGTGCTTGATGATAAGTACTTCGCTGCTAAGTGGCATCAAAACTACCTGGCCAAAGAGATGAACGCTCTTGGCTTTGGCGGCGCAAGCGTTAATCAGTTCTCTTGGGTTGAGTTGTTTGCAACTATCAAGGAATCTGCTGATGCGAAAGCCAACGTAGGTTCTTATACCAAGAACCTACAACGATTCTTCACATACCATACTTCTGTACGTATGGATGGTAAAGGATTGGCGGACATTCCTGCAGCTATGCATGAGGAATTCTTTAACACCGTTGCATACGTAATTGGTGTGTTGGTGCAGGAAGAGGCTATGAACGGCATGAAGCATTCAAGCCTTGGCTCGAAGCTGGCTGTCAGCGAGATAATACGTCCTGGTTTCATCTTGCAGAAAAAAGATGAAAGCCGTGATGAGTATATCGCCCGGCTAGCTGCGGCTAAAGAGGCTGTTGTGGATGTTTTCACAAATGGCTTGCTGTTCAACTTCAGCTCATTGAACATGAGCGTAGACCAGTTCTGCGCTAAGTTCATGGCAGTGATGCGTCAAGTAGCTGCCTTGCACTTGAGCGCACCATCCCTCGATGCGTTGATGTTCAGCGATCAATCACCATTGACAAGTAACTTTGTCTTGTTGAAAGATGCTGAAGGTGCGGTCATTGATGGCAAAGTATACGACATGTATACAGAGTCAATGATGTACCGTTTAATCCAAGCTTTACAAGCTTAAACCCAACGGGGCTGTGTAATAGCAGCCCCACTTCTAGGATACAATTATGAACTTATCAAGTAAAACTGCAGATAACACAGTTACAATTCATTTAGAATTGTCTGTACCCCTACAAGACAAGGACTACAAAAAGGTAGTAGTGCCTTACAAGTCAGACGTATTGTTGACGGCAGATTACCAAGGTCTCTCTATGAGTAAACATAAACAGCTAGAAATATTTAGCACAGGATTGCCATCTGCAAAGGCAATCCTCACCTTAACTAGTTCGTTAGGGTTAATTAAAGACAGGTCTAGACCTGTCGATTTGATATTGTCAGGCCCAGCTAAAGAGGTAGATTACCTTAAGATGGTTCTAAAATACGTCAAGTACTGGTCTGCTAATGATTGGAGGAAGAAAAATGGAGACACAGTTCTAAATAAGGAGGAGCTGACTAAATTGTTAGCAGTTATTCCGTGCAATCTAACTGTCCTTTAAGGGGTTATTGGTGGAGTGTAGAATTTCTCTACACTCCGCAAAAGCAAAAGCAAAAGCAAAAGCAAAAGCAAAAGCAAAAGCCAAAGCAAAAGCAAAAGCAAAATGGTCTGTTACGAGGGTTGCCACAAACCCTGTAGGTTGTTTCTACTAGGATCAAGATCAAGATCAAGATCCGAAGCAGAAACAATAGTGCGGTGAGTTGGTTAGACGGGAAATCTAACTTGTAACCAACTCACCAATTCGTACCTCCGCGAGACCAAAAGCAAAAGCAAAATGGTCTTTTGTGAGGATTGTCCTCTTTCTTAGGAGTGCTCTATGTTCAGCATAGATCTCTTTCAGGCTTCCCGCAAGTCTGAAAAGGCCGCGCGTCAGGCCGAGTATGACGCAATGGTCGAACTGGTCTTGGGGGAAGTCCACCCCGCCCAGTTCACGCAATTACCTCCTTCACCTCGCGAGATCGAGGTGAAGGCTTGCATGTTAGGGGTTCGTGTTTATCCCTAACATGCGAAACTCCCCTTGTATGCGGGAGTATAATTGCATACATGTTACACTTATGAGAATCCTTAGTTGGTTCTTATAATTGTAATACGGGTTATCGTTGACCACCTGCCGCATTGGTAAAGTGTCAACATTGGGGTGATGCCCATCATTTTGGAGAATACATTATGGATATTAACCAACTGCAAGGCCTGATAAAGTCCGTCGAGATTGACGGAAAGGTCGCAAGCTTCGAGCAACTCGTCGAAGCTGCAGAGGCTGGCGGCATGGCGGAAATCTTTGTCACCTTTGGCGACGAAGGCCGCTATTTGTGGGTCGTCATTGACGGACACGTTAGCTTAGGGGACACACCCCTGAGCTGCATTGACCAAGACCTTCTTGCAGTGGCTAATGCCATTGCAGACCTCTTCGGTCTTTAAAAGAAGACTGCTCACGTAGTTCGGCAGTATAAATAAAGAACTACTTAAGTTATTCAATTTATGGGTATTAGTTTTATAATATCCATATGTGGAATAATTCCTTGGAGTTCTTTTGCACACTCTCCATTCCAAAAGTGTGTACAGGTGTAATGAGCCTGTTCTTATTAAGGAGTTTCATTATGGAAACTTGGAGTTTTAACGGATTCATAGTCCGGAAAGAGAGTGAAGGTGTATTCACTCTCCATGTTAAAGGAATTTTGAGCACGTATTTGTGCTCTCCTTTCCGCTCAAAAGGCTACAGCAAAGTAGCCTTTAACACTTTCCAGACTGTTGAGGCAGCTCGAGACTGGGCTGTGGCTAATGGTTGGGGGTCCTTGTAATGGAAGGACCCGATGAATACAAAGGAATAGACTGGAGTATTTGGCCAGCTGAATATAACGGAGAGTACTATGCCTCCCGTGATATGCGCCTTGGGAAGCATCGTATTGTTAAAACCCTGATCCTTAAAAAGGGGTCAGGGAAAGGTCGGCGACCTAGACGGAAGAAGTAATATTTTGAGGGTTTCTCACAACCCTCAATCAAACATATAAGTATTTGATAATAGTACTTATATGTTTGATTGCTAACAAAGAGGAATTATTATGAAAATAATAACCTATCGGTTTCCAATGTACCGTTAAACACTGGCGTCCCATAAAGATCAAAAGCAAAATGGTCTGTTATGAGGTTTGTTATTATTCGGGGTCATGCCCATCTTAATAAGGAGAAAATACATGAACGAGCAACAAGTGCAAGAACTGCGCGCTGCATTTAAAGCGCGCGACATCGACATAAACGTCGATGGCACATTCCTGATATTTGAGCGGGACTACCATTTTCTGGTAGTCGCTTCAGGGATCAAGCACGACATCGTGCGCCGGTATAAAGCGGAAGAAACTTTGGAGGTCTACATCGAAGAATTAGTAGACCCAGAGTTTCTTCTTCTGAACTAACGCTGCACTCGGATTTTAGGGTTTATAATAAGAGCTCCCTTCTAAAAGCTCTTGAGGATTCATCATGAAAATTAACCTGACTCACCATCAGAATCAAAATGCCAAAGCTAAGAAGGCTTTGGATGTAATAATAGCGGACGGTGGTACGCCGTCCGAAGTGGCCAGTGCTTGCTACGAGCTATGGTCGGCATCTTGCCACGACTCAGCTTGTAACGATCCACAGGCCCAGTGGCCAGATGATTCGTGGCAGAATCATTTCACCTCTACTACTCAAGAGGTGAACATCAGTGACTCTGCCGAAGATCATCCGCAGTACAAAGCGGATGTGATTGCGGCACTTGAAGCTAAACACTTCAAGGTTAATTATTAGGAGCACCATAATGGTATGCTTTGCAGATTCTCATACCACCGAAGAGTATGGCGCGAATGATTTTGTGCCGATACTCTTCGGTGCGTTCGAGCCCTCTAGTAGCGGCGTAACGCCTGACTTGGTGCTGGAAGCGGCTGGCATCAAACCTTCTGACGAAGCCTATTTGGCTAAGAAGGCTAATGTCTGGCTAGGCATCTCATTCGCTCAAGGTGTTATCGCCTTGTTTATTAATAACGTTCGCGTAAAGACCGGCCAGGACTTAACAGTGTATATTCAGCGGCTTAAAGCAGCGCAGGATAACTGTACTGGTATCGCCGGAGCGAATCAAAAGCAAAAGCAAAATGGTCTGTTATGAGGATCAGCTCGCTTAGGAGTTAAGTATGAATCCGTCATATGAAATTGAGGCCAAGATTGCAGACCTCGCAGAAAAGCTTCCGCAAGAGTGTGGGCCAGCTTGGGAGAAAGCACTTCAAGAAATTGAAGTGCTCGAGTTGCAGTTGAATTATCATCTTGCGATCTACGAGTCTGGTTGCCAGTTTTGTGGCAACCTAGATAATACTTGTCAATGCATTGCTAAAGGAGTTAAGGCATGAGAAGACATATCACAGGTATGTTAATAGAAGTGTCTGCTGTTGCAAAACAGTGGGGGAGTCTATGTCACACCGATGGGCATGAAAATCGGCCTGCGGTTTTGACTCTTGTAGGTGAGACAGACTCTTGGGGGTCTGAGTATCACCCTATGTGTCAAGAGTGTGTAGACGCTTATAAGGCCGCGCAAGAGGCTGAGGATGAGAATCCTACAGGTACTTGTGATTGGTGCCATAAGAGCGGCTTACGCGTTCATTTCCGCAGCGATCCTAGCGAAGGTGGTGGTCCAGTACACGAAGTCTGTAACCCTTGTTATAGAAGGGCTCTAGACAACGAATACGGTGATGACTACTAGCAAAGGACTGACGCTATGGACACTTCAGAAATAATACAAGCACTGGAGAACGGTGCTTGTGAAGAAGATTTATTTGAGATGTTCTCAGGTAAATTTACTCATGGTCAAATTGCAGCTGTAGTTATCGACTACAATAGCGCAATGGACTATTTGTATCTTGAAGAAGATTGACATTTCAAACTTGTACGACTCTTATTATGGGTCGTACATGTGTGCAATGTCGCACTTTGGAGTATTGTTATGAAAGCAACTAAGCGTCAATCATTCGCAAAACACAGAGGCCAAATAGGCCTCTGGTTGATGAGCTCGCAGCACAAGCTGTGGATTAAGCCACGCAAGCACAAAGAGTTCACAGAGGTTACTTCAATGGAATACCTCATGGCTAACATCTCTTGGCACTGCGACTTGGTATGTTATCCAACAAAGCCGGAGTCTATGGATGTTGGTAACGGCTCTATTATTGCACCGATTCGTGTTGACACGGTGCTTGGCAGTACCATTAAACAGGTTTATACGCCTGTGTTACATTTGGTACAAAAAGAGATCTGGGATCAACATGCGTTTTACAAGACGCTAACAGTCAATCCCAGTTGTCCCAGTTATCAACAGCTTTTAGCTGATGGGTTGTTATTTTTACGGTGTAAAGATGCAATTAAGGTGTCAAAGACTATTCGTAAGTCTTTGCACAAACCATCGGTCTAACCTTTTCATGTCGTTACTCTAATTCCGGAGTAACGACAATTATAACCAAGGAGCATTGTTATGAATTTACATCCAGATTTTAAAATAAGCCTGATGTACGAAGGTGAATCAAGTGCTTACTTCGACGATATTGCAGGTGAGCTTGAGTGGGAATCTTCTTGTTTTCCAGATATGTATGAAATGGAACATAAGGATGGTCAGATAGTGTACATGGGCTCGGGTAGTTTAGAACATATACATATGCTGTCACATGCTCTAGTTGATAACTTGACTAGCCCTGCAGAGTGCATTGTGTTGGAGATCTCTAGGCTTAATGAAGTTATTGAGTACCGTAGAGCTAATAGCTTAACTGTGTACGACCTGCCTTTCGAAGCATACCTTGCATACGAAGCCTATTCAGGTGAAAAGAAAATTCTAATCCAAGCGTATCCAACTATTTATTGGATTGTTGGTAAAGGATTTTCTAACGACCATGTAAGAGATTTTCGTTACAGTGATTTAGACTCTGCTATTAAAGCAGGTCAATACACTGGCTTCGAAGTACCTTTTTAGTTTATTAATTTGTGGGAATTTTTATAGTTCCCACATGTGAATAAACTTTCAACCAAGTCTGAGGAGACTTACCATGTTTAAACTAATACTGTGTGTTGTTTTGGCTTCTATTTTTGCCAGTGTACTCACATATGACTTAACTACTGACGATACAAATATCGCAGTAGTGGACATCTGTGGTATTACTGGATCAAGTAAAGTTACTGCTATTTATTCAAGTAACTTTGTTAAGGTCTACAAGTATAACAAGGGGCCTTATACCTGTATTACCCAAAGCCAAGACTACTTAGGCGGCTCTAAGGTAATTCAAGGTGTATTCCATAACGGCTCACCTGTCTTTCTTAGCGAAATCCCTACACTATCTCGTGAAGAGTTTATTGCAGTGATTAAGCAAGCTAAAGCGGCGTCTAGCGCTATTAGCAGCACAGGGCATCTAGTTCAAAGTCAAAACCCGCGCCGCGAAGTTAATATTGACTTAAGCAAAATCCCGTCTGCCTACGCGACCACTGAATAACTGTGTTCAAAAGCACAAGCGAAATGGTCTTTAATGAGGATTAAATAGCTATGATAATAGTCTTCACTGGTAAGCACCTGCCAGTATAATCTTAAGGTGTAAACCTTTCTTAAAACTACTAGGAGTAGTCTCTGATGACTGACGACTATAGTAAAGAGCTTGAGCGTATTCTCAATGCTCATGCAAAACGGCTTAATACATTCAGAAATCTACTCATAGTTCTGAGTGTGTTATTAACCCTCTATCTCATTTTAGGATGACTGTCATGCAAGAATTTAACGCTGTTATTGATGCTGTTCCTCCGACACTATTTTTAGATGCAGATCGCCTGACTATTGATGTTCAGGCTAAATGCTTTAAGGATCGTGACAACTCGGCACAGCCGTTAGAGGTGTACGGTATTCTTATCAAGACAAGCCGTGTGAATCCAATCCTTGTATTGGTGCACAAGAAGATTGATTTGAAATATCTACATCAGCAACTGCGTGGTGTAGTTGAGACTGATGGGGGTCCAGGCATCCTCATCAATGCGGAAAAATACAGTATGCAAATTGCTGTATATGACTTTGTTTCAGGCTGGGGTCACACGCTGGATACTTCGCTATACAGTGTATTGAGCACTCACAAGAGTCTCGACATCCCAAAATCTTTGTTATCATTTTTCAAGTGAGGTGGTACTATGTCCAATTTCATTATTGAGCTTAAGCAGTTTGCCAAGGATCAGCTCTATTGGCGCCCTGTTTCACAACATGTTGTTGCTCTGGAATACACTCCAGGCACAATTTACGAAGATGGTCGGCGTTTAGCGACTATCGCAATACACTTGAGCAACGGTCAACATCGCATCATCCAAGCTAAACCTGAGCTTACTGAGTCTCAATGTGCAATGTTGTTAGAAAACATGCACTACCACTTGGAGCAAAGTAATGTTTGAATCAATAGCGGTAAGACCTTGCATCTTAGCTTGGGTTGAACAATCCACTGTCCTGTGGCAAGGTGGTCGATTCACTATTGTTGTACATGAAGGTGGTGAAGAATATTATCAGCACAAAGCTAATATTCACACACTGGATGAAGCTGTGAATATCCTTAAAGATGTTCACAAAGGTTCAATCGTAGTCCCTCATCTGCCATAGGAGTATTGTTATGGATATTGTAAATGAATTAAGCGAGAGCTTAGTCTATGTTAAACGCAGGCCTGACAAAAAGAGTGGAATCTGTAACTTAGTTGCTGAAACAATAACTTGCCACGGAGGAAATATGGGCAAGTTATTGGCTAAAGTTATGAAGAAATGGCCTAAACACTCTGGTGATAAACGTTATCCAGTTCCTTCTGGCATGTATGGCGTGAGTGCTGAAGATGCGTATGAAAAAACACGAGACTATACCTATCGTTGGAGCAAACATACAGTATATGGCGCCCTTCGTTGGGAGTTGCTCGAGTTCTGTGTTGAAGAGTTGAAGAAATACGATGTATATGTTGTTACCTCTGTGGGTGCTACATTGCATGCAGAGTATGACTTCAATACTGAACAAGGTGATGATCGTTTCTTCATTGTTGTTGATGAAACACTGGTACCAGATATCGGTGTTGAATCAGCTATTGGGGACTCTTTATGGGCTGGTAAGGCCAAACGTAAAGACTATCCCTTTATTGTAATGAAGTATCATTAATTTATATTACAATGCGTATATGTACTGGTTATATATACGCATGCTAATGTGAATTATTGCAATGTGAATTTAGGCTTTCAAATCTTCACGGATTTGATAATCCCATACCTAATACAGAACAATGGGCTCAACTTCAACCATCATCTTAAAGGAATCTCCTTATGATAATACTGTAGGTCTTAGTCATGACGGTAAACTGACTATTGTTATTGTTGTATTCTTTTTTAACATGGACTCTTGGAGCAGTTCTTATGGCAATTGGTATTCTTGCGTTGCAATACGTAAACATGCGCTTACCACTTAAAGTGTGTAAGAGTCATAACGGTTTCTTTTTAGGCACTGAACATGAAGGTGAGCCTATTAGCCGTGAATCCGTACAATACTGGAAAACCGCAGAAGAGGCTCAAGAAGCCCTCAAGACTGCAGAATGGGACCAACGTCTACACCCTTAACTAACGTCGCTCTACGGGGCTTCTACGGCCCCGTATGGAGGGATTATGAAACACATTCTTGTGATTGGTGTTAGAGCTAAAGCTGCAAACGATCTAACACGTAAGTTTGGTAGCAAAGTGAAGTTTACTTGGGTAACTCAGCAAGACAACCAATCTAAGCTTCAGAAAGGTGCTTATGATGTAGTTATTCTGTGTGTGAAGTTTTGTTCACACACAGCCCATCAATTGTATCGTAGTCACCCAAGACTTATTCGCATCAATGGTGGTCAGACTGATTTGATTAACATGATTGATAAGTGGCGTTGAATTGCTAACCTATTGATCTTAAAAGCAAAATGGTCTGTAATGAGGATGATACAATGAAACCTATATCCATGTGACCTTAATAAGTCAATAAACTGTTAACAGTTTTTCAATCCTAAACCTTTTGAACAGGTGAATACTATGTTAGAAAGCATAGCTGTAGGGCATGCAGTTGTCACAAAAGATGATCGAACATTGATTGTGACTGGCGTAACTGCTCATGATATCCCATGGTATCCGATCAAGTTGTCGTTTGATGATGGAACTACTCGTTCCTATATGTGGAGTGGTCAACACCACTACATGCGCTGTAAGCACGACATCGTAAAAGTTATCGTACCTACAGTTGTAAGACGCCGTAGACGTACAAACCGATTTCCTCAGTAAATCCCCGTTGTTTCTTTGTTCAAAACACCTTGGAGGTGTATGATGACTGCTACAAATATCGCTTTAACCCTACTCGTATTGGTTAATGATCAGTTGTATGACACAACTGAAGGCTATCTGACTGTTGGTAACATTGAGTTGCCTGTGACTGATCCGCTGACAGTTGATGGGAAAGTTTTTAAGGCTGTTGCGCCATTTGTGTTCAAAAACAAGTTACAACTTGTACGGACTTATGGTCTGCTACGCAAGGCAGGGTTAGAAGTATTTTACTGCCATTGCGAAGTGCTAGGTGAAGACAAACTTCGCTACAAAATTAATCCGTGCAATACTAAAGTTCAGCAAGATAGCCTGAACAAGTTCTTGGATAAGATTCAATATAACGCAAGTGCGCATGGCCTTAACATTGGCCGCAATGCTGTTCTTATCCCATTGCTTATGAAATGGCAAGGTGCCTCAGCAAGTGAAATCTTACTTACTGGAGTTACTTGTGTATCTTACAGCTTGAAGGCAGAGTTGATGATCGCCGGATTAGCGGCAGTGTACAATGCTAAAAAGTGGCCTGATTTCAAAAAAAATACTGTACGGGCAATTGTATTTACTACTGCATATTATGTAGCCAGCGAATGCATCAGTCGGGTTGTTAAGCCGAATCAACGGAATAACAATCTGTTATATAGCCACAATGTATTGAAGCCTGAACATCAACCTGCAAACTGGTGGCAACACGTTTCAAAATTGCCACCAGAAACACTGTTTGAAAAAGCTCAGCGTAAGCTTAAAAAGTTTATCTAAGCGTATAAAGGCTTCAGGACTGTGCCCATCTAAACAGTCCACCATTCCTTTAGTACTGGAGTTACAATCATGATTCTTGAATTTAAAGAAGCTCTGAATAGAACAACAAACTCTATTGCGCATACGCGCGATGGTATTGTTGTTCTCTGTAAAGCTAAACTGGTGGGTAAGCACAATGTTATGTTTACTGGGTATAGCAAAAAGTGCAATGAAAAGACAGGCATGCCTAGTACATTATTTGCTCGGCAGGTTACAGATCAGCATCAAGCATTTGCTAGCAAGAAAGGCTTCATTGCTGTTGGTAGAACACCGGCTGCAAAGGCTCTTGTAATAGACCTGCATAATGTAACTCACCTAGTGAATATTGGTGCTATGGTGAATGTTGCATACGTTGCTGATCACACAGCAACGGAAGTACAACCAACTGTTGGTGGTATTATTTATACAGTGACTGATCAGTACCGAGAATACCACAAGTGTGTGGGTGTAGATAATATTGATATGTTATTGCCTTGGGCTGCTAGCTCAAAACAATATGCTAAACAAATCGCGGAGATGAAACCTGTATTAGGTGACATCTATGTTGATCGTGCCACTGGTAACGTTAAAGTAAGTGTGATTGGAATCGGATCTGAGAATCCTTTTGGATTTAAAGGTCAAACTGAGGCTGGTCTATTATTAGACTGCGATTTATTCACTTATGTCAAAGGAAATTAACCATGTTGAACCCTAGTGAAATCCGTCAAAAGCTTTTAGCTTTCAATATCGGCGAAGGTATGGATGACCAAGACTATGTAGTCACAGGTTATTCAGCATTAGCGTTACAACAACTTGGTGGTATTGTCGAAGCAGATGATATCACAATTGCTGTAGCGCCAGATGTATATCAGCGCTTGGCCAGCGAAGGAGACAGTGAAACATCTCTCGTATTAGAAGAGTATGAAATCACTGTATACAATGATTCAGCAGCTTACTACTATAATGCTGGTAACGATGTGCGTGGTGTACAATGCCAACGACCTTACAATGTATGGTCGGCCTATAAAAATAAAAAAGAACATGCTGAAGTTGTAACTCGCTTAGCAGCTCAACTCCGCATTGGATAAAACCGCTCCGCGAAGGTAGTAAAGACGTTTCAAAAGTAATGGCTGTCTACGCGTTAAATTGCTAACAGTAGGCAGCCATGAAACTCATTCCTTTCACAACAGCAGAGGTTAAGATAAACTGTATGAAGAAATTGACTTTAGCAGGATTGGGTACGGATAATCTTAAAACATTAGAACCTGAAGTAATAACTAATATTGGAAAACTGTCTTATTGGTTAGCCACTCTTGAACATTCTCGACCAGAGTTGAACATGACTGTCACTCTGAACACAGGAAATTCTAGAGGGGCAGAAGAAGCATTTCAAGCAGGATTTGTAAAAGCTATTGCAGAAGGTAAACTTTCTAAAACAGCTTTGAACATATACCTACCTTATGATAATTATGGGTGGACTCTTGACACTAGCACAGCTGTATATCACATGATGTACAAAACTGAGCTGTGGAATGAAGCTCGTAAACTTGCCCAAAGACACCATAAGGGTTGGGCTTCAATGTTAGCTAAAGGTCGTGACTTAGGTTTTAATGCACAACAATATGCAATTCGTAGTGTATTCGAAATCTTAGGCACTGACCTGTGTTCACCTATTGATGCAGTTTTATGTGCAACATATTATGGTGAAACAGTAGCTGCTGATTGCAGTGAGTTAACACGTAACTGCTCATTGCAAATTTGTCTGGCAGAACACTTTGATATTCCAGTGTTCAATCTATCAACAGAAGACTGGCATAAAAAGTTTAAAAACTTTTTGAATGCCGAAGGTTCTACTAAATGACTCTTGAAAAAGACATTGAATGGTTTCCGTTAAAACGTCAACGGAAACCAACATACTACATCCCGTCTATGTTTAAAGGTTATATTCCACCTTACGATACATTAGGTATTAAGACAGGATGGTTTTACCATTTTTAGAACTTGCTCTGAATAGTGGATTGAAGTATTATGTCTACTTCAATCCACTTCACTTTAAAGGAAATTGTTATGAACAATCTTGTGAAAAAACATATGCATGCCGCAGGCTGCAAAGCACAGACCCATGTTGATCAGAAGCGTAAAGCTAAGACATGTCGTCAGTCAGTTAAAAAACAACTTAAACTATTTAATTATTAAGGTAATACTTATGTACAGCGTATCAAAAAAGAAAGCTAAACAACTACAAACATATAGAAACTCTATAGACAACTTGTTGTCTTTAGATTTAAAAACTGACAATGAAAAATTAGTTCGTGTGAGAGTTCTTACAGAACTCTACAAGAAGGCAAGTAAGCTTAAATCTTGATGTTATGTATTCAATTAGGATACATAACACGAAGATCAAAAGCAAAATGGTCTTCAAAGAGAAGCTTGTTCAACTCCGGATAAGCTTTACCAAAAATCCTTTTTGAACGAGGTATATCATGTCCAATGAAAATACGGTTTTCTTATCTGGTAACACAGGTAAAATCTTTGTAGGTATTGGTGCTCACGGTTCAATGATGGCAACACTATATTGTGAAAGGCCTTCTAATGAACACAGCACTAGCATTGTTACAGATGCTATTCCATTAACGTTGCCTCGAAACATTGTGGAATATCTTCGACGAGCCTGTCCTACTATGGACAAAAGTTTAACAGTGGCCATTAAAGGGCGTGTAAATACTTACCGCAAAGGTGATGACTTACATGTCAACATTATTGTGGTCAGTATTCTAGGCGGAGTAAAAGTCAATGGTCAAACCTGAGTACAAAAATCTCCAGTACGCTCATCGAACAGCAAGATGGTTCGAGTGCCTAGACAGTCCAACACCATCAAATGTAGAAGATTTTGAAAATGTTCTGCATAGTCTCTTCAATGAAGTATCCGATTGTCACAATCGGCGGCAACTTAACATTAAATTTGGAAAACATTCTGGTACACACATCAATAAAATGGTACGTGTACTAGAGTCTCCACATGTTAAGCATGCTATTGAAATTCTCCCCTCAACCAAAAAGCAAAGTTTTGTAGCTATCATGAATAGACTGCTACAACACTTGCACATTATCAAGGCTGCCGGTTATGTCAAAAACAATTAAGTTGTCTCAACTCCGTCAAATCGTCGGGACATTGAACCCTCTTGGACCTATGGCTGCCGTGAAGGCCTTTTCAGGAGACTTCGCTGTAATCGTACCAGACGAAATCCCACACGGCTATGAAGAGCTCCTAGAAGCCTGCGAGACCCTTAACATCCAAGTAGTCTACGGCAGTCAAGCCGCAGACAACAAAATGATGCAGACAGTGTACGATGAGCTCAAGACAGCTCTTGAGGCGCGTACTAGTTGGGGTCGCAATCAGATTCTTGATTTGCTCGAAAATGTCTTTGAAAACCTCGGTGTAAAGCTGTAGATACACAACTTGATGGATTTCTTAAAAGAGATTCATCATGTGGTTTATCTAAACCTGTAACACAAAACCCATCCTCCAGTCATCTCTTTATTACAAGGTGCTCGTCATGACTATCAATCAAACTGTTCCTGAAGTTGTTCCAACTGTAACACGTCCTACACAAAAAGATGTGTTAGACATGTTGGCAAGCACTATATTCATCGGCTGCTCATACAATGTAGCCCAACGTAGTTTTAACTGCTGGCCTTCAGCGTACACGGCTAAAGTAGTATTCACTGATAACAACAGTGTAATTGTATCTGTTATGCAAGAATCAGAACTTGTATTGAAGTATGAGTTGGAAATTTATTCCACCTCGACTCCGAAAAGTATGATGCGTCAGGTATATTCATTTCAACGTCAGCTTAATACTCAAAAAATTAAGTTAGCTTTGAAAATGATTCGTATTATTCTGACGTTTGTTAAAGACTTCAATGATCCAGAAAAGAACGTTGATGCTAAGACAACAATGAATCGGCTTGATGGTGCTTATATTCACACCAAGAAAGTTGAATTCAAGCAAGCCTCAGCGTATGTCAAGTTCACAATGGATATTCCGAAGGAGCCTGCCACATGTTCTTCATCCTCGGAGTAGTATATCTGTTGAGCCTGTACCTATTAGGTGCTATTGGTACAGGCTTACTTGGTTGTTTTCTAATAGCCAAGTTTAGACATAGACTTAACGGAGGCATTGGTGAGCTAGCCTCTATCATTGCCTTGTTACATGTATTCTCATTCTTAATGAATAACAAGGTATGGTTTGGTTTCAATGTATGTTTACCATTGAACAGCCATTTCCTTGATGCTTTAAAAACATGGATCAATCTTGACCTAGATCTAAAAGATTTGTTTTATGGCGCGCTAGCTACTGCGATGCCATTTTCAGGTTTGGCAATCTATTGCTATATCTCTGAAAAAACAGACTCTGAAATCATGGAATTGATTGGTTCTATTTGTGCTTTGACAACCTTTTTCTTTTTATTACTGATTGTGTTTTTCCACAATACGGCACTCGTCCGTTGGTGGGCACACTACGTCTGGTTTTAAAAGCAAAATGGTCGGTAATGAAGATCGAAATACTAACATTGTTGTACAACCATTGAGGAAACAATCATGCAAAAAACTATCAACCGTAAGACTCGCAATTGCACTGGTCTTATTCAAACATTCATGAATGAAAACTTCGGTCATGATGTTGCTGAAAACAAGACCAAAAGTGCTCGAAGCATTCTTCAAAATCATCTGAAGATCAAGCTCGCAGAGTATCTGTGGAACAACTGTAACGATCGCAATCGTGCTGATGGCATGACAGGCGTACGTAAGGTATGCGGTTATACAATTTCATTACAACATCACACTCGTGATGAGTATTTGAACATTGTAGTTGTAGCAGTTCTTAGCAAAAAACATGTGCAAGTAAATCATGTTAAAGGTCAATACACCAAACGAGTTGAAGGTGTATTTGAACTTGAAGCAATCCTTACCGAATTTGGCCAGTACTAACACTGGCTGTTTTACCAATCCATTCCGATATTCTTGGAGTAATACGTTATGACTAACAAAACCGATTCAAACAATGTTCTGGTTGTTGTTGATGAGATCAACAAAAACATCAAAGTCCTGCAAACGCTTACGCCGGCAGCTGCGAATAGCAATCAAGAACGTACCCAAGCCGTTGTTGAGCTCACTATCAAACTGGCTGCTGCTCATTTGATTGAGTGTGACCAACAAAATATGCCCAAGCTGTATATCAATCTGGTCAACGGCCATATTGGGCGAATTGTCGCGTTAAAATCTAAGCAGGCTATGCTGAAACCATTCTTTGACAAAGCTCGTGAAAAGCTACTCAAAGAAAATATCAATTCAGAGACACCTCTAAGTATTATCGAAGTCGCTAAGTTTATTACTAGCGAGTTTGATTACAAAGAAGTACTACCTACGACACCCGCCGGACCTGTGTCACTGGAAGAATCTGAAAAGTTGGTTGCAGAAGCTAAGGCTGCTAAAGCAGTTAAAAAGCCTCCAGCTGCGAAAAAAGCAGTTGAACCAACTAACACTTATAAGTTGGAAACTGCTGCTATCGACTCGATTGATGCCGCTGCTGGCATCGTACAAGACTCTGCTGAAACTCTGGCGGATAAAGCTGCTGATGTTGCTGATACAATCAAAGACGCAGTAGTACCACCTGAAGATGATTATGTCGATCCAGACGCAGCCAATGAGCCACCTGCAGGCGAACATCACCTAAATCTAACTGACGACACTAGCGTAAGCGTTGACGAAAAGACAGGCCTTGTCTATTTCTACAACGAAGATGGTGAAGTTGTCGCTGAAGGTAAAGTAAAGCGTATGTTCAGTCGCTGGCGCGATACAGCATTAGCTTGGCTTGATGCTGTATGGGCTGGCATTAAAACAATCTTGATTGCAGCAGCAAGTGCTATCAGCATCCTAGGAGTCGGTACAGGCCTTGGTCTATGGCAAGTCATCAAATCTCCGTGGCTAGCTTGGAAGGCCAATCGTGAAATTCGTGCAGGAGAATTTAACCATGATCCTCGAATGGCTACTTAACCTCTTGCATCGTGAGGCAATTATCCTAGTGATAATTGCCTTATTCTATTGGCCTTGGTCTCAGGCAGAATCCTAATGGCTCAAAAAGTAGCTACGCTTGATAAATACAGTGGCGCTTACTTAAAGGTAGGCGCCATTGAAATTCGATTTTGTAGTATTAGCAATACATATATTGCACAATCGAATACAGTTAAGGCATTTCCAGTAGCTTTAAATACACTGGAAATGATGTCTTGCCCTGTAGACAGACAGCAAATGGAACTGTGGCGTATTTCATATCATCTTATCAATGGGCTTAGAAGTTCTCTAGAAGTACTTCAAGACTCCTCAAATTTCCGGCAACAAAACTTCTTAGCATATTAGGTATAAACCTCATGACTAAAGACCACTACCGTGTTGACTATCAACTCGGATCAAAAACAAGTTTGATTAAATTAAGTGATGGTGGAAGCCTAACTAATTTAATCAATTTGCTAGAAGCTTATCCTGCATGTACAAGTTATTATGTGTACTACCAAGGTAAGCAAATGACTCGTCGGAGTCTTGGCAATACTCTTCTAATGAAAATCCGCGAGGTATGACCATGTTAAAAAAATCTCCTGATTCAAGATTTTTAACAGATGTAGTGATACAAAATTCTGACAGACATCTCGAACAGATTATTAAAAAGATCCCTTGGGTTCCTTTTAAAAACTCTGAACGTCGTATCTGCAGTCTTGGCGTAGATTATCCGTATTCTGGCCAAGTAACTAAAGCTTACCCTTGGTCTGTTTATCCGCCACTTGAATTACTTATGAAGCGAATAAATGCCATGCTTGGTACTAATTTCAATAGTGCTTTATTGAATTGGTATCCTGCTGGTAAGCGTAGCGGTATCAACGCACATTCAGACTCAGAATCGACTCTCGTTAAAGGCAGTGCAGTTGTATCTGTATCGTTAGGCGAAAGTTGTATATTCAACTTCCACGAGATTGTTAAAGGCGGTATTTATCCACCACCTATAACTGACAGTGTAGAATTGAAACATGGTGATGTATTCATAATGGCAGGCGGCTGTCAAAGTGTATACATGCACAGTATAGGTTACAAACTTAATGTTAAAGATCGTCTTAGCATTACGTTTCGTGAATTCAAAGTTTAACATCAACCTCTTTCTGAAAGGTATTGATCATGCAAAATCAACGTTACGAAGACTTCAAAGCTTGGGCAAAAACATTGCCACAACTGACCTTCAATCCTGATTGGAATCGCCGTGGTGGCTACTACGATGCAATGCTTGCAGATGATGCCATTAAAGAGCTTCCAGCGGGCCTCTACGGCCTTAACACAGGCGAGGTGAACAATCGTACCCTCGTGCTCTTCAAAGACTCTGAGCGCACGGGATTCGTTATTAGCGAACGCTACACTCCAAACGAAGATACGCCAAAAGTATTGGTAGCTACAACCATTCGCTATAATATTTCATTCGATATGGTTCCAGCTATTGTTGACCTAGGTGACGGTTGGATTGAAATATTGAATAATGGTCAGACTGCAGTTAAAAAAGTCTTAGCTATTATTCAAGACGCATTGTCTGTAATTTAATACAGCTAGTTGTTAGACTTATAGAGATCTAAATGGTCTCTATATGTATGCCAACATAAAGTCCAGACGTGACTAAAGACTCTATATCCGTGATAGATACCTGTAGCTTAACAAACTAATCAATAGTTATGTTAATACAGATAGTCTATATAGTTATTATATTAATAGATGTTATAATAACTACCTTGTTATATATCTTACCATAACGATATATTACAAGCACGGTAAGCCCAACAATGCTTATATAAGTAGTGGTTAATTACTTTATTATAGAGTTTTAACTCTCCCTTATGGGAACTGACTTGTCCTTAGTACAGTATATCCTCAATCACTTAATTAGCCTGATTGACACTAAAACCTATTGTACCTCTACAATAGGTAGTTCTTATATCTCTTATAAGATGCTGAATACGGTTGGTATGGATATTCTTCAGCAAGTGGTTGATAAGCCCATGACACTCATAGAGTGAATCACGTCGCTGGTTGTCAGTCTCGACATTGCCAGCACTATTAGGTGGTGAGCACGTTCCTCACCTAGCTTGACCTTTTATTTAGACTACCCTAATCAAGAAGGGTTTCTATCAATAAGTTTGGTATACATACAGGTGTGTATGCCCTACTGATAAATTCATTATAGAGTAATACTCAGTCTAATGCAACCTAAACAGGAGATATTGTATGCTATTGAAACAACGAAACATCTGGCTTGATCACGAGCAGCTAGACTATATTTGTATCACTACCAACTCTGTTGTTAAGAAAAACGGAGAATTGGTTATGGGTGCAGGTAACGCTGACCAAGCTCAGAAAAAAATACCCAACATTGCTAAACTGTTTGGTGAACTAATCACTAATAAAGGTAAGCGTATGGGTGTATATAACTTAGTTGCAGTTGGTAAGTATATTGCCTTCCAAACTAAGATTCACTACGCTGATCCATCACCTCTGGAGGTTGTTCAAAAATCATGCGATATCCTTAACAAACTTGCTAGGAAATATCCTAACAAGATATTCGGATTGCCCTTCCCTGCCATCAACAATGGTAAGAGAACGGTAGCTGAAATTATGCCTATGCTTGTACCATTGCCTGACAATGTGCATGTATACCATCTAAAACCTTTATGAGGGTTAAACCTTATGGATATTAGTGAATTTCTCAGTGAGGCTATGTACCAAAGCCAATATGAGAATGATAACGATTTTGGAGAAGCAGTCGAAAGACTTATTGAAATAGTGATAAATATTACTACTTCAACTATCGACTGGACCAAAAACAAACAGTCATTTAAAGATGTTGAAAATGTGTTAGCATTTTTAAGAGAAAATGCCAACCCATCGGAAACATCTAGACTGTTCTTAAGTAAGTGGCAAAATGTGAGACGATACAAAGGTATGCTGTGGCTTACTTGCCCTGCAGACAATATTGTCGAGCAACATTTGCAAAAGCAATTTTTGGACTTACTTGAAGTTACTTCAAAACTAGGTGGAGGTGTATTTGATATCAATTATTTAGCTAAAAGAGACCAGTTCTTTTATATGCTATTTGCATCATTTGCCGGAGATTTAAAACCTTGGCAAGAACCTTATGCCGGTATTGAAACTTTGGTGCACCAAGATGACAGTTTTCAACCCAGCGTATACGACCACGAAACTGCTTCTGAATGGGCTGAAGAGTTCTTCAGCTGGATTCCAAGTAGTATATCAACCGTAACACAACCAACCACTGATACAGAGGAAACAACCATGGCCGCTCCTAAAAAATCTTTAACCGAAGCTGGTAAAGAAGTAATCACCGACCAAGCGCAAGAACATGCTCAAGCAATGATTCTTGCCTCTAAACTAGAAATTGGTCGCATGGCAATTGAGCTGATCAAAGAACAGCTAAAGCCTTACGTACCGCCAATGGCTAAAGTACTGTTAAGTACACCATTTGCTGATCTAGCTATCGCTACAAGCGCTAGTGCAATCGTAACGGTAGTGAGCGACGACCCTCGCGCTAAAGTTGTAAGTAACGCTATGTTAACAGTAGCGTATGGTGAAATACTACAGACAATGCAAATTCCAGAAATGATCAACGGCGTATTGAGCAAGATTCCTAAACGCTTGTTCGATAAACTTCCTAAGGTTGTAGAAGAACCTTCTGAAGATTAAGCTGACTTGTTTCAAGAGATGCGTGAGCATCTCTTGAATACTTAAACAATAGGGAGACATAACATGTCCAAACCTGAATGCGTAGTACTGTGGGTTCAGAATGAAGCTGGAGAAGTTCTTACGATCACTCGTAAGCATTCCAACAACTCATTCGGACTTATCGGCGGCAAAGTCGACGAAGACGATACTAATCTTCGTACTGCATTAGTACGAGAAGTCCTCGAAGAAACTGGCGTAGACTTATCAGATGTTGAACATGAAAGTGTTATCACATTTGATGAAAATGGTGTACCTTGTCATTGCTTTATCTATGGACCTCATATCGCAGACATGTGGCCTGTAGAACCATACAACTATGAAGCTGAGACTATGGTCTCATGGCGTCATATAAAGTATGTATTACTTTCTAAGTACTCTGATTTTCATGAGTACAACAAGAAGGTATTCAATCACCTCAAAGAAGCCCACTAAGGGCTTCATATAACCCTTTAGGAGCAGGTTATTATGCGAATAGCATTGATAGGTTCAAGAGACCTTGAGAGACAATCTCAGTATCATAAAGACATTCTAATATGTCAGAAGCTCTGCTATCGTTTAGCAGAACTAGGTATTACATTCGTTAGCGGTCTTTGTAAAGACGGAATGGATGGCATTGCTCAAAAAATGTACAGCAAAGCTTTATCAGAAGGTTTAGTAACAACTGATCATTTTGAAGTATATGTAGCAGATCAAAAAGAAATTGACTACAGTCCACTACCAAATAAACATTTAGCGATTATTCGTAATCCTAATTTAATTAAAGAGACTGAAGCATTAACTGAACAACTGCTAGGCGAACGTCACTGGAGCCGTTGCAATGAATATGCTCGCGGTATGCATTCTCGCAACTGTCATCAGATTCTAGGTTATAACCTAGATAATCCTGTCGATGCTGTATGCACATGGACACCTAATGGTAACATTCAAGGTGGCACTAAAACTGCACTATTGCTAGCGCAAGCTCATGATATTCCAATATTTAATTTGGGACTTCCTGATAGGAAAAAAGTGCTTAATGATCTTAAACTGTTCTTGGAGCAAAATGACTATGGTAGAAAGATACCTAGTTAAGTATCTTCTGACTAATGGTGTGCAGTCTAGTACTGCATACCATCAACTCGAAGATGCTATAAAACTGGCTAATAAGTTTGAAACTATTAGCACAGTTGAAGAATACAGTATCACAGATCTAGCCTTGGATAGGAAAATGTCTTGTCCTCGGCCAATGGATTATCTTAAATGGAAGTTTAGTAAGAAAGTAACTCACTCAAAGAGTTCTTTAACTCACTCAAAGAGTTCTATAACTCACTCAAAAAAGAGTTCTATAACTAACTCAGTAGACTCTCTCGACAACGGCGAAGAGTTGCCAGAAAAACTTCTGGCACTACGCAATAAGACTCATCTGGAGATTCTTGCTTGCAATGAATTCTCAGTAAGTCTAAAGCTTCCCGAGAGCATTGGTGAGCTATTAATAGCTCACAGTGATAAAGCTTACCAATATGAATATATTGGTGATGAATTCGATTTAGAATTCTATCAATTACTCATGGTTTATTTGTTAAGCTATGTAGAACCATACAGTCAAACTGTACGCCAAACATCTGATGGTTGGATACCAGTTGAAGATTGGTTACGACAAATGATCGTTAAGCCTGAAATTCAGAAGGCTTTGAAAGATTCAAAAATCACTCATCGTTGATAAACTTATAGGAATCTATATGGTTCCTATATGTGTATTTACAACAGAAGGTACTGTAACATGCAAACCCTACCACTCTACGCCATCGTATCTACTGATGGCTCTATTGCTGTATCTATTGATCGGTATAGCATACCAAAGCCAACAGAACGTATCACATCGAGCTGCTTGGCAAGTTCTAAAGAATATCTCGATGAGATTTGTAAAGACCTCAATGCTGGTCAATATTGGTCTGATGAAGAATTCTCAGATACAAGTCTTACGTTCAAAGTTGTAGAATTTGTCTACACTTTGAAAGATACTATTGAACTATAACCTACTCACTATTGAACAAGGAGTTATTGCTATGAATACTGATGATTCTATTGATCCTAAGTCTGATTTGGAATTAGACAAAGTCTGTAAACGTATTTTGAAACGAGCAAAGATGTCTGAAGCTTGTGCATGTAATTACTTGCCAGCTGAAACTGCTTATAAAGCAAAAGATTATGATACCTTTATGGCTATTTGCCGTGGCAATTACGATTGGCTTAAAAATAGAGCTATCTCTTGTGGCGATAATTTTAAGCTAGCTGGTAAAGCTATTCGTTACAGTACCGATGATGCTTTTGCACTTTTTGAACTTAATGACTATGGTCATATATTAAATTTTTATATGACATTTTCTTCTGGTAACAAAATGCCTAATAGTGTTTCGTATCATACTGCTAATAAGTATGGTACTTATTTAATATTTAAATTATGCAAAGACGGCTATGGCGTTGTGAGAGTATCTTTTGATAATAATCTCGCTGTTGAAACTGTCTTGAATATTCAACCAATGCTTGAGCAAGCTGTAAAGCTTATCAACACTGAGTTTAGTATTTAAAGTATTGTTTCTTAATGTATTGTTATTGATTATCAGTATGGCTCTGTTAACAGTTTTGTTATTAGAGCCTTTCCTTTGTTGTTATTACCATAGGGGTATTTTGTTATGGACCTATTGTTTACTGCTTATATGATTGATGTGTTTGAATCATTGAGTTGGATGTTTGCTGTCTTACTGACTCTTACTGTTATTGCTATGATACTTATGTTTCTCTTCTATATGTTTCTTGATTCTAAAGAAATGATTGAAGCTGAAGCTAATGGTACTCTTGATAAGTTATTGTTATCATTCAAGATTGCTTGTGTATCATTTGTTATTAATCTTATTGGGTATGTTTTTATACCTAATGATCAGACTGTACTTGCTATGCGTTCTAATCCTGTTGTTATGTCAGAAGCTGTTAAACGTTGATATAACTTGTATCAGGTATTTGGTTTTAAAGCTAAGTGCCTGATTTGTTTATGCTTTTTATATATCAGAGTTATTCTGATATAGTTTATTGTGTTTTATTGGTATCTATTCTCTATATAGTAAATACCTATAAAGCAAAATGGTCTTTCATGTAATCTATACCATGTTTTAGGAGTGTTTATATTATGGCTACTTTAATGGTGCCTGCTGTAGCTAGAATTGCATTTCTTCATAATGTGAGTTTGGCTGCCAAAATTTTGTACAAAACTGAATGGAATTTAAATCTGAATCGTATTTTTACTGATGCAGATATTTATCAATTACCGTTTGGTTTGTATACATTCAACACTGATAAATATACATATTTGTTATATCAGACTTCTGATAAGAAACCATTCATTATTATGTTGTCTCGTGACTATAGTAATATGACTATTGTATCTAATATTTATAATATTGGAGATGATCTTGTATTACGTTTACTTAATGAATCTTATACTATATTATTAACTTATTTAAATAAAGGTTCTGTTCATTTTAGACGTTTATTAGTTCTTATGGCTAATGAACTCTAATATGTATATAGATTAGGTATTTGGTTTTAAAGCTAAGTGCTTGAAATATATACATATATTTATTTTGTAATAAACAGACTTATGGGATTTTATTTTATAAATCTCATATGTATGTTTGTTCAATCACTCAAGGAGACTATTATGTCTAAAGTTTCAGCTTTACCTACACGCAAGCATTTTTTAGTTGCTTGTAATACAAGTTTATCTTTGGATATCTTCTTACGGGAACATTTTAAAGGTTCACGTAAAGTTGATACAAAGAATTATTATAATGGCCGAGTTGCTGTTACTGTTGAAATTTCATGTGGTGACTTGAAATTTACTTCTCAAGTAGATCGTTCATCTTTGAAATTAGCTATGTATCAAGTTTTTTGTGAAATTGATACACAGATTCGTTCATCAAATCCTTTGTTCACTAACGTTGAGTATTGGAAAAACTTATAGGTGATTTATGACTAATCCGGTTGAAGATGGTGTAACACATATAAATGTTTACACCAAAGGTGCTACAGATTTGGGTAGATTTTTAACCAATATGTCTCACACACCTTTCGACTATACTGACAGACATGGTACAACTTTTAAGTTGTTAAATGTTGAACAGTATTGGTATTACATGAAGCTTAAAGATTTAGTACAAGGTGCTGATATTTTGCAACTTGACTCGATCTTCAAACTTAATGGCTTTCAAGCTAAAAAGTTTGGACAAGCTATGCAAAAAAATTATAATCTTCATGATTCTCATGTTGATTTAAACCAATTTCGCTTAGATATTCTTCGGTGTATCCAAGCGAAAATATTAGCCTATCCTGAATTTGCTAGAATGCTGGCGGATTCTACACTACCATTTAAACATTATTATGTTTATGCTGGTCGTGTGACTGAGTTACCTCAGTATGATTGGATTTTAAAAGGTATTGTTATCATAAAAGAATACCTTATTAAAAAATTCCAGTCTGTGTAACAACCTCTACCCCCCCCCCCCAATCAAGTCTGTTAATTTTGACAGACTCTTTTAAGGAATTTTTGACATGGCAGCTAAACGAACTGTATTAGGTTTTGACCCTATTCTTGAAGTAGGAAATCTTACTGTTTCTAATAGTAAAGATTTTATTAAATTGATTATGCAATATAATGGTTTTGCTGGATCTAATCCTGCTAAAGTTCAACAAGTTTATGACTTGTGGTTTGAACAACGTAATAAAATTTCTTATTATTTGATGGCTGTTTATGGCCATTTAATTCTTAATAAAAAAAATAACTCAAATGGTGTTTATTTAGGTCGTCCTAGTATTTTTGGCAATACTTATAGTCATTTGCCAACAAAAAATCTTGCTGAGAAAAAGGTTGATACTCGTGATCAAGCTGTTGCTCATTATGCTTATGATTTTAAATCTTTATGGAGTACTAATTTAGTTTTTCAAAATAATATTAAAAATATGCGTAATAAACATTTAGTTTGCTGGTGTGCACCATTGCTTTGCCATTGCATTTATGCTGCGGCAACAGCCAATCGTGGCCCTGTTAAACTTACTACAAAATCTATTTATACAGCTAAAGATCAAAAGAAAGCTGATATTTCTCAGTCTTTCATTGGTATTGGTGCTGAAGGCTCTTCTACGGATATTTATCGTAGTAATTATGGGCTTATGGCTAATAAGCTTAATTATGCTGAAACTGAGAAAGTTTTTGTATCAATTAATGGCAATCGTAAAGATGCCGTTAAAATTGAAGCTATTCAAATTTATTTGATGGCTGCAATTAATGCGAAAGCTTGGTTTGTTACCGACAATCTTTTAAATCGTAATCGGGATTATAATTCTGGCGAGCGTGAGCTTGCTGAATTTTTGAAAAAGAATTTCTATGTTGAAGATGCCACTTTAAGCGGTTCATTTTCAATTTGGAAGTCTTCACTTTAAGGATTTGTCTTATGGTAGCTAAGAGTACACCTTATGATAATTATCTTATCATTAATGATATTTTAAGTATTGTAAGGTTAAACCATCCAACACCTATGACTACTCGTCAGATTGAATTTGTACTCCGTGAGTATGGTCATTTGACGAGTTTACGAGGTATTCAACGATTATTAACATTACTTGTTGATAACGGTGAATTATCTAGACATTCAAATTTTAAGGGATCGACTTATGCTTTCATCTAAAAATGTTGCGATAATTTTATTTATCGCAACTATTTTTTGTATTATTGTCTTAAGTTCTATGGACAATTCTCAAGATTTTCATATTAATAGTACTTATAAAAGTTGTACTATTATTTATGAAGTAAAAAAAGGTCAAACTTTGCAAGAAGTTATTGATTTTAATCAAGTTTATTCGAACAGTTGTTTGAATAAAGGGGACTATTAATGGAAGAATATCTTTTAGATATTCTTCAAGAAGCTCGTCAAGTATTAGCAGAAGCTGATCTTGACGAATTACTCGAAGATTTCTTAGCATTCGAAGAAACATCAACAGGACCTACAGTAAAGGAACTGTTTGATATGTTAAACGTATCCATCAAGGACTAACACAATCGTGGCTCTAACCCTACAACAACCTGTAACGGAGTAACAAAGCAATGGAAACTCAACTTCTTTTTAAAGAGCATGTTGCACTTGGTGTGCAACATGTTTTCGACCATGTATTGAAACATCTGTTAACGCAGATGAAACGGTCTGCAAATCACCTTAATGATGGCACTGGTATTATCCACTGTCTTTATCGAGGACCTGACAATACTTCTTGTGCTGTTGGATGTTTAATTGCAGACCGACAATATAATGCAATATACGAACAATCCTCTATTGATAAACTTCAATATTCAAGTAAAGAATTTGTTGTAAACGATGGAATAATTTTAGACTTATTGAGAAGACTTCAGTGTATACATGATACCATTGAGCCTGAAAACTGGAAAGAAAGCTTAGAAACTTTAGCTGAAGAATACGATCTGATATGGAATGAAGATTTGTATCCTACTACTTTATGATGGAGTAACATTCATGGCAGGCATTGACAAAATTTGTGAATTTTCTGGTGATTATGAAGGTTGGGCTATGTATGCTGATAAGCGTAATCATATCCAAGTTCTTCGTAAATATCGCCATAAATTTGCAAAAGCTAAACATACGCTTTTTATTGCTGAAGGCTCGTTATATTACGTATCTAAACGCAATTTGCGAACTGAAGTTGATCCTCGTTATTATAACGATGTTGGTTGGACTGAAGAAGAATTCATGAAATATCATGGATATAATCGTAAATGTGTAGAATACATTTATGCTTTATCTGTAGATGATTCTGAATTATTTGGACGTGTACGAGGTGTTTATTTGAATTACTCTATGAGGATTTCAACTGTTAAACGTCGATTAAAACGTATGCTTAAGACTAAACTTAATGTTGTTGTTTTAAGCAAATCTGAATTTGATTCGATGTACAAACGCATTCGTAAAACTAATGCGATTAATCACCCAAAATGTAGCGAGGATTGACTTATGGCAATCAGTTTACGTAAACGTATCAAGTTACTTGCTGGTATTTCATACAGTACTGTCCTTGTTAAACCAGAGGTTAAAGAAGATGAGTAAGCTTACTCTTGTCAGTATTACACTGAAGAGACTTATGATGAACTTGTCGTTAAAGGCTTAGTCTTTGAGAAGAAGAAAGACGCAATTGCAATGGCGGAAGCTTTGCTGGCATTAACAACATAAAAACAGGGGCCTTTGGCCCCTGTTTTTTTAAGCAATGCCGTCGCTTCGCTCCGACTTTTTCATGATTGTTATTTAACAAGGAATGGTTAAAAAAGTATGGGACAGAATTGTAAAGCGAGATCCATTGGTTAAAGCAAGAATAAGATAAACATTTAAGAGGATTATATTTAAAAGTTATGGTGAATACTAATCTTAATTTAACTTATCTTATATAATAATAACTTATATAAATATTATACTTATTTAAATAATTATCTTAAATCAATACTATGCTTAATTAATATAATTAAGCTTTTTAATGTATTAATTAAATTAAAAATCAAAAGCAAAATGGTCGGTCGTGTGGGAGTACAATGAAGCATCTGTATAGTTAAACAGCGAACTCGTTTGCTATTGACTATATTTTAAATTTTATGTTGATGTGTATTACTATTCTTGTATACATCAACATACGATTTATAAATCGTATGAGTTTTTCTTTAATCAATGAGGTTATAGTCATGTTACCACCTGTCGCAGCCCCTGTTGCTAAGTCATCCTTCCCAACATTGAAATTGCCACCCAATTTCAATCCTCAAACTCGTTATGGTAAACCTACCAGTAACGCAGAACGTTCAATGAATGGTACTATTTGTCTTTTTGAAAATCGTACCAATCAAATTCGTCGCCTGTATTTGGTTATTTCACCTACAGGTAATGTGTCTTTACACCAAATTGTTATGTTGAATATGCATACGCCGCGTTCAACATATAGTAATCGTATGTATCAACCGATTGCTTTGTCTCACACTATGGACTCTGGTTCATATGTCAGTCAACAAAATGGTAAACCTTCCATTTTTTTCGAAGACTCAAATTATCAAATTATGAGTCGTTTTTTAAGTCTCGACTCAGTTACTAAACAACACTCGGCATATAATGCTTTAATTATTGATGCCGCTATTGCCGAAGATTATATTCCAGTATCTTCGACTAATTGGGATAGTGTTGAAGATAATAAGCACACTATGATTGCCTATGCCGGTCTTCTTAAACTTCTAGAGCGTACTGGTATTACTGCCGAAATGAAAGCTCGGTCATTAGCTGAAATTTTCAAGCGTTATAATGACTCTGAACAAGCTTTAATTGAAGCTGGTAAGCTGGTGTCGAGCCATATTCTTATTGCCCGTCCAAGCGGTATTCAGCCAATTATCGGTCTTGCACAAAACAGTTCATCTGCTAGTGCTGATTTCAATGCTGAAAAAATCTTGTCGAACGAAAATAGTCAGGCAACTTTTGCCCCGATTATCAATAAGTTTCATGGTTTTGTTTTGCCTAACCCATCAATCAGTCAAGATCCTTTGACTGATGCTACTTTTGGTTATGGCCCTATCACTAGCCGTCAAACTCAGCGCACACCTGCTATGAGCGCCGAACAAAGTGCTGCAAGTGTTTTGACTGGCGATATTGATAGTGTTAGTTCATCCGAAACTTCCACCACTGGCCGTCAACGTTTTACGGCTATGTGTCAAGCTTACGATTTCCTTAATCGTTCGCTCAAACGAGATATTATTATCTCAATGGAAGATGCTTTCAACAATAATTTGCGTGGTCAAATCATGTCAAATTATATCCAAAAAAATTCGGGATTGATTTTAATCGTCAATGCTTCTTTGTCCTTGATTTATCACAAAGATGCTCAAGGCATGCGTATTAATGCATGTACTTTTGTATTTGGTGGTAATTTCTCTTATCAAGGGCATAACGATCCAAATCGCCCGAATAGTACAGTTGATATTGTACCGAATTTTGCTGAAACTGTACCTATTGAAGCAGTATCTGACACTTCAATTGATAATCTTGGCGAACAATTTTTGGATATGTTGAATTTGGACACTACCGATTCTGATACAACTGAATCGGCAGTTACAAATTCAGCTAAACCAGATGTTGAAGTCGTTGTTGATTCACTCGAAGATGATGTCAATCAGCGTATGTAACAATTTTGTGAACGGTCTATATAGACCGTTCACACATATTAGTGTTTATTTTTGAATACTAATATGTGTGAACAGTGTATTGATACTGTTTATCACTATTTTGTAAGTTTATTAAGCGAGGTGATTAACATGATGACTCTAATCATTGTGACTGCTTGTCTTACTACTTACGAGTTGTTAGCGATCTTGTATAAATTTAGTCCAAAATTCCTAAAGACTGCTTTGGGATATGAAGTTTGGATTGATTTATTCTTCGGCGGTGTATTGACTATCGCTGCGGCTTCGACGGGATCAATGATAGCGCTTGTTATTTCCGTTGTCTCTGGATTTTTTATCTCTATTACTTTGGCTCTCACGAAGAAATTTTTAGGCTATCGTAAGTATGAGAAAGACATCGTGACTGGCAAACGTAAGTGGGTAGAATATCCCAGTGAATGGGGTGCTGAAACAGTTGGTCAAGGTATTCGTTTGATTGGCTGTAAAGTATTCTCTAAACTTAAATCAACTGCTAAAGGATTTACCAATAATGGGAAGATCGCTGGAAACGCAGTTTGAATATGTGGTTTTAATCTTTTCAGATGAATGCAAGCCTATGTTTGCATTCTTACCTGTTTGGGCTATTAAATCTTACTTCATTTATTACTTTGCAATGGCAAGGTATAACATAATGAATGTTCGATTTGGTCAATTCGGGTTTGCTTTGAAAACAATGTTTACAAATCTTGTTTATGCCTACAGAAGCATTGGCTTACAGTATAAACATGGTTATGGCAAAGCTTATAGCGACTGGACAGGTTTACCTCAGGGAGCTTTTGTATGAAAATCTTAGTCAGTGTCCAAGACTGGTTACTGCTTTTTGTTGGCATTATTCTTGGCAGTGTTGTTGGTTTTACCAACATTATGCTAGTTAGTGCCATTGGATTTTTATGCGTTGCGTTATATAAACAATACGCTGAAAATTCAACTCTTTTAAATGCAAGTAACAATTCTGTTGCTGCATAATCAAATTTTGAGGATTCAAATCATGACTACTGCAACCGCCACACCTGCTGCTAAAATTTGTGTTAGCAATAACACCAGCCAACGTATTCTTGTAACCGCTGCTACTATGGCAGTTGTTGCTGCTGCTGGTTATTTCTTTGGCTTTCATATGCTGTTTGCACATGCAGCCATTGAAGTTTTTTACTATGCGGGGCTCTTTGCTGCTGCTTATTTAGCTGGCGAAGGTATCAATTCGATGATTAACAACATCCGAACTGTATCTGCATGAAACCCGTGCGGCAAGTAACACTTAACATGAAATTTTTTGAAAACTCTACAAGAATTTATACAGTAGTTCTTTTGAGTTCTCTTTGTTTAATTTCATGGTTTTCCGTTACATTATTAGCACCTGTAATGAGTGTTAGTTGGCTATTAGCTACAACATTTATTGCAGGTTTATGTTGTGAAAGAATTGCGATGTATTTTTATAGGCATTATTTACAAAATGCCTGTATTAAAAACATTCAAGTTCAAAATGCTCTGACTTAATAAGTTGGAGCATTACATTAAGTTTAATCAATTTTTAACGGAGGTTAAAATGTTAATCATCTTTGATGTTTAATGTAACATTTTTTGTTTTATTGCTTTCAATTTTTGTAATACTTTACTGGTTACAGTAATTCTTTTGAACAGATAGGATGAATCGTGTAATGTTTTTACGATTTCAGGGTTTGAATTTTAATGTGGTTAAAGAGGTTACCACATGTTTAAATTCAGACTATAATGGATTTTTTATTATCAATACCTCTTAGGACTTATTATCATGTCTGATACTATTTTGAAACCAGTTGTACTGGCTCTTCAACCCAAACAATCTCAAAATCAATCTGTCAACATCTTTGAAAATGTTGAACATGTTTTTATTGATCTTGAGTCTGTCATTAAAGCTTCTGACTCTAAGTCTTATCAAGACTTTGATGTCACAGATTTTTTCAATAATATTGATTATTGTAAAGATTCTGGTTTAGGATTTTTGTTTTTAAAAAATTCAGAACTCTTAAATCATACTGCTGTAAAGAGGATTCAGATGAATCTGATGACCAATGGTTATCTTATTCAAACTGAACCGTTGTTTTTCAACAGTCAAGAGTGTTTTTTATACACAACACTTTAGACATTTTTTAAGGAACGTATTATGTCTTCATTTCCGATTGCACGTTTGGATGGTATTGTACGCACACAAGCCTTTCGTGATATTCCGGCAAATTGCACAGCTGAAGAACTTATTGGACACCTGCCTCAAGGTTACAGTGGGCTGTGCAATTATTCTATTAATGCTGATGATGATGTTATTATAGCTTTCCCTCGCAGTGATACTCATGCAATGGAAGTTATTATTCGTAAAACATTGTTTTCACCTAGCACTGCACCAGTGCAGACAACGTATTATCCTTTTCTCGTAGAAGTCAGCTCGACTTCTAATAGTCGAATTGATTATTTTGGTCATCATAATTATTTGATTCTTAATCAAAATCAAGTATTTTATCTTATTTTAGTAGATCGTCTTAATATGTATCAACAGTACAGCAAAGACATCTATACAGGTTTGTTAAACACTGATATTAATAATTTGCAGTCTTTTGCAAATTATACCAAGCCTGTAAGTTTTAATGCTCAGAAAAAATCTGAACATTCTTTTGTTATTCTTAGTTTTAATCAACATCTGGACAAAATCAATAATGGTAAGTTTGTTCTTGGCCAAATTATTTCTAATTCACAACCTCGTGAAAAAGATTGGCCAAATATTATCCGTGATTGTCAGATTCATCTGACATCTGAAGGTAGTATGTCTAAAACTGCTACTGTTAGCCTGTTTACAGGTGAACAGCCTTTTATGTTTCGCAACACAGGTTATTCTGAAAATCTTCGAGATACAGTTCCTTCGATCTTGACTATTTTCGATAATAAACAGTCGTTAGCTGCTCGTCTTAAAACTCATTCTTTAGGAGAGCATCTAAAGATTGAAAACCCTAGTAATTCTGTTTTTACACAGGATTATATCATTAATGGTGACGTCTTTACTCGTAAAGACGATTGCCAACGTGAAGCTTTTATTGTATTTCATCCAATGGACCCAGACACTAAACGTTTTGTTTCCGGTGAAATTGAAATTGCAGCAACTATTGCAGCTCAAGCTTTAGAAGTTTCTTTCAGTATTGAAGAAATTTTTTCTGAAGTTTTAGTAGAAGCTGGCAAGACTTATCAGCCTTCTTTTAAAACATTTACAGTTGGGTTGAATAACTTGTCAAGTCCTATCGACTTGTACAATTTTAAAACCATTACTGTACTTTCTATTGATGCGACAAGCATTGCAAATTCTTTTAAAATTCGTTTTAAAGGTATTTGCCGTGCAGGTAACTGCCGTATCACAAGTAGCACCGGACTTAAAGGTGTTACTAAAGTTCTTACCAATACTGGTAAGATTATGTTTAAGAATGTTTTTGATGACTCTGCTATTGCTGAACGTTATCCAAATGCTTCTGAATATCTTGGAGATTCCTCGACAGATAACACTTGGAATGAAAAAGATTTTCTCGTACCGGACATTGTTACTGGTATGAATGCTGTTAAAGCTGCATCAAACACCATTGTTTTAGCACGAGCTGCTCTAGCTGTTAAGCTGGGCTACTATAAACCCAGTGTTAAACGTGGTAATTCAGGCTATTTAAATTCATTGGATGAAGCTGAAATTAATGCTGCGTCTCAGTCTTTGCCTGAATACAAATATGTAGATAATTTTGGTAATGAAGTTAACGTTGAGATTGGACTTGTCTATATCAACTACACTGAAATTACTGACATCTACGCAGATTGGAAACCTCAATCTGTAATGTTTGAAACCTTGAAGATGTTAACATTCCAAGGTGGCGTATCGCTTGAACTTGCAAATCATATTTTTGAAAGTTATCGTGATCCTGATTCTATTAAAGCTGTTTATGAATTGTTTAAAATTCTAACAGATGATCGCGCTGTATTTTCAGAAGTTGATGAACTTCCAATTATCACCCCTGCCGATTTAATTAGTAAGAATCCTATGTATGGACCTGACGACTTTGTATTAACAAAGAAGGCAATTTTTCCATCTAATTCTCGCTTGTTAAATGCTGAATATAATCCGAATGGTTTTTATTTGGATTTCAGCTCTCTCGGCGGCCCTTGTGTCCGGATGCCTAGTGCTTATTTGTTGAACCGGTTTACTGGTCGACTTATGAGTGGCGAAACAAATTATCCAGACATTTTAATTCGATTGTCTAAGATTTTGCGACTTGTTCGTGAAAACTATAAATACCTGAAAGGGTATAATAAAGTTTTCCGAAACATGTTAATGCCTGACAACAATCGACAACAGTCTTATGCTTTAGACGAGTATTTGCGTGCAGTTAAATCGACGCTTTATTCAGACGAAGAAGCCGCTCAAATGGTAATTCAACATCTTATCAAGCCTCGTATGAAAGGCTTTGGTATGAAACAGGTAGTTGATCATTATCTACCACCTGATGTTGTTGTTGTTATGAGTCAGTCTAAATTTGAACGTATCTCGAATGAAGCCTTTGGTGATGATTGGGAACGTCTTGTTAGTTCTCAGATTGACATCTTAGCGCGTTTAAATGAGCATGGCACTTTAGACAAACAAGCTGTAGATCGTGCTTTAAACGAAGTTCCTCGTAGCTTAGCAGTGCGTAATCCTGTACTTTGGGAAATGCAGCTACAAGTACCTCGTATTTGGGATGTTAACTTGTTCCGAATGTATTTGAAGACAGTGCATAATATTGATTTGCACGCGTATTTGAATCCTCGGTACAATAGTGACATTCTGTTAATCAGCCCTACTATTGCTTTGGAAGCACGAAGTGATTGTGATGGTGATGCTCTACCATTAGCTATTCCTAATCCAATTGGTCAAGAAATTCTTCGTCGATTTGTTCGGCCTCAACCTCTTGAGCAAGAATTATGTTGGAATGAAGAGTATATTGATGGTGAGTATGAAACAACTAACAAGTTGTTACCTATTGGTCAACATGTTTATAAACTGAACAAAGTTCCAATGGCACCTCAAAATGGCATTCCATGCTATCAACAGTATTTGCTTAATGCCTCTGTTGCTAAAGCTAATATTGGCCCTGCCACCCTAGACATTTGGACTGCTACTGCTTTAATGCAGTGTTATCAAGCATTCTTTGTCGCAAATAAAGGTTTATACAAAACTGCTAATGTCCCTAACCCTGTTTTATTGCAGCCCCTTAGCGATTTAGAATTTAAACAATTCTCTTTTGCTTATACTCGTTTGGTTCAGGAAAAAGTTATTGAAGCAATTAAGCATGCCAAAAATGGTAGTAAGGACTTTGAAATGTTCTTTCTGCGCAATATGGCATTGCCTGAAAATCGTAAGATTATTATTGCTGAATTGCAAAAACCTGAATATCGGATGACCCTTGGTGATATTAATAAACTTTTGTTTATTATCACTTGGGGTTCTCATTCGAAGGCTTTAAAAGGTTGTCGGAATTTTATCTCTTTATACAATAAGGGTCGAATTCCGGTAGACGAAAGTGAATTGAAAATGTGGGAGACATTCATTTCTGAAAACACATATTTCGGTTCACTTGTTTCAAAACTTTTCGAGATCCGTCAGAAATTTGAGGCTTTCTGTGCAGATCCTGAAGAGTTTAGTGACCTTAACATTCAAGAAGGCGCTAATTCAAATGGTAACGTTCCGCCAGATGACTTAGATGCACTAATGAAAAGTTTAGGTATGTAATCCTTAACACGGTGTTTCGGAAGTTAACTTCCGAAACACCAATTAAAAAGCATTATAGCATCAATGATCATTGAAGATCGTTAGAGTAGTCTTGGAAAACTTATGTAGTAGTGGTTCTTTTATTTGCAATTCTGGTCTAACCCCCTTGGACTAGTGCAAACAATCCCCCAATCTCTGGTTTACCGTATCAAAAATTCTTTCTTTTTGTGGAGGTTTTAATGACTCGCCCGCGGTATGTTTTAACACGTGCTCGTAACTTGAATACTACTCGGAAAATTTTAGAAGATTTATATTCTAATTTTCCAAATGTTCAAGGTAATCATAGTTATTTGAATTATTTCATTAATAATTTGAATCTTATTAAAGATTTGAAGGTTCTTAAAACTTCAAATCAAAATAATATTTTAGGTTATTCATTTATTGACTCTTTTCTGAATATTAAGCACGTATATCTGCTTTCTAATTTAGAAAATTCTAATAAATTCTTTTTAAAGCTTTAAGAGCTATAAGGCTTTTTTGACTTTTTATTTTTTATCGTTATTGTTGTTAGAATTGTTTTTAAAAAATTTTTCTATCACAATAACGAGTCATTTTTTTAAGCAATATTATTTAAGTATACTTATTTTAAGGGGTGCAAAGCTTTAGCATCTTAGCTTAAAACCCCTTTTTTGTTTACAATAACGAGTCATTTTTATGGAAAAATCTGAAGTTGCAGGTTACTATACTGGCGAATACGGCAATTATTTTAGAGATAGTTTGGCAAGAATTGTTGGGTTATATATGGACTCTTTTGAAAGTTTCTTTAACTCTATAGCTGGAAGACATGGTTCTTCGCTACAGGATCAAGAGAATATTACATTATATATAGCTGGTAAAAAACTTTCAAAAAATATTACACTATTACAACTTTAAAACGGATATTTTATGTACCCTACAGATATTACGTCTATGGCTTATTCAACCATATTGTCACCAAGTCCTTTTCCTTTTTTTTACAATCCTTGTAATACAAAAGAAATTTTAAAAAAGTGTCACACTCGTGAAGATATAGTTAGAACTGTTTATCAAAGATCTTTAAAGTCTGTAGATATTTTGCGACTTTTTAAAAATGCTCTATCAGACAATAATACCAAAAATTTTTGGCCTAAAATAAAATATATTAGTACTTCTTATTGCCCTGAAATAAACTTACAACATTATTTTAATGGTAAGTTTATGCGTTATAATAATTTTTATTATAAATTAAAAAATAGTGGCATGATAGGTCTGTGTCAAAGGTCTGATAATGAATCATGTTATTTTAAAAATAATATTAGACATGGCGCATATAAAAGATTCAATGCACCTGATTTTTATATTGATGGAATACGAAGTAATGTGACTAGGCTAAGGTATTTATGATATGACTGAATTAGAATCAGCTAAAAATGTTTTAGACCACTTAAGATTTAGTTACCATATTGACACTAGACTTTTGCAAGAATGTCTTCTTAACCAAAATTTTAAAGAATTTTGGAGTGTAGCTCGTAGAATTAAAAAAACAGAAAAGTTTAATTTAATTTTAGGTGAGTATACTGCTGGTAAAATTTATAACTCTAATTCTAATTTTTTAAGTTATATTAATAGAGAAGCTAGAGAATTTGGATTTGCAAGAAACTCTCGAGATAGAGTTTTTTATTGTCAAGGCTATAGGCATGGTTGCGATGATAGATTTCATAAATTCTGGCTTAAAGGCAATTTACTGACATGGCGGAGCTTAAGGTATTTATAAGTGACTAAGACAATTGAACAACACGAAATTATTGAAATATATGATCTTTTAAAATTAATTTTAAAAGATCCTGCTGACTGTAATCATTATGTTTACAATCTTTTAAGTACTACTAAAAATGTTAAAGAATTTTGGGAACTGTACAGATATTTAAAAAATGAATTTGATTTAAAATATATTACAGGCCCACGTTTAGTGGGCTTAGCTTGTATGCATAACTTATCTAGTAGTTACTATTTAAATAGTAAAGGTAAGGTGGTGGGTTTATCAATCCATCATAAAGCAAAATTATTTTTTAAAAATAGAAAATTACACGGAGTTCGTACTGTGAATTCTTATTTTCAAAATTATATTAATAATTCTGAATGCCCAACAAAGTCTTTAAGGAATCTCTAGAAATGCAACCCTTAGAAATTATAAAAGAAGTTGAAAAATATACAAAAAAGTATATTACTTTAAAAGATTACCCTGCAATACTATCACAATTGATTTATCAAAATAATACTAAAAAATTTTGGGAAGTATGTCGGTATGTTAATCAAAATTATGATTTAAAAATACCGCTAGGAAGTAAGGCAAGCGGTTTTGTTAGCCTAAACTCAGGCAATGAAAGTTTTTATATTAACTCCTTAGGCTTAAGAATAGGTTTACACAAGACTGGTATTAATAAAGAATGTTTATTTTTTAAAAATAATTATTTTCACGGCATGGCTTTCCTGAATAATATTACTACCATGTATATTAATAATGATTTTTTTTACAAAAAAAATCTAAGGTATTTATAAATATTAACAAAGGTGTGGCAAATGATTACTACAAATCCTTATGAAATTTTAAAAATTATACAAGAGTATAATCAACCAAGTATTGACAAAAAAACTACTAGAAAATTAGAAAGTTTAATTGCTACTAACAATTTTAAAAAATTTTGGGAGATTATTAGACATTATAATTACCATAAAGCTATAAAGCCTTCGGGTGTAGATATAGGCCACATGCGTTCAGGCTTAGCTACATCAATATTAGGTAATTATCATTATTATGTAAACAAACAAGACAAAGTAATTGGTATGGCTAAATTTAATAGTGTAGCTAGAAGGCATTACAAACAAAGTCGAAAACATGGGGTTTTTGACATTGAGAGAGGCTTTATTTTTATTATTAACAGCCGTGATGTAAAAACTAGAGAATTAAGGCATTTATAATGAAAATATTATTTTTAGATTTATTACAAAATATTCCGAAAAATACGTATGCATATATTTTATGTTTAAAAATGTTAGCTGACGGTGAGACAACTAAATTCCTAGGTGTTTTAAGAGAATTACAATATGATGTTGGCCGTCCAGTACGGCCAAATTTTCTAACAAGAGCTGGTTTGTATGTATCGCCTGGCACTAATCGAAAATATTATTTTAATAGTTATCTCAGGTCTTTCGGCGAATATGACAATATTAATTTAAAATTTTTTCAAAATAACGGTGGAATGCACGGCGTGTATGTTAATAAGGCTTCAAAAATATTTATTTTAAAAATAAATAATTGTGTTTTAAATTCTAATTTAAAACTGAGAGATTTGTAATTATGACACAACTAGAAGACTCTGAAAAAATCTTAAGATATTTTAAAGAATATTTAGAAACGCCTGAAATGCTTAAAAATGTTCGTATAAAATATATTGATGAATTATCGCTTGCTTGTAAAATTTTAGACTACATTTTTAAATCTCCTAGTCCAAGTATTATTTGTTTTTGGCAGATAACCCGTTATGTCTATTTAAATTTGGCAAATTATTTTTATTATTTCGACAAAACTTTAAATAAATATCCTGCAGGTTTGGCTAGATCACCGACAGATTTAAAAATTGTAAGTTATCTTACAACAGATTTTAAACTAATAGGTTTGGATTATTACTTGGAGAGTACAAGTTATAGACTTAAAGATATGAAGCATGGGACTTGCAGTATTAATAATAGTATTAGTTTCAATATAAATGATCGCGCACTAAAAAATACTTTAAGACTAAGAGAGTTATAATGAGAGAAGAACTATTTGCACAGCATATTTTTCAACTTATTCCGGACACGCGTCATAAGCTAGGCAGTGAACTAAAAGACGAATTTAAATTGGCATTAAAAACTGCCAATTTTAAAAAATACTGGATGATACTGAGATTTTTTAAAGCGTGTGCTGGACATGAAATAGATTTAAAAGAATACACTGCTGGACCTATATTTAATTCAGAGTCTAGACGTCCAGGATATTTATCAAGCTCTCTCGAAAGATTTGGTCGCGCTATTTTTGATAATCGTGAATATTTTTATATTAAAGGTGAGCTTCACGGCTATGACCAAATAGATAAAAAATATTATTTAAACGGTATTCCTAATCGTATCAAATCTCTCAGGTATCTGTAAATATGAATGAAGTTCAAGCGTTAGAAATTTTTAAAGTTTTAACAGACTTTAAAAAAGAAAATGAGGAAGCTTATAAAATTTTATTAAATGTCATTAATATTGAAAGAAGTGCTAAAGTATTTTGGCAAGCAGCTCGTTATTTAAAAAATTGTCATACGAAAAATGTAGATTTAAAAAAATATTCTGAAGGTTTTAGCCAAGTACCAAATAAATTTTTTGGAAAATTTTACTGTACAACTTCAGGTATAAGACTAGGTAATTGTGTAGCAGCCGGCTGGATTAAAACTCACAGCTTTCGTTTTAAAGGTACAAGCCATGGACAAAGTAATACTCTCGATAAAAGTTATTTTATTATTAATGGCGACATGATTGACCTGCATTTAAGGCATTTATAGTATGGATTTGAAATTAAAAGAGTGTTTAGAGGTTGTTAAATACTTCAAAGAAGTTTTAGAGATAGTGAAAATAAGTATTGAAGGTGAGTGTTCACCAACACTTATAGATATTGTAAATAGGCTAGATTTTATTGCAACTCAAAAACCTCTAAATTCAGTCTTTTTTTGGGGCGTAGTCAGATATGCATATGATATATTTAGTTGGTACGCAGACTTAGATAAATTTTATAATAAGTACCCAGTAGGTGCTATTATAGATCCGATAAAACTTATAACAACTAGTTATATAAAATCTGATAATTTTACAATAGGTTTGCATATCTCGTCAGATGATCATAAGTACTACTGTACAGACAGTACCTGCCATGGTACTCATAGTCTCGGATTTAGTGTTAATGACGAAGATGTTTTTAATTTAAAATTAAGAGAGCTTTAACTGATGAATGTTTTGACATTTGGTGCAAATATTTTTATGCAAATTAAAAATTCTAAAGAGAAATTTAATTTGCAGTTTTTAACTGAGCAATATAATTTTGGTTTAAAGACAGGAATTTTTAAACGTTATTGGGAGTATGTAAGATATTTGAAATTAAAATATCAATCTTTAATAACTTTAGACTTAGCAGAATATAGCGCTGGAAAAGCTATAAACAGCTCAAATACCTACTATGCGTATGTTAATTCTATTAGCAGACGAGTAGGTAAAGTTGTTGACAATAGAAAAGATCCTCAACGTTATTTCACTATTCAAAACAAACTTCACGGTTATAATTTTACTATGCAAAAATATTTTTTAAATAATTTTATTAACCATGTTAATAGCTTAAGGTACTTGTAATATGAATGAATCTGAAAAAGCAACCAGAGTTTTAGAATATTTTGAAAATTTTGCGCGCTACAAAATTATTTGCATTAATCTTAATTATATTTTAAAGCAGAAATGCTTTAAAATATTTTGGGAAATAGCTAGATATATTAAATATGAATCAAGACTTCCTATTGGATTATATGAATATGAGTCTGGTCTTGCCAAAAGATCAGATAATAATTGGGCTTACTATTTAAATAGTACTGGCAGAAAATTTGGTAAAACTTTTCTTTTAGAGAGAAAATCTTGTGAAACATTTAGACTTGACGGTTATGCACACGGCTATTCTAATTTTACAAAAAAATTTTATATAAAAAGTAATAGTCGACCTATAACAAGTTTAAGGCATTTATAAGCATGAATCAAGAATTAGAAATATTAACTTTTTTAAACGAAATTAAGTTTGAGTCTAATGACACTATTTTTAAAAATTTAAAAGCTATTGTTAAAAGTTGTGATACTAAATTTTTTTGGATATATGCAAGGTTTTTAAAAGGTCTGTGTCCACACTTAAAGTTAAATTCACACACTTCTGGTTTTTCACAAAATATGAGTAGTCAAATAACTTTTTACGTAAATTCAAAAAGTGAGCGAGTAGGTCTAAACAAATGTTTAATTGGACATTTGTTTGTAAATAAAGATAAATTGCATGGCACAGGTTATTTAGGTTTCAAAATTAACGGTAAGCCAATTTACGATTTAAAATTAAGAGAGCTTTAAAATGTTACAAGTTATTGAAGATCCAAACGTAATAATAGACCATATGGCTACACTTAAGTACCCAACACGTATATTAAAAACTTTAAATAATATTTTAATAACTGGAGACTTAAAAAAATTTTGGAGTGTAGCTCGTTATATTAAGCACGGTTTTAGGTACGACGTATCTTTTGGAAAATATAATAGTGGATATAGTCTAGATTTAACAGACAAAAAATTTTGTTATTTTAACAGTAATTTTAAAAGAATTGGGCGACACAACTACTGCGAAAAAAAGCAATTTCACGTGAATGATACTTTACATGGCTGCTCAGGCAGTCTGACTAACCCTGAATTTTATATAAAAAATATTTATATTCAATGTTCAAATTTAAGGTATTTATAAGAATGAGTGAGTTTCAAAAAGCAACTGAAGTTTTAGAAAGATTTATACACTTAAGCCACCGTGATTATGAATATTTGGAAAATCTTTTAATTAAAAAGTCTTTCAAAAGATTTTGGGAAGTTGCAAGATACTTTAAATATTTATGTAATTTTACTTTTACACTATATGAATATGAAGCTGGAGTCTGTAACCGACATGCTGAAGACCTTAAAATTTACGTAAATAGTAATTCTATAGTTTTTGGCGTTATTCGGCTCCCAGGAGTATCAGGCTATTTGTACCGCGCTAGATTTTTAGGTAAAGTTCACGGTTATTGTCAACACACAAGAAGATTTTATGTAAATGCTGTCGCGTGCAATGTTACTAACTTAAGGTATTTATAATGGACATATTAGAATGTGAAGAATTTTTAAACTATATTAATAATCTTATAGCTGAAGATAACTGTTACGATTCTTTAGCTTATGATACACAAGTTAGTGTTGAAGTATTAAGACTAAGCCTTTTGGCTGAACCTCCAAATATAAATTTGTTTTGGTGTGTAGTTAGACATATTTATTTAAATTTAAATTTAAATGAAGAGCTAAACCTAAGTAGGATATTTAATAAATATCCTACTGGTAAAGCTATTTCTGGTAAAACTTTAACTGTAACTAATTATGTTAAAGACCATTGTATTTTAGGTTTTGATAACTGGAATGGCGAATTAAATTTTTTTAATAATAGTCAGTATCATGGTACTAGCAGTGAAACTGGAATTATTATTAATGGCCGACCTCTATCTGTAAAAAACTTAAGGTATATATAAAATGGATCATGAAGAAATATTTCAAACATATAAAGAATTTCAAAAAAGCTTGGGTAATAAATCTCCCGGTCTTAAAAAAATTCTTGAAGTTATTTTCCAAAAATCTTTAGAAGATTTTTGGAAAATTTGTAGACATATTGAATTTACTCAAGAGTTAAAAATTTTATCCGATAAACGTAAAGCTGGTTTTGCAAAATACAGTTTATTTAACGATAAATTTTATGTAAACAGTCGTCGACAGAGATTTGGAAAACATTATAATGACCGTAAAGTACAATATTTTAAAAATGACTGCTATCACGGACAAAATACTAGGGGTAGGTTTATTATTGATAATAAACCTTTACCAAAATTTTTAAAATTAAGAGATTTGTAGTTATGACTGAAGTTGTAGAAATATTTAATATAGTTAAATATATTGAAAATAATTTAGGCGCTAAAGACTCTTTCTGTGTAAGATTATTAAATAGTATTAACGAAGGTGATTATAAAAAGTTTTGGGAAATTATCCGATATACTAATAACTGTATTTTAGATTTAGAACCTGTCAGTAAAAATTCTAAAATATCTACCGGACGTTTTGCAAGCAACTCTTTTAGAAATTTTTACTATTTTAAAAAAAATTTTGTAAAATTTGGACTACACAACCGTGATTCTTCGAGTTCTTTTTATAATAAAAACATGCTAAACGGATTTAGTAAAGTTTCAGGTGTATATTTTATTAATGGTTCAAATTTGAATGTAAATAATTTAAGATATATATAGGAGCATTATGCAATGGTTTTTGACACACCTGAAGAATTTATGGATGAACTTTTAAGAAATCATTCTCAAGTTTATTTAGAATTTTATAAGCTAAGACGTGAATTGTTATCTAAAAACGATAAGTTATTTTGGATGTTTGCGCGTGGAATAAAATCCTATTATAAATTAAAAATTGATTTAGGTATTTACAACATCGGTAAAGCTTTTGTTATAACTCATAGTATGTTAAGCACTTTTTACATAAAAAGTAATAACTTAAAAGTTGGCCTCGTAATAGCCAACCGCAGTCATAAAACTTTTATGAATGGTAGAGTTTTACCTGCAACAACAAAACTAAATAGGCGACGTTACGAGTTGTTGGTTAACAATAATATTTTAAATGTAGCTTTAAAGGAATTATAATATGGGTAAAGTAAGTGTTGAAGAAGCTCGAGAAATATTTGATATTTTAAAATATATAAAAAATAATCTTAATAATAAAACTTATGAAAAATTAGTTACAAATATTATTAACGATGATTTAAATAATTTTTGGAATAATATTAGATATATTAACACTATGCGTTGGCGCTTAGATGCAAAATTTTTAAATTCACATACTGCTAAAGGTTATGTAGCGTTCGACTATAATGACGCACCAAACTATTATATTAAAAATAACTCAGAAAGATTTGGACTTTATAAAAGGGCTACAAAAAAAGGTTACTACACTGCAAGTTTGCCTCATGGACAATTTTTTGATATCAACATTTTTGAATATTATAAAATTACTTCAGCTTTTCACTATATTTATGGACAAAAGTTAAGTTTAAAAACTACTTTAAGAAATCTTTAATAGGCTTATAAAATGATTTACGACACACCAGAAAAAGTTTTAGAATATTTAAAATATGCTTCAATTTTTAATGCACTGAATAAAATTTACCTTACAAATGATATTAAATTATTTTGGGAGCGCGCTAGATATTATTTAATTCCTCATCTAAACCTAGGCAAATTTAAAACCGGTCAAACTAGAGATATTAATAATTGGCATACTTTTTTTATAGGCACTTCTAAGGATTTTTATAAAGTCGGCTATTTAGAATATAAATATTTAAAATATTTTACAAGTAATAATATGCAACATGGAAGTTTTAAAGATGATGTTGATCGCAAGAATACAAGGTTATATCTGATGGGTAAAAAAATACCGTATACAGGTTTAAGGAATTTATGATTACAACAGATTTTAATAATTTAAAACCTCAGCAGATTTTAAAAATTTTAAAACAAATACCTCAGATACACTTTAGTCATATAAAAACTGCTGAAGACTATATTAAAAATTTAATGTTTAACGAAGCTTTAAAATATTTAAGATATATAGTACATTTTTATGAATTAACTAACTTTTATAATGTAGCGGGGAGTGCAAACACTCCGGGTGAAAACGCACTATACACTATAAATACAGCTAGAGATTTAATTGGCTTAGTTAAAAGCAATAAATATTATTTTAATTATTTTTTAAAAAACTCTTCAAGGCACGGCACATATCAGCACAACTCCTCTGAGGTAGCTTATTATCTAGACGGTGACCTTATACATATTTCAAATTTAAGGTACTTATAACTATGTTTAATAAGCTTATAAACTATATTTTAAATATTAAGATATATGATAATTCTACAAAAACTTTAATGCTTTTTTATAAAAGCTTTAACTACACAGTTATTGTTAATCCTTTAAAAGTTTTGCAATATTTTTATGCACTAGACACGGTATCAAGCGCAAAATACGATAAACTTTTAAAATTTTTTATGGACAAAGATTTTAAAAAATTTTGGGGGTATGCAAGATATATAAATTATCAACTTCCAACCTATTTTAGACTTAATTTAAATATGTCTGGATATTATTATAAAGAAAACTGTAGTTATTACGCAAATGGTAAAAATTTAAACAACGTAGGGTTAGTAGTGCATACATATTCTAAACATTTTCAAACAAAATTTACTGGGTCACACGGTACTGTATACGAAGCCCAGTCTATAAAATTTAAATTTTTATTTAAACCAGACTGCTACGCCCCAAAAAACTTAAGATTGAGAGACTTATGACCCCACAAGATGTTTTGAAATATATAATAGATTTAGATATATACGAAGATAAGAGTATCCAAACTTTAAAAAAACATTTAGATGCTGGTGAATATAAGTATTTTTGGGCTAAAGTGCGCTATTTAAAAAAAATATCTAGAGGCTTATTTGAGATGTACCTGTGCTCTAAAAGCTATGGTGCTATAATTTCAACAGATAATACAGTAAGTTACTACCTAACAAGTAATAATAGTTGTGTAGGTTTTTCAGTATCTTTTATTAGAGTTAATTTTTATTCTAAAAATGTTATACACGGCTGCTCTAAGACAGGTAATATAACAACCTTCTATTTTGAAGGCTGTAGGGTACCTGCATATAGAACATTAAGAAATCTTTAAGGATTATTACAAATTATGCTAGAAACTAAAGATTCATGTTTACAAATATTAGGTGAAATAGAGGCTATTGCAGAGCAAAATTCTGTAGTTAGTTCATACTTTGCAACAAATGCTTTGATATCTTTGAAAAAAATTTCATTAAATAATTATAAAAATTTAATGAAATTTTTTGGTACTCTGCGATTTTATAAACGTTACACTTTTTTTAATCTAGAAGATTTAGAATTAAAAATTGCTGGACACCTTATAGCACCGCACAGCTTAAAAGTTGTAGGTTATGTTAATAGTTCTGACAATACTTTTGGTTTACTTAGTATGTCAAATCAAAAAACTTATAAAAAACAGGATGAGTCTCACGGTATGGCGCAGATTGGTACTACTTCTTATCTAATTTATGTTAATGATAAACATATTTCAAATTTAAAATTAAGTGAATTGTAATATGAATAAAATTCAAACTGTACTAAATGAAATTGATAAATATACTCTTGGAAGTAGAACAAATTATATGCTGTCTTTAAGTAGTAATGGTAATCTTAAAGACTTTTGGGCTTATGTTAGATTTTTAGCATCAAGAAAGTATATTAAATTACCAAATTTTAACAGCAGTTTTGGTTATGTTTGTAGCGTATATTTAAAAGTTAATAAAATTACTTATGCTATTTACACTATAGGTCCACCAAATCGTAGACATAAATTAGTATTTCAAAATAAGCAATATATGTATTTTTTACTAGATACTAAACAACACGGCGCTTCTAAACATTTTAATGATATATCTTTATATCTAAATGGGCACCAAACATTAATAACTTCTTTAAGAAGTTTGTAGCTACTAAGGACTTTATAATGTTAACCGAAAAAAAATTTAGAAAATTTGTTAAAAAAATTTCTGAACAAACTGTTTTTTTTAATTATTTTAATAATATTAAAATTGAAAATTCTACAGATTTAAAAAATATTATTCCAAGAATTAGGCATTTTTTAGAAAATTATAACTCCCAGAATTCTAAATTTTTAAAAAAATTTAAAAAAGAGTTAGGTGCTGGTAAATATGTCAACAGCTTAGACTTTAATAGTGAAATCTATTATCGTAAAAAAAATCTTGAACTGATTGGTTTTCACTTATCACCTACAAAAAGGAAATATTTCTGCAAAGAACGTTGTTCTGTGCATGGGAGTTTATATGAACCTAACAGAACAAAACGCTTTTGGATTAACAACAGACCTATTGATACGGCATCTTTAAGATACTTGTAATTAAAATTTAGAGATTTATAATGTATAGTACACCTCTTGAAATACTTAAAGAGCTTAGCTCAATTAAAAATTATCAGCATGAAGTAATAATGCTTGAAAAATTATTATTAGAAAAAGATCTAAAATCATTTTGGCGGTATGTTAGATATTTAAAAATTAGAAGAACATTTAAAAACGAAACTATAACAGTAAGTTCTGGACCGGCTGAGAGTTATGATCCACTCAAGTCTACACATTCTCCACCAACACACTACTACAGTTCTTACCACAATAGCACCAGAGGCTTAATTACCACTTCAGATTCGCAGTGGTTTAAGTCTTCAGTTGGGGAGCATGGAGCTACTATTTACAGCGGAGAAGATTATGACGACGCGACAGACACATATCACTCTTACGTAGAAACTTATTTTAATATTGCTGATCAAGTTGTATCCTGTACACATTTAAGGTATTTGTAATATGCATGAAATTAAAGATGTTTTTGATGCTATTAAACTTATAAAAAAACATTTAGGAACTTCCAATCTTTATTATAAATATTTGATAAAATATTCATACGAAAAAAATCCTAAATATTTTTGGGGATTCTTGAGAAATACGATTCAAGTATACCCTTCTCTATTTAATCATAGGTTACTAGCTAAATTAAAAAATGGCTTTATACGAAGTACTTACGGTTGTAATTATTATTTAAAAAATAGTGGCATGCTTGGGATTTTCGAGGAAGGCGATTTAAGAATATTTTATGCTAACGACATCCGTCATGGTGCTGTCGCAAATTCTTTAAAACTTTATATTGATGGTGAACGTGTAGCAGCTACACATTTGAGACATTTATGAAAAAAATTGATTTTAATAATTCAACACCGCAAGAAATTTTAGATGGCTTTAGTGCTTGTTCAAAAGTAACTCCACAACTAATAGGAATTTTTAAAAATACAACTAGAAATAAAAATTCTAAAGAATTTTATTCTCTTGTTAGAGACATGCTAAGATATGATCTGTTAGATATTTTTTATAATATAGGTGGAATTGCGTATTCACCTAACTCAGATATTAGCTATATTATTACAGCTAAGGCAAAAACAATTGGTTTAGTCAAATCAGTTCGTGGTGATAGAATTAAGTACCATCTAAATAGTTCAGCACAACATGGTGCAGAGGTTTATAACGCTCAGCTGACGCACTACATAGCTGGATACAAAAAACCAATTACTAACTTGAGATACTTATAATGCAAACATTTGATTGGCAACACGACCCAGAAGCTAGTAAATTTGTTACAAAAAATTGGGATAAAAAGTACTTTAATAATAAATATTTTTTAGGAATTAAAAGTAAAAAAATGTTTTGGGAGTATGCTCGGTCTATAGTTTATCTTAACAAAACAACTGGTAATCGAACAATTGCTTGGGATTATAAACAACCTTTAGCTGGTAAATTTAAAAGTGATTCTGGCCTGTCAGGTTTTTTAACCACTAAATGTGACGCAATAGGTCTTTGTACTAGCACTACAAGGAGAACTGGCTTTGTTGTGGCTAACAGATTCTTGGGCGCAGTTGCATCAGAATATCAAAAAACACATTTTGCAATAAATAATCAAAGATTAAAAATTTCAAATTTAAGAGAGCTTTAATATGAGTATGAACGAAAGATACTTAACTGATTTGTATACTGACCTGATAAAAACTGCTAAAGTAGGTTCTTGTGTAGATTTTGATATTTTAATGCGTTATAGTTTCTACAGGCTTAATTTATTTAAAGATTTAAGAAAACATTTTAAAAAAGCAGGTTTTGCTAAATGGAGAAATGTTGAATTTTATCAACATTCCGAAAATTATATTTTCGGAATTTCTAAAAGTTTATATGTAAATTCTTTTTTAACTTGTGGGAATCAACACGGCTGCTACTTTGAAAAATATACTAAAAAATATTCTTTTTATATAAATAAACGACTAGTTTTAAATATAACAAATTTAGCACATTTATAAAGTTACAGGTTTAAAGTATGATATATACAAAAGAATATATAGATTTTTTATTAAACCTTAAAGAGTTTAATAAAAGCCAGTACGAACATCTAATTACAATGGAAAACCCTAAAGATTTTAATGCGTATTTTAGAGCGATACTTCATGATATTTATTGTCGAAAAGGTTCTCTTAAAATTCCGTCAGGTTTTTGTAAGAGTAGATATAACTCATACTATTTAACTTCTAAATTAAATAAAATTGGTTTACAAGTTAGTGGCTTTCAACATGCTTATCAAAATAAAATGTATTTTTTAGAGAGCTATGAACTTCACGGAGCTTTTAAAGATATGGCTACTAGTTTAGTTTCTTTTATCATTAATGATGAAGAATTACCAAAATATTTACAACTAAGAGATTTATAATATGTTAAAAAGAAGTGAAGCTGAAGAATATTACACATTTATTTTAAATAATTCTCACAGGATGACTTCAAGGTATCCTTTAATTGAAAAAATAAAAATTTTAAAATTTTTATTAAAAACTAACAGACTACTTCAATTTGAAAATATTTTAAAATATTTTTATAATCAAGTTGTTTTTTATAATACGTATCCTAATATCCCAAAATCTTGTAAGTGTGTTACTGATTATGAATCAACTGTTGCAACATTTAAAGATTCTTTTTACCTTTCAAATAGACGTATGTTCGGTAATTTTAAAAATAGCCGCAGAGCTTATAATTCAACTGTACCTGAAGGATTTTTTAAAAATGGCTTATTACACGGATCTACTGCACGAATTTCAAATGTAAATTCTGGACAAAGATACTCTTCAATTTTTTACATTGCAGGTGAAGTTGTACCTATACACAATCTTAGATATTTATAAAAGCATTTAAGTATTATAATTTAGAGAAATATTTAAATATGTCTTATCATACACTTGAAATTCCAAAAGTTCCGCACACATCACCTTTTAAAATTTATGAAGAATTTTTAGAATATATTGATGCGCTTAGTCATAAAAATAAAATAATGGCAGCTACAGAGTTGTCTGATTTATTTTTATGTATAAAATCAGAAGCATTTAAATTAGGCTTAACTGTCAAAGATCTAGACATAATGGCTAGTAAAACTAAAGAAGTATTTGAAACAGGTTCAAGACCTTGTTTTAACTTATTTGAGTATCTGATAGATAATGGTGAATATATTGTTTGCCAGAATAATTGTCATGTAGTAGTTATTGGTAACATAACTTACTATGTTACAGAAAACTCAGTCCCTAATTCAAATGATCAGACAATTTTTTCAAAAAATGCTATTTTAGAGATTCTTAAAGGTACTCCTGTAATTAATTCTAAAATGTATTTTACAAATGATCTTGAAATTATTGATAAACTTGCTGTTCAAAATTCACATGATTTCAGTGTTTTTAGAGTTATTCATGAATCTAAATTAGAGTTAAGCTTTCTAGATAATTGCGAAAAACTTCCAATGTATCATTTACAGAGATTTACGCTATGATGATATCCTTACCTTACTTGACTGCTGCAATAAATTTTTATCAAAGTTTAGGTTATAAAGCATTATCAGTGCCATATATCATTGATAAAGAATTTATTGATTTAAGCTTTGAAGGAATTTCTAAAGCTTATCCACCAACAAATCAATATTATGTTGGTAGTGCCGAACAGTCATTCTTTAGTCTACTACCTAAACTTGAAGATGGAGCTTACATGGCTCTAACTCCTTGTGTTAGAAATGACGTAGAAGATGAGACACATCAAAAGATTTTTTTAAAATTAGAGTTGTGTACAATTGGACCTACAACTAGAAATATACAAGAAGATGCTTTGATTTTTTTTAGAAGCATAGGCTTGTATTGTAAAAAAGTAGACTGCGATTTGGAGTATGATGGTGTTGAGTTAGGTAGCTATGGCCAAAGAGATTTCTTTAGTCGGGAATATCAATATGGTACTGGTTTAGCAGAGCCTAGAACCTCTTATGTCGCATCCAAAATTAAATCTCAGTATTCGCCTGGAATGGATGTAGATTTCATGGAAGCTTTGAAAGCAGGACTGCACTTAGATAGTACAACATTAGCACCATAAATAAGCATGTGTGTGTCCTCCATATACTGTAGCAACCACCATGTCTTTTATACTTATAAGCTTACAAGCAATTTTTACACTGCTAGCTTTTTTGTTATTGATTTTAATTCTTTTTTGGATTGTTATCCAAAAATATCCTGTTAAAAAAGTTGTTTATTACACAATTTTTAATCTTTATGCTCGAAAAGATATTGTCAAAACTAAAGTAAATGGTCTTTTAGTTTTGACAAATAAATCTCGAACTTTAAAATGCACATTTGACAATTTTTCAAAATTTAAGTTAGTAATTAACTCAGAGGTTATTTACGAAACTTATCGCGATAACAATGGAAAACTTGCACGTAGTGCTAACTCATTACGCACAACAGATCAAATGTTGCCTTTAGTTACAAGTTTATCTGCTGTAGCTACGAACGAACTTTGTAAACATTTTCAAAATGGAAGTGTTGTTTTAACAAAGTAGTAAAAGCATGTTTGTGTTGTTGTTGCAGTAATCTTTCATACCAATCCGCCCTTATGAGGATAAGCCCATGTCTAGCGTATTGAGCCGTGCTGCTCAAGCACATTTGAAACCTGACGACTTGACAAGTATGGCACCAGCTGGTGTAAATATCGACTTGGTCAAGCAAATCTTAGCGCAACAAAATGCTGCAGCTGAAATTGAGAAAGCTACTGTTTACGCTACTGGTGTAACTCGCTTGATTAATATCAGCCAAGAAACTCGCATTAAGATGGTGGCCGAGCTTCGTTCGCTTCGCGCGCAAGAAACTCGCCTAACAAAGTTGCTTAAAGACGTTACAGAAGCAGAAAATTACGCATGTGAATCTTCGAATCCTGTACCGCTTTTGCAGTTGCTAGTTGGCAAGTGCCAATTGAAAGATCAAGCGCTTGAAATTCTTCTGGATCCAAAAGATTTGAAAGAGTTGGCAAAGATCAAAAAACCAGCCCGCACTTAAAATGCCCTAGGTACTTAAAGGTGTGAAAGTCACCGGACGCCTTGTAAAAGGCGTCTTACGCTTATAGCATAGCTCAGGGGGTGTATATTGAATGTCCAAAAGTGGCATTCCATCTTTCTGAGTAAATGTCGCACTTTTTAAAATATTATAGCGACTAAAAAGTGCGACAACCGTACCGTTTGTTTAGTCAAAAAGCAATTTTTTAAGCGTTGAGAAATACACTAATATACTAAAATATAGTGTATACAGCGCGTAAAACCTATTTTGCTATAGGCTCTACAAGGCAGTTGATTTATTTATCTGCTTAATCGGTAAAACCCATGTTGCAAAACTTTCTAGCTAGTCTGTCTGTTTTGCAACTATTAATTCTTTGTTGTAATGTAACATTAGCCCAGTTCTTTCCGCCGTTCCCGCCCCCACCTTGCGAGATAAAATATGCCTAAATTACTGCTTTATCGTTAGCCGAAAGGCTAAATTACATCAACCTTATTTAAAATTAGAATCTAAAGAACGCCGTAGAAACAACAACCTTAAAAAGTTGTTGTTTCTCAATAATGCTTTTGTAAAATAGACTATTATTGAGAAACAACAAAGCTTTTCCTCTCTACCCTGATTAAGTGTTACCGATATGAGTACTGTTCTTTTAACACAAAACGGAATGTACGCCGACTCTGGCGCTACAACTAATAATTTTTTAGCTAAAGGTTAGCGCAATGTTTAAAAGTATTAGTAAACTTGTTTTGATTACTGCTGGAATATTCTTTATTTTGTATTTAATTATCATGCCTTTGACAGTTGTTTGTAATACTGAAAAAATGTATGTATTAAATTTTGAAGTAAGTCGTATTAAAAACATCTACTTCATTGGTGATAAAGCTTATCCAGTTGATCAATGTACAGTAACTCGTCATTGGCTTTTAAAGTATTCTGAGAGTATTTAAAAATGAATTCTTCAGCACAACCTTCAAATTTTTTTAATAATATTATGCTTTTTGGCAGAGTTATTATCTATGTTATTGCAATTTCTGGTTGGTTAGCATTTGTTGCGCCACCACCAGAATTGACTTACGTAGGTATTTTACTTAGCTGTTTTGCACAAGCTTTAGTATTCTTTTTAATTTTTAATAGAGAATACTATGCTCAAAAGACTTTTAAAAATTATTTTTTAATTAATTTTATTTGTCTTATTTTAACTCATTGTATCGGGATTGTTTTATACCAACACTTCCATTAAAAGTTATACCACGACTCAAAGGCTATTCAAAATGAAACTTCTAAAATATCCTCTAGCTATTTTTATAGCTTTATTCTTTTTTAAATCTTTTACTTGTGATGATGACACATGATTATCTTAACTTATTTTTTAATTGCTCATTCTTCTGAAACAGTTGCTATTGCTTCTGTCATCTTGAGCATATTAACATGACCTCCTTTCTCCCAGCCGAGCAACAACTGGCCCTGATCGAACGCGGCACCAGCGAAATCATCTCGCGCGAAGACCTGCTCAAAAAACTGCAAGAAAATCGCCCGCTGCGCATCAAAGCCGGATTCGATCCCACCGCACCAGACCTGCATTTGGGTCATACCGTATTGATCAACAAACTACGCACCTTCCAAGAACTTGGCCACCACGTCCTCTTCTTGATTGGCGACTACACCGGCATGATTGGCGATCCCACAGGCAAAAGCGCTACCCGCCCACCACTGACTCGCGAACAAGTGGCCGAAAATGCCAAGAGCTACCAAGAACAAGTGTTTAAAATTCTGGATCCCGCCAAAACCGAAGTCGTGTTTAACAGCACATGGTTTGATGCCATGTCCGCCGCCGACCTGATTCGTCTAGCCAGTCAGCAAACCGTCTCCCGCATGATGGAACGTAATGACTTTAGTAAGCGCTTTAACGACCAACAACCGATTGCAATTCACGAGTTTTTGTACCCATTAGTACAAGGCTATGATTCTGTTGCACTCAAGGCTGACGTCGAACTTGGTGGAACCGATCAAACCTTTAACCTATTGATGGGTCGCACCCTGCAATCGCGCTACGACCAAACCCCACAAGTCTGTATCACCGTCCCAATCCTAGAAGGACTTGACGGCGTACAAAAAATGTCAAAGTCACTGGGCAACTATATTGGTGTGCACGACAGCGCAGGCAGCATGTATCAAAAAATCCTCTCCATGCCAGACACACTGATCGCCCGTTACTTCGAGCTGCTCAGTTTCCGCAGCATGAGCGAAGTCGAATCGCTACTTGCCGAAATGCAAGCAGGCCGTAACCCGCAAGAGATCAAGCGCATCTTGGCATTAGAGTTGATCGAACGCTTCCACGACGCCGATGCCGCCGCCAATGCTCACAAGAGCTCAGGCAACCGCATCATGGATGGTGAGCTACCAGAGGACATGCCTGAAGTCAGCCTATCTTTAGAAGGACAGGAGCAGTTGTTTATTGGTAGTGTACTACTACGAGCTAAATTAGCTAAAAACTCTGCAATGGCTAAGGACGCTTTAAAAAATAGTGCTGTAAAAGTTGATGGTGTTATTGCTACACCAACTGTTGTTTTTACAGCTGGTCAAACTGTTGTAGTTCAACTTGGTAAGAAAAATATTGCACGGATTAAAATCTTTGCTTGATTTATTCTAAAGGTCTTCTTATGAGTACTCTAACAAACCCTCTCAGCTTATTTGTTAAGAAAGGTCAGCACTATATTCAACCTAAACAACGTTTAGTTGATGGTGTACTTGAAATTTGTAGCTACAGTATTTTCAAAAAAATATCTAATACTGAATGTTTAGATATTTTTGAAAATACTGTTTCTTTAATAGTTGGAAGTCCGCCTTGTCGAGTAGTCTCTGAAGATTTCTTAAAAATTTTAATTGCATCGTCTCAACCACGGTCTTTTAAAATTAATGATAACGTGAAAATTTATTATCCAGGTTCAATGTATCATGGGCGTGTTGGAACTATTACTAATATCCTGCAATATTCCGATACGCCTAATGTTTGGCATTGTATTCAATTTGAAAAATATCCTAACTATTCTTTTTTAAAAGAGCAGCTACGGTTGGAGCCTTAACGATGAAAAATTTAAATATTGACTTTTTTTCACAATATGTTTTTGGTGAAAAAATTATGCAAGGTAATTTAGATTTGTCTAAAACTCTTGCAATTTCTGTTATCACCAAACCTGATAATCGTTTTGATTTAGGTGACAAATTTGCGGCTAGTGCACAGTTAATCTTTGAAGATGATCACTTTAGTTTCACAACAAAGCATGCTAAGGTAATCTACGATCTCGTTTTTGATGTGAATGGTGATTTAAAACCTTACGACAATATTTATGTACATTGTTTAATGGGTATAAGTCGTTCTGCTGCAATTGTTTTGTTCATTAAAGATGTAATTGAACTTTTAAAATTGCCTGTAAAACTTAATCATATTCCATCGTATCGTTTTGAAACTTATAACAGTCGCGTATTTACACTACTGTTTGATCATTTTCAAGATCACAATCCAAAATGTCCTCATTTATAAAGCTGTTTACAAAGCTTTCAAACAATCTCAGCCTGTTATTTTTTACATACGGGCTAAGCCTTGTTTTAAGCACTGTTGTTTACTCAATTGTTGAGCATGAGACGTTGTTCAACAGCCTTTGGTGGGCTTGCATAACTTCATTAACTATTGGTTATGGAGATATATCACCACACACTGTTTTAGGTAAAGTTTTAACTATTCTTTTAGGTCATTTTTGGATATTTGTAATCATTCCTTGCATTATTGCAAATATGATTACAAAAGTTATTGTTGATCGTGATATTTTTACTCACGAAGAACAGGAACAAATCAAAGATGATTTAATTGAAATCAAACAAACAATCTGTAAAGTCAGAGGACTTTAAACATGCCAGCTACTGCTATGGAATTTCCAACTTCTGGTATCCTACCAGACCAAGCGTTGCTAACTGCTGATAAGTTTACCAACAACTTTGTTGGCGACATGCTTGGACAAGAGCCTACATATTTGCATATTTTTGTAAATAAAGGTTTACCTGTTCAAGTTTATTTAAAGCATATTGCTATGGCTGCTTATGAAGCTGGTTTACTTTATGGAAGTCCTAGTAAACGGCAACCAGAGTTAATCTTGCTAGTAGCGCCAGACACAGTCTCTAGTCTTCACGAATATATTCGTGATAACTTAAATTTATCGGCAATTTTGTATACTGACAAAGATGGTTTTTATTCTGCTACAACATTGGCTTTAGAGCCAGTTACTGCAGATATTAAAAATCTTTTTGAAAGTTATCGACCACTAGTTATGGGATCATAGCCATGTATATCACTTACAAGCCTAAAAATCGTTTAGACGATTTTGCACTTGAATTTGTAAGATGTGAATTCTCAGCTAAAAAACTTTCTGATGGTTTGCCTTATTATTTCCATTGCGAAACAGTGGCTGTATTTACAGAGGCTCTTCTGCCAGACTATAGCGAGTTTGCTGCCGCCGTAGCCCTTCTACACGACGTGTACGAAGATTTAAGTCCAGTTGTAGCTCAAGAGCTATTTAACGGCTTAGAGAGCATTTTAGGCGATCGTGTAGCTCTACTGCTAGATCAAGCTTTAGTCTTCTTGACAAAAAAATCGGATATGTCTCGTGCAGAGTATATTCAGAATATTTGTGAAGTTCCAGCAGAATTTGAATATGTTAAATATATCAAACTTGCTGACTTAACTCACAATAGTCTTATTGGTCGCTTTAAAAATTCTGAAACTGTTGAGCAAAGTTTGCTTCGCATTTCAAAATATCAAGCTGAGTATATGCAGATTTTTGCTGCATTGCGTTAAGCATGTTGTTGTAGTTCATTCTTTTTTAGTATGTAAGGTAGCCCTTATGCCACGCTTAGCAGTAAACCCCCGCCCTCGTTGGTCAGAATCAGACTTGTGTCGTTTTGCTGACAACTTCGTTAAATTTGTAAATGTTAACAAAGTTAACGAATTATCCTACTCTGAATTTACAGGGTTGTGTCAAATTATTGCAAAAACTTTGGGGTTACCCCAACGCACATTTGAAATTCGAAGTACTCACGAATTGCTTGTAAGCCGCGGTTTGAAAATTAAAGTGTTGGCTTGTAAGCAGTGGACTCGGCATTTGTACTGGAAAGACGCGCCAATTCAGATTGACACTATGGCTGTAAATGCAACAGGTATTCCAGGACTTGCTTATCATGTCTGATGATTTTAATAATGAAATTAAGTTGTTTGAAAACTCAGGTTTTCAAGAGCTTGACGAACAACCAGTTACAAAGACTGGTCAAAAAGGATGGCTTCAAAAACCAGGTCGTGATGACCGACGATTGAAGTCTCGTCAACGGAAATCTAAAGGCCGCGATAATGACTACGACTATGACTACGACTAATATTGATGCAGCCAGTTGTTTGTATCACGAAACACCTGAAGGATTAATTCTTGTAGTTCGTGATGAGACTACTGGTAAATTCAGGTTGCCTGGAGGTCTTCTAGGGCCTTATGAAAATTACTGGCATGGACTAGTCCGTAAAGTACATCTAGATCTAGGTATTGCTTTAGAAGTTGAGCATGTTCGTTTTCTTTTAAAACATACCACAGATGTTATGATTATGGTCTATAAATATCAAGGGCCTGCTTTTGATAACATAGATTTGACCAAACTAGGTTATGTCTTTTTTGTTACAAAAGAAACGTTGTTAAACCCGCAGCATTCAAATTACTGCGAAGAAAACAGTAAATTGTTTAGCTTACTCCATTAATGCAGTTAAAACCCACTACCTTAACAGGTGAAACGTATAAAGTGGCAACAACGCGTGGCTTTCTTGGCGTTAAATCAGAGTTCTATCATGTTTGATCAAATCCGTAAGTATCATACTGCGTCCTTTTTTGCAACAATCTTTGCTGCAATTGTTGCTTTTTATTTTTTTGGACTGGCAGGCTTGCTTAGCGTTTTAATGCTAGGCCTTGTTGAAACCTCTGTATCATTGGATAATGCTGTTTTTAACATGACAATTTTGAAAAATTGGAATGATAAATGGCGTAAAATTTTCCTTTGGGTTGGTTTACCTATCGCCGTCTTTGGTATGCGTTTTGTGTTCCCACTGGTAATTGTTAGTTCTGCTGCAAGCTTAGGCTTGATTGAAACTTTCAATATGGCAGTTAACGATTCAAAACACTATGGTGAAGTTTTGCAATCAGTTCATCCTCAGATTGCAGCTTTTGGCGGTATGTTTCTTCTTTGTGTTGCTATGGGTTTCTTTATTAATAAAGATAAAGAAGACCACTTGTTTCCTAAGTTTGAAACATTATTTCAAAAACTTCGCCAACCATTGCTGGTAACTTCCGTTGCGCTTGCAGCATTTGTTTATGGATTTTATCAAGCATATTTTGGCGTTGAAGTAGTTATCGCAGCAGCCATCGGTATGGTGTCATTTTATGCACTGCATTTCATTTCAGATAAACTCTCTGATGGAACTGCAGATGGTGTAATTCGACAAGGTGTTGTTGGTTTGCTTTATCTTGAGCTTGTTGATGCATCTTTCAGTTTAGATGGCGTTGTAGCAGCTTTTGCTGTTAGTACCAACATCTTTATTATTATGCTAGGTCTAGGTATTGGTGCAATGTTTGTACGTAGTTTTACATTGCAACTGCTTGATAATCAACGTATTTCAACACTGAAATATCTTGAACATGGTGCATTCTGGGCTATCTTAGGTCTAGTTGGTATTATGTTTTATTCAATTTTTAGCCATGTTAATGAGTTTTTAGCTGCAGTTCTCGGTATTGTATTTATCGGTATTGCTGTTGTTAAGTCTTTAAAAGCTAAATAATTTGAAGTGGGGGGATTGATTTTTTAAATCAACCCCCCCACTCTTTTTGTATAAGGCGGTTATCTGATAGGTATTGTTTTAGTATCTATCATATAGACAACTTCTACAGGAATTATGATGAAATCATTAATTACCGTTGTTGGTCGTCTCAAAGGACTTCAAACAACAATCCCACTTGAGGTGAGTTGCAAAACTTTCTCAGCTGGAGAAGTACAAGTCACTCTAGGGGCTGCTAACACTTGTGATAGCTTTAATGTTACTGCGAAAATAAAAGATTCCAGTGGCGTTCTTGCATTGCTCCAAGTCTTAAGCGTCCTCAAATCAACATCTTCTGATATTGTGTTATATCTGCCATATATCTCTTTTGCACGTCAAGATCGTGCAATGGTTGAAGGTGATGCTCAAAGTTTAAAGTTATTTGCAGAATTGCTAAATAGCTTCAATCTTCCTAAAGTTATAGTAACTGATCCTCACAGTGATGTTGCTCCAGCTTTAATTAATAACTCTTATGTTATAAATCAATATGAGTGTATTAAAACATTCGACTTTGGAAAAACTTTTGACGCTATTATTAGTCCAGATGCTGGTGCTTATAAAAAGTGTTTAAATGTTAGCAAAGCTCTTGGCGTCAACAAGTTAATTGTTGCATTGAAAGACCGTGATGTCACTACTGGTGCAATCACAGGTACTCGTGTAACTGATCCTGTTGACGGTTTGGATGTTTTAATTGCAGATGATATCTGCGACGGTGGTTGGACTTTTATCCAACTAGCTAAAGCTTTAAAAGAAGCTGGCGCTAAAACTGTTACACTATACATTACTCATGGTATTTTCAGTAAAGGTCTCGAACCTCTGCTTGTAGATATTGACATGGTTTATGCTTATTATAATTGGCATGGTATGATTAATACTATGTTTGTTAAAACAGCTAATGATTTTTAAGAGATTTTTATGAAGTTAACTCCAGCTTTTGCAGCACTACTAACAGACTCATACAAATTGAGTCATATTCAGTTTACCACTCCAGGTACACAGCAGATTTATTCGAACTTTACTGCTCGATTTACGCATTATTTGAAACAACTTTATCCGTTGTTTGATGATCAAATTGTTTTCTTTGGTTTGCAAGCAGCTATCAAAGAAATTTTTCACAATATGTGGAATGACACATTTTTTAATCAGCCAAAAGATGAAGTTATCGCTGAGATGAAACGTGTACTCACGCCATACATCGGTATGAGTGATTACTCGCATTTTGAACAGTTGCATGATTTGGGCTATTTACCTATTGAAATCAAAGGCTTGCCTGAAGGTTCCTTAGTACAACCAAACATTCCACTGTTTACTATAAAAAATACTCATCCAGATTTTCAGTGGCTTCCAAATTATCTTGAGACTATCTTGAGTGCTCAGATTTGGAAGCCAATGACAGTTGCAACTGTTGGCCGATTGTTCCGTATTTTAGCTAATGCGGCAGCAATCAAAACCACTGGTTCAACAGATGGTGTAGATTTTCAATTGCATGATTTTTCATTCCGCGGTCAAAGTGGTTTTGAAAGTTCAGCAGCAAATGGTGCAGGTTTTCTTCTAAGCTCTTTGGGCTCAGATAATATGCCTGCAATCATGTACTTAGAACAGTACTATAATGCTGATATTTCAAAACAACCTATTGCCTATTCAGTCCCAGCTGGTGAGCATAGTGTTACCACTTTAGGTATTACAATGTCTAACCCTGATGATAAGTACGATGGTGAAGTCAAGTATATTGACTACGTATTGAATCAATTCAAAACGGGTATTGTCAGCTATGTAGCTGACAGTTATGACTATTGGAATGTTATTGAAAACATTTTACCAATTCACAAAGACAAAATTATGTCGCGTGATGGCAAATTTGTTATTCGTGGTGATTCCGGCAATCCTGTCGATATCATTACAGGTACAAATTTGCAATACATTGAAATTTCAAAAGAGTCTGCTGAGACTTTTGATGAATTTTTAAGTGTTTGTAAAATGCGTATTGCAAACAAAGTCGAAGCTACCACACCAACTAATAAAGAAGGTGTGACTACTTACACAATGTCTTTTAAATGGGATGATAAGCTGTGGGTTGTGACTGCTAATGAATTAACGTGGGTTCGTGCAGCTCCAAATTATTATCAGCTCAATCATAAAACTGCAGTAATGTCTTTTGTTGAAAAAGAAATTGATGTTGAGTACAAAGGCACAATTGAAGCTCTTTGGGATTTATTCGGCGGCACGGTTAACGAGCTTGGCTATAAAGTACTAGATAGTCATATCGGTATGATTTATGGCGATGGCATTACATTTGAACGTGCTACTGAAATTTTCAAACGGCTTGAAGCGAAAGGCTTTGCTAGCACCAATATTGTATTTGGCGTTGGGTTAACAAAATGGCCCAAGTAAAACTTCCTTAATTGCGGGGACTGTTCTTAATCAATAAATACTAACTTATCATAGTGATATAGATAAGGGCTAGCGTAATGACCTAGGTATAGTAAAAAGTTTATTGATGAATTAATCCGCAGCTGAGCATCTGTATAATAAATACAGATGAGAGTTCAGAGACTATCGAAAGCATAGGGTTAACTACCCGAAGAAGCGAGTAGAGTAGGGTTTTATCACCCGAAACAGGAAGCCTCCTTATTTAGGAGTGAAGATATAGTCCATTTTTAAATTTACATTTTTAATTTTTGTGTTATAATAATTAACACAAAAAATGGAGGTGTAATACTAGATGAATATTGAGTTTTTTATAAACAAAGCAAAAAATCGTTACAATGGCTTATACGATTATTCAAATTTCCAAGCTAAAAGTTGGAAAGATAAATCAGATATAAAATGTTTAAAACATAACTATGTTTTTCAGCAAACAGCTGATAAGCATTTACAAGCTAAACATTCTTGTCATTTATGTTTAAAAGAGTATAAACAATCTACAGCTGCAGCCGTAGCTTTAAAAAGGCATGTTAATTTGTCAAAAGCTATGGCTAATAAGTTTTTAGAACGTTTAACACTTTTAAAGGAAAATTTCGAAACTAATGCTTTTATTTATGAAGTTGTTGATCAACCGACTGTAACAACTCTTAAAGAGTTGAAAGTAAATTTTATTTGTAAAAATTGTGCATATTTTTATCAATTAACAAATTTTGCTTATAAAAGATTATATACAGAATTTTGTCCGAGATGTGTCATTAACTTATCTAAAGTTACAAGAACTTCTGACTATTATTCTGTTATCAATCGTTGCAATAATCACTACAATTTTAAATATATTTATCCTAAAACAAATTTGGATTTATATGTTAATATGCGTAGTGTAATTGATATTGTATGCCCAATTCACGGATTGTTTAAAAAATCTTTTGCAAAACATTTGCAAGGTCAGCATTGTTTTAGATGTGCTATAGACGATTTAGTTGCAAATAAAAAATTACTCGGCAATTATTCAGATTGTTTCTTTTTGAGAAATCCTGATAAAAAATTTGTAAATGCTTTTGTCTATTATTTAAAAGTTGGACCCTATTATAAAATAGGTATTACGACTAATTTAGATAAGCGTTTAAAAGCTATTGAAAGTAAGTCTAAACTCTCTGTTAGCTTATTAGACAGCTTACAAACAAATTTATACACTGCCTATCAGATTGAACAACTAATTTTAGACACGCATAAAAGTTTTCGCGTGTTTACGAACTGGTCGACAGAACTTTTTAATATTCCTGTAGTATCGCCTTTAGGCGACTATTTAAAAATGCATTCTCTTTGAATATGCTTTCTCGTGATCATTTGGGCACTGCAGTGAAAGCCACTAACGCTATTGTTAATGGCCAATCACAAGCAATTTATAAAGATCCTAAAACAGATTCTTCAAAAAAATCTGCAAAAGGTCTTTTGCAAGTTGTTGGCGAGAGTGGCGCATACGTCTTAAAAGACAGTGTGACACTTGAAGAAGAAGCTGTTGGATGTCTTCAAACTGTCTATAAAGATGGTCAGTTTGTTGCTGAAACTTCATTGGAAGCAATTCGCCAGCGTCTTTGGTCTTAACTAGATGCTCCCTCTTATTTAAATAAGAGGGAGCATCATTAATGCCTTTGTTTACCTTTGAAGGTTAAACATGAAATTTTTAACATTATTTTGTAAAGAATATTGTTGTTTTATTTACTATACTACAACTATTCTTTTTCTTATTATTTCTTTTTTCCTTTACACTTAAACATAGGATTTTTTATGGCCCAGTACACCCTTCATCGTCTTCTCAGTATGGTTAAACAGCATCCTGATAGTTTTAAAAAACTATTAGATCGTTCTGTACTTGTCAGTCTTGTAATTGGAACTCAAACACGTCGCCCAAGTTTGAAGACGTATCCAGATGATAAAAGTTTGAATAATGCTATTATGTCGTCAGGCCAAAGCCTGACTGCAAAAGCAGATCAAATTATTCGCATTAAAAGTGCTATTGCTAAAGCAAACGTTGAAAACACTGTTGTTGTGAATGGTGTAGAAATGTCTATTGCTGAAGCCATTATTCGTAAAAATTATGTGGCAGAGCTTGAGACTATTTTAGCTACGTATCGTCGGCAATTTCTTGATACTCAAAAAATTGCTGAAGCTTATGAAGCACAAACTTTAGCTAAAATGGATCCGACTACACCTGCAGATATGGTGGCCTCGTTTAAAGATAGTTTGGACAAGTTACATTGTCCAGTTATCTTAGCTTATAAAGGCTCTTCAAGTACCCCAGCTGAGCATATGGAAGCAATGGCTGTACAGATTGAGTTCTTGAAATCAGAACTTGACACTGTACTTTCAGAAGCAAATATTAATATTAAAGTCGAACTCGAACTTTAGTATTTGAACTGATCTTTACTTGCACACTGCAAATACCGTTACAGACGGGCTTGGTAATAGCCATTATTTATTACCGCTATCATAAGATAAAAAAGTGGACTGTCTTGCTTCTGGCAAGACGGTGCTTTTCGACTCTTAAAGCTTAAAGCTTAAAGCTAAAAGCTAAAAGTTTATGATAGGCAAAGTTTAAAGCGTAATGCTTAAAGCTTTTTAAAATCTACGTATATGTTTTTACAAGGGGTCTGTCCTTGGTGTTTACTCGTAGCTGGTGTGTAGGCTAAGCCCTAGCCTTAGGATCAAAGCTAGGTCTTTTATTTTTAAAATTATCAACATAAATATCAATTGAGTATAATCTCTATGACAGTGACTAATAATCTACAAACCGCTTTAGATGCTCGTAATGCAAATACACCGCAGCTTGTGGTTGCTGATGCTACAGTGACAACTACGCAAAGTCTTGCTAGTCAGCTGAATATTCAGCCAGTTGTAGCTGCTGCACCTACAGAAGCTGCAGCGACATTAGCTCCCACATCTGAGCCTACTGCAACTTTCAGTACACCACAAGAAACTATCCAAGCTACTACTGGTGTGTCAGCGACAGACGCTGCACTGTTGGAACGTATTGCTCAAATGAGTGCTTATGTTGAACCTACTCCAACACCTAGCGATGGGTCTGTTGTCCGTCAAACGGTACCAACTGCTGAGTATCCTCATAAAATTCGTCTGAAAATGATTGATGATTTTGATTTACATATGGAAGCTTATGAATATTTGCTTCTTACGTATAATCAAGATACTCCTTGGATTTTCCCATTTTTCCCAGAAATGGCACACGAAGTCCAATTTATTGGTCTCATTGAAGGCATCTCTCCAGATCATACTTTGCGGATTTATATCAGCCCAGATGCACACATTCATTTCCCACCAGAGCTGGAATATGAGTTAGACATGAATACAATGATTTATCAAAAAATTATGCCTGAAGTAGACTTTACTTAATAGCGAAATTGTATGTTTGAACTTCTTGGTAAAATTCCTAATATTTTAGGTGTAGCTTGTTCTGGCGGTGTTGACAGCTTGAGTATTGTTCATTTTTTAATGCAATCAAAAAGCCGTGAAATTCATATCCACTACTTGTGGCATTATACACAAGATAGTTCTGCAAATTTAAATGCAGTTTTAAATTTTTATTGGTCGAATGTTAAAGAATACCCAAACATTAAGTTGCATATTGACTATCTAAAAAAATTAACTGACTCTTCTGTTAATGAAGAAAGTTATTATCATAGACAACGTTATAACTTTTTCACTAAAAAAGAATACCCAATTATCACTGGTCATCATTTAGATGATCAGGTTGAAAATTGGATTATGACTTGTCTTACTGGCAAGCCTAAGTTAATTCCATACTCGACAGTTAATGTTATAAGACCATTTTTGCTTGTACGTAAGAATGATTTTTACGAGTATGCAGCTAGGCATTCAATCTGTTATCACACAGATAAATCCAATTCAAATTTAAAATATAGGCGTAATAGAATTCGTGCACAAGTTACACCACTTTTGCATGATATTCATCCAGGTTTGTATAAAACTATTTTCAACCTCATTAAGGCAGAGAGTGTTCAAACATGCTGATTATCAGTGTAACAAATGTTTTAGCGTTGATTGGGCTTATTACAGCTCTTTACTGGTTTTATGTTTTTGGATGTTGGCTTACAACAAAGAAAACATCTTATCGTACATGGCGAAATTCCCGTAATATTAAAAATAAACGAGTTACTCCGTGAATAACATAGTACCTTTTTATAAAAATTATTTTAGTAATTTTTATATTACAAAATTTTATAGCGATCGCTATAATCATTGGTTTACGAGCACTGAGCAATACTTTATGTATTCTAAAGCTTTGTATTTCAACGATGTAAAAATTGCACAAAAGATTTTAAAGACTTCAAACCCAGACGAAATTAAAGGTTTTGGTCGACGTGTAGCCAACTTTGTACCTGAAGATTGGTTGCAAGTTTCATACGAGTATATGGTGGAAGCTAACTTGTTGAAGTTTATGCAAAATCCTTATATCCGTACTCGTCTTTTAGAAACTGGTGATAAAATTCTTGTTGAAGCCTCACCTAAAGATTTACTTTGGGGTGTTGGTTTAAGTTTATATAATCCAGATATCTATAAAAAAGAAAAATGGCTAGGTGAAAATAAGCTGGGTCTTGTACTTATGGAAGTTCGAGAAACTATTAAGCTAATGCTCACCTGAGTTGTTTGTAACACACTTCGTACAAAATACTGTGTGTTGCTATAGTCGATTATGTGAGTATGTTGACTATATTCTGCCAGGTCTCACACCTGACCGTCTCAATGATTGGTACGACAATCCAATGTCGGAACATAACCGACAAAACTTACATACTATTTTTGCAATTCTGCAAAATATTATAGAAGGAGAGTTTATATGAAATATTTTATTTCAGTATTAGCTCTTTGTTTTAGTAGTTTATGCCCAGCTGCAGATTTACTTCACGGTAAAGCTTCTTGGTACGGGCCAGGTTTTCATGGAAAACAAACTGCAAATGGTGAAAGGTTTAATCAAAATGATTTGACCGTAGCGCATAAAACGTTACCTTTTGGTACTGTTTTGTGTGTCACTAATTTGAAGACTGCTAAGACAATTAAAGTTCGTGTTAATGACAGAGGGCCTTATATTAAAGGGCGAGCTCTTGATTTATCAAAAAAAGCTGCACAAAGTTTAGGTTTCCTAAACCAAGGCACTTGTAATGTTAGTTACAAAATTTGTGACTAATTAATCTTAATGCTGTTAACAAAGGTTTGTATAAATATGTCATTGTCTTTTGAAAAGGGCCAAAGCCTCAACTTGAGCAAAGATTGTCCAACTCTTAGTAAAATTATGATTGGACTTGGCTGGAATCCAAATGCCACTGCTTCTCCATATCCGCATGATTTGGATGCTTCTGCATATTTGTTAAATTCAGATGGCAAACTTGCCACTGAAGCCAACGTCATTTTTTATAACCAAAAAGAATCTCCAAACAAGGCTGTCACTTTAAGTGGTGATAACCGTACTGGTGGCGCCTCTGGTGATGATGAAGAAATTTTTATCAACTTGCCACTAGTGCCTGCTGATGTTGCCAAAATTGTAATCGTGGTTAGCATCCACAATGCAGCGGAAAATTCGCAAAATTTTGGCCAAGTCGATAACTCGTATGCACGTATGGTTGACAATGTTACTAACGTTGAAATTCTTCGTTTTGACTTGACTGAAGATCATTCGACAAGCACTCTTGTGACTTTTGCAGAGCTGTATCGACATAACGGCGATTGGAAGTTTAAAGCTGTTGGCGCAGGTAGTAAGACTGACTTGGCAGGTTTTATCCGCTCAATTCAGTAATTTAAATTTAAAGCTGACTTTCAATTGAAAGTCAGCATTTCCCTTTTAAAAGGCGATGTTCAAATGACAAAAATGTCAATTTCTCTTGAGGGGAATCCTCAACTAACTTTAAGCTCTAAACAACAACTTTTAAACATTGTGTTGAACAGTTTAATTAAAGGTGATACTTTTTACCACACACAGACTGAACTTCAGACTGTTGTTATTAAACTACTTGCAGACTTACACGCTGCAGGTGAAAGTAAATTTGTTTTTAATCTGGCTATTTTTGCACGGCATATACTTGGGTTAAAACAAGCACCTTTAGATTTACTAACTAGCTATCTTTTAACTTGTACTGAGTTTCCTCCAAACTCTTATAAGTTGATTGGCGAGTATTTTTATCGTGTCGATGACATGTTGAAACTAGTTGGTAATTTACTTGCAGGCGGTTTGCTGCCTAAAGAACTTCCTAAAATTGTAAAAAAATCTTTGGAAGTTGGTTTAAATAAGTTTGATGCTTATCAATTTGGCAAATATAACCGAAAGATTAACAATGTCAATTTGAAGTTTCTTATTTTAACAGCAAGGCCTCAACCTAAGGATTCTGAGCAGTCACGTATTTTTAAATGTATTTTAAATAATACTTTAGAAAAACCTGACACTCACGAAGTTTTGCTTAGTGATAGTTCGCAAAATTCAACACCTCAAGCTCGAATTGACAGTTGGTTAAGCCTTCTACGCAACAATAAACTCGGTTATCAAGCTTTGCTTAAAAACTTAGCTAATATCGAACGCATGTCTATTAGTATGCTTGTTGCTTCAGAAAGCTTAACTGAAATTCAAAGTTTAATTCGCTCAAAACTTGTCGATCGTCGTTCAGTAGCTAGAGCAAAACTGTATCCATATCAGTTTTATTCAGCTATCGACCAAACGCAATCGTACAAAAGCGAGTTAGTGCAAGCTTTGGGCTACGCTATTGACAATGTTCCACAAGTTTCTAAACGAGCTTGTTGGTTAGTTGTTGACGCAAGCTTGTCAATGCAGGGCATTCCAATGAATAATAGTGCTTTTCTGGCTGCTGTGATTTGTAAATCATTACATAATTACAACATACCAGTTTACATTACAACCTTTGGCACATTCTCTAAAAATATTGAAGTGTCTGTTAGTGATTCTTATCAAGATATCATTAATAAGATTAAACACTTTGATGTCGGCGGTGGAACTAATTTAGCAAGTATTGTTGACAACATTCCAAATGTTGAATTAGACACTGTGTTCATGTTTTCAGACATGCAGCTGCAGTCTTTAGCCACTGGCAATTCTTTTGACAGCTTTTTTAGAAGTATTGAGCATAAATTTGCTTTTAATATGGGCCGCTCACCTACATCTGCTGCACAGCCATCTAATGGTTGGACTCAGTTTGCAGGCTATAGCGACAACATCTTACAATACCTTAGCATGTCTGGTGATGCTGAAGTGTTAATTAATACACTTTCAGTTTAAGTTTTAAAATAGTACAGGGTAGCTCAATCGGTAGAGCAGCCGACAAAAAGTAACTTTTGCACTTTTAACCTCCATAGAGTGTTGTAGTAAAGGTTTACATCGACCAATCAGCTGGTTCCAGGTTCGAGTCCTGGCCTTGTACTTTTTAAGGTATTTTTATGTTTAACATTTACTCTCAAAATTGTTTTGAAATGTGGGATGGTCTGGGTAACGATTTGGGAATTGCATCCAGCAGCCCTCAAACTACTCCACCTGAAGTTTTAAAAAAAGATTGTGATTTTAAATCATATTTCGCAAGTTTTTTAGTTTCTGCAGCTTCTTCAATTGTTGCAGGTTGTATTTTGTGGTATGTTTTAAACATCCATTAAACATGCTTGTTAACCCGAAGTGTTCGAGGGACTGGATTGCAAATCCAGTGATACAGAGTTAAAGTCTCTGCACAAGCTCCATATAGATTTTAAATATGAATTTAGTTGCAAAGAGTTATGTTCCAGATCTCTTATTAAAACTGTTGAACGATCATAATGATATTGAAGCTACTTATTCAGATCAACCTAATACATATAAAGTTTTAGGTATTAGTAAACCAGCAGGTGTTTTAAAAGGTACTCCTATATTGATTGTTTACCAAAGTAGTCTTGGAGAGATATACCATCGGGACATTGACGATTTTTGTTGTAAAATGAATTTAGCAATTTAAAAATACGCAGGATTTTACTATATTATGGGTATTTTTTATTCTCACTGCCACTCCTGTGGCACGACAATCTCTTGGTTTTTAAAAACTACCGATGTTGTGTGTCGCAAATGTTCAGTAATTAATACGGAAGGTTGGATAGAATTTAGTTTTTTCTACAGCTATTACTCAAAATGTACGCCTGAAGAAAAACTTAAGCTGAAAACTAATCTAGACAGATATTTAGAGAAACTTTATTAATATGAGTTTTTATCGTAATAATAAAACAAAAGCATTGTGTCGTCTTTATTTATGTAAGCCTCCAAAAATTTTAGGGCAGCATTATGAAGAAGTATGCTTTTTTACTGGCAAAGTTTTTATCATTAAGAATTTTAAACTTAGTGATTACACTTTAATTTCTCAGCTTTAGGCTAAAAGGTTTCACAAAATGTCAGCAAGACTCCAATTTTTTATTGCTGTATTTATTGTAGTTGCAGGAATTTCTTTAACAATTACTAAAGTTTCTTTTGCATTGTTAATTGGATTTGTTGCTGCAATTATTTTGGCTTTTCTAGATTATGTTTTAAAAAACTTTCTAGATATTCTTGAAAGTTTTTTTGATTAATTTTTATTTTCCGCCTGTGGCTAAATGGATAAAGCAAGAGACTTCTATTCTCTAGATTGGGGGTTCGAATCCCTCCAGGTGGACCACTCACAAATTTTATAAAACACATTAAATATACAATTATTAAAAATGAAACACTGCTATGGATCAAACAACTGCTTTAAATATTCTTAAAACAGGTGCCAATGTATTTTTAACTGGCTCTGCAGGTGTTGGTAAATCTTATACTTTAAAAGTGTATTTAGACTATCTTAAAGCTCGTAACGTGCCTTACGCTATTACTGCGTCTACAGGTATTGCAGCTACAAATATTGATGGTCAGACAATTCACTCTTGGACTGGCATTGGAATTAAAAGCCACATTACACAAACACATGTCGACAAGATTAAGAAAAATCAAATAAAATACATGAAGATAATTAAAGCTCGCGTTTTAGTTATTGATGAAATATCTATGTTGCACAAAGATCAGTTTGAAGCAATTGATTTTGTACTACGTAGGCTACGGCAGAGTGAAAAACCATTTGGCGGTCTTCAAGTTATATTAGCTGGTGATGGGCTACAATTACCACCAGTTAGTACTAATGGTGAAGCCAATCGCGATAAATTTTGCTTTATGTCACCTGTTTGGGTTAGAGCAAATTTTAAGTCTTGCTACTTAACAAAACAATATCGTCAAGCTGATGGTGATAAGTTAAATGATATTTTAAATGCAATAAGATCTCAAACTGTCACTCAAGAGCACATTGATATTATTGCTGCGACTTCTTCAAATACGCTCACAAATCCTTTAAAGTTGTATACTCACAACAGAGACGTTACAGCTATTAATAAACAACATTTTGATGCCCTGCCAGGTATTGTGTATACTAATAAGGCTAAAACTACAGGTAAATCTATATTTGTAGATATGTTAAAAGCAAATATTAAAGCTCCTGAAGTTCTTGAATTAAAACTTAACACTAAAGTTATGTTTGTTAAAAATGACAACATAAATGGACAGTACGCTAATGGGTCTCAAGGTACAGTCGTAGGTTTTGAAAGATTTAATGGTCAATATTATCCTAAAGTTAAATTAACAACAGGATTAACAGTGACTGCCGACCCTGTTGAATGGCGTTTTGAAAACAATGGCGCTGGTAACACCGCTACTTATACTCAAGTGCCTTTAACGCTTGCTTACGCTATAACAGTCCATAAGTGTATTCATCCTGACACTTATGTTAATACTACTCAAGGCTTATTGCAGATTAAAGATATACAAGAGTCAGGCGCAATACAAACTGAGTTTGAAGTGTTGCCTTATGTTAATAAAGTTAATAACCACTTACTAACTGGAAAAGAAATTATTTGTGAGCGTAACTATAGTATTAAGGTCACTGATTCTCACAAGTGCTTAGCTTTTACTGGAGATTCTTGGAATTATGTAGAAGCTAAAGAGCTTATTGTAGGTCAATGGCTTAAACTGAAACTTAATCAAACATGTAATAGTCCTTATTTAAAATTGTCATCTGCGACTTCAAAAATATTTGATGTACGCACTGTAAAATACAAATTACCAGAAGTACTTGATGAAAATTTCTCAGAATTCTTAGGATTGCTTTTAGCTGACGGAACTGTTAGAAAAAGTTCTTTTAGCTTAACTAAAAAACATATTGAAACAGTAGAACGTTTTAAACAATTATGTATTAATTTATTTAATGTCGTTGATAACCCTATTAGAATTTTAAATGTGGGTGGTAAAGATTTTTATCAATTTGAAGTCTGTTCTCGTCATCTTTCTCATTATATACTGAATGAGTGGTGTCCTGAATTAGTTTCAAATTTAAAACAAGTTCCTCATATTATAAAACAATCACCCCTTTCTGTTCAGTTATCTTTTTTAAAAGGTCTTTATGAAGACGGCACTGTAAATATTAAACAAAGTAAAGTAGATCACATTGAATTTGCTAATAAATCTTTTACTGTTTGTCAATTTGTACAGCAAGTCTTATTACGTGTAGGGATTGCTTGTACAATATCAAAAAAAGATAACATTACTTATTTATATATTTATGGTAAGTACTGCAAGCTTTTTAGAGATTATGTCGGATTTATAAATAAATTTAATCAACAAAGACTTTTAAATTACACTATTATCAGAACTGATTCTAATAGTAGAGTTCCAGTAACTAAGGAAACTCTTTTAAATTGGTATACGAATAAATACATATCTTATACAATGTATAAAGCTAGTTTAAAAAGAGGTTACGTCACTAGAGATTATGTACCTTCAATTTGTTCTGACTTGTTAGATTTTTATTACGTTCGAATTGAAAATTTAGTCAATATTGAACTTGAATCGCAATGTGTTGAGGTTCCAAATGCTGGAAATTTTATTCAAAATGGCTTTGTAATGTCAAACTGTCAAGGTATGAGTTTAGACGAAGCTGAGATAGATTTATCAAAAGTTTTTGAAAAAGGTCAGGGTTATGTTGCCATATCACGTTTAAAAACTTTGGCAGGTTTAAAAGTGGTAGGTTTAAATGAAATGACTTTTAGCCTTGACTCTTTATTACTTAAAATTGATAAACGTTTACAAGAGCTTTCAACTGAGTTAGAAATTGAGTACGCAGAAGAGCGTTCTGATTTACACGCACAGTTTTTGTTAACAAAATATTTAACAAAAATGTATCGTTAATTGTTGTAGCTATGTCGTCTAATTGGCAGGACAATGGTCTCCAAAACCATTAGTTGCGGTTCGAGTCCGTGCATAGCTGCCATTTTGAGTTTAGACATGAAAATTCTTTTTCTTGATTTTGATGGTGTTATAAATGCTTGTGAGTCGACAGACTTAGTAACATTACAATCTAATGATATTGATTCTTATTCTCCAATATTAATTGCAAATATTAATCGCTTAACTGATGTTTGTAATTTTAAAATAGTTGTCAGCAGTAGTTGGCGCAAACTATATGACTTTCAAACTTTACAGATAGTTTGTAAATCAATGGGTTTAACAGCAGAAGTTGTTGGTTCAACAACTTGCAAAGATTTAGTACCTGAAGAACACCGTAAGCGCGCGGGCTTAATTGCCCGTGGCTTGCAAATCTCCGACTGGTTAGCCAATAACACTTGTGAAGATTACTACGTCTTAGACGACGATTCTGATGCAAGTTATCAACATGAAACTAAGTTTCTAAAAATTGATAATAGTTATGGTTTTACTGCTGAAGTTGCTGATAATTTAATTAAAAAGCTTCAAGGTTGTCAAAATGATTAACTCAAATTTTCTAATTGTTGGGCGTTTTCAAGGTTTCCATAATGGACATTTTCAGCAACTTCAACAAGCTTTGAATAAAACTTTGAACAATGTTGTTGTCGCTATAGGCGTAGGTATTGTAGACGATTTAAATCCATTTGATTTTAATTTTAGAGTCAACTGTATTAAAAATTCTTTTTCATCTGATGACGCAGATAAATTCTTATTTATACCGTTATACGATGACTTAGACACCAACAGCTGGCTACAGTCTGTTTCAAAACTCATTGATCTTTTTGATATCAGTCATTTAGCGGGTTCTAAGAAAGACTTAAGTACTACTACATATTTAAATCAAATTTTAGAGTTAAATCCAAAAGTTACTTTTTGTGATTTTACATCAGATTTAAACATTTCAGGCACACTTGTGCGTGAACTTTTAAATGCCAATGAGTATATCAAGCTTTCAAAAATTGTACCTCAAGGTTGTTTTAAACTGTTGACTAACAATTTTTGTATTGCACCAAATAACCACTCACAATATTGTTGAGGTATTTATGCCAGAACTTATTAAACAAGCTCATCTTTTACTCGATGAGCTTGAAATTATTATTGATAAAATGTTTAAAGCTGCTGAAGCTGTTCAGTAAGCATGACTTTATAACTAGGATTACTTATGAAAATTAAAAGTTTTATTATTGCTGCAGTGTTTTTAGCTTTTTTACAAGGCTGTACGTCTATAGAAGAAGCTGAGCGTGAATTAAATTTACGTTCAGGTTTTGAAGACTGCGCATTAACAAAATTGTGGGTTAATGCCGAAAGACTTTACATTGCACGTTGCGAAAATAGCACTACTAGTAGTGCAACTTTTAAACAACGGACGATTACATATGATTAACTTTAAACAAGAACTTTTAAAGTTATTGGATAAAGAAAAAGAGTCTGGATTAGTTGATATTAAACTAGCTCTTGCAGAATCTTTACCAAATTTGATTAATGCTTTTCGTGATAAAATTCCGTTTAAAAACGTAAGTGTTTCTTTAAAACTTTTTAAAGAAACTTATTACATGGTGACAGCACCAAGTACTGTCGAATTTATTATTTAAGGACTTTTGTATGAATATTTGGATTTTAACTTGGGTTCTTGTAAGTAGCACTGACAGTGTTTCTAGCGGCTCTCAAGAGTATTCAACGCCTAAAGCTTGCTTAGAAGCGAAACAAGTACAAACTAAGTTATTTAATACACGTTTTTATACGGATTACAAAGCAGTTTGCACTGCAAAAATTTTGTAATAAGTAGTTTATCTTCTGTAGTTTAAGAGTAAAAACATCTGAAAGGTCCGGATCTTTTAACAAAACAGATATGCTGTATACGAAAATATAGCCAGAAGATTTTATATTGTTGTTAGAAACATATCGGCGCATGGCGAAGCAGGTTGTTAAAATTAAGATTTATCAATATAAAATGAATCTATAATATTTATATATTCTCTTTTATAAATATAAACATTTTTAGCTTTAATATTTTTAAGTGGTATGCCTATACAACTACAAGCAATTTCAAAAAATTCTTTTATATCTAAAGATAAATTAGTAAATTGATAAAAGTGATTTGTTGTTTTTCTTTTACACTTAGCACCATCGGAATGTAAACAACCTAAGATAAAATCCTTAGGATACATTTTTAATAGTTCTAATTGTTCTGTTGTTAAACTTATTTTTCTTTCATGTTTTTTACCCTGCCCTAAGTGAGGAAATAAAATAGGGAGTTTTTTACTGTGAACGCAAATATCCCAACACCCTGTTTTATTAATCCTTGATACACAATTGTTTGGAAATAAAGTAGTAAGACAATCTTCTATAAGACAGTTTATATTTTCATATTTTTTATCATTGGAAATCCTTAATTTCCAAGTTCTGGCTGTTTTATTTATATAGCCATCCCCAAAATATTGTGCTAAAATATAAGTATAACAACGTTTTTCAACTACTGACCAGCTATTTATATAGTCTTTTAATGAAGCAAGTTCTGAGTGTGTTGTATTTATAATATCTTCAATATTAGAAGTTTGAAATAAATTAAAGTATTTTCTTACTGTACTGCGATCTATTTTAGTTTCTTTAGCAGTTTTTAATTTACTTATATTTGTTTGATAATAATTTATATATAAACTATATAATTGTTCTTTTGATAATTGATTCATTTTTAATCCTTTATTAGTTTTAATTTATTGGGCGTGTGGAGAAATCAGGTAGACTCAGGATTCTTAAACAGTCCCGCTTTAAAGCATGCAGGTTCAAGTCCTGTCGCGCCCACCAATATATTATAACAGCTATACACATAAATTACAAGTTTATACTGTATACCAAAACCTACACTATAGTGGTAAGAAAATCTGACAGGTTTCGGCCTTGGGAGTTCGACTCTCCCTACCCACACCAATATAGTACAGTTTCGAATCCCGTTCGTGATACCAAATTCTTAGTTCGAATCGCGTACATCGTAATGGTACACCGTCGGTTCGATTCCGACTGCGCCGACCAATATTCCAGGTTAATTTAAAAATGAGTTATTTAATTCAATATGTAACTGAAACTCAAATTAAATATACAGCAGGTTTTTCAAAACCGATTGATGTATTAAGCCATTTTTTATTTACTATAGGGAATGGAGTTGATTTTGTAGAAGGTAATCCAGTAGAGTCTGTTCAATTTTACAGGCACATTCCTTTTACAGAGTACTATAAAGATGTACAAACACCAGAAAGGTGCCTTCAATATTATGAAAATGTTTATATAGAAAATAGACTTGAAGAAAATTACAAATCTAGAAAACGTATAAATAATTTTTTAAAATTAACTGAAGAAGAGCAGTGGGAAAAAGCTTTAAAAGAAACAGATGAAAAAATTAACTCTATAGTATTTTTAACACCTGAAAATATTTTTAATTATGATTTTTGGTATGAAAACTTAGTTACTGATTTAAAATATTTTCCAACAATGTGTATTTCAGAAAATTACTCTAGAGTTTTTAAAATCAATGATAATACAGAAAAGAATCTATTAAAACTAAGTAAACTTATTACTCAAGTTTACATTGATTTTTATAGTCGTTGTTTGTCTGACTCTGAATACTTTAATAATATTTTAGAATGTATTTCACCACGTCTTAGACATGAAGCTCAATTAAAAGATATTGAAAAATCTTTGCAAGATTTGTATTTTGTTAAAAGCACGCTAGATTTAATAAATTAAAGTTTTTTAGAACTAGTCCAAATCTCGAGAGTACTCCCATATTATAGGTTGCTTTAAAAATGAATAATCATTTTTTTGAAAGTTTTCACGGCTCAAGCTTTCCTACGCTTTTAAGTTTTTTAAATAGTCAAAAAAGAAATCTTGAGCCTCATTTGTGGCTTATAGCCACATTTTCTGCTACACAGCGATTAGAGTTTTTAAATAATGTATTAGCTGTCAATGGTCTTTTTTTTAAAGCAAATACTATAAATGATAAAGTTGTTCTAACACCGGAGATTTTAGTCTGGTTTGAATTTATTACTGTTAATAAATTAAATATTAACATTAATTTAAGAACTTATTCCTTTACATTAGATCCTTTTAATGTAAAAGAATTTATTTTTCCAGCAAATATTGTTTTTGATGTTGTTAATCAATTAAAATTTGCAAGAGTTCATCTAATTACTGACGATCGACAAAAAGGATTAGATAATTTTTCGCATTTTATGCGTCAAACTCTACAAGTCCAAGTCAATCAGTTTTATTGTATGACTAGTGCAGTTCCAGATTTGTTAAAAATTTTAAGCTGAAATTATGGTAGACCCCACAGGTCAAGTTTATTTAACATACTAGTTACTGTTATTTAAAATGGTGCTGTGAGATATTTAAAATAAATATCTTTTAGGTTCAAGTCCTTGGTCTACTGCCACATATTCGAGAGATTTTATTATGAATAAGCTTAATGATTCTGTTATTGAGTTTCTTTTAATTAATGGCTGTTTATCAGATGCTTTAGCGCTAGCTAAGCAACTTAATGTTATACAACATCCCCTGTTTAACAGACTCTCAACCGCTTTGACTACTGTAGAACTTAACAAGCAACAAGAACTTTTTAAAGTTTTTTATCAGACTTTAAAAAGTAGCCGTAAAGTTTATGTAAGTTCAGACTTAAAAACAGTTATGTATTATGCACATACTTCTGGCTGGCAATTTCGGAAAAAAGATTAAGACTTAATATGATTAAACGTTTTATAATGAAAGACTTATTTAATGATAGTTCTTCTAAAAAAATTATTGAAGCATTTGAAAATGCTGTAGAGAATTTTCATGGTGGTGATCATCATTTTCTGTATGATGTTAGTATTGATTTAGAAGTTAGTTATTTTCATTATAAGCATGAAAATGTTGACTACGCTTTTCAAATTTATTTGAGAACAATCAAACTTACTGACGAACTCTATCAGTATTTGATAAATGATGTATCTCCAGTTGACTTAAAATCATCCAGATTTGTCAATAAACTTTAGGATGTATTATGGTTGTACTTACAAGCCGTCAATGGTTTTGGGTGATTATTACAGTTGTTGTATCAGTTACTACATACAATGTTAGTGAATTATTCCTAAATCATCAGCCACTCTGCCCTTCAGTTGCAGTAACTCCCTAGTGATGTTTGATACAAACATCAGCCTTTATTTCTAATGAAGAATATTCTTCAGATTTTTTACGAGTAATCTATGAGCTTTTTTTCAAATCTCTTTGGTAGTAAACCTGCTGCTGTTGTAGCAGAACCACCTGCCCCTGTAAGTCCAACTCCAGCTGTTAAGCCGCAACCTTCAAAATCTCCTCTTGAAATGTTTGCCGCTGGCGAACGCCCTAGCAGCACATTAGACTTTGTTAAAAAGTACGAAACTCAAAATCCAAGCTTGCTGAATTTTGCAAAAACGGCTGCAATTAGTTTGGTTAAAAATAACTTAACTACAGTTAAAGCAAATGTTGTTATTGTTCTTGATGCGTCTGGCTCTATGACCTCACAATACGGCTCAGGCGCTGTTCAGGGTGTTCTTGACCGTGTAGTACCACTAGCCACTCATTTCGATCCTGACGGCATTTTAGAGTGTCATGCGTTCGCTTGTAAGACTCGCCAAATGCCTAGCATTACTTTAACTACAATCGCAGACTACGTTAAGAATGTAAGCTTGAGCCGTGCTGGCAGTGGCGTAGGTATTGGTTTTTCAAATGATGAGCCAAAAGTTATTCATGAAGTTATTGCCAACCATAAAAATGAAACTAATGGTTTACCAACCTACGTTATTTTCATCAGTGATGGTGGCGTCTATAAAGACGCTGAAATTACTAAACTAATCCGTCAGGCTTCTACAGAAAATATTTTCTGGCAGTTTGTAGGTTTGGGTGGCAGCAATTACGGCATTCTTGAGCATCTTGATACAATGTCAGGTCGTGCTGTTGACAACTGCAACTTCTTTGAAGTAGACTCTTTGTCTTCAATTACTGACGAGCAGCTGTATGATAAACTTCTAACTGAATTTCCAAATTGGATTAAAGATTATCAAGCTTACTGCAATCGTTAATTCTTTATGGTCTACTGTTTAATACAACAGTAGACCATTACTAGTTCTGTAGTTTAGTCGGTAAAACGGACGATTGATAATCGTTTGACTCAAGTTCAAGTCTTGATAGAACTACCATTTTTATTATTGTTAAAAATATGAAAAAAGTTATTGACTTAAAAGAGTTTTCTGAGTTATTATCTAAAGCTCTTAAAGCAACATATAAAGATGTTCTTAATGCTAAAGATATGTACAGCATGTCTAAACGGCAAAAGAAGCATATAATTGTCAATTAAATAGAGTGTAAACTTAACTGGGTTAAGACTTGCCTGCTAAGCAACGTGATTGTTTTTACGGTTGTGGTTCGAGTCCACTGCACTCTGCCTTTTTGTTGTAATGTGATGGGGACTGTAGTGTAACGGTCAGCACCTTGGCTTCCAACCAATAGTTGGCAGTTCGAATCTGCCACACCGCTCCAAACTTTTTAAATAGGTAAATATATTATGTTAATTCCAATGCCTTCTTTATTGGCAGATCCAGCTGATCCAGTGTTAAAGATGTTAACTGAGTTCCACAACTTACCTCCATCTGTAGAAATTATTCCTGGAATCTACCAGATTAATTCTTTTGGTGGTACCCATATTTTATCTGATTTTGAACGATATCCAACTTTGGATATTGGCCCTTATGGCGTTTGTGATAATTGTGAACAAATCCTAGAGCAATGCCCTGAACTGGTAGATTCTACTGATCGTTCATTTGTGATTACATTAACTCCAGTTGTTAAAGCTGATCAACCCGCAGAAGGTGGTTGGCGTTGGCATAAATGGGGTGAGTATATTGGAAATTTAGACCCTCAGTATGAATATATTTATGATGAACCTTTTATTGAAAAAGTTTATTGTTATCATATTTATGAATTGGTTAAATAACAAATTAAGCCCTTCAGAAAGGCTTTTGTCGTTTTCGCACTTTTAGACTATAAAACTAGAAAGTGTTGACAGGAAGGAATATAAAGCTTCTAGGTTTTTTATGCGTGTGAAGACAGCGCTGAGTTATTATCCTTTAAAAATATATTTTTAAACAACTAGTCGTATTCATTCTGGGAGTACGCGTTTTTTATTTAGCAACTGTAGCATAGCTAGTCTACAAGACTAGCAAACTTTCTACTTGTGCTTTAACTATAGTTTCAAGCTGTATTAAATTGTGATCAAACTCCCAATGACAATTTGGACATAAATGGATTAAATTAGTTTTATTGTTAATTTCAAATAATGAATCATTATTATTAAAATTAGTTAAAGCTTTTATATGACAAACTTCAAAATGTTTATCATAATTACATAGTGCACATTTTGGTAAATAGTGGTATTTAGCGTAAAGCCTTGCATTACTTCTAACGCCGTCGTATTTATTTGAATGAGTTCTTTTAACTACGTCTGATAATTTTCTTGATTTCATGCCATACTCCATTAAACAAAATTGAGAACATGTTCCACTATCTCTACATCTTGTAGGTTTATAATCTACAAGACAGTTTAAACAATTTTTAATTGAGTATTTTAATTTACTTGTGATATTATTTGTTTTAGCTGCACAAGAACTAGAGCAAAAAACAAAACCTGACTTAGATCCTTCTATTTCTTTTTTTGTTTTAGTAATTTCTTTATCGCATGTTTTACAATTTGTAATTACTTTAGAGTCTATTGATTTAAGCTTTATAAAACAACTTCCACTGCATGTTGTTCTGTAAGTGTTTTGATTTTTAAGCTGTAATGTTAAATACTTCTTTTGCAGTGAAAACTCTGTATTGCAATACTCACAATTAATAAAAATTAAAGAATTTGATTTCATGTTGTCAATTTCATGTTGAGTTGTAATGTAATATTTTGGTAATGTAGTCATATTTATTTCCTTTTTATTTATATTTTAAATTTATCCGGCTGTGCCAGAATTGGTTAAATGGACTCGACTCATAATCGAGCGTGCTACAGCACATTGTGGGTTCAAGTCCCACCGGCCGGACCATTATACACTGTTTTTATAACGTGTTAAAAAAATGCAGGATAAGCATGTTAAAAGTAATTTGGAATTCTTTAACAGGTGCTACTGTACCTGATGGTTGTTGTGAAGCTTGTGCAAGACAACAAATTAAAATTTATTTAGAGTTTTAAAAAATGGGTTGCGTAAATTGTCATAATGGTGAAGTAGAAGTATCTTTCAACGTTCCAGTAATTAGTAAACAAATTAGACAAGTTTATAATTTATGCGGGTCTTGTGCTAGTTTAACTTGGTCTAAGTTTAAACATACTCAAGCATTTGAATCTATTATTGTTAACACACCTTACACAGCTAAAGAATTTAAAAAATTAGCTGAAGAGAATAATAGTGATAAGTTTGGAAGTAGCTGGTGTGAATTTTTTATATAAAATTTTTTAACTTTATATTTTCTTGTTGTAGTTGAAGTTATGTGCATTTAAAACATAACTTCAAATTTTTGCCCATAATCCGAGCATGGTGCACGGACTTGTCTGTTAAACAATGAATAGCTAGGATCGTTACCTAGATGGGCAGCCACTTATTTTGCTAATATTTTATTGGCAAGTTTTGCCTCCACTAAAGGCATTAAATTATTATGAACAATAACACTTGCGCATAAATCAAAAAACTCTTCTAAAGTTAGATCGCTTTTAGCTTTATTAGCTGCTTTAGTTGTTAACCCCATATTATCTAGAGTAGAACTACCATTTTTTGAAATAGGTATAATATGATCTAGTTGATAATCTGCTGACTTTGTTAAATCAACACTTTCACCAGTTAAATAACAATAAGGCTTTTTTATTAACTCTTCATAAAGATTTTTATAATTTATATAATTTTCACCATCTTTATGTAATTTTAAGCCTTTTCTAATCTCTCTATCTTGAGAGAATTTAAGAGCTTTATTATTAAGTCCTTTTGCTTGCTCTCTTGTAAATTGAGTTAATTTTGTACTTAAAGGGTTATTTTCTTTAAATTTTTTAGTCGAATCTGCAACTCTCTGTTTTTCTTTTTCTGTAAGGTGATAGCATATTACACTTTTTGTACAGTTAAGTTTTTCAGAAATTTCTCTGTAACTTAAATTTTGATTTCTTAAATCAATTATTTTCTCTTTTAAAGATGTTTCTTTTAGCATGTTTATAACTCTGTAATTTATTAATTTTAATGTTTGTTCGATTATTTAATAACAACTCGAACTTGTGTAGCGCAAGTATATTACAAAGTAATTAGCAATGCAACTGTTTACCAACATCAGCATAGGTTTATGACTTATACGTGTTGGTTTTTTACGCATTTGAGGCCGATTGGTAAGGTAACTCCCTGTCTAGGAGTCTTATGTGGGTTCGATTCCCATTAAATGCGCCTTTATATATTTTAAGATTGAGTTAAAATGAGCTTATTTAAAAAATTATATGCTAGTTATATACATGCAGTTATTAACATACCAAATGAAAATATACTTATACCTACTTTGTATAAAAGAAAATCTTCTTTTATCTGGTGTGATAAAACTCAACAGTATGTAGTAAAACCTCCTCAACTAAATTCTAAGTATTATTTTAAAAATTAAGGTTTATTATGTTTGATAAAGATCGTATGGAACGTCACTTACAAGGCCCTTCGTACCATTGTCCAATAGAACCTGGACATCAAATGGAAAGAGCAGAACTTCTTGAATACTTGTGTAATATACATCAATTTGTCATAGATCATCCTGAAATTTCTGCGCATTATTTAAATAAGTTTTTGAATAGTTATCGGATTCCTTACAGTGTTTTTAAAAAGTATTATCGTAGCCGTAAGGCAAAGTGACAGGAGTAGGTCGCCCCTGTGTAAGACTTTTAAGTCTTCAGAATGTTTTGATTTCACTGTAGTTTAATACTACAGTCTATTCTCATAAACAAAAGACCCTTATTTTTTAACTGTATTAAAGGTTTATTATGCAAGAAAGTGTAAAATATTTAAAGCTTACTGAAGAATTACAAATTTTAAGACGTGCAAATATGCAGCTAGCTCAAGAAAATAGAATTCTTAAGACAAAATTAGCTGAAATAGAGGGTGAGTATAACAGCCAGTGTAATATTCTCACAGGAGTTCGTGCTGATTGGTTATTAAAAAATACTTAACACACAATTGGTCGGTAGATTAGTGGTTATTTTTTAAAATAAGCAATTTTGGAGTATATTTCAGTGGTAGAAAATTTAAATATCAACTAGTTTAGCGTGAATTTCTTTATGGCAATTCGAACAAACTAATATACATTTATCTAATTCTTTTTTCATTGTTTCATTTAACAACCTTGAAGTTGCTGCTGAAATAGCAAAATCTTTTTCATTTGGATCTAAATGATGAAATTCTAAAGCTCCTTGATATTTATTATAATCGCAAATTTGACATTTAGATCCTTTGTATTCTATACACTGTGTTTTTAAATCTCTAAACTGCTCGGTAATTCTAGAATTAAAACACAGTTTACATTCCGAGTGCATATTTTTATGTTTTTTATTTTTAAAATAATATTCTGAAATTTCTTTATTAATATTGCATTTAGTACAAACTTTTTTATTATCTATAATTTGTGTGTATATTTTAGTTTTTAAATTATATTTTTTAAGCCAATATCTAATAGTTGTTTGTGATACTTGAAGTTCTTCTGCAATTTGTCTAGAAGATTTATTTTGTTTAATAAAATCTAATAATATTTGTTTATTCATAATATGATACTCTTTAATTTTAATTGTAAGTTGAGTTAGTAGTTTACTACTAACTATTGAACTACTACTATATTATGTTTATAATATATTGTCAAGTATAATTGGCTTTAAGCATTAAGGTGATGCAGGAAACTTTTAATTTCCAGAAGAAGGATCAATACCTTCAAGGCCAACCAATATTTACACTTTTAATCAGGGTATCGAGGGTTCAAATCCCTCCCGGCCAACCAAAACAATTAACTTAAAGGCATGTTTAAAATGGTAGAAATTATTCTTATGTATAATTTAGTTATTCATAGAGTTCACAATATTGAAGTAATTGCTCAATATAATGGGGTTAAAATCCCTGAATTTCCGCCTTTAAATTTTTAGAAATAATACTGAGTTGCCAAAAAATATTACAGATTGGACTATTACAATTGCTGGCGATAGTGCTAAATTAGTTATAAATAATGTTGTTTTTTCTGATAACTTAGTTTCAGAAAAACTCTTAAATTTTAGCTATAAGTCTATTACACCTTGGACTTAGTCGTAAAAGTTGCGTCAGGCTACAAGGATCCCAACTTGTAGCCGATTTGGGTGGAGTTTTCGAGATCTTCTTTAAAAAATACTCGACCAAATATTACTTTTTAAGTAGGTGTGTTTTTGAGTATTCAGCATAAAATAAAAAAGTTTAATAATGAGTCTTCTACTCATATTAAATCTATGAAATATAGATTCAAAGAAAACAATACTTATTATGAAGTTTCAGAAAAAATTCCTTGGCGTGCTAATAATATTCTTAATGTTTTTTATAAAATATTTAAAAAATCTTTAGCCCAAAATATTAATAAGTCTATAAACAATGTCTATAAAGATATTGTTAAAAGTCCTTATTTCTTAGAGCATAAAAAATATCAAAGTTATTTTATTGATATGTTTAACCGTGAAGTTTATTATATTAGACAATATGGTTACTACCATTCTAAGCAGTATGGTTTTATAACTTTAGAAGGTTTAATAATTACTTCAAAATAACGAGGATCCAGCAGCGTAGCAACATACTTAATGCACTGTTCTGTTCTAGATTGTTATACAAGTTGCGGTATAATTGCTGGAGGGTTTATTCTGTAATGGTTTAAACAACCTGAACCCGGTTTAGTTTGCATTTTTGTAGGCTAGAGTAAGTGCTAAAGAGTTTCGGCGGCCAGCATTGTAGTAGTTATTTTTTAGATTGAGGTTATTGTGTGAAAATTTTAAGTATATCAGAATCTTCTTTTGTAGTTGGACACTTAAGATATGTTGGATTTGTAATTGAAACATCTTCTGGGTGTATCGGTGTAGGTATACAGGAAGGACGGAAATGTTGTGAATCTTACGGTTACCTCAGTTCTCTAGATAATTTTGATGATTTTATTGATTCTCAAGTTTTATCTGTTTCTGTAGTAGACAGCGCTTTAAATTTGACAACTTTAAAATTGAAAGAAGTGCAAGCTGACAACTGTATCTTTGTAAATATTGAAACTACTAAAGGTTTGTTTCAAATTACTGTTTATAATGAGCATAACGGTTATTATGCTCACGATGTTTATGTTTCGAATTGCGATGCAATTCTAGTAAATCGTTATTTATAACGATTTTTTCCATGTATGTAATGCAACTATTGGTTGGTTGCACCGCGCTGTAAACGCGATCCCGGATTAATGATCACAGTGTAGGTTCGATTCCTACTGCATACACCATTTTTAATAAATTTTTAAAATACAAGAGCATACTTATGTTAGGCTCTTGTTAGATGCATCGTTAGCGCAGTTGGTAGCGCGGCTCCCTTACAAGGAGTAGGTCAATGGTTCGAATCCATTACGATGTACCTTTGCGGAAATGGTGAAATTGGCAAACACGCTGGATTTAGATTTCAGATGCTGCGGGTTCGAGTCCCGCTTTCCGCACCAAATAGAAGAGTGGTGAAGTCTGGTTCAACACAACGGAATTTGACTCCGTCGTGCGTGAGCTGTCCTAGGTTCGAATCCTAGCTCTTTTTCCACAACGGTAAGTTGGCAGAAATGGAATAATTGCACTAGTCCTGAAAACTAGAGCCTGATGATGAATCGGGTTGTGGGATCGTACCCCACACTTACCGCCAGCAGTTGTTTGAAATAAACAACTGCTTTGTGCTTAATTGCACAAATACAACGTGTACTTTTAGTACTCATTTAATTATCACAAACAAAGAGGTATTTTTATGCAGTATAGTGTACTTGCTTCACCTGCTCATGCAAAGACTGCTGGCTATGGTCTGGGTGTGTTTGATGGTGACGGCATTGCTGAAAGCTTTGGGCTTGTCTGACTTTGAAAGCTTATGGCGTTAAACGTTCAGATATTCCCCCAAGCTGCTTGTAAATTTGGATGCTGTTTTCCTTATAGAATGTGTAACTTACGTGATCGTAAAAAGCATGCAAGGCGTCAAGGTAAACAATCAGCTTGGCTAAGTGTCATGTAATTGTTGTATTGTTAAAACCTAGAGTATAGTTACTCTAGGTTTTTTCACAAATCATTGTAAGTAGTTTTGTTGTCTTAGGCTTACTTCGCATGTTAGGCAAATAAACCAGCTTAAGTATTTTTATCTGCTTACAATGATTTGTGAAAGTTAACTTTCACAAAAGACCGTTTATATGTCCGACGGTCTCTAAAGAACAAACAAACTTGTTTGCGGATCCGAGCAGCACCCTCGAGCGAGGTCAAGTGTTAAGAACTGAGTATCGCTTTATTAGGCATCGGCTAATATTTTGCTTCGGTAGCTCAGTTGGTAGTAGCACTGGATTGAAAATCCAGGTGTCGCTGGTTCGATTCCAGCCCGTAGCACCAAATTTAATATTATTGAGATAGCTAGCATGGTCAGTATGGTTGGTATGGTTGGTTCTTTTAGTAGAGTTGTGTGTAAGAGGTGCTATACTCTTTTACAGTACTCTCAAACTGATATTCAAACAAAACTTGGTTCTGTTTGGGATGTTGACTATACTCTTTATTATATTAAATGTTTAAAATGTTCTTCTGTAGTCGAAGTTTCTAAGATTTCAGATGCTACTTAAAGCTTCCTTAACTCAATTGGTAGAGTAGCTGATTTGTAATCAGCCTGTTATAGGTTCGAGTCCTATAGGTAGCTCCAATTAAATACTATTTCGAATTAGTTAAGCGGTTATAACAATGCCCTTTCAAGGCGTCATCGCGGGTTCAAATCCCGCATTCGAAACCTCCTGGGTCTTTAAGTGTAGATTGTTACTCTGCTTCTTAAAGACCCTAATCTCTCCCCTCCCTTTTATCTTTAAGGATTTATTTTCATGGCTCCCCAAAAAGGTGGTAAACCGTCAAAAGGCACCGTTTATCAACAGCTCGGCTCGTTTATCAAAAATAAGCGTAGCAAAATTGAAAAACATGTCAAAAAGTTTCCAAATGATGTTAAAGCTGCTCAAGCTCTAACTGTTGTTGGCTCTGCTAACATTCGTAAAAAACCAAAAAATAAACTCGGCTGGCTTCAAAGTAACGCCACAGTTACTTCCTATATTCGAAGTAATATCCCCACTGTCACTAAAGACGTGGCTAACGGCATTGCACAAACAATCAAATTTGTAACCAAAGTTGAAAATGTGCATAAAAGTGAACTTAAAAAAGGTATGAAATAATAATGACCTCTCCTGCTCAAAAAAGTCTCGAAGCTTCTGCTCGTCGTGTAAATCCTGGTGTTGAGCCAGTTGTTGCCGCTATTCACCTACGTAACTACGTAGATGATCGTCGTACTTTCTGCACACCTGCTGTTCAAAAAGAACTTAGCATTCCAGAACTGATTGGTGGCGGTGCCACTATTGCCGGTGTTTTGAATGATGTCGACGAAGTTCACATGGCGTTGTCAATTTGTGGTGAAGAGTGTAACTTCTCTCGTGCCCTTGGTTTGAAAATTGCTGCAGATGCACTTCATGCGTCTTTGCTGCCTATTGAAGATGAAGCTACTGCTGCTAGTCTTACCAAACGTTTGATTACTTTGCCAAAAGGCGAAGATGAGTCAATGCAGTCTGTTTTGATTAAAGGCGCTGATTTGATTCTGAAACGGTACTCTTCAAAATATAAAGTTCAATCTTAAACTGAGCGCCAACTGTATGTTAAATTATCGAAAATCTCTTATTGTTTGTTTAGCATTAGCAGTTGCGTTTCCACTTACAGCATGCTCTGATGATTCAGAGCCTGCTGTTTCAAAAGTGATTCGCACTTCTGCGCCTGTTCAAACACAACAGCCTCCAGCGCCTGTGTATTATACATCTGAGCCGCCTGCTGAACAGTATCAACAGCCTGTGGTTGTACAACAACCAACACAGCAACCTGTCATTGTACAACAAGACAGTGGTATGGGTGATGCATTGGCTGGTGCTGCAATTGGTGCCGTTGCAGGTGCTGCGCTAACTAGTGCTATGAGTAATAACAATCGCTCATCAGATTATGGCTATGACAACCGCTATAACAATAACTATGGGAATTCTAACAATTATGGTAGCTATAATCGGCAACCACAACAAGTTAAGAAAACTGTAATTATTAATAAAACAGTTGTTGTTAAGCCTCAAGCACCTAAGCCTGTTATTAACAAACCATCTTCTTCAAACTATTCAAGTAAACCGTCTTTTAGTAAGTCTTCTACTCGTTCAGTCCGTAGTGTTAGCAGTTCGTCTAGCCGTCGGCGTTAATTTAAAAACTCTTTATGTCTACTCTACCTTTTAGAGTTCAGGTAGTCAGCTGTGACGAAGCACGTCTATTATTTAGATTAGATGTGCTTCTTGTTGACACTCAAACTCCACTCTTAAGTTTTCCTTTTAACTCTTATTCAATTACTCAAACTGCTCATATAATAATGCGGCAATTGCAAAATTACGGCTCCAATGCGCTTAACCGCCTTGGCATTCAACCTACACTATATTTTCCAACTGTTTATCAGAAATTTTTTCAAGAGTATGGTATAACAATTAAAGGTTTGACTAAAACTTTAAATGCTGCTTTTTATGAATATTTGATGACAAACTTGCAGCATTTAATACCTATTCTTAAAATTAGAGCTGCCAGTTCTTACAGAAAAGGTAGTGCTGTTAGACGTTATAATATGAATAAATTAGCTTCAATAACTACTGATACTAATAATTATTTATTAAATTTATATAATACAGAGAGACCTAAGTATCGAAAGGTTGCAGAGCTTTACTATGCAGGCTTAGCCGATTCTTTGCAGCAATATAATATGCCTGTGGTAGTTACAAGTTTACCTTTTGAAGAATATCTCGGGCTAGATAAGATTACGCATTATTTAATTTTTGTACAACTAACTCGACGTATTGATGCTGATAGAGCTAGGAAGCTTATTTGCTTATCTAACTTATATACTAAAACAAGTTTTACACTAATTGTCAGTATTTTTCGAAGAAATTATTCCGATAAGCTTCTACAATTATTGCTCGATGAACACGACATCTATTATAAAATGTTTGGTTATAATTACTCCAGACAGCAATTATTTTTAACTTGGTTTTTTAAACAACCTGCAGACTATTATTCTCTTGCACAATATATTGCAATTTTTAATTTACAATCACCCGATCTTTCAAGATCATTGTCTAGATATAATTGTTCTTTTCGTTGAGATTTTATGAATATTTTATTACAGCCATTACTTCAAACTTTAACAGATTTATCTGTAAATATCCGTGATTACGGTGATCATATACTTTTAAGCTATGACCAATTAAAAAGTCCTAGAGAATCTGCCATTGTTCATAATTGTCGTGGCACTGTTGTACGTAAGTCTGATATGAAAATTGTCCGCCGAATGTTTCCAAGATTTTTTAATTTAGGAGAATTTCCTGAAAATGATCTTAAATTTCAATTTGAAAACTGCACCATTGAATCTAAAGAAGATGGTTCTATTATTGGCGTTTGGTATAATGAACTGACAGAGTCTTTTGAAATTGGTACTAATGGTACACCTAATGGTGAATCACCTGTCCAACAGTTAAGTGCAATGTTTGAAAAAGAATCTTTAATTTCTTTTAAAGATTTGTTTATTAAAACTTTCACTGAAACTACAGGTCAAGACATATCAGTATTTTACAGTAAGCTTGATAAACAATTTACGTATTGTTTTGAATTGTGCACTATGGATAATAAAGTTGTTCATATGTACGAAGAACCTAAAATATTTCTTTTAGGTTGTTTTAATAACATAAGTGGATATGATACAACTACTGATATTCTTGATACTATAGCATTAGATTTAAATGTTCACAGGCCTTTAAAGTATTCTTTTACAACTTTTGATAGTATTGTTTTAGCAGCAAATTTATTACCAGATCTTCAAGAAGGTTTTGTTTTAAGAGATGTTAACAACTTACGTCTTAAAGTTAAATCTGATGCATATTTAAAAGTACATCATTTGAAAGGTAACTTTTTAACACCAGTTAGAGCTATTGAATTATGTCTCAGCGGTGAATATCATGAGTATCTTGCTTATTGTCCTGAGTATAAATTTTGTATAGATACATTACTTAGCACTTTAGATAAATTTTATTTAGATGTTTATACTATTTTTAACAGCATAGACTCAGCTCTTTCTGCTAAAGATTTTGCAGAATCTGTTAAACATTACCCTTGCAAAGCTTTTTTATTTAAGCTTAAACAAGATCCAAATTTTAATCTTGAAGATCACTTCAAGACTTTATACCCACAAGCAGTTTTACGTTGTTTAAAAACCTGCACTTAGAGTCTATTTATGTTCACTGTCACTAGGCATTCAGCTATCTATAAATTTTATCAAAGTTATCATTCTCGTCTTTATCTTTTTGGTTGTTTAGAACCAGAGTCAGATAATTACCCAGAAAGTACTGGCGCATTTAATGATACTTTTGCTTTTTTAAAAGCAACTTTGTTTAATATTTTTATTACAGGTCTAGTACTTTTAATTTTAGCTCCAATTTTAATTGTTGTAACTTCACCTATAATTGCTTGGCAGCTTGACACTCTAAGCTCGGCTTTAGCGTTACTTGTAAGTTATTTGACAATACTTTTTTACGTAGTTATTAGTCTAGCAATTATCTTTGTAGGTATTTGGCTTGATGGTAAACCTGTAATAAAACCATTTCTTAAACAACATTTTAAAAAATTTTCAAATATAATTAAATTTAACCCGGAAGCATAATTTTATGCAACAACCTCAACAATTTTTAAAACCACCCTCTGAAGTTACGTTAACATCTGAGCTTGCAAATTTGCAAGCTCAGATTAACAATCAATCTTCAGTTATTAGCAAGCTGCTTCAAGTTTTGACGCCTGTTTTAAAAAGTCCTCAACCTGAAGATCAACCAATTTCAGGCGCTATTGGAAGTCCTAATGTATCGCCTTTAGCTAAACAGATTCGCGCTTGCTATTCAGAGCTTGAGATTAACACTCAAACTTTAAACAGTGTTTTAAATATGGTGGATTTATAATGACTAATAATCCTGAACTTTTCTGTTATTGGCTCCAAGGTTTTTTTGAACTTTCTAATTCAGAAACAATAACACCACTACAAGTTAAAGTTATAAAAGATCATTTAAATTTAGTGTTTAAAAAAGAGACACCGAATATCACTTCAGATATTTTAAAAGAATTTCCAGATAGTTTTAGCTTCCCGAAGAGTTTGTATTACACGAGAATAAAGCCTGAACTCACTTGTTAGTATCTAAACAAATACACGCTATTTATAATAGCAATATATTAAAAACTAGTTAATTAAAAATGAATAATATAGTTATTTATCACAACAACTGTTCCGACGGTTTTGCAGCAGCTGCTGTAACTAAACTACATTTTAAAGATCAAGCTGAGTATTTTCCAGGAAATTATACGGATGCTCCACCTTCTGTTGTAGGTAAGAATGTTTACTTTGTAGATTTTTCTTACAGTCTCGAAGTTGTTTCAAAAATGTTGCTAACAGCAAATCATGTTTATTTTATTGATCACCATAAGACTGCAATTGAAGCTTTGGCGCCAATATTTAATCACCCTAAATTTACACCTTATGTTAGTTTAGAAAAGTCTGGCGCTGGACTTACTTGGGATTATTTTTATCCTAATAAGGCTGTACCAGATTTAATAAAGTATGTTGAAGATAGAGATTTATGGAATTGGAAGTATTCTAACACTCAAGAATACTTAATGGCTATTGAATTAGAACCATTTAATCTAGAAACCTATTCAGTTGTTTTAGAAAAGTCTATAACTGAAAGTACAGTACATACTAATTTTTTAATAAATCAAGGTACTATAATTAAAAAGTATTACGATAAGTGTATATCTCAGTGTGTTGAGAATTCTACTATAATTAAATATAAAGATATGTTTGTACCTATTTGTAATTGTTATTACAAATTTAGTAGTCATGTTGGAAATGCTTTAGCTAAAGCAAATCCATATACTTTTTCTATTATGTATGAAATACGTGGGGATGTTGCACATGTTAGTTTTAGATCAGTTGAGACTGGTGTAGATGTTTCAGAAATAGCTAAAGAGCTTGGTGGTGGCGGGCATCAGATGTCTAGCGGTGTTAAAATTCCAACAAAAGAGTTTTTTAAACTCTTCTTAGAGTAAAAATATAATGGCTTTACCAGCTAACAAAAAAATAGTAATTTTAGGTGGTGGCACTAACTCCTATGTTTACAATCATTTTGCATTGTCTGCACCTGCTTACGGCAATACTGCTAGGCAATTAGAGCAGCTTTTTAAAGAACATCCACAAAATAAAATGGATGTTATTTTAAAATTAACTAAGATGGCAGATCCTGCTAATAGTACTATGGATACGCCTGAAGATGTTTCTTCAGAAGTCGATAGAATTATTGAAGACCCAGATGTTCGTATTGTTGTATTCAATATCGCCATGGTTGAATTTAAACCTACACATTTAAAGTATCACGCTAGAGATAATTTAAATGTTGGCCATAGGTATACAAGAGTTTGCCGTGATTTAAATGCACCAATGTTTAACAAATATGCAGAAAGACTTCATAATGTTGCTTCAGCAGAATTAGCTCTAGAGCCTTATGAAAAAGTAATTAATAAAATTCGTAAAACTCGTAAAGATATTTTATTGGTTGGTTTTAAAACCACTTGTGGGAAATCTAAAGAAATTCAGTTTGAACGTGGACTGAAATTGGTAAAACAATCTTCAGCCAATATTGTTTTTGTAAACGATGTCTCCCCAGATATTTTAAATAATGGTTTAATTACACCTGAAGAATCTTCTTATTGGTATAATACCAGAGAGGATGCACTAGAAGCATTAGTAGATATGGCCATTAAGCGCTCTAATTTAGCGTTTACGCGCTCTACTGTAATTGATAGTGCATTGGTACCTTGGAACTCAGAAGAAGTCGCTAGCACTCTTAGAGACGTTGTAAACTACGTTACAAGTAAAGGCGCTTATAAAACTTTCACTGTAGGTGATGGTACTGGTAAGATCGGATCCGTTGGGCATTTTGCACAGCGTATAAGTTCTAATACTTTCTTAACATCCATGCGTAAATCTAATTTTAATGAATTAGAGTCTTTAGGTTTAGTTAAAGTTGTTACAGATGGCCCAGATCATATTTATGCTTATGGTGCTAAGCCATCTGTTGGCGGTCAGACTCAAAGATCTGTATTTGATGCATATCCGACATTAGATTGTATTGTCCATTTTCATTGCCCTTTAAAGTCAGCTAGTAGGGACTTTATTAATTGTAAGTCTCAATTTGAAGCTGAGTGTGGTTCCCACAATGCTATTGATAAAACAATAAGTTTAAGTTGTGCTGAAAACACAATACAAGGTTTACGTGAGTATTATCTTGACAATGGCCAATTAATTTGGGTAGTTCATCTAAATCATCACGGTCCAAATATTGTATTTAGTGCTGATGTTGATGCTCAAGCTATAATTAGGTTTATAGATATGCATTGGGAATTATCACTTAAGACTACAGGGTTATCTGAGGACTTAACTTAGTGGAAAATTTAGTTTTTATAACAGGCGCTGGAATTAGCGCCGAGTCTGGTATACCAACGTTTCGCGGTTCATCAGACAGTCTTTGGTGCAACTATTTGTTAACAGTCTTTAACTTAGGTACTTTGGCATGTCTACAAATTTAACTTATGATGAGTGGGTTGAACAATATTCACCCTATTTAGGCCCCACAGAATCTGGAAATGAGGCCGGTCTTTTTGAAACATATGGCAAAGATCTTGAGTTTATTTCAAAAAATCATGATTCTTTAATTTGGACTCTTGTTGATACTGGCGGATCTTTAATTATACTTAACGGTTATCACTTTATTGATAGAGTTAATTATATGTTTTCAGCTAAACCTTGGTCGACCGATGTTGTTGTAGAATATTTGGATGAAGATGAGCAACTTTAAGTTGTTCATAACTTCTTAATGCATATTAGTTGAACGTTCCATTATGCTATTTTAATTTTTAACGTTTTTAAGGTTTATTTAAATCATGTCTGGTTTATCATTGTTGGCTTTGTTAGATGATTTGAGTGTATTGCTTGATGATATTGCTTTAACATCGAAAGCTGCAATACAACGAACTTCTGGATTACTAATTGACGACTTAGTCGTTAGTGCTGAACAGCTTAATGGCATTAAGTCTGAACGAGAACTCCGTGTTATTTATACTGTAGCTAAAGGCTCATTTTATAACAAGTTGCTTTTAGTTCCGATTGCATTGTTATTAAGCACCTTCATTCCTTGGATTATTTTGCCACTATTAGTTTTAGGTGGTTTGTATCTTTGTTATGAAGCTAGTGAAAAAGTTTTAGAATTTTTATTTCACCCTACAGCGCAAGCGGAACGTTTGCAATTAGTTGAAAAATTCAAAGACCAATCTTTTAGTTTAAAAGACTATGAAGATAAAAAGATTAAAAATGCAATCCGTACAGATTTCATCTTAACTGCTGAAATTTTAATTCTTATATTAGGATTAATTCCTGTAGCCTTCACAATTTCTGCAAAATTACTAATTCTTGCAATTGTATCTATTTTTGTACTTATAGGTACATACGGTGCAGTTGTACTTATTTTAAGACTCGATGATTTTGGCCTTTGGGCTTTACGTCGTGGTTATAATAAGCTTGGTAATTTTGCTGTAACAGCTTCGCCTAAGCTTTTAAAGCTTTTAACTGTGTTAGGTACAATTGCAATGTATATTGTTGGTGGTGGGATTTTGTTACACAGTCTAGAGACTGTTTATCCAATTTTACATACACTTGTTATAAATACATATGTTGAACATCTTATTGGTATTCTAATAGGATTTTTAGCCGGTACCCTTATGGCTTGTATTGGACAATTTTATGAACAATACTTAGAAAAATTCTTGCACGAAAAATGATAGTTTGTATTTGTGCTAATATTAGCGACTCAACTATAAAACAAGTTTCAAACTTCTCAACGACTCTCGAAGATCTTCGAGAGTCGTTAGATGTTTGTAATAATTGTTGCTGCTGTTACTTAGAGATTATTACTTTATTGAGAGATCTTAAAAATGAATAGTAAACCAACTGTTTATTTAATTCGCGGGTGGTCTGGTTCTGGCAAGTCCACCCTTGCTTTACACTTAGCTTCTGCTTTAAATGCCGTACATTGCGAGGCAGACCAGTACTGGTATAAACCAGATGGGACTTACCGGTTTGATGCCACTAGGCTACAAGCCGCCCATAATTATTGTTACTGTAAATTTTTAAATGCTTTAAATAATAATTCAAATGTTGTTGTATCTGACACTTTCATACACTTGAAAGATCTTCGACCATATACAGAAGAACTTGATCGTCGTGGAATCACACCTAATATTGTTGTAGCTGCCAGTAATTTTAATAATATTCATGAAGTTTCTGCAGCTAAAGTTAAAATTCAAAAAACTAGTTTATTAAGTTCGCTTAATCATGTACCTGCAGTGAGTAAATAAGTATGGGTGGCAATATTTGGCAGTCATCTGTTCGCCTTTGTCGCGAAGATTATGATAATACTGTTTTGAGTATTATCGAGCTTGTTAAAGGTATTGACCCAGCTGCTTTATTTGAAACTATTGATTATGTCCGTGAGAAAGATAGTTTTGGTGATTTAGATATTTTAGTTTTAGGTAGTGTCTCTAAATTTAGAGACTACTTTACAACTGCTGGTATAGCTTTTAGTAAGAATGGTTCTGTTTTATCTGCGCTGATTAATAATTTTCAAATAGATTTTATTTTTGCAGCTACACCTGAAGAGTTAGCTTACTCTAAAAACTATTACAGTTGGAATGATGCTGGAAATATTGTTGGCCGTCTAAGTAAATCTTTAGGTTTTAAGCACGGCCATAATGGCTTATTTTATATTCATAGATCAGAACAAAAAGATCGTATACTAAGTACCACATTATTAACAACTGATTATTTTAAAATTTTAGATATTTTAAAATTAGACGTTGAAAAGTTTAAATTAGGTTTTGATACTTATATTGAATTATTTGATTGGGTTTCTCAGTCTCCGTATTTTAATAAAAATATTTATGCCTATGAAAATTTAAATCACGCTAACAAAGTTAGAGACCGTAAAAGAAAAACTTACAATATGTTTCTAAGTTATTGTGAAAACTTACAAGAAAAATTTACTTATAAGTTTGATCGACAATCCGCTGTTGTATACAATTTTCCAGAATTAACTTTAGTTTTAAAAGAAGACTTTTTAAGAGAATCTTTAAATAAAAAATTAAAAGAAAATTTTGGAGGTGATAAAATTTTATCACTTATAACTTTAGAACCTTACGCACTTGGTAGGTTTATCCACTATTTAAAGTCTCAGTATAGCCGTGAAATGCTTTTAAGTTATTTAGAGCAAGATTGTTTTAATAGTGAGAAATTTATTTTACAAGTTTATGCTGACTATTGCGTTTAAGAGAGATTAAAAATGACATTTGAAGAAATAGAAAGTTACTATCAAAAAATATTGAGTAATGAGTTAGATTTTAATGATATTTTAAGTGTCTTGAAAAAGAACTTAGGTTTCATTAGCGCTTCTATGCAACTCTCAGCTGGTCTTGTAGACAACACTCCAGTTTTAAGTTCTGATATTTTAAAGCTCAATGCTATTGAATCATTGATATTTAAATTTGTATGTGACGTTGAAAATGAGGATTATACCGATGTGGTCACATACGAAATTTTACCATTTGGTCGTTACATTTCTATTGAGTGTTTTTACAACTCTTATGACAGCGTCTCGCCTTACAATTTCGATATGTACGAAGTTAAACCTAAACATACTGTACAGTATGTAAAACTTTCAGAATTTTAATATGAACGCAAATGATTTAAAAATTTTTTATAATGAAGTTTTACAAGCTAATATTGAATTTGATACCTTGTTAGCATTTGTTAACTCAGTAATTGATGAACATAGCTTTTGTTTCAGACATAACACGCTAGCTGATTTTTTAATACAAGATTCTGCAGTGCCTACAGCATTGACAGAGTTAGAATTAAAACTATTTGAAATAGTAGATAGTTACGGCGGATACGAAGGCGCTGGAGAAGAATATTATACTGTTTTTAAGGTTGTACCTTATAATCGTTTTTTAAAACAGACGGGTATTTATACATCATACGACGGCGTTCAAGAACTTTCTAAACTTTATGAAGTTTGGCCTAGAGAAGTTGTAAATACTGTTTATCAGTAAGGTTTAAATAATGTTTAATATTAATAGCATTCCAGTTAATAAATTTTTAGTAATTGGATCTTTTGCTTTACAAACAAGACCTTCAGGTGACATAGATATTGTCTGCTTTAAAGAAGACATTCAAATATCTTCTGAAGATATACTGCATACCTCTACCAGCACACTAGTTTTTAAGTTCGGCGATAAAAAGATTGAATGTTTATTAGCTGATTCTCAACCATCTTTTCAAGTATTGTTAGCTCAAATTTCAGAATTAAAATCTGTCGCAAGTTTTCAGTTATGTTATGCAATTAAAAAAGCCCATATTTACCGACAGAGTCATAATTGGGATAGACATATTTTAGATTATAGTTTTTTGTCTAAAATGTTTCCTAATGATGGTGTAATTGTACCTGAACTTGCAAACTTAAATATTAGTATTAAAGAGTTTTCAGCTCTACATGAAGATACTCTTAACTTAGTTCTTGGTAAAAACTTTAAAATACCTTTAAAGAATATAACTAAAGACCAGTTTTTTGACAATGCTGTTACTGAGATTGTAGAGCATGATTGGTTGCATCAAATTTATGCACATTTAGAACAACCTATTTATACTTATTTACAAGATGACCCTCAAATTGTCTATTGTAATCCTTACAAATGGTCTGAGTTATCTTTCGAACATCGTGTTATGTGCGTACTTGAAGAATGTTATGTTATTGCAACAGAAAGATTTTTAATTAAAAAAATTATTGATGGTGTTGCAATTGAACCTCTTACTTATCGTAAAAGTTTTTTAACAGCTTTATATAAAGTCTGTACAACTTTAACGTCTGGATTTTTTAGACAATTTGCTATTGATAATTATTTTTTAATTGTTAATACTTACAATAAAAATTATATACAACCACTATTAGATAGTTACAACAACGGAAGAATAATTTATGCGGCTGACTTTCTCAGAGCTTCCCGCTTACGTTAGTGATCTGCTAGGTTTAGAAGGTGAAAAATTGTTAAATTTCTTCTTATACTTAAAAGAACATTTAACAATTGCAGTTTTAGCTGTTATAGAAGACAGTTTTAAGTTAGACCAGTTAATACAATATTACTATTGTACATATACCAAAGAATTCTTTGGAGATATATATGATATTGATTTAACTAACTGCTCTGTTGTAAATTTTTATGAGCTATCTATCTTATTTGAGACTGAAACTCAAGTTGAGTATTGTTTTGATACAGTAGAAAAAGCATATCAAGCGCAAACAGAGTTAGAGCAAACTTCTGTTTTTAATATTATCAAACATAAAGGGGTCTAACTATAATGACTACTATTATAATTCTCGCAATAATTCTTGCTTACTTAGTTTACGGTAAACGGGAAGATCTTGCAGTTTTCAACAACTTAGCTAATTTTATTGGCCGTGCAAAAATTTTGTCAGACAGTCCAACTGAATGTCATATTCGGCTATCAAATGGTATGACAATTGTGTGGCATAAACGTTTTAAAGCTATTACAGTTGCAGGTGATACTGCAATGATTGCACAGCATAGCTTGCCAACTTTAATTCCTTATCATATTTTTGTCTATAAAATTAGTCTATTGCGCGGTAAATCATATGTCTAAATTATTTGAAACAATTGGTGCAGATTTAATTCAAGCTCGACGTGATAAAAACGCGCCAAAGCTTAAGTTAATTCAAACATTAATTGGAGCAGTTGAGCAACAAAAATCTAAAAATTCAGGTAAAAAAGTTTTAACTGTTGACGAGATAACTCTCAGTACTATTAAAAGTTTTAAAAAGAATATTAAAGATTTTCTAAAAGTTGCTACAAATCAAGACACTATCCGTGAACTTGAATTTGAATTAGAAATTTTAGACAGTTATTTGCCAAAGCAATTAACTTGTGATCAAATTTTAGATATCATTAAACTTAATGATTTAAAAACTGTGCCTGCTGGTATGCAATATTTTCTCAAAAATTATCCAAGTCAATATGACAGTGAAATTTTAGTTGGAATTTTAAAAGATCCTGATGCCACATTATCTTGAAGTTCATATAACAATTAAGCCTTTATTTGAAGAAAATCTAGAACGTATTAAAACTATTGCATCTGAATTTAATTTTAAAGTTTATAGATATAAGCTTGAGACAGTTCCACTAGATAGTAGGTATGCTGACACGCTTCAACTTTTAAGTTGAAGCATTTTAATATATTATTTTTGTGAAAACTTATGAAAAGTTTATTACAATTAAAAGTTTCTGACTATAGGAATATCTACTATACACCTGATATTCACGGTGTGTTTACAGAGTTACTTAGAAACTTAAAAAATCTTGGGTTTGATTTTGAAAAAGACCTGTTAATAACTACAGGAGATTTGATAGATCGTGGACCTGAGTCTAATCTAGCTTTACATTTTTTAAAGCAATCCTGGTTTAAATCTACGCTTGGAAATCACGAACTTATTTTTATTGATGATCCTCATGAGGAATTCTTTAGTTCTTCTAAAGCTATTAAGATGTTTGAAAAATTACCTTTAGCTATTGAATTAGTATCGCCTACAAAAACTATTGGTTTTGTCCATGCACATGTACCACATAATAATTGGAACATATTTAAAATTTCCAAATTACCTCAAAAGATTTGCTTAGAGGCAATTTGGAGTAGAACAAAAATTAAGAATCATTTTGATACTGGTGCAGTTAAATCTCCACCTGTTTTAAATATTGATTATGTTTTTCATGGTCATACAGTTGTACCAACTGTTCATAAAATTGCTAACGCTTTTTATTGCGATACTGGCAGTTGTTTCCGTAAAAGTCCTTTTAATCATAAAGAATGTCGGATGACAATAATTAACATAACACAATTTTTGGAGACTGGCGATGTTAATTCAGCTACTCAGCGATACGCATAAATCACCTTTTCTTATAGCCCCAAATGTAGACTTAGTCATACACGCGGGAGATTTTGCAAATGGCGACTTTAATTTTTTAAAACAATTTAAAGACGCCTGCGATGCTGCTGGTAAGCAGCATCTGTGTGTTTTAGGAAACCATGATTTTTATTTCAGAACTATCGAAGATGCGTATGATATTTTAGATGACTTGGGCATTAATTACCTACGCGATGGTAAAGAATTTAACTTTAATGGTAAGATCTTTGTAGGCGGTACTTTATTTACAGGATTTTTACTTAATGGTGATGATCCTTTAACAGTTATTAAAAATAAAATGCTAGCCCAGTGGAATATTAGTGATTTTAAACATGTGCTTAATTCTAATGGCAATGCTTATATAAAACCAAATGAATATGTTGAATTGTATAACAAGCATTTAGATTGGATTAACAGGTATAGACATAATCCAGATGTTTGTGTTTTAACTCATTTCCCACCTCATCCGGCAACTATTGCGCCTCAATATGCTAATGACAAACTAAATCCTTATTATACAAATAATATAAATTTAGCTGGTTTTAAGCATTGGCTTTTTGGTCATTGTGTTGATATGGTTACAGAGATTTTAACTCAAACAGGGTGGAAGCATAGACCTGATTTAATAATTGGTGACTTAGTTCAAACTTATAATCCTAGTACAGGCAAATTTGAGTTTAACCCAATTGAGCATATTACAGACGTTGTATACAGTGGTGATGTTTATCACTACACAGATAACTATGTAAACCAACGTGTAACTGATCTGCACAGAATGCCTGTGTTTGATAAAGATATGACTTACACAGTTATGCCTGCTAAAGATTTATTTAATGTTGTTGAAGATTATTCTTTTTTAATCTCCGATCACGCTGGCGAAGCTTTTGGTATGCTTACTTGTAAGAATCCTCCAACTGTTAAACAAACACTAGATGAAAATTTCTGGTGCATTACAGTTAAAAACTCAAACTTTTTGATGCGTCGAAAAGGTTGTGTAAGCTTAACTGGAAATACACACACTCCATTTGCTGGCGAAGTAGATGGATGTAAGCTTCAGTGTGCGCCAATAGGCTACACTCACGAGAGAGATGCTCGTGCTTTGGAAGAAAATACCACAGTTGAAGCGTTAAGCTTAACTGTATTTGAAATATTTTAAATATGACTTTAGATCAAGAATATGACTTGATGGTTAATGCTTTGTTTAAGGACGGTGACGCCCTAATGACAGAAGTAACACCCTTCAAGCTATCTCTAAATCACATATCTGCTGGTTTGGCTGGCGAGATAGGTGAAATTGTCGATGCTATTAAAAAGCATACAATGTACAATAAAGAACTAGATATACCCAACTTGAAAGAAGAGTTGGGTGATTTAGAGTTTTTCTTAGCAAAATTAAGAATTATTTTAGGATTTACTCGTGAAGAGATACTCCTAGGTAATAAATCAAAATTAGCTGTCAGATATTCTTCTGGTAGTTATAGTAATAAAGAAGCACATCAACGTGCTGATAAAATTTAACAACTGAGATTGATATGCAAAATTCAAAAATAATTACAATGCAAACAAAACTTCAGGAATTTGAATCTGTAAGAACTCAAACTAGGTCGGATTTTAAAGGATTCTTAAAAGATACCAGTATTTGTTTAGAAGATCGTTGGGCATTATTTGTAAATTTTGGTCAAGCAATTTTACCTTATAATTATGATCCTGGCATGATGTTGTCAGATACTCATGAAATTTTAAAAGAAATTAAAATATTTTGGGGTACAGACTTAGCATATGATATTGTTTTTGAAAATGCTTTCGATTGTGGTTATGATCTTTCAGACGATGAAGTAGAAGAACTTCAAGAACTTATTTTAGCTACTGGATGTTGTGGCGAAGATTTTTAAAATTTATTAAAGACTTAGATAAAAATAAAAATGAAGGTTTTGTTATTAGGTTACAAGAAGCATTTAAATATGCAGATTTTTCAAAATCTATTTGTAAACTAGTTCGACCAAATCATGTTACAAGTAGCGCTCATTGGCGCTTTAAAAAAATTGTACCTAATAAATTAAAACCATAACACAATGATTTATAAAAATAAATCTGGAGTAATCAATATGTCTAAAGATAAAATTAATTTAATTTTAATTGTAGATGAAAGCGGCTCTATGACTGCAACAGCAGATGAAACTAAAGGAGCTGTTGCTAAGTATGTTGAAGATCAACGTAAGTTGTCTGATGTTAAATTTAAAATAGAGATTGTCACATTTGCTAGTACTGTTAATAGACTTCACCCTTTGAGTAAACTTGAAAACTATGAAGATAGTTTTCAAACAAAATATTCACCGTGTGGTATGACAGCATTATACGATGCAATTGGCACTAGTCTGACAGCTCATAAAAATTCTGGTAAGAAAACTATTGTTACCATAATTACAGATGGTCAAGAAAATGCAAGTAAAGAGTATAATAAAGCAGCAGTCTCAGAACTTATTAAAGATGTTCAAGATAACTTAGGTTGGGAAGTTATATTTTTAGCTGCTAATTTAAATAATTTTGAAGATTATACAAAGAGCTTAAACATTAAAGCTGCTAATAAAATGCAATTTGCAGACGTTGCTGGTGCTCGTGGGGCTGTGTTTAATGTTGCGTCAAACCTTACAGCAACATACTCTATAACTAAATAATCAGGTCTTATTATGCGTTCAAATGAAGAAAAGGCTTTTATAGCTGCAATGCTGACATTTTTTGCTGGCATTGAAGATGAAGATGAGGCTTTGAGATATCATAATAGTTTTCTTAATACTGAAAACTATTTAGATAGCATACCTTACAATCTGTGGTATCCTTTAGAGTCTCTAAGTACAGACGAGTTGTACGATGCGTTTGAAAACCAAGTAGACATGCTTTTAGCAATTTTTAACAACTGAAACCAATTTAAGGATTTTTAATATGCAACTTTCTGATATGCATGAAGACCAAAAAGTCGCTCTTGTAAAGCAACAAGATCAAATGAAAAAAGGTTCGATAGGTTATACTCAAGGTTATTCGAGTAGCCGTGCGAAAGTGCTTGTTAAATTTACAACTGGTGAAGAAATTTACTGCAGTTTAGATTCAATTATTGGTGTATTACAGTAAGGTTTAAAAATTGTGTTTACTACAAGAGCTGAATTAATTTTAAATCCACAAAGACCAAATTTAAAGAGAACTAGATATCATCAATCTAGTTTCTTGATTGGTCGGGTACACTGGTATCTAGGAGAGTATTATCGGCATCTTTTTTATAAAGAAACTGGTATTAAACTTCTTGCACCAGCTTATGATTTACATTTAACTATTTTAGACGGGCGCAAACCTTTAAATAAAACATCTCCTGTAGTTAATACTGTCTTGAGTAAGTATAAAAATTTTCAAATTGAATATACTAATGATCTTCAAATCATTAATGAATTTGTTTACTTGCCAGTTAAACCTACAGTTTGTAAACAAATTAGATCTGAATTAGGGTTCTACAACTACCCTGATAATTTTCATATTACGATCGGTAGGCATACAATGGTCAAAGGATTAATATTGCCATGAACATACATAGCTTAAAGTATAATAATCTATACTTTACTAGTGATTTGCATTTAAAACATGCAAAAATCTTAGAATACGACTCAAGACTTTTTGCAAGTATTGAAGAACATGATCAAGCATTAATTGACGGTATTAAGTGTACAGTAAAGCCTGACGACTTGTTATTTATTTTAGGGGATATTACTCTATCAAAAGATTTAGAGTATTTAAATTCACTTTTTAATCAAATATCACATATTCGTAAGGTATTAATAATTGGTAATCATGATAAACACTTGTTGCATACAAGTTTTATCAAAGATCATTTTTTAGCTTCTTTTGATTATTTAGAATTCAAACATGCTAAAAAACTAATTGTTATGTCGCATTATCCTATTTACTCTTGGAATAGATCTCACCATAGCTCACTGCATGTGTATGGTCATACTCATACTCATAAACCAGTCTTAGGTAATAAAGCATTTAATGTGGGTGTTTGTAATTCAAAAACTTATACACCTTTTTCTTACGAGGAAATTTGTACTGATGTCTTTGGATAACATTTATTTATATTTAGATTTAGACGGAGTTCTTGCAAATTTTGATAAAAAATTAGCAGAACTCCTAAATTTAAATCTTGGTGATTTAACTCTTCGAGAATTTTTTGAACAGAATCCAGGTTCTAAAAAAAGTTTAAATTTCTGGAAACTTACTAACAAACACTCTTATAAAATATCTATATTTGAAAATTTAGAGAAAACTCTTGAATGTGATTTGCTATTGCAAACCATAAAAGAATTAGATTTTTTTAAAATTAATATATTGTCTGCAACTGGAAACATAGTTAATGCCTCGGTTGGTAAAAATAAATGGGTTGACAATAATGTTAAACCAATTTTAAATATCTCTGAAACTCTTTTGAGTAAAACAGGGGCAACAAAGCATTTAATGTGTAGTGTTGAATCTGGCATACATGTTTTAATTGACGATACACCAGAGAATATAAGTAACTGGCAAAGTCTTTCAAATCAACATGTCGCATTTTTACACAACAAACTTGCGCCTGAAAATACAATATTGTTTCTTAGAAATTTATGCAAAGTGAAATAGCACTACATCAAAACATACAGGAGATTGAAACTTGTATGTATCATCCTACCTATGACGATGTTTTAGAATTATTACCTGATGGTACTTATATTTTAAATAACGAATTTATTGTTGTAGATGGTTATATATTATTAAATAATAAAGTAGACTAATGTCGATTCCGTTTGTTGAAACTGAAGATTATAAAAGTATTTTAGAACACTGCACATATAATAATGAGCAATTACTTATTTTGAATGCAGTAGTTATGGCTCTAATTAGCTATTTAACACACCGTGGTGTTGTTAATGCTGAAGAACTTGACGGTATCATTGAAAAAGTTGTTCAGGAAACCCTAACAACTTTTAACACTTATCTTCAAAGCCATTTGGATAAAATTAATGAGCAACCTAGTTCAGAGTGATCTTAGTTGGGATTTATTTTATTTAAGTTTAGCTGCAGCTACTAGGCGCAAGTCTAAAGATCCAAGCACAAAAGTTGGATCAATACTTGTACGGCCTAATAATACTGTAGCAAGTTTAGGGTTTAATGGGATTCCTTCGAGAATCCCAGACTCCGCTGATATTTTAAATAACAGAGAATTAAAATATTTATACATACAGCATGCTGAAATTAATTGTTTAAATTTCTGTAATGACGCTACACTGGTTGGTTATACGCTTTATGTGTATCCATTAAAGCCTTGCCCAGCTTGTACATTACAATTGATCTCTAAAGGTATTTCTAAAGTTGTAATGGTAGACAAACCAAGCTTGCAACCCATATGGGATGAGAGTTGGAAATTATCTAAGCAGATGCTAGAAGCATCTGGTGTTGAGATAAAATTAGTAAGTGAAGAAGATTATATTGCTAGCCTCTGACGGGGTTGGAGTTGGTAAAACAACAACAGCAAGCTTATTTGTAAATAAATATAAAAATGTTAAAAAACTAGCTTTTATGGACAACCTTCGAAATCATCTTCAGTATATTTTTAAAGATATTACTGAGAAAGATTTATTAGAATTCTATACTGACAGTTTAAAAAGCATACCATTGGGCAATAATTTGCCAGAATACCCTACTTTTATAATTAGAAAATTAGTTAACGATTACTCAAATATAATCCAAGACAATTTTACAATAGATGTCTGGGGTAGACAATTTTCTAAAGTTGTAGACTCGTCTGTAGAAACCACAATAATATGTGATGATTGGAGGCGAGAAGTTGAGTATGACTACCTTGTAAGTAAATACGGTAAGTCAAACATAATAACTGTACACTTAGAAAAACCTGATAAAGCTCAACCTATTTTAGATAAAGCTTCTCAAAAATTAGAAAATCAATTAAGTAATTTTGACTTTGATGTACAGCACAGCTTCACTCCAGACTGGAGTAATATTAATGAATTGTATGCTGCAATCAATGCAAGATTAACTTAGTTTTTAGGCATACAAATGTATGCTTTTATAACTCAATAATTTACTGTTTTTATATTGTGTTATTTTTAAAAGACTTATATTTAGATATAGTCTTAAAACAGTTTATTTTGTTATATTTATGGAATAATTTATTCCCTTTTACTTGGATGTTTAATAGTGAAAAAAAATACTGTACTAATAGTAGTTGCAGCTGGCGATGCCTTTTTATCCCCAAAATCAATTCGCAAGATCAATGAGCATAAAGCTTTTGAAACGCAACTTAAATCAGTTATTGATTCACATGAAAATAAATCAGCAATTGTTAATTTTCATTTCCCAAATGAAACTTTTCTAGATTCAAATGTGTTTAGTGATGTTCAGCCTACAAAACTGATAAGCACTAAAATACATTCGTTTAGTTTATTATCGAAAGATAATGAAATGACCATTAATACGCATGATAATGATGAGCTGCGTTTTAATGGAGATGATTTCTCTTTTATTTTCAGACCAGATGATTATGATATTCACATAGCAGGTATAGATATTAATGGTATCTTTAATCCAATGCTTAATGAACTTTTAAATCTTGGCTACCACGTTACTTTGTACTCGGATGCTAGCCGTCCATTTAAAACTAATTATAAGATGATTAGCTCTTTAGTGGATAAACAGCGCCGTAAATTTAGACACTGTTCTTTCAAAAGTGTTTGATGCTTTAGATTTTTAAGCATCTTTGGTGTATAGTTTTTAAATTATACTTATTTTTTAATTCTAAAAAAAAGGTGGAAGAGATTGACATCTGCAGTTTCTACTATCGTCCAATCTGAAATTCCTAGTAGTCGTTTGACACTTGGAACAGTTGTACGTATTTGGCATCATCCTCGTGGTCACGACTACGTTGTTGCAGCCAAAGATAACGTTAAGCATGGTATTTATTTACTACGTCTTAACTGTGTAAATAATGATTTAAGCATTAACAAGAATAGTTATAAATTTCATGGATTTATACCTTATTCTGAAGTTGGTCGCTTAAAAGTTATCTCACGCGTAACTCGTGTTATTGGTCATAAAGCTTTGAATACTGCTGTTATTCAAGATTTTATTAACGACCATAATGCAAATTGTCCTGAAGACCGTGCAACACTTATGAGCCAAAACGACTCGTATATTTGTAGCCCAGTCTCAGATGCTCGTAACCAACTGATACTTTAAAATCTATGGATATTATGACCCAGTTGCGCCAAGGCAACCAACCCGGAGTTATTCCAGAGCCTATCCCAGCTCTTGGTCCTCAACTCATGGCTGGTGTTCAAGCGCCAACTCCCCCGCAAACTTCTAACATTTTAAGTCAACTGCAATCGCCTGGTGTTAATAACCCAGCTGCTGTTCAATTGACTCAACTTGCTGAAACTTTGCAAACTGCTGTAAACTCACTGCTTACTATCGCGTCTCAGATTCGTTAATAAGCATATAAATGTAAAATTTTTGAAATTATAAATAGCCAATAATTTCAAATTTATCTTTCAATTAGGCTATTTTATTTAGGATTTATCTATATGACTACTATGTTCACTCAAACTGTTTACCAAGTTCAATACCCAGCTGGCGGCATCAACTCTACTGTTACTGGTTACACCCCAGAACAAATTAAGACTGAATTGTCGGGCACTTACGCAGAATTGCGTAATGCTACACCTGTTGTTAACGTTGTTAACGGTGTAAATGTTCTAACATTTACCATCCCTACCGGCACTAAAAACGCTGCGTAATAAGCTGGCGAAAGCTTAGCTAGTGAGGTTGCACGAGTGCAACCTCAACCTTTTTATACTGCCAAAGAAATTATTATGTACGAATTAAAAGGTTATATTCTTTATAGATATTGTCAAAATTTAGATAATATAAAAAAACAGAAATTTGTAGAGTGGGTTAAAACTGTAGTTGAACATATTAATTATGAAAAATATTTATCTATAATTCATAATAAATCAACTGTAGAACCTTTAGTAAAACCTGAGTATTATTTACAATTAGGTACTAGTTTTAAAAACTTCGTATTTAGCTTAAATGAAACTCTAGAAGCAACTTTATTAAATCAATTGCTTTTGTACCCTTTAGAACGTTACAAATCTTTTGAAAATGGTTTGTGTAGCACTTTTAACGTAACTCCCGATCAGTTATGTCCTAGCCTTTATCTTGAATTTGCTATTCATACAAAGACTGAAGACTTCTTAGCTGTATTTATGAGCCAAAGAATTGCCATAAAAGATTCTGCTGGTAGCTATTTTAAAGTAGCAAATACTGGCAACGTTACAGATGGTCCGCGGTTGACTATAGTCCCCTTGACTGTTGTACCTAACTCTGAGAAATATTACGTCTATGAATATCCAAGACCAATTACAATCTAATAACGAACCTACACCGCTCAATATTTTTTATGATAATTTACAAAATTTTGTAAATTCTGCTGGCGTTGTTGATACTAATTTTCAAAATTTAGTTGATTTTTTTCGCAGATGTCGGGCAGATAAAGCTGCGGCTTATTCGCATTTTTCTGCATTTCAACCTAGTAATCAAAATCTTACGCAGTTTCTGCAGGCATTAGATGCAGAAACTGATCGTGTCGTTATTCCTTTAAGTTACTTTTTAGAATTTAAGACATTTTTTAAAGCTTCGCTTAGCGCCCCACTTCAGAGTTCACAATACTTATGATTACTTTTAAATATATTCCACAAGCTACTCATGTTGCAGTTACCACTGAAGAGCAAGGCCGTCAAATTACAAAACAAATTCCTTATACAGATATTGTTGACTTTTTTGGTGCACAGAAAGTTTCTCGTAAAGACTCTGGATATATTGGTACAAACTTAATTCGTGAAGTCATTTTAGAATCACGAATTAAACGTTTGTTTCACTATCCAGAATTGACTGTAGCTTTGAATTTTGCTGGTAACTCAGTTGATACGATTAGTCAGTATCTAATACCAAACGATCACTTTAAAGTGCACAGTGTTGGTAATCGTCATGCATTAAACTTTCCAGCATTTAAATTTAAAAATATTTTAGGTTTTATTATTTCAAACAATAATGCTTCTCGAAATTTTATTAGTTATAATGTCTGTTTTGCTGAAATGACAGGCTTGAGTTTAAATGTTACAGACGAAACAAAATATCATAAAAGTGTATTTAATAATCACTACAGTGATAAAATTTGTTGGCCTCATGACATTGCAGACACAGCACAAGCTGTTTTGAATTCTACTTCACCAGCAGACCAAGCAGGTTTTGTACGTTTGTACTTAAGCAGTTTGTTTAATACAGATTTAGATCCTAACGTGGCTGTAGGTAGAGATCTAGTAAATTCTACGCCTGGATTTAAAGATTTTCTTCAAACTGTTTTCAGACCAGACTTTTTTACAAATGAAGCTCATTTGCGATTAAATGAAATGTCTTATATTTACATGTATTATCAATACAATGTATTGCCAAGCCCATCCCAAAATTTTTTACGTAATATAACTCGTAATGAACTAACCCGTGTAGGTAGATTTTTCCAATGAGTATGTTTCCTGATTTAAATGGCTTTACAGTAGAATGTTTTGATGAAACTAAAAAGTTCTCAAACGCTGCTTTTGCTAATGGTATTTGGCAACGTCGTAAAGAGCCTGTAGGCACTTTTACTATTCAAATTGATAAGATTGACCTAAAGCGTTTAGGTCTTAATCAAACTTGTGAAGTTAGCTACGTTTCTGCACTTCCGAAAATTCCCGTCGCACTTCTTACTAATATCGTTGAATTTTTCCGCGTTATTAAAAATAAGATGCGATCAGAAGTGTATATCTCAATTTATTGGGATATTGCAAAGCAAGACTATTTTCTGTATGTGCCTGAACAACGTGTTGGTGGGGCTACAGTTAATTTTCAAAATGATCCTGCGATGCTTAACAATTCAAACTTTTTCATCGTTATGGATATCCATTAAAAGCGAGTGGCCTTTAGCAGTAATGCTAATTGAATAATGCGGTGAACCTGAAAAGGGTGTGTTAACTAATATAGTTAATGCTAACGGTGAAACTCCTAGAAAAAGGACAATACCGTGCCAAGACTGACGAATAGAGTAAAAGTAGTCAGTTGGGTGTAACGACTAACGGTTGAGGATCTAGTCCAATAAGACCGACACGAGTGCCGCACACCCTAGTTAAACTAGGGTGATGAGATAGTCTGATCTTGACAATGTTTTTCCATGAAATTTAAAAATATTTCATGTTTTCTTTGTAAGTGTATTTCAGAATTTTCATACATAGTTATAAATTTTTTAATAGAGTCTTTAGACCCTGTTGTTAATTTCCCAATTTTTTCGTAATCGTATTTTTTTAACGAATACGAACTTAAATTAAACTCTTCTATGTATGCTTGTAAAAATTCTAACGTGCCTCTTATAGTTACATAATATTTGTTTTTAGAACTTTTGAATACACTACCATCGCCATCAAAATAACCTCTTAAGAATGCTTTTCTGTATTCTTTCGGTATTTTATGAATAATTGACGGCATAGTTAAAGATTTGTTAGGCTCAATTCCGTAAGTTTGTAGATCATCTGATATTTGTTTGTTTTGTATAACAAACCTTACTAAATCATTTAATTTTAAAAAACTTACAGGATTTTCACAACCTATACAATTTTTTAAAGTATCTAGTATTAATTTATCTTTTTTATTGATAGTTATACTTAATGCTATGCTATTATCACTTTTACGTTTTACTAGTGATCCATCTGCAGCAATGAAGCCTATAAAGTATGCTTTAGCATCACAGTCTATTTTATTAAAATAAGAAATATTTCCCTGATCATGTATAAATTTTTTATCAGGTAAGTATTTTTTTATTACGTTTCTAACTGCTTGAGGGTATTCATTTAACTCTTTAGCTATTATGCTAATTGGTTTGTTTTGCGCTATATTTGTTATAATATAGTCTTTGTATTTTTCTAGTTTTAACAAATTTTAATGTACCTGCTTTATGTCGTAAAATTTTGACTTATATAGTCATGGTGTAATGACGTAAAGTTTATATTACAAAGAAATTCTTGTCAAGGAATTGTATATTAAAAAACAATTCATAACACATCTACAATGTCGCATGTAGATATGAGTAAAGCTTAAATGTGCTCATGTAAAACTCTTCTAATTGCTGGAAGTTCCTTTCCTCGACTTTGATAAGTCTTTCAATTATAATTATATTAATGCTTTTTAATAGCAGAAATTAAAATATAATTGGAAATAGGATATGAAAAGTAATAAAAAAATATGTAAATTCTGTAATAAAGAATATTTAAATTTATACACTAATATGCAGTATGGCACTAAGTATACACTTAATACCATATTTTGCTCAAAATCTTGTGCAGCAAAAGCTCGAAGATCCTCTGAAGAATTAACTAAAGAGGTAGTAGAAAAAGAAATTTTAGAATTTATTTTAAGTAAGAATAGATATTGTACTAATAGTGAAATTATTAACACTATTAAAAGATCTAATAAAACTTTAACTAAATTAAAAATTTCAATGTGTAATTTAAATAATATGCTAGGATTTTTTAAAAGTAATTCTAACTTTGAAAATAATATTTATAATGCATTAAGTGCTAATTATAATAATATTATTTGTGAATATACTAATGAAAAATTATTATCTCCTAAAGGATACCCTTTAAGGATTGATTTTTATATCCCCTCTAAAAATCTTATGATTGAAGCGGATGGGTTACAACATTATGATGAAAATCATATATGGTACTCAGAATATTCAAAAGAATGTGATGAGATTAAAAATCAATATTGTTTAGATAATAATATTAAATTAGTTAGAATTATTTATAAAAAATTAATTACAGAAAAATATGTATTAGATTGTATTATTAATTCATAAGAGTCTATTAAACTACAACATAATCTGAAAAGATAAGTGTGAATGTTTGAAAATTAATAGAATTGGATAATCAGCAGCTAAGTACCTAAAGAATTTATTCTACGGTAAAAGTTCAACGACTAGAGAAAGACATTCTTTTTGAATGAATCGAGTATCGTACACCCAAGTGGGTGGAAATGGAGAGCTTTCAGTTTAAACTGAAAGAAGATATAGTCTACTCTTATATGAAAGTATAAGCAGCATCTTTAATAGGTGCGGGTACAGATTAACGATCTGTATTGAATATTATGGCATTCTTCAGTGGTGGTGATTTAAACGACGAGAAGGCTTCTCGTTTGTTTGGCGTTATTGGTAAGCTTAGTAATGAAGTCCCTGAAATTGTTGTTCGTGCTGCTTCAAATCAACAACAAGTTGTTTTGAAAGTTAACGATATTTTTGATCGCGATATTGAAAAACTTCAAGAAGATTCTGATTACAGTGTACCTGCTGGCTCTGAAGATAAAATTGTTGAAATTGCTTCGTACAATAAGTCAGTTGGTGCTCTTGGTTATACACCACCTGCTGGTAAAGGTAAACCATATGTTCCACCGGTTTATCCAAGATATCAGCCGTTAAGTGTCTATTTAACTCTTTGGGCTATTGATACTCAACAGCACCGGTTACTGCAAGAGTTTGAGAAGTTGTTGGGACGTTTGTTGCCTACGCCTTATTACGCTAAAACTTCTGTACCACTAAACATGGACGAAATTGTAGACTTGTTTACAACTTTGTTAGATATTGTTGGCTATCAAACAGCTTTTACAGAAGATCAATTGAATGAATTAAGTCACTTTTTCAATCAAGGTCTTCTGGCTGTCGGTTCTGAGCAAGACATTTTTTCTGCGCCTGATGCAGAAAATTCTAGCATTATTGTAGTTGATGATGACGTACCGTATGACAGTATGGATCCTGCCGAAGAGGCGAAATTCTTGATAGACAGCTATCACAACGCTTTAGTCACGCAACACTGATTTCAGTGTTGCTTTTATTCAATTTAAATAAATAAGATTTAATATGAAAGTAGAACCTATTTTAAAACAAATCACACTGGCGCAGTGGATTCGTGCACTTAAATATCGTCCAGTACAACCTGAAAAAATTTCAGCTATTGATGCGTTAGATAAATTTGCTTTTCTTCGTCTGTTAAAAAATGCAAAAGAGCTTCCACGGGAGTACTTAGATCAGAAGTTATTTATTTTTGGCGCTGGTGGTACTACAAGTTGGATTCTTCCAAAACTGTTAAAGATCTATAATGATCTTTTGCATAAACGTAGTCACAACTTTAAAGTTGAAATTATTCTTGTTGATGGCGATATCGTTTAATGTTGGACGATATAAAACTCTTTCTAATTGACTTGGAACTCCTAGTATAAGGACAACAAGGCGGAAGCATGAGATAGATTTAAAAATCTATTAAAACTCAAGGCACCGTGAACGACTAAGCGAAAGAGAAACTAATGTAGGGATTACATTAGTTTATGCGATAGTCTGCTCTTTGGCATATTATACACTAGGTATTATTTAAAGATAATATCAAGCCAAAGTTCAACCCCGAACAGAAAGGAGGTTGACGTTTGAAATTTTGTCTGATATGATTGTTTTTCTCAATAGTGGTCTCGCCACATTGTACAATTATAGGAGTCAAAATAATGTACTTACCAATTAAACAAGATGTTATTATTAAAGAGTTAACTCTTTTAAAAAGTCTTTCTTTTAAAAATCTTATTGATAAAAATGACGTTATGCGTATTTTAAATTGTTCTGAAAAAACTGCTGAAAGGCGTTTATTCAAAGCAGGTTTATTTCATGTTAAAAATGACGTAATAAATTTATTAAAAGATTATGATAAAGGTCTGACAACTTCAGAGTTAGCTATAAAATATAACTGCAGCCTAGTCAATGTAAACGCACTAGCTAAGAGACACAATTTTAAAAGGCCAGTTGATTGGCTTAATACTATTAAAGCAGATTATAATTTTTTTGATATCATAAATACTGAGGAAAAAGCTTACATTTTAGGATTTATTGCTGCTGACGGTTACGTCGGTGACTATGAGCTTAAAATTGCATTAAACTCAAAAGATATTGAAATCTTAGAAAAAATTAAAATTTGTTTAAAAAGTGACGTTAAAATTAAAACATTTACACAGTTATGTACCTTTACTGGCAAAATAACAAATGTTTGTTCGCTGTCTTTTTCAAACTTACACATGATTAGCAAATTACGCAGTCTTGGTTTTACCAGAAATAAAACAACAGATTTTAAGTTTCCAAATATCCCAAAAGAATTTTTTATTCATTTTATTAGGGGTTACTTTGATGGTGATGGCAGTATGTCTAAATCTTTATGTAAGGATGGCTATACGCGCTACTGTGCATCTATTGCTGGAACTAAATCTTTTTTAAATGAAGTTAAAAGTTTAATTGAGGCTGATTGTTCAATTAAATTTAATACTAAATTATATAAAAGATTTAATACTGAAAATTGCTGTTATGCTTTAACGCTTTCTGGTAAGCAAAATGTAAATACATTCTTAGATTTATTGTACAAAGATTCTTCTATTTTTTTAGATAGAAAATATAATAAATATCTAAGTTTCAAATTGTAACAAATGGGAACAAAAGAATTTGCTTCGGCAGAACTTTATTTCAGCAGATATTGGCTTAAACAAAGCTGAAGTTTTGTCAAACCGTTACAACGGTTTATATCAAAATATCACTGTTTCGTACTTGCCGAAGTTTGGCTACTATTCAGACTACGATGAATTTGCTTATGAAAATCCTGCTGACCTAAATCGCGATCTTGATTTATTTATTGATATCAAAGATATTGGTATTGATAATACAAGTCATGTTATGAATTTAGTCGATAATGAAGGTTTTAAAAAAGCATTAGATTTGTATATCTCAGCTAATTCTGAAGCATTTAACTGGAATAATTACTATTTTTCTGCTGGCGTTAATTTATTTAATGGTCAAGTTTATTACAACCGTTTAGGTCGTGATTATTATACAATTGATCATGCAGATATTTTTAGCGACTTTGAAGAAGTTCAAATAGAATCCTGTGCTGAGGTAGACGCTCGAGGTACTGACGATAATCCTGAGCAAATGTTCAGTGGCAATGATATTGCTGCGTCACTACTAGCTAACTTATTTCAATGTGTTTTGACTGAAATTGTCACACATAAAAAAGTTACTTTTATTAGTGGTTCAAATATGTCAGCCTCTCGTACACTTGATGATTACCGGACTGTTCAAGAGATCATTCGCACTCATTTAGCTGGTGAAGATGTTTCAGCAGCTCAAGCGTATGTTGCTCGTTACGGCTCTACCGGTACTACAACAAAAGCATTGCAACATTATCAAGTTCTTAATAGTGTTGCTAATTATACTTCATGTGTTTAAACATGCTTGATAAATCTCTCTAAGTTAATTGTTGTTACTACTGCAAATTATTGCATAAGAAAATCAATTAAACAGATAGATTATTTTGTAAGTCAGCCCTCTGCTAATGCAGATAATCTGACAGTGACTTGTTGTCACTGTCAGATGGCCACATATGTAATGAGTTGTGTTGTGACGGACATTTTTAGATGTCCGTTTTGTTTCAAACAACTAGACAATACTCTTTTTATAGATATTAAAAATAATGTAACTGTTACACAAAATAAAATACAACCAGAAAAAGATTACGTCTTTAATGACTCCTGATACGAACACAGACATAGATACAACAGTTGTTGCTGAAACACCTGTAAAGAAACATATTTACATTGACATTGGTGGGGAGCTTCCTCAAATTACTTATGACAATGTAACACAAATAGAGCTTATTGGAGCTTTAGAAGCTTCTTTAGAAATTGTTAAAAATTTGTATATTAACAATGTTATGACTCGAGCTAATTTAGCTAGTTGTTTTAATGCATGATTAAATTTTTAAGTGTAGATGGTTCTACTAGTTGTACTGGTATAGCTTACTTTGAATATAATCCTGAAGTTGAAACCCCCGTAATTTGCCACAATGTTTTTTCAGTAAAATCTAGTCCAAGAAAATCAGATATTGTTTTTTCTAAAACAGCTAGAATGTTTTCAAAACTTATTGAACAATTTGAACAGTTTAACGATATTCAATTTGATTGTGTGGTTTTTGAAAATTATGCTTTTAATGGAACTGCTGTTACTCAACTCGCAGAATTAAATGGTTTATTAAAAAACTATTTTGTGCTTAAAAATGTACCTATAGTTACTTTAGCACCTAAGACTGTTAAAAAAGTTGTTGCAGGTAATGGTAATTCTAAAAAAGAAGTTGTACGTCAAGCTGTTGAGCTGTTACCATTTTTAACTGGTAAAGTTTTAAACAATTTTGATGAGTCAGATGCTGTAGCTGTAGGCTATGCTTATATAAAAATATTACAAAATCCTGCGCTATTGCCGCAGAAAAAGATTAAAAAACCTCCTGTTAGGAAACCTTTGTGTCCGACACAATCTTAAAATATAACAATTTTATAGAAAATTTTAATGCTTTAAATCTTGACGAAGAAACAAAACTTTTATTTATATCAAATTTATTATTTGATAATGTGGAAAAGTTTCAAAGTATTGATAAACTTTTTAATTTTGTAGATATAAATATTATAGATAAATCTGATTATAATGAATTTTTTCAAAAGTATGATGGACTTGAAAATTTAGTTAGCTATCAAGTTATTAATACAGCTCATTTGTTACTTCATAAATCTAATGTGATAAGGAATTTAAAAAAAATAAATGACTGATTTTAATTTAGATCAAAATCTATATGATAATATTTTTAATAAATTTGAGCATGTTATCAAATTTAAAGATAGATCCTTAGATCAATGGAAACAAGCTTTAACAATTTCTGAATTGACAGAAGACTTCAGCTTACATGATCTTGAAATTTATACATTAAATTTAATTAAACTTACACAGCTTGTTATTGATAATTACAGTTTAGCTAAAGCTAATTATACAGGTTTAAAAAGTTCTTCAGCTAAACATATTTTAATTCAAAAACAAGTTGTTTTGACTCAGATAGAGCAAGATAATTTAGCAATTACAAATAATTCTCTTAAAAAAAGAGTCCCAACTGCAGACATTTTAGAAACTTTAGCGTATAATAAAACTATAGACATTCAAAATGCGTATATACTTTCAGAAGTTTTTTACGAATTTTGGTCTGCACAGTATAGTAAAATTCAACTTTTAAATACTCGGTTAACAAGCTTAAATATTTTAAAAAATATAGAAAGCAAAATATAATTTATGTAGTTAATTTTTATGGCTAGTAATAAAGCTTTAGAAAATGCAAAAAATATGATTAAGAAAAAGTGGGGTGCAGAAGCTTTTGTTTCTGCAGTACCGCGCGATTATGAAGTTATCCCTTTTGGGTCTATGATCGTAGATAATGCTACAGGCATTGGCGGTATACCGCTAGGACGCATCGTAGAGATTTATGGCCCTCCTAGTAGCGGTAAGACTTCTATGTCTACAGCGCTCGCCGTACAGGCACAAAAGAAGTATCCTAATAAAGCTGTGGCTTTTGTAGATATTGAACAAGCATTTTCTCCAGCGTATGCTAAACTTTTTGGTTTAGATTTGAGCGAAGATAAGTTTATATTTGCTCAACCTCAATCAGCTGAAGAGGGCTTAGAAATTGTTGAAATGCTAGCTTTGAGTGGTGGTTGTTCTTTAATAATCTACGACTCAGTCGGAGCTTCTTTAACTCAAGCTCAAATTGAGAAAGGCATGGATGAAAATACCATGGGATCTCTTGCAAAGATCATGTCTCTAGGCATGAATAAAATAAAAAATGCTGCCGCTCAAACACAAACAGTTTGTGTTTTTCTAAACCAAATTTATTCCAATATTGGTTCTTATGGTGGTGGTGAAAAAACTAAAGGTGGTAATTCATTACCTTTTGTAGCGTCTATACGCATTCGTGTTGCAAAACGTGAACTTATTGCAGATCCTATTAGTAAAGAAATTATTGGTCAAGATATTGAACTGAAATTTATTAAAAATAAAGTAGGCACTCCTTATCAAACTGTAACTACTAAATTAATATTTGGTCAAGGTTTTGATTTTGTTAGTGAGCTTGTAGATATTTGTGTTCAACAAGGCTTAATAAATAAAGGCGGCGCTTGGTATTCTTTTGACTCTTTTAAACTTCAAGGTAAACAAGCTGTAGTTAACTTATTTAATAATGATCCAGAAATTTTTAATAAATTTAAAGACGCATCGGCACTTCAAATTAAATCGAAAATTTTAGGTGCAGTTGAAGTGGAAGCTGTAGCACCTATCGACGAGGATGGGTATTCTTGAAATTAAAAAAAACTATTTGTATTGATGGTGACTGGCTAATTTACAGTATAGCTTGTACAGCTGAAGAGTTGTATATAGAGGCAGCTTTAAAAACAGACCCTACAAATATTATAGAATATTCTGGAATTACTCAGCTAAAAAATGAAATTGGAGCGGACTTTAAAACAGTCCGCCAATTTTATGAAATTAAAGACTGCAAAAGACTTAAAGAGGATTTTTGCGAGTCTTTAACTAAGTGCCAATTTTCTGTTAATGCTCGATTGAAAAAAATACTTAAGCTTACCTCCTCTACGGATTATGTAATAGCTTTAGGTGGACCTACAAATTTCAGAACTGAAATATCGCTACCTGTAAAATATAAGGCGTCTCGAGATGACGTACAAAGACCTTTGCTGTTGTCTGCTCTTCGTGAGTGGTTATTAGCTACTAAAAATTGTGTCGTTTCAGATAATGAAGAAGCTGATGATATTGTTTCAAAATACCAATATCTAGGGTCTTTAAAACATCCTGATGGCAGCCAGTACCTAGCGTCAACAGTTGATAAAGATTCTCGCGGAACTGCTGGAAAAGTTTATCATCCACTAACAGAAACTATCTTAGACATTTCTGGATTAGGGTTTTTAAGGCTAGATGTTAAGATTAGTGCAGCTAATAAGAAAACTTACTCTGTATACGGTGAAGGCCGAAAATGGCTTTATTATCAAATTGTCATGGGTGACCCTGTTGATGATTATAACCCACTAGACTTGTTAAAAAAATGTGCAGGTAGATCTAATCTTAGTGGTAGCCCAAGCATTTCACCGTTAAGGTTTTTTAACCTTTTTAAAGACTGCGCCACCGATAAAGAGTGTTGGTCTGTTATAGTCACACTTTATAAGTTGTGGTATGGTGATCTTCAATGGTGGCTAGATTGGCGGGACCAGCGCGTAGAAGGCACTTGGGTCGACTTACTGCAAATGTATGTTGATGTAGCTTTTATGCGTCGATGGGATAATGATCGTCTTGATGTAATTACACTTTTAAAAAAATATAACTTGTTGGATATCTAACTTTGAAAACAATCGACTCACAGTACTTAGCAATAGCTGAGGAAATTTTAAATTACGGCGAAGACCACGCCGATCGTACAGGTGTTGGTACTAAATCATTATTTGGAGTAACAATTCGACATGATTTATCTACCGGTTTTCCATTATTAACAACTAAATTTGTGTCATTTAAATCTGCATTGCATGAAACTCTTTGGATGTTTATCCAAGGGTCTTCAGATTGCACTTATTTAAAAAATAATAATGTTACGATTTGGAATGAGTGGGCTGTTGTTAATAATGATACTAACTCTAACGGTACGATTGGCAATTTATACGGTCCTATATTAAGGTCATACCGTGTTGATAAAAATGATCCTACTCAAGTAATTGACCAACTTCAAAACTGTATAGATATGATAAAAAATACGCCTAACTCTCGGCGAATTGTTATGACAGCTTTTGATCCTAGATTTGCTGCTAAAGAAAATCTTACATTCGAAGAGAATGTAGCTGCAGGTAATGGTGTATTAAATCCCTGCCACAGTAACTTTATTCAATTTAAAGTTACCGGTGATGGTAAACTTAATGCCTACTTTCTAACAAGATCGAATGATTGGTTACTTGGCGCACCTTTTAATTTAGCAGCTGCTGGTTTTCTTGTACACATGATTGCACATGTCTGTGATTTAGAGCCTGGCATGCTTGTTTACAACGCAGTTGACGCACACATTTATAATAATCATCAGGACAGTATTAGACTCCAGCTGCCAAGGCAAGAGTATGCTTCACCTAGATTGCTTATTAATCGTAAAGTGACAGATATTAATGAGTTTACATTTGAAGATTTTGAACTTGTTGATTATAATTATCATCCCGCAATAAAAGCTCCGGTAGCAATTTAATATGATTAATAATGTGAGAATTGCGCAGATCATGGCGCTCACTCAAAATGATATTTTAGGTGTTAACAATGATCTTGTTTTAAAATTACCTGAAGACTTGCAGTATTTTAAAAATTTAACTCGTAATGCTGTAGTTTGCATGGGGCGTTTAACTTACGAGTCTATTGGTCGTCCACTACCTAACAGAGTTAATATTGTGTTAACTTCTCAAGTTATAGATAATCCAGACATAATTACTTGCTCTTCTGTCGCGGAGATGCTGCATGTAGGGACTTGTATAACTAACGAGATAGGTTTAGATAAAATGTTTATTATAGGTGGAGCTGGCTTATTTGAAGCCACGGGCCACATAGTTGATAAATTATATTTAAACAGATTTAGTACTACATTAGAACTAGATCCTAACTCTAGTTATATTTCCTACACTCCAGACCTCGCAGGCCTTACTTTAATGGCTTCTGATGTGCTATCTCCTTCAGTTACGGCGCATATTTATGAAAGATTACCAACCTGGTGATATCCTCCATTTTAATAATAGAACTTTTTTAGTTAATTATAAAAAAATGTCTACTTTTTATAGCGTAGTTGACTTGGACTCTTCAGAAGAGTCCACACTTAATTTATACTACGTTACTACTCCAATTCTTTTAAACGACTTGACTAACATTTCTGTTAGAAAGTCTTTAATTTCTTATTTAGCTTTACTAAAAGCTTCTGACTGTTTCAGCGATATTGAAACTATCGTTGAGCAACATTTAACTTGAAGGAAATCCTTTGAAAATTATTAACGCACCTGATACATCAAGTATTCTAGCTAAGATACCTACAGCTAAAGAGATGGGTATTCAAACAGACTTTATGTCTTTCTCGACAGTTATTGACGATATTTATCAAGACAAGCTGGGTTCAGTATTACGTGAGACTTGCTCCAACGCTTTTGATTCACACATAAGCGCTGGCAAGCCAACAGCCCCTTACGATATTTTAATAGAAGAAGATATGTACAATGCCGAATTAACTATTTCTATTAAAGATTATGGTGTTGGTTTAACTGCACAAGATGCTGAAACTTATCTTTGCACTTTGAATAGTTCTAGTAAGCGTGCTGATCCGGCACTTGCTGGCTGCTTAGGTTTAGGTGCTAAAAGTCCTTTAGCATTGACAAATAACTTTAAATATTTTTGTGTTAAAGACGGATTAAAACACACTGTTTTATTCTATCGTCAAGATAATGCTGTACCAATATTTAATATTGTGACAGAAGAATGTTTAGATGAACCTGTAGGTGTAACTTGTGTTTACACAATTAAGAATTACACTAAAGATATTGTACTAAAAAAATTAAAACAAGTTTTAATATGCTTAAATGTTAAACCAAATGTTTATGTTAATAACGTACAACTTGAAGATAACTTTTGGTATTCTGTAGAAGAATACATGCATTATTATTTAATAACTGACCCGACATACTTTGAAGATTCTTTTAAATATATTACACAAGGTTCTAATATATTTACAAATCCTTATGAAAATATGCTATTTACACATCAAAGTAATTATAACCGGAATTCAAATCCATCTGCTTTTAATTTTAGAATAATACCAAAATTTAATATTGGTGAGTTGCTTTTTACACCATCTCGTGAATTTATAACAATTGTATCTGGAAATGAAGGTAAGCTTAAAAATAAATACGACTTAATTAAACAAGATTTTAATTCAAATGTGCTAACGCATCAACTCTCTGTTGAAATTAAATACCCAAACTTTACAAGACCTGAATATTTTACTACGTATATTGATAATTTATTAGTTATCAAAGATTATATTCAGCGTGATATTAGATTTAAAATGTATATTAAAGATCATTTAAATATTAGATATGAAGAATGTTTAGGGCTGATAAGTCCACAACATGCTGATAATATTTTTATTAGAAATTTATCTAATATTATTTACACATATTGTTCTCCAGTTAATTTTAGTATGTCATACACTCGAAGAACTGTAAGTACTGGTATTTATAAAATAATTTTAGTTGATAGAAATATACCACTAAAGACTTTAGATACTTATATAAACACTTTAGAGTGTAATGTAATTTTTATTAAAGCTAAGCCATCTTGCAAACGTGAAAATTATGTTGAATGCAAAGCTCATATAACTAGAATTATTCAACAGTTTAGTCGTGTTGAGCCTGTCGATATTACTATTGAATTTTTATCAGATGCTCATACTTCTTTTATAGAGTCTTTAAAAAGTGCTAGAGCTGTTTCAGATACGCCTGATAAAATATATACCGGTATTTATACTTTTGAAGAGTCTAACCACAGAGTTCTTAGAAATATTAATCCAGAAGTGCCTTTGTTTGAAAATTATATTCTGGTAAATACAGATCTTATAAGTCCGGGGGGTACTGTTTCTAAATATGATTATCAAAATCATGAATATTTTTTAAAAAATATGTATGAGTCTACTGCTAGAGTAATCTACTACGCTCCTTCGAAATTTAATACTGCAGCTTCAGCTTATATAGATATTTTAAAAGCTTCAGCTTTAAATGTAGTTGAACCTTCAGTCCTCGTCGCAGAAAACCAAGAATTGTTTAATTTTGTTAACGTTATTTTTACATATTATTTGATATGTTCGAGTAGGCCAGAGCTACCTGAGTTTTTATTATTTTTAAGAAATTCTCTTAAAATTTTAATTGAGTCTTCAGATCAAACTCATGCTTGGCTGAGGACTGGTTATGCACAAGACCGTGCTAACTTACAAAACTTATACAATAAACTTGTTGATAACTCAAGTGCTGTATTGACTATTATCAATAAACTCGTACAATTAAATCCTCATGGATCTTCTAAATTATTTTTTAATATTTACTTTTTAATTAAAAAGTTACTTGAAGACAATTTAGAAAATTTTGATTTTAAAGTTTTCAAGTTTTATTCAAAAACTGTCGACCAGAGTCCACCTTTTGGTTTAACCAATTTAGGTACTCCGGAAGCTAAATTTTATTTTGGATATACTCATAAAAGAGGCCTTAATAGCGTCTATAATAGAGAGTATATTCTTGAATTTTTTAGCACTAGACTTCCTGCGACTTCTTTTACAAAAGATCTGTATCGCGAGGCAATCAGTATTACTACTTCAGATTTATCTGAAGGTGTTGATTTAAATTCACCTGCGAATAAAACACTATTAACAAGCCTCATCATTGATGAGCAATTTTATAATCTTTACAAAGTTATACCAATTAATGATTTACAATCTTGAAGATTTAGATTTAATTAACACTCTATACTCAACTCATGAAAGTGGGATTTTAAATAATCCCACTTTCATCTCTAAACTAAATAATATTAATTTCTTATTTACGCTTTCACTCGAACTTCGTGATAACATAGATGAAGCGATGATACCTTTAATTCAAAAATTAATTAGTATTGTTGATCAAAATGACTATGAACCTAATGTTATTTATTTTGTGACTAAAGCTAATTTACAACTCGCTCTTTGTGCCGTAAATTTTAATACAATTACTAGCAACAAATTGCAAGTTGTCACAAGATCTATTAATGCTTTTTATGAAGCTTATGCAGCATTAGAACAATGCTATCCTACAAATAATTTAGGATTTGAAGAAGTTCTACAGCTTGAAGCTGCTGTAAATAACTTGCGATCATTAGCACAATCATATACGTTTAACACTAATAACACATACCCTGATTTAGATAGTGTTAGTGCTTTATTTTCAATTAAAGATGATGTTGAAAAACAAAAAACACTTATAGACTTGCATAGTGGTACCTAATGGACCTTACAGTTGTTTATAGTAATTACTGCAATTTAGATTGTAGTTATTGTTGTATTACTAACAAAAATACTTCACCTTTTTTAAGTTATGAAGACTCTGTAAATTTTGTAGATTATTATCTAACTAAGTATAAAGATGAGCAGAATTTAATTGAGTTTTTTGGCGGTGAGCCTACTATTCACTGGCAAAATATTAAAGACCTTATGGAGTATGTAGATTCTAAATATGAAAATGTTCATTTTAGAATCTACACTAACGGTCATTATAATTTAAAAGTCCAAGAAGATTCTCAAACTTGGCAAAGATTTGATGAGATAATTTTCTCCGTAGATGGTACTTATACCACTAATTTAGAACGTACAACTAATCCTAAAATTTATTCAAATATTATCGACAATCTTAAATTGTTAATTTCGTTAGATTGTAGTGTAGGCGTTGCTCTAGTTTTATTTAGTGAGCTAAATTTTGCTAGTTTAAATAATAATTTTAATTATTTTAAAAACTTAGGTGTACGTTATTTTCACTTTGAAATAGGTTCTATATGGGAAGACAATGTTAAAAAATTTGTTAAACCTACAGATTTTAAAGTTGTTTCAGATTTAATTGTAAATAATATTTTACCAAATAATCTAAAAACAATTGATAATAATACTGTCGCGGAAGATTTTTGTTATTTTTCTGTGCCTAGAGAATTTTTAAGTTCAGCTGAGTATTTTAAAAATCCTTCAAATAAGTCTTGTCTTGACGGTGTTAGGTCGATATCTCCTCGGGGTAACATCTACTACTGTAGAGATTTAGCGGCTAATGAAGAAAGTAATTTAATCAACAATAAAGAGTATTTAAAAAATAAGAATCTTATTTATAAAACAAATAACGATTTAAAATTAATCAATATTCAAGAACTTCAGTTAAATAAAAATAGTGATGAATATCAAGAGTCTACTAGGCGTTTTGATATCATAACACCTTGCCCTGTCAAATCTTTCCAGTTTGAACAGTTGCATATTGTTGAAGATGATGTCTGGTGGCTTCAACAAAAATCTAAAGATTTAATTACACCTTTATTTTTATTAATGGATTTAACATTTTATTATATTAATAATACAGTGTTTGATGACTCTATTTTAAATTCAAGTTATAGTTTACTTGTTAATAGGTACATTGAGCTTTATTCACAATTTTCTAGTAACACTTTAAATGTCTAATCCACATTATATTATCTTTGATAAATATTCTTTAAAGTCTAAACCTGTTTTAGTTTCAGATGATATTTTAATTGAAGATAGTCCGCTATGGCAGTATTACCCAGTTGTTTTAAACAATCGTTTTGCACAACAGTTTCCTACTAAACTCATAAAAGTCTTTAAAGACTTTTATGAAAATAAATTACCATTTGCTGTATCTTATGTTTGTTTCCAACCTGGTTTTGAAACAAACATTCATACTGACTCTGAATTTACTGCAACTTTTTGTACAAGAGTTCTTACTGTCTTAAATGCTAATCAGTTAAACTTAAATGATATTTATTTAGAAGTTGATGGTATACGCCAAGAGTTTACTAATGAGTCTCTTTATTTTAATGCGTCGTTGCCGCACAGATTTATAAATAAAAGTTCTGCAAATATTATAATGCTTATTGAAGACTATCAACATTCTGAATTACCAAGTGATTGGGCTAAAAATTCAGAAATATTTTTTAATTACTTTACAAATAATGGTGATTGGCCAGAATGATAACATTAACACCTGTAACAGTCGGAACAAGTAGAGGTTTTTCTGCTTTTTTAATAGACTGTTTTAATCACTGCTATGCAATAAATGATTTTAAATCTGAAATTGATACTTTAGAAGAATTTTGGAATTTAATTCAAGAGCCTGAAGTTTATATTGTAAATAAAAATAATAAAATAGTAGGATTTTTTGTACAAGATATTGATCACCACTCAAAAGCTGTTGGTGCTACTATATTTATACATCCAAGAAGTTGTCCATTATCTATAGTCTCTTGTTTAAAAATTGCAACATTAAGAGGTCTTCAATATATTGTTGATAACAACTATGAATATATTGAATTTGATACGTGGGCAATGTTTATTGCAAATGAAGTTAAAAAGCTTGTACCGAATTTAAAAATTCACACAATACGGAAAGAATGGCTAATTTGCCATGCTCCAGCTAGTTCCTTAAATAAAGATACTTTAGATCTTTATGGCATAACTGACATAAATAATATTAAAATAACACACTAGATTACATGCAAACTTACTCTATTATAACTGACAACATTAAATTAACACTAGAAGCTTCTAACCTGGAAGATTCTAACAGTCCTTGGCGAATTTCAACTAACGACATTATAGAATTATCTTCGGAAGAATATTTTATCTATCAAAAAATGTGGTCGTTAGCTGTCGCTAAGTTTCTAAAACCTAATCAAAATATTTTGATTATCGGTGGTGGAGACCAACAAGTTTATAAAACAATTCAACATGTTGCTTCAAACGTAACTATTGTTGATCCGTTAGCTTATAAATACACTGAAGAACCTTTTAAAAGATTTTTAAAGACTTCATCTTTTGTCAATAAAATTGATGAAAACTTAGATACTCATAAACTTACGCTAGTTGATATGACATTTCAAGATGCTTTGGAAGACGAGTGTTTTAAATCTAAATTTGATTTAATTCTTGTAGATTGTTCCGACGACTTTGAAGATATAGATATAGGTATTTATAATAAAGATTTTGTTAGACAAATTTATGATAATTTAAAAACATCTGGTTCTTTACTTATGTACATGGGTTACGATCACTCTAACGCCGACTACACTCCGTTTTATAGTTACTTAGCTGCTAAGCTAGCCCATATAGATACTTACAGTAAATATATTGCAAGCTATGAAAAAGATACTGTTATTAAAGTTTTTAGCAAAATCTTTATTAACGATGTCGACAAAGCTCCAATTGTAAGATCTTTTTATCAAGAAGAAGATGATGTTTAATATATTAGAAGCTATCGAAAAATCTTTATTAAAGCCTTCAGTATTGAAATACCCTAGAGGTATTATACCTACAGTGAATCCTTCTGAAGCTATGGTGTATACTACTTCTGGCGTACCACTAGGGACTTGTTTACGACAGGCTTGGTTTAATAAAACTAGCGCAGCTAGAAGTAACCCTTTAAAAATTTATAATATTTTTGTTATGGAGGCTGGTAAACTTTGGGAATCTTGGATTATTGAACAATACAAAAATATTAAAGTTTATGTAGATCACTCTGTACGTATATCTAAGCCAGATGAACTTGTAACTGGCGAGATAGATATCTTGCATATAAATCCACTCAGTGGTGAATATGAAATTAGTGAGATAAAGCAATATAGTGGTGCAAATTGGTATGCAGCAAAAGAACTTCTTGGAAGTGTAGACAAACCGCCTAAACCTAAAGATCAAAATTTATTGCAATGTATTCGTTATTTAATGATTGTTTCAGAAGTTAACTATGTTAATTTAGTCTATATCGACAGAAGCTGTACTAGTTTTTATAATAATAAGCAATTTAGAATAAGCATAAATGCAGCGGGAAATCCAGTGATTGAAACTTATTGGAATGGCTCTTTGTACACATATGTCGAGACTAAATTTAGCACTAAAGATATTCTCGATAAAGAAAAACTTTTATTTGAATTTTTAAAACAAGGCGTTCCGCCACCACCAGATTACCAAATTCAATATACACCAGAAGAAATTACTAAAAAATATTCAGAAGGTGCTTTAACTAAAAAAGCTTATAATGAATTCTTGGCAGATCCTTCTACTAAGATAGGTGATTGGTTGTGTAGGTATTGTCCTTACGGTAGACCTGATAATGACTCATACACATCGACATGTGAAGAATATTAATCCAAAATGCGAAGAATCTTTGGGGTGTCACTTTACTTGTGATTTCACTGCTTGTGCTCCTAATAACTATTTTGACAAGTCTTCTGTTTATATTGAAAGACTGTTGACTAACGCAGCTTTAGCTGCAGGCTTTGATGTACTTGCCACAGCAGGGCACCAATTTCAGCCTCAGGGGGTTTCTGGTGCCCTTGTGCTAGGTGAGTCTCACATTTGTTGGCACACCTGGCCTGAGAAGGCTGCGATGTCTTTAGATGTGTACTCTTGTACACCTACAGCTGCAAATGAAGTTAAAATTTTAAACTTCATTAAATTTGTAGAAGGATTATTTTTACCAAAATATAATCACATATTGGTTATTTACAGATAAGTAAATAACCTTCCGTCAACATTTACAGTTTATCTGTATTATTTTAACTTAAACAGTGATTTATGAAAACCATCGTCAATAATGATTTAACTCTTGTAGAACTAAATTTACTATACTCTAGTATCCAGCATATTGTAACTTCTGTTAAGGATTTGCTAGGCTCTGTGCCTGCACTCCGTGAGTTGTCTCTTGACTACAAGAAAACTCTTTATAGTATTTTTTGGTCAATGTCTGAAGAGCGGCTATATGTACGTCACTTCAAAACATCCGTAGCTAATTTAAATACGCAACAATTCAGAAATGATTGCCTACGTAGTGCTAATGAATTTCAAAACTTTTTTAGATATTGTGGTGATTCGCAAACTAGAGTTGTCATAGAGTTAATGCGGATCACATATCAATTTAATTTTTTACAAAATAAATTAGCGGCGAATGGTTTAAAAATTACACAAAGTAATTTACTAACTTATGTACACCATAACAACTGATAATTTTAATTTATTATCTGAACAACAAAAACAACGAGCTTCTTTAATTAAAAATAAATTTAATGAGCTCGTTGCACTTGTTAACACTTTACCTGCAACACCTTATAAAGTTAGCTGTTTAAACTTTCTAGATTTATCTTACACTCAATTTTATTTTGGTGTAAATCATTCTTGAAAATTTCAACTTTAAATTCAAAATTAAAACTTTTAGCAGTTGGCTCTAATGCCAAAACTTCTAAAGGTGATGATGATACAAAGTTAACTGCTATTATGTATCTCGCACCAGCCCTTATGAGTGGTTATGATACTTGTACTAGTAGATCTCCTGGCTGTGAAACTGCTTGCTTATTCACAGCGGGTCGTGGTGCTATGAACAGCGTAATGCAAGCTAGAATAAATAAAACTAAATTGTATTTTGAAAATAATTCAGAATTTATTAGGATTTTACGTAACGACTTGAACCTTTTTAAGGCTTACTGTTTAGAAAATAATTTTCAAGGTTACGTAAGGCTTAATGGAACTTCTGATTTATACTGGGAAACTATACTAGATTTTACAGAGTACCCAGAATTAAAATTTTATGATTATACTAAGCACACTGACAGAGATGTTAGCAATATTCCAAATTATAAATTAATTTATAGTCGTTCAGAAGTATCGACTGAGTCTGATATTGAAAGTGCATTTGACAGGTATAAAAATGTTTCTGTTGTATTTGAAGAAGTCCCTGCTGTGTGGAAAGGCAGACCTGTCTCAGATGGTGATCTAAATGACCTTAGATGGCATGATCCTGAAAACCATTATATTGCTTTAAAAGCTAAAGGTCGTGGTAAACATGATCAAACTGGCTTTGTAGTTAGAACTATCGAAATTTAAAATATAATTTTATGAAAATACTTGAACAATATTCTAAAAATATCCAAGATATTTTACAATGCAGCAACACTGAATTTGAACACTTTAAAAGTGTTATGTCTTTTGTACATACAAATTTTTTTATAAGCACTCAAAGTTTGATAGATGCAGAATATTTAGATAGTGTTTTAAGTTTATTTTTTGTATATCATCATAAGATAAGTCCTAGTGTTAAAAAATCTTTTTTAACAAGCTTATTATTAAATGGTTATTTTACAAATACTTTTTTTAATTGCGAAGCACAAGTAACTTTTTTAAATATAATTGTTAAAAATTTTTCATGTACATATTTAAATGAACGTGATATTGAATTAATTTATCTGCTAACATGTACTCCAAATTATTTACCAGGCGATTCGAATTTATTGCAAAGCGATTTTAGTTTATATAAAGATTTTTGTTCATTTTTTGAGCCTATAAAAGCTAATAATATTTATATCATATATAACATGAGTCCATCTACGATTAGATGTCGCAGAGTTACAATTGCTGAAGAGTCTTACGTTAATGTATCAGAAGTTTTCGATTATTTTTATAAAAATAGTTTGAACATACTTGATGAAAATTTAGCGTTACTTTACAAAGATAAGCTTCATTTTTTAATGGATCTTATTTATAAGAAAAAATTTAAGTTGCCATTTTTTAAAGTATGAATTTACAAACACTTATCCCAGAAAACTTTTTAACTTATAGTGTTAATGGTTTTCTTCCAATCAGCTCAGTAGACAGGTCTAATATATATCTTGATACTGGCGCCACTAAAAATATATTAAAACCTTTTTCATTAACTCTTGATGAACCTGTAGTTTTTACAACTTTTGAATTAAGTACTGGATTGACATTAACTGTGTCTCCAGATTTTAGACTTAAAGGCTTCAACACCGTATGTGTTACAGATGAAGTTGAATCTCAGCCTGCTGCTACCTACGATGTTGATGATTACTTTTTTGTGCCTTGGATTGATTATGTTAATACTAGCCCGAAAGAAGTAATTAATCTTTCTAAAAGATTTTCTTATATTACACTAGTCAATAATAAAGCTTATTATCCAAATCAACATTTGTATCAAATATCAAGAGATTTAAAAATTAGCTATAAATTATTAGCTGATTATTTTATGTATGAATCAGCAGATGCAGATCCGTATGTAAAAGACATTGAGAAATATATTAAAAATACTTATGACTTAACAATTCCAAAATTTATTGATATGCTAGTTGAAGGTAGTAGTAATTCTATTTCAAATTATGTAGTAATAGACGCTAATTTTATAAATTATATTCTAGCCGCTATATATTACGGCGAAAATACAAGTAATTTAAAACATACAAAGTATGATGGTTATACTACAAAGTGTTTGACTTTTACTTTTGATTTATCTAATAATTTTGAAACTAATGTTAAATCTAAATTAGTAACATTTTTTAACAAATTAAAAATTGACTTTATTGAAAAAGTAGTTGAAAATAGTTCAGTGTTATCTATAAATTGTATTCCAATGATAGACCTTGCACTGCAGATTCAAGCTACAGCCTTTAAAGACTTTTACAACGTCAGTAAAGAGGTACTTGAATTATTTTTCAAATCTTTCATAGCTTTTGAAAATGAAAGAGAAGCTTCGCATACCATTGATATAGTATTTAATATTAAATCTTTTGGTTATTTGTTGAAAATACCTACTCAAATTTTAGAAAATAATTCCCAATATAATATAGCTGTTCTTACAGATTCGTCAGCGGATGTTATAACTCCGAATATAATTACAGATGAACTTGGGTATTACACTAGAATTTTGGCAGTTGAAGATACTGAGTCAAATATCGTTTACGATATAAGTAATAACTATTTAATGGTACTTTAAAATGCCTGAAACAACAGCCCCTTTATATGTTGAAGGTGGGGTCGAAAGACCTCAGTGGAGTAATGGATCTTCCTTTAGTGCGTACAATACTCGTCGCATTTCCGTAGGTGATGAAATTAAAGCTGAAGACACTAATCAACTCAGAGAGTTTATTGAGTTATTCTATGCTCACAGTCACAACTACACTGACAGCATAGGTTCATGCTAGAAACAACACCTAGACTCTTCAAGTCTGCTTCTGACTACGAGCTGAAGCAGATTTGTCCTAACATATTAGCTTACTCTGATCGTTATAATAATTTTAATACTTTATTTGATTATAATAAATCAGCTTTATACAAAAATACTCCAGATATATTTCATAGCTATTTAACTTATTGTATTTTAATTAATTTTTTAAATGTAAAAACTGCTGTAAAGCTAGAACTTGAAAAATATTATATGTCAAATATGACAGGATATTTACAAAAAGAGAATAAATTTGTAGATTTTAAATTAGCCAACTTAGCTAAGTCTTGGTTAAATATTGAAAATCAAATTGATTATATTACAGAGTATTTTAAAACTTTTGATAGTATGTCACAGCCAATTCAAATTCCTTTTACAGACGCTATTTATAATTATACTTACCAACTACCTTCTATCTTAATTAAAAATAATATTTATACTTTATATTTAATACTTCCTTATACTTCAGAAATACCGTCATATTATAATTATTTAACTATTGCTAGAACTATAGCTTATTTAAAAACAATTAATTTAATACCTTCCTACTTACATATTACTTGGATAGATACTTCCAACATATTAACTAAATTTACTAATAAAAATTATAAAATACTTGATAGCTATTTTGAGTATGCTAATATACTTCACGATACTTCTAATTACACTCGTAGTGACATTCAAAACTTACCTCGCCTAAACAATTGTTTACAATGCCCATATACTGAAAATTGTAGCCAAAATAGATTTCAAAAACTCAATTTTAAAACACCTAAATGAAAATTATCTATGCCTATGTAACTGGCCAACAACCTAAATATATAGACACTCCTGACCAAAAAGTGTTAGTTCATTTCGCTGATAATGGTGAAGAGTTTGTTTATTATGCAAACGATTATACATACCGTTGTTATATAAACAAGATTAATAACACCAAAGCTATTAACCTATACGCCCTATCTAACTTTGATAGAATTGAAGATGATGCTCAATTTGATCGTTATGAAAAAATTATTCATAACCTATTCAATTATCAAGGATTACATTTAGACTCTCCAGTAGATGGCTAAATTAGATGATCGTGCGTCGGCACAACAAAGGTTAATATATAATTTATGCTGTGAGGCATATCCAGAATATGAAGTTGTACATGAATATCCTATTCACGAGATAAATCAACGTATGGATATTTTCATACCAATGCTTGCAATATGTATTGAAGTTCACGGCGAACAGCATTATAAACCTATTGGGTATTTTTATAAAAATGCAGACCAGTGGTATAAAGCTGTTGATTTGGACTTGAAAAAATTACAGTATCTCCATAGCAAAGGAGTTAAAGTAGTTGAAGTGCCTTATAATAAATCTTTTAAAAATGCCGATATTTTTAAAAATTATGTTGAGTCTGTCAATTATCCACCTACCGAGTATACGGGATTGGATTACATTAACCCAGCAAAAAAAGCTTATAATAAAGCTCAAAAATTATGGCATAAAAATAGAAGATTAGCTGCTGATAACAACTAGTCTGTCTAATTTTTTACTACAAGTTAACTTTAAAAAGATTTTAAATTGTTACACCTAAACTAAATTACAAATTGGCTTTAAAATGAATTTAAATAATACACTACTTTATGGGTCCGCCTCTTCTGGCAAACTTAAGGTGTGGAAAGCGTACACAGATTACGCAGTAGTGCCCGCTCTAGGTATAAAAATTACTAAAGAGTGGGGCTATGCTGATGGAAAGCAGCAAGTAAAAGATATATACGTTACTGTGGGTAAAAATATAGGTAAGGCAAACGAAACAACTATTACCGAACAAGCTAAACTTAAATTAGAGCAACTCTATGATGCTCAATTAAAATCTGGCTATTTTAAAAGTGAAACAGAATTGAACGCTAACAATTCAATTTTGCCACAACTCGCACATCAATATAGTAAGAAAAAACATTTACTGCATGGACCTGATGAGATATTTATAAAAAATGTTTATCTGCAACCAAAGTTAAATGGTATAAGATGTTTAGCTTTTAAAGTTGATGAGACCACTATTAAATACTTAAGTAGAAGTGGTAAATTGTTTAAAAACTTTAAACATATTACAAAAGACTTACTAAGTATGCTTACAATTGGGGATATAGTTGACGGTGAGTTATTCACTCAAACAGTTCCTTTTGAAATAATTGCAAGTTTAGTTAACTCAGACGATGAAGATGTTGTAGTCGGAAACTACGATATAACTCAACTTCAATACCATCTATATGATAAGTTTTCAAGTGATGCTTTTATAACAAGATACTCAGCTATAGCTTCTGCGATGAATTGCTTATCAGTTAAATTAGTTGAAACAACTAAAGTTTTAAATATGACTGAAGTACGTTCAAAATTTGAAGCATATGTGACTGCTGGTTATGAAGGTGTAATGTTAAGAGATGACACTGTACCGTACATGCAAGGCCAACGAAGTAACGGGCTACTTAAATACAAAATTATGCTTTCGGATGAATTTTTAATACATAAAATTTATTTGGCAGCCAATGATCCAACTAAAGTTCAAATTATTTGTGTTAATCATAATGTTGATCCAGAAAGTCCTCACAGATATTTTGATGTTGGTAGTGTTAAAGGAACTAAAGAGTATAATGTAGAAACTTATTTTAATAATAAAGAAGCATTAGAAGGTGTAGCATACTTAACAGTTGATTACCAGGCTTTATCGTTATACTCTGTACCACTATTCCCTGTTGGTATAGCACTTCGCGAAGGTGAAGTCGTTAATAATATTTTCGTACCAACTGTTTAGTACAAACAAAATAAATATATAACTATTATTCAATAGTGTAAAATTGACAATAAACCATATTGTAAAGCGAGATGGCTCGCTGCAAGAGTTTGATCCATTAAAATTAAATAAGTGGATGGAATTCGCGTATCAGAACGATACAATTTGGAGTGATATATCACTCCGTGCTGTTAAAAAAATATATGATAAATGTACTACTGTACAACTACAAGAAGCTTTAATTAAAACTTGCTTAGAATACGAAACTGATAAATCACTTAAAGCAGCAGGTAGGTTATATCTTCCAATAATTATTAAGAATGTTTTTCCAGATAACATTGTAGCTACTTTTAAAGATCAGTATTACAGAATGATTGATCTTGGGTTTTACCGAGATTTTAATTTGTCTGATAGTGATCTAGACTTTATTGAATCTAAAATCAATCATCAGTTAGATTATACTTATACTTATACAGTATTAAAACAACTTGTAGATAAATATATTATTAAAGATGTAGCTACTAGTAAGTTATACGAAACTCCTCAATTTACTTACATGCGTGTTGCAATTTATGTAGCTTACACTAATTCAACAACATTGTCGGCGTATGATCATCAGTCTTTTTTAAATGATATTATTTCTTACTATGAAGACTATTCTAGTCATGATGTTAACTTACCTTCACCTAATATGGTCTATCTTGGAACTGTAAATAAAACTGGAGCTAGTTGCTGTTTAATTGAATGTGAAGATGCTATTGACTCTATTGATGCTAAGTCTTATGCAGTCTCTACAATGACTGTTGCAGGCGCTGGAATAGGCTCACTTTATGGTGTTCGTAGCTTAATGGATCCAATTAAAAAAGGTACAATTGAACATCAAGGCAAATTACCTTATTTCAGAGTTCTTCAATCTTTAGTTGGTGCTAATAAACAAAATAGCCGGGGTGGTGCTGCAACAACTTATGTATCTAGTTTAGATCCTGAAATTGAAATTATTATCAAACTTCGAAATCCAAAATCAATTGAATCTCGAAGAGTTCCTGGTATTGATTATAATATTAAATTACATCCTTTTTTAATTGAAGCTATAAATACAAAAACTCCTTGGATGCTTATTAGTCTTTATCATGCACCAGATCTTTATGCTAAATTTGATTCTGATGATTATGAAGGTTTTAAAGAACTTTATTTTAAATATTTAAATAATCCAGATGTACCTAAAACTTTAATTAAAGCAGTTAATCTTGCAGCTTTGATTGCTAAAGAACCTTTTGAAAGTGGTCGTCTGTATAAGTTTAATAGTTATGAAGTTAATCATCATACTCCATTTCTTGAGCCTATTAAAATGTCTAATCTTTGTGTTGAGATAACACTAGTTACTGGAGCTTTGCTTCACGTCAAAGATTTATTTAAAACTCATGAAGCTGATTACTATGAAATTATTTATGATGATGGTAGTTCAGAACTATTACATGCTTCAGAGATTTTAAAAGTTAATGGTGAACAAATTAATGTAGAAAATGTTAAAGTTGGTGACATAATTGTCTAAGAAAATTATTTCAAAATCATTTAAAAATGAAATTGCTATTTGTAATATTGGCGCTATTAATCTACACAAAGATTATACAGACGAAGAGTATTACAAAAAATGTTATACAATGTTGATGACTGCTCGAGCAGTCATCTTAGGTACAGAATATACTTTACCGCGTGTAGGTTATACTACTAAAAATAGAATGTCTGTAGGGATTGGTGTTACTAATCTTGCTTATTGCATGGCTCGTAATAAAAAATATTATACTTCTAAAGAAGGTAAAGTATTTTTACACTTTATTGCTGAAAGACATAGTTACTTTCTACATAAAGCTGCTTTAGATATTGCAATAAAATACGGCAATGCTCCCTGGATTCATAAGACTAAGTATCCTCAGGGTTGGCTACCTATTGACACTTATAATAAAAATGTTGATGGAATTGCTAATTTTGAATTACGATATGATTGGGAAACTTTACGTGCCGGCATAATTGCACAAGGTGGTATTGCTTTTAGTGTTCTTGAGGCTTTCATGCCATGTGAAGCTTCTAGTAAGGCTACTAATAGTACAAACGGTCTTTACCCAATACGTAGACCAACTTTAGTAAAAACAGATAACAGTTATACGAATATTTTTATTGCACCTGAGTACGAACGTTTACAAAGTTATTATGAATTTGGATATGATATTCCTTATTATGATATGATTGATTGTTATGCAATCGTTCAAAAATTTTGTGGTCAAGCTATCAGTGCAGATACTTATTATGATATGCGTGGTGATAAAAAAACTAGATCTTTAAGAGAGTCTATAGCAGAACTTGCTTATTTTTTTAAGATGGGTTTGAAAACTAGTTACTATACAGTAATGGATACTGATGCTGAAGAAGATACTGACTCCGCAGAAGATTCTGACAAAACAGCTTCAGGCTGTGAGAGCGGCGCTTGCGCACTCTAAAATAAATGATCTGTGAGCTTTTTAAAAGCTCACATCTTTTGGTATAAATATGAGTGTAAAAATATTTAACATCGAAAACACCGAGTGGAAGACTGGTGAAAATAGTTTAATATTAGGGCAATACCCTGGGCTATTCGATACTGTTAATAAAAAACACGATTCACTTTTTAAAATTTTTAAAGGACAAAAAGCAGCAGATTGGTCTGAGAATGAGGTTGATTTAGCAAGTGTGCCTCAACAGCTATCAATAGCTCCTACTGCAATTAAAGAACTACTTTGGATTAACTTAACCTATCAATGGTCTGGTGACACTGTAGCTTCTCGCACCATCGTACCTTTGCTAGCCCCATTTATTACTAATACAGAACTTTGGCGAGCTTTGTATAGAAATGGTGAAATGGAAAATACACACGCTGCCACTTATTCTGAAATTGTAAGGCTTTGCTTGCCTAACGCTAATGAAATCTTTGAAATGATTCAACAGAATAAGCATATTACAAAACGTCTTGATGTTGTTTTAGAACATCTTGAAGATTTGAGAATAGCTGGACATCAATACGGGCTTGACATTATTCAAAATGATCAAGTTCTTTATAATCGTATTATGTTAGCTTGCACTGCTTTTTATTTGCTAGAGCAAGTCCAGTTTATGGCTTCATTCTCTGCAACATTTGCGTTAGCAGAAAACGATTGGTTTATACCTGTAGCTCAACTAGTTCAAAAAATTGCTTTTGACGAATCTCAATTCCATGCAACACTATTTGCAGAGTTTTTTAGAATTGAATTGCAGACTCCTCGTGGAAAGCAATTTTTACTAGAACATAAAGCTACAGTCCAAAGTCTTATAGCGGCCTGTGAACAAACAGAGCTAGACTTTAACGCTTATCTATTTTCAGAAGGTCGCCAACTTGTTGGTGTAAACGAAGAACTAAATAATGCTTGGGTGGTCTATTGTTCACATAAAGTTAAAAAGACTTTTGGATTGGTTCAAGGTATTCCTGAACCTAAGTTGCCATTTAATTTTATTAAAAATTGGCTAGATATAAATAAAACACAAAGCTCCCCTCAAGAGCAAGACATCACTAACTATGTTAATTTAACTTTAATTAACGATTTAGATGATGACGAAGACTTCTCGTTTTAATTAAAACTGGAAAACAAATGTCCTCCGATAATACTTTTATAAATATTATTAGAGGACATTGAGTTATTTATTTATTTACTTTGGAATACTGTCGATCGAGGACTAACAAAGAAAGTGTATAAATAATTTAACTCTAATAAATAATTTGTAAAGATATTAAAGTTTAAATGACTGAATCTTATGTTGTAAGAAAAGAGGCTTGTCCTCGTTGTACTGAAAAAGGCCGAGACACCTCTAAAAATAATTTAGCTATATATTCTAATGGTGGGCAATATTGTTGGTCCGCAGATTGTGATTATAGAGTTATTTCTGCAGACTATTTAAAAGATGAAATTATTGAACTTCCTATATATGAGAGTGATAATTTGAGTTCTTTTACGAAAGACAACTGGAATGATTTAAAAAAACAAACAAGCACAAACCCTCGTGGTTATAGAGGCTTGACACAAAATACTTGCGATGTGTATCACGTTTATCATCAGTTTAATGAAGAGACTGGCCAAGTTGTAAAACAATTTTATCCACTATCCAGCGCAACAGATTTTTGCGGCATGAAAGTTAAAGTTGCAGAGCCTAAAAACTTTTATGCTGAAGGTAGTAATAAAATTGACACAACTGAACTATTTGGGCAGTCTGTGTTTAAAAAATCTTTAGCTAAATCTATTTTAATAACTGAAGGTGAACTTGATGCTTTGTCAGCTTACCAGATGTTGCTACCATTAGCTAAAGATTATCCACCAACACCTTGTGTTTCTTCTACAGTCGGTTCTGGTGGTTATAAACAATTTAAACACCAGTATGAATACCTAAATAGATTTGATCGGATCATTCTGTGTGTTGATCAAGATAAAGCTGGCCAAGCTTCTATTCCAAATATAATTTCTGTTTTACCTAAGGGTAAAGTATTAGTTATGGAGTTTTCTAAAAAAGACGCTAACAAAATGTTAACAGAAAATTTAGAAAAAGAGTTTATAAATGCTTTTTTTAAAGCTAAGCCTTATAATCCTAATGGTATTAGAGGTTCTTCTGGTCTTTATGACGAAATTATAAAAGATATACAAACACCTAAATTGCCATTTCCACCCTTCATGCATAAGATACAAGAGATGCTTTGTGGTGGTTTAAAAGTTGGCAGTATAATGAACTTAGGTGCAGCTTCGGGCTGTGGTAAAACAACTTTTGTAAATGAGATGATTTATTATTGGATTTTTAATAGTCCTTATAAAGTTGGTATCATCTCAATGGAATTGGATAGTGGCCAGTACGGTGGTGCACTTGTTTCACGACATTTGAGTAAAAAATTAAACTTATTTGTTAATCCAGATGACGCTGTAGCTTACTTACAGCAGCCTGATGTTGTAGCAGCCATACAGACGCTTCACACCACACCTGATGGGCAAGATCGCTTTCACTTAATTGAAGAGCGCGATGGTGACGTAGAACGTATGAAAGAGTTGATCCAACAACTTATTATACAATGTGACTGTAAGGTTATTATTATTGATCCGTTACAAGATTTGATGGCTGGTATGTCGAACGATGCTCAAGAGGTATTTTTAAAATGGATGAAAGAGATGATTAAATCTTTTGGTATTATTTTTATTAATATTAATCATGTTAGAAAATCTCCTACTGGTAAAGAGTCTAACAGTGCTGGGGCATTTATTACGGAAGAAGACTTCGCTGGCAGTAGTACTATTTTTAAATCAGCTTCTTTCAACCTATTATTTACGCGTAATAAGTATTCAGACGACCCTATTGAGAAAAATAAGACTTGCATGTATGCATCTAAAAATCGTCAGACAGGTATCACTGGTGATGCAGGATGTTTCTTTTATGAAAATTCTACGCACACGTTACACGATTTTGAAGTCTACATGACAGAACACCCAGAGTTATTTGTAACTTCAGACTATGACTGATAAGACTTTTGCTTTTATTGAAAAAGCTAATTTATTACATAATAATTTTTATAATTATGACGCTGTTGTCTATTTAAATTCAAAAACTAAAGTAAAAATTTTATGCCCATTGCATGAATATTTTTATGTCACACCTAATGATCATCTTTCTAAGCTCTCAGGATGCCCTCAGTGCGCTCTGACAAGGCGCACAGGCAGACCTAGCACTACAACAGCTGAAGAGCTAGTACAGCGCTTTAGAGAGCTTCATGGCGATGTTTTTAGTTATACTTTTACAGAAGATCTTAAAGTAAGATCTTCTGTGGATGTTACTTGTAAAACTCACGGTGTTTTTAAATTAAAAATACAAGATCATTTAAAAGGTGTAGGTTGTAAGCATTGTTTTAATAAGCGCAGACAGCTACCAGAATCTGCTATTAACCAACATATCAAAACCGCTTCAGAATTTTTTAATAATAAGTATGATTATTCTAAAGTTTTACAGACTTATAAATCAACAGCTAGTGATGTAACTATTACTTGCCCTGTACACGGGGATTTGTTTGTAAACTTTAGAACTCATTTTATAGAACATTCAGGCTGTAGATTTTGCTTATATAAGTCTAAGTATTTAACAACAGCAGATTTTATATTAAAAAGTAAAACTGTGTACGATAATAAATACAATTACTCTTTAGTTAATTATGGTAATTACAATAACTTAAAAGTAACCTTGTATTGTAATCAACATGGTGCTTTTTTTGAGCAAACTCCTAAAACTCATTTAGCAGGTCATTTAGGATGTTTAAAATGTCAACATGTTGGCGTATCTAAATCTGAAACTGAAATAGTTGATTACATTAAAAGTTTAGTTAATACTGAAATTTTAACTAGTTATAGACCTGAATGGCTTGCAGGTAAAGAGTTAGATATTTTTATTCCAGAGTATAATTTAGCAATTGAGTATAATGGTACTTTATATCATCACAGCTCTAGGAGCTTATACTGTAATTCTTTTGCTTTAAAAACTTCTAAAGATTTTAAGTACCATTATTCAAAATGGTTAGCTTGTAAATCGCAAGGCATACGTTTAATAAGTATCTATGATTTCAAATACTTACATAATAAAGATAAGTATTTTTCTTTAATTAAACATTGTTTACAATTATCTACTAGAGTATTTGCCCGAAAGTTAGAACTTAGGTTAATAACTAATGACCTAGCTAAAGATTTTCATATAGAAAATCATTTTGAAGGCTTTAATGTTTTTTATAAAAATCCTTTTTCTTACGGCCTTTATGATAAAAATAATATTCTATACTTGGTAGCTACTTTTGGAGAATATTACGACCAAGCCTCTAAACTTTTTAAGTTAAAGCTTCAACGTATTAGTACTTTAAAAGATTATTGTGTAGTCGGAGGTTTGAGTAAAATATCTAAAAATATTTACAAGTCTCGCGGTGATTTTGTATATCAAACTACAAATGATACTGGATCTATTGTAGACGGTGAATTTGTAAGTCTAAGATATTATTGGGTTAATTTAAAAAATTTAACATACTTATCTAGAAATCAAACTCAAAAAAATTTACTACCTAAGTTGCTTGATACATTTAATTCAAGTTTAACAGAAAATGAGAATATGGAAAATGCAGGATATCTTAAAGTCTATGATTCCGGACTTACTGAAATTAAATTTAACGCCTAATAAATTAAACAATAAATGTTTACACAGACAATGTTCTTTGTGTCAAGGATCTGGTGTAAACAAATTAAATAACAGTGTATGTGTTCATGCTTTAAGTTGCCCTTGCTCGCAGTGTAGCTTATATTGTTAATACACCTACAGATATATAATTTTTAATTAAATATATAAATTGAATTTTCAATTGTTTGAACAAGAAGCTAAAGCTTTGTTACTCCAATATTGGGGTCACAAAGAGTTTAGAGGTCAACAATTACAAGCAATATACGATGTTGTTAATGGAAATGATGTCTTATTTCTGGCACCAACTTCTCTCGGCAAATCGGTTGTTTTTCAAGTTTCAGCTTTAATGACAGAAGGTATGGCTATAGTCGTATCACCGTTAATTGCTCTTATGACAGATCAAATAAATTCTTTAGAATTAAAAGGCATACAATCAATAACGGTTAATAGCACTCTCGGCGTTAAAGCTCGTCGAGAAGCCTTGCAAAAAATTAGAGACGGCACTATAAAAATACTTTATGTTGCACCTGAAACTCTAATGACAACCGATATGTTAGAATTATTACAAACTATTAAAGTTAGCTTTATAGCTTTCGATGAAGCTCATTGTATTTCAAGTTATGGTCATGATTTCAGAAAAGCATATAAAGCGGTAAAAGATATTCGTCAAGTTTTACCTGTAAATGTTATTGCATTAACTGCTACTGCGGATCCAAATACTAAAATGGACATTCATAATGTTTTACAGCTTTACAATTGTAAGTATTATGAGCATTCTTTTGACAGGCCAAGTATTTATTATGGCTGCTATTTAAAAACTAGCGATATAAATTATAAAATATATAGAATAATTAAAACTTATCCGCCTGAAACTACAGGTATTGTCTATTGTTATACAAAAGATAGCACACTAGAGCTTGCAAAATACTTACAAAGTATGGGGATAACTGCAGAGCCTTATAATGCTTCTTTAAAAACATCAGACAAAAATGACATACTACAACGTTGGCTAAATGACGAAACTAAAGTTATTTGCGCCACAATTGCTTTTGGTATGGGCATAGATAAAAGTTCTGTACGGTATGTCATACACGCAGATTTACCAACCTCACTAGAAGGTTGGGCCCAAGAAGTTGGGCGAGCCGCAAGAGATGGCCAACCAGCCACTAGTTATTTGTTTTACTCTGCCGCGGATTATAATAAACATAAATTTATAGCTAAACAAAATTCCAAAAATCCAGAAAGTTATAATCGAAAATTACAAAAGTTATCTAAGATGTATTCTTTTGCGTCGTCTAATGTTTGCAGACGACAACAAATTCTAGCCTATTTTGGTCAAAAGCTAGAGTCAAATAATTGTGGCAACTGTGATATATGCAGGCCTACAATTATGCGTTATTAAAAATAAATTATCTAAGTTGTTTCTGGAAAAATTAACAACTATGAGGAAAGATTGATGTTCAAAAAAGTTGTTTTAGACATAGAGTCTAACAATTTACTAGCTAATATGTTATCATATGCTACAATGCCGTACACTTTAAAACCGACTGCTAAGCTACATGTCGTTATGGTTACTTGTGTTGACACTAGAAATTCTTTTGCTTTTATTCCAAAAGAATTTATGAGTTATAAAGCACCTATTACAAAAATTGAATCTTATTTCGATGAGATTAAAAGTTGTCTAGCTGAACGTATAGTTCCAGATCAAGATGGTATACTTTATAATTCAATTAAAAAAGTAGTGTTAACTAAACAAAACCTTGAAAAGTTTTTTAAAAAATTTGAACCAGAAGAATTAATTTTTCATAATGGTATTAAATTTGACATGCCAACTCTTCAATTATTTGACATGATTGAATATGAAGTTGGGTATCCAGATACTGGTGGTTCTAAATATAAAACTGTCTCTAAAGTTTTCGGTACTCCTATAGTATTTACTGATACTTTACTTTGGTCTAAGCTACTAAATCCTGACCGTATATTCGGGCATGGCTTAGGCGCTTGGGGTAAACAGATTGGTAATTATAAAGGCGATTTCCACGAATTTGAAAATTATTCTTATAAGATGGTTACGTATTGTTTACAAGATACGCTTGTAAACATAGATATTTATAATATACTTGAATCTGAAAAAGATGGCTGGGCTTGGGGTAAAGCTTACGCGATGGAAATTAAACTTGCAGATATTACTTTAAAACAAGAGTTATTTGGTTTTGAATATGATACTGAAAAGGCTAAAGATTGTTTAGTAAAGTTTGATAAAGTTCTTCATGATATTGAAGAATTTGTAAATCCTATACTTCCAGACAAGCGTTTAAATAAAGGTGAACAGAAAGTTTATACTTTACCTAAACGTCAATTTAAAGCTGATGGTTCAGTGTCTGCAATAATGTTAAAATTTGCAGAAAAGCATGGTGGTACTATTACTGATGAAAATGTTTACATTTTCGAAGATAAAGAATATCAACTTCCTTATGAAGGTTGTGTTAAAGAAACAACAACTGCAACTATCAAAGATTTAGACCATTTAAAAGCTTATCTAATTACTTTAGGCTGGGATCCATTTGAGTGGAAAGAGCGTGATGTTACTAAAGACGCTAAGAAACAAAAATTACATCCTAATAAAGTTGTAGAAGTAATTGATAGGTATGTTGAGAGTACTCTTAATGGTCCTTTCCGAGAGGCTCGTCTAGCGCTGCTCAAATCGAAGCCACAGTCTTTAAAGTATGACTTGATGGCTAAGTACCGTCAAAGCCCTAACAAGCCTCTACGAGTGCCTACAGGCCCATGCTTACGTGTTGGTACTGAAAAGGTTATATGTCCAAACTTAGAAAAGATTGGAGCTGATGCAGAGTTTGTCGGTGCTGTTAATAAGTATCTTACTTATAAACATAGACGTGCAAGCATTGCAGGTGGCAGTGAAGATGAATCTGGCGAGCCGCTAACTGGATATTTGTCTATGGTTCGGGAGGATGGCCGTGTGCCTACTCCAGCTGACACTATCGGGGCTTCTACCGGTAGGTATAAGCACAGTGGTGTTGACTTTACAAGCCCACTTAAAATAATCTTAATTGCTGGAAACTCCTAAAACTTCTTTAACTACAACGTAATCTTAAAAGATAAGCGTGAATGTTTTAAAATAAAGAAGATATTACAATGGACAATCAGCCACGAAGCTTCTAAATATTGTTGAGAAACAAGATAGGAAGAATGCTCAGAGACTAGTTTTTATAACGTAGGGTGTAAGCTTTTGACACCCGAAACAGATTATGGTATACCAAAATATGCCAAAGATATAGTCCGATCTTCATAGAAATATGAAGCAGTTTTTTTTAAACGCCTTGTCACTAGCGATGACAAGGGAACACTTATGTTGTAATGTCCCTCGCGTAACCTCTATTGAAGGCTACGCTATTAGAAGTCAGTTTAAAGCTGGTGACGGCTTTATGCAAATGGCTTTTGACTTTGCTTCTCTTGAAGCTCGAGTGCAAGCTAACTTTTGCTTAAATTATACAGATGGTGTAAATTTAGCTCGTGACTTATTGGCTGAAAAACCTAATTCAATTCATTGTTTTTCAGAAGATACTCAAATATTAACTAGTACTGGTTGGAAAACTTTCGACCAAGTCACTACAGATTGTCTTGTTGCACAGTGGCTAGATGGTGTAATCTCCTTTGTGAAACCTTCTAATGTTATTTGGAGGCGACATACAGGTAAGATGATAAATATAAAATCAGCTAGAACAGATCAGTTAGTCACTCCAGAACATCGTGTAGTTTCAAGATTACCTAATAGCACGAATTGGTCTGTAACTACTGCAAATAATTTTACTAAAAGATCTTCTGCAAGAGTCATACCTAACACTGGTATTCTCACGCAAGAAGATAATTCAGAGTATTCTGATAACTTTTTAAAATTAGCTGTAGCTGTTCAAGCAGATGCTTATTTACTTAAAGATTGTTCTGGAATAAAGTTCTCTTTTAGTAAAGAACGCAAAGTTCAAAGGCTTAAAGATATTTTAGATAATCTTGGGATAACTTATACACATACTACAACTTACCCAAAAGATAGAGAAACTAGTTATCATTTTTATTTAAATTCTTCAGAAGACACAGTTAAAATTCGTAATTTTTTAAGTTTAGATAAATCGCTTACAGATAATTTATTAACATTAAGTTCACGCCAAATGAATTTAGTTTTAGATGAGATTCAGTTTTGGGATGGTACTGTTACTAGAAATAGTGATGTTGTGTTAGATACAACATCAATTAAAACAGCTAAAACTATTCAAACTTTATGCCATTTAACAAATCGTGCAGGTCACTTTAATAAATTTGTTAAGTCTACTGTTAAAGGCATTTGCACTATTTATCGGTGCTATATTTCAAATAATAAGTCTAACCTTACAGTTAACAAAAATTATTATTCAGAAGTTGACTATGATGGTTTTGTAGGTTGTGTTACAGTACCTTCAAGTTTTGTTGTAGTGAAACGTTCTGATAAGATATTTGTTTCTGGTAATTGCATTAATGCCAGAAAACTTGGCATTACTAGAGATGCAGCTAAAAGTTTTACTTACGCTGTTCTTTATGGCGCTCAGGCAACTAAACTGATGAAGATGCTAAGCATTTCGGCGGAAGAAGCTCAACGTCTATACGATCTTTTTTGGGAATCTGTTCCAGCTTTAAAAGAACTTAAAGATAAAGTAGAACAAGAGTGGATGGACTCTGGTCAACAATATATTGTTGGTATAGATGGCCGTAAACTAATGTCGCGTAGTAAGCACAGTTTATTGAATCTTTTATTTCAAGGCACTGGCGCTGCTATGGCAAAATTATCAACTGTTCTGATTTGTCAAGAATTAGAAGAGTTAGATTTATTGGGTAACCCTTTAGTTCACAATAAATCAGATTATAAAATTTATCAAATGATCGCTTACCATAATTCATTGTGGCTTTATATAGTGATATATATCGAATAACCTTTTTAATTGACTGGAAACCTAAGTTATAGTAAAATTGAATTTCTAATTAATATGTAATTAGATTTACAATAAATATAATATGGCAATCAGCAGCTAAGTTTAAAAATGAAAAAAATATATGACAGTTATTTTATAACTGTAAATGGTGAAGTTTTTAATAAACATAAAAAACTTTTGACACCCCAAGATAATGGCAAAGGCTATTTAATACTTAATTTAAGAGTTGGCGGTAAAAGATTATGCAAGAGTATTCACAGACTTTTAGCAGAAGCTTTTATACCAAACCCTGAAAATTTACCAGAAGTTAACCACAAAGATGCTAATCGTAGAAATAATGCGTTAAGTAATCTTGAATGGTGTACTCATGGTTATAATATTAAATACTCTTTTGATCTGAATAATAGGTCAGCAGTTGGTTCAAATAATGCTAATTGCATTACAACTGAAAATACTGTTCACGCTATTTGCAAATTACTCGAGTCGGGCCATACATCTGCTAATATAAGAGACTTAGGCTACAACTATGCTTTAGTTAGAGCACTCAAGCAAAAAAGCACTTGGAAACACATATCTTGTAATTATAATTTTTAAAAAAGTTCAACGGCCATCGAAACACATTGTAAAATGAATGGAGTAGAGTAGAATCTAAAGCTAATGTAGATTCGAAACGGAAGGGATGTTACTATATAACATCGTGATATGGTCTAACCCCGTAAAATAACTTATAAAAGTTACCTGAAAAGGCGGAGAGTGTGTTGCGACACTCGTAATGTAATTGGATGAAAACCAGTACGCAGTACCTCGGAACATGTGTACAGTTAAATTATTTGATAAAGAAGAAGATGCTAAAGAATTTGTAAAAGCTAACGCGCTTACAAGTGAAATTGGACATCTTGAAGATGGTAGGTATTATGTTGGACTCAACAATATTTTACCTGACATTATTAGAAAAGGTATTGACCGTGCAGTTAAATATAACGAGTTCTCTTTAGAGCTTGGTATGGCATGGAACGTAGGTTCTAATTGGGGTCAATGCCACTAATTGAGAGGTGCAGGTTTAACCTGCACGACATTCATCGTGTACTCCTACCGTGGGTACATAACAACTTATATGGTATATAATATATACCATATGCTATTAATAATTGTTATATAGATTTTTAACAATGACTGACAAAAAACAAGCAATTCCACTAGACAATGCTGTGTTCTATTACACATCAATTAAAGAGCCAAAAAATAAGTTTGAAAGTACTGAAAAAGAATACTCAGTAACACTTGCGTTAACTAAAGAAGACGCAGCTGCTTTTAGTAAGATGCACCCTCGTCAAAAAGCGAAAGTTATTGATAACGAAGAGTTCATGACTAAATACAAAACTGACGTTCCTTTTGAGTCTCAACCTTTGCAGTACCTGATTACACTTAAACAAAGTGTTAATAAGGCTGATGGTACTCCGATGCCTGAAGGACTACGCCCTCACGTTTTCCATCAAGATGCTTCTGGTACTATTCGGGATATTACTGAAACTACTTTAGTTGGTAATGGTTCTCGAGGTAAAGCTCGTTATAGTATTATTTCTAATACTTATGGTGATTTTGCAAAATTAAAACATATCCTAGTAACTGACTTAATCGAGTATGAAGCTAAAGACAACGGTGACGAGTGGGCTGAAGCTGCAAAAGCTTCAGGTGCTGCTGCCGTTACAAAAGCTGTCGAAGCTTCTTTTGCGGCAACACCAGCACCTCAAGGCTCTGATGATGACGATGACTGCCCGTTCTAATATGCTTTAACAAAAACAGCCTGTGAAATACCGGGCTGTTTTATTTATAATTAAATAAAAAAATTAACTATGGCTATTAGGTACACTGTAACAGGTGAACGAAATCCTATAATTGAATTTCCCGACTACAAAATTAAAGTGCAAACAATTGGTGATCCTCACTGTGGTAGAGTATTTAAGACCGGTGTTTTAAGCTCAAATCTAGGCATTCGTGAGAAAAGTGTTTTACAAACTTTTAAAACTCTTTTAAATCCTGATTGTAATTTGAATATAACTCATATTGTTATAGTAGGAGATTTATTTGATAAATCAGTAGTTACGCCTACAGTTAAATTAGAAGTTTTTAATATATTAAAAAATTCCGCTGAACTAAATACCAATATTAACTACTACTTAATTTCTGGCAACCACGATTTATCTAAGGATATATCTAAAAAAAGTTCTTACGAACTTTTAACACTTATGTTAGATACTTTAAATTTATCAAATTTAAAGACTACAACGAATAATCCTATTTATGAGTTAATTGATGACACCATTAAGATACCTTTTTATTTTTATTTTGATTGCTATAATCCTTTTGGTGATTCTAAATTTAGACAAAGTGCTGTTTTACCTACTGCTGAAATGGTTTCATTTGGACATTGGGATGTTGTAAGCAGTGAAAAAACTTGGGCGCCTTCTTCAGAACTTATAAGCTGTACCAGTCTTTTTGTTTCGGGGCACGAGCATACACCTTTTCAAAATGAAGTTTACAATACAGACTATATATGTACAGGTTCGATGCAACCTTATACTCACGCGGAAGATAGTACTTCAGAATTTTATATTACAATAGATATTGATAAACTTTCTGAAATAGATGTTAGTACTTTAAAAAATAAAAATGTTAGGCTTCTTGTTGATAAGAATTATGTGTTAGCAGAACCTATACAGTGTTTAGCTTTAACATTTAAGTTAAAAGAACTTGAACCGTCAAGTACTACTCCATCACAAACTACAGTTGTTTCAAATGTTGTTGATTTTAATAGTTGTTTCTATAAAAATATTTTAGAAGCGAAAGTTTTAAATGAGGCTGAGTTGAACTGCTTAAAAACTATCATAACAGACAAGGTTTATTTAAATGTTGATTAGTATACATATACAAAATTCTTTTGCACATCAAGATTCTTTTATCACTTTTACAAACGGCTTAAATGTTATTACAGGTAAGAATGGTACTGGGAAGACTGAACTTGTAGAGATGATTAATTATGCTTTTTTTGGAGCTAGAGCTTTAAGAGATTCTGCAAGTAATTATAAAGACTTGTCTGTAACTTTAATCTTTAAAGTAGTTGATAAAGTTTATAAAATTGTAAGAAGCTCAACAGTAGCTTTATACTATCTAGATACTAAATATATAAAAATTTGTAGTGGTGTTACAGCGGCAAACAAACACATAGAAGAATTATTAACTTATGGTAAGGATGTATTTTATTTAACTAATTTTTGTAAGCAACATGACTTGTTATCTTTTTCGGCGTTGAAAGAAAAACCTTTATTAAATTTAATTGAGACTGTGACTGGTTTAAAAGATTCTTATTTATTAATAGATTACTTTAAAAAACAAAAATCTATTTTAACTGCTGAAAAGAAAACTTATGAAACTTTACTAGCAGATAATAATATTCCTGATTTTGAAATTAATTCAGAATTTGAAGAGTTTACTGAAGACCAGTTAGCTGATATTAAACTTTTAGTTGCAGAACATTTTAATGCTATTGCAACTCAAAAAGAATATTTATTTAAGTATAATTTTTATAAAAATAAAGTTCAAGAGTTCCCGAGCCTTCCAGCTGAAAGTTATGATGAACTTTTAAAAATCTGTAATGATTTTAATACGGCTAACGATAGTTTAAAAACTATAGATTTAAAGTTGAGTCGTATACAAACCTATAATATTGATGATACTCTGGATAATCTTTTAGAAATTAAAGAACAACATCCTCAATATAAAAATTATCTAACTTTATTAAAATACCAAGAGCACAATTTAACATGTCCGACATGCTCTTCAATTGTAAATGTGAATCAAGAAAGTATTGATAGTCTTCTGGCACAAGGTATTTATAAGTCAGCGCCTAAGTACTCTTTAAATAAAATTGAAGAGTATATTAATTGGCTTACTATAGATAAAAATATTTATGAATCTTTAATGTCTGAAAAATTAGAACTGTTAGCTACAATTTCTAATGTAGATTATAAGGCATCTAAACTTAAATTAGACCAACATTTAAAATATAATGAGATACTTTTAAGTAACTCTGATATTTTAAATGAGATTGCGAAGCTTGAAGCAATCTTAGGATATCCTTTAGATACGTTAGAAGAATCTATTATTGCCGCAGAGTCCCAGTATAGTGTGTTAGTTAGTTTTTATGATGATGCTTTAAATTACTTACGTTCAAAGACTATGTATGATTATAGTATGGAACTAAAAAATAAATTATTAGTTGACATTAATACTCATAATTCAAAACTTAGGTTTATAAATAATTGTTTACAGTACGCAGAACAGACTAAAAAAGATGTTCAACTTGTTGCTATACCCACTTTAAATTATGCTGCTTCAAATTATTTAAATTTGATGACTGGCGGCGAAAGAACTACTGTTGAAATAACAAATGATTTTAAATTATTAGTAGACAACATATCACTCGATTTAGTTGAAGGTAGCGCTCAAGTTCTTTCTAATATTGCTTTAAGATTAGCCATCTTAAAAATGTATTATAAAGATAATTTTTGTGTTTTTATCGGTGACGAATTAGACGAGTCTTTACATGAAGATCGTTTTAATATGCTCAACACTTGTTTCAATACTCTTGCAAACACTGGATATCAAATTATTATCATAAGCCACAAAACCTATGATGATGCTAATATAATAGACTTGAATTTATGCCATGATTTTAAAAACGATTAAATATAAAATTGACCCTAATGAATTTTTTGATAAAGAAGAAGTTGAAATAACTTATCAATTTGAAGAAACTACTGGCGCATACTACATATTTGCTATTGACTCTAAGCTAGTAGTTTTTAATCCAACTATTGAAACTATTGATAATCATGTAATTTAGGGTATATTTATGCATCATATTAATTTAGATTGTTATGATAAACGTAATAATTATTCAGATAATTATTACGGCACAAAGTACGGCAAGTATCCATGGTCGCGTGTTAAACATCTTGGTAAACATTTAGCTACCTCGAAAGAAAGAAAGCCTTATATAATTAAACACATACCTGATAAGCTGTATAATAATGATATTTTATTCACTAAGTTGTGCAGGCTTTATCAAGATTTTGATGTAAATGTTGGTAATGTTTTAGATGGTGCTAACAACCAAATGTTTTTGAGATTTGCAGCTATGTTTGGTATTTTTAAAAATGAAGAACATTATGAGGTAGCAATTAATTGCTGGGATGAGGGGTTTTCTACGGCGATGTCTCGGTACTATAGGACTAAGCACCAGGAGTATGATGACACGTTGTACAACGTGTCATATATTGCACACTACGATTTAACTTTTAGTAATTATCTATACTATGCAGTTGGATTTACAGACCAGCGCTTTAACGCCGTAAGGAGTTACTACCAAGGCTATCGCTATAAAGGCGTACACAGCCATAGATTTAGTTGGTTAAATGAAGAAGATGTTTTACAATTAGATCTAACTACGGACCTGTATACACATTACTTGCAGAAAACAGATTCCTGTCAGCTACCGAAATTCCAAGTTTTTTCTCCACAAGTTTTATCCACACATTAAAAGTTTCTACATTAACTCTATTTCTAACAGCTTTTTCTAGTGTAGTTATTTTTTTATTTTGTGCTTCTATTATACCCTCAAGAGCTACAAGCCGCTCTACTAGGCTGCTTGCACTCTTGTTAGGTTCATCTATTGTGTAAGTTACTCTGATTGTGTTGCCAGTTGTCGGTAAGTCGACTAGTTCAATATAGTTCTCACCTATTTCGTTAAATAATAGCGGAATATCCCCACTACCTGTTAGCTCTTTTACACTAACAGATCCTGCCTTATAATTTAGACTTAACTCATAAATAGTTGTCACACCATCTGTAAAATCTAAATCCTCTGTTTTAAATAAACTCATTAAGCACCTTTTACTGTTATACTTGAGACGTAAGGTATTGTTTTACTATCAAGTGATTCTAATTCAATCTTTAATTGTACACTCTGTACATTGTTATTTAAAGATGTTCCAAATATTTTTGGATTGTTTCTATTGTCTTTTACAATATATTTTATATCATCAATATAAATTAATTCAAAAACTGGTCTACTCTCATATAGCTCACAGCCTGCTTTTAACAATTGCAGACAAATTGATTTTTCATCATATAAATTTATAGATTTTGTTATTGAGTTTTCAGTGTATGTTAACAAAACTCCTTCTTTAACATTAACTATTTCTGCATTTAAAAAACTTGTTGGTTGATTAAATACATATTTATCCAATGCCAATTTATTTATACCTACTGGTATGTTACATACATAGTTATCCACATTTGCAATAATACTAACATCATTTAATACTACTTCATCATTCTCACTAAGTATTAATTGCACAGGATTACTATTATATGTATAGCATGTTACTAAATCATTTTTATTTGAGAATTGAGATATCTCACGTATTTCTCGCTCTAAGCATATAATATTTGTTAAGTTATTAATAGAGCTTACTGGATAATAATAAGCGCCATTCGTCACAATGTAATTAGTTAATTTTTCTGTATATGTTTGTGAACTACTTTTCAAAATATTTGGAACATTAGAAATTTTATCTTTATTTAAAGGTTTTATTTCTTTATAATCTTCGTTGTTTATTTTTAAATAGTACTTAATGTTGACAAGATTATTTGAATAATTATCACAAGTGTTTAGTGCAAGTTGTGTTAAAATTTTATTAACGACTAAAGTCTTTGTCTCATAAACTTGCTTTTGTGTATAAACTAACTTCGTAAAAAACTTGTCAACAATTTTAATTACTCTTTGATTGTTATCAAAAAATCTTAATTTTAGTTTAATAGTATCTTTATCAAACGGTATTTTAAGAATATTCGTAAATGTTTTAGAAACTATTTCAGCATTATTTTTATCAAGAATACTTAGTAATTGATCTGTTTCAAACTTGATACAAAAAAATCCACTATAAATATCTTTTGGGATATTAATACTTAGTTGTTGAAATTGTTCAGATTGATTCTTAGAAATAACTATATTATTGTTTGATATTTTAAACTTAGTACCATATTCACTATTGAAGTTTTTAAAATCCATATCAATTTTTTCTGTAGTGCTTAACTCTAAGCTTGGAGTTAGAACTCCATTTAAAACCACAACTTCATTTATAAATAAATTTGAAGTTAATGGCAAATTTAATGCGTATGCTTCATTAATGAATTTTTTACTACTTAACAAACTAGCTCTTAAATTTATGTCAAGTTTGTTAATCTTATTTTTTAAATCTGTCTGCTTTTGTGAAAGAAATTTTTTAAGTTCAGTTATGCTTGTTGTGTGATTTTGTGAAGCCTGAATCGCTTTGATGTAAAGCGATTCAGTGCTACTTAAATCTTCATCTAACACTATTTTTTTAAAAAGTGTTTCGGCATGTAAATTACTCATAGGCTTAAGTCATCCTTTAGTATTATATTTAATTTTACATCTGAAAGAATTGGACTAATTTTTTTAGATATATTTAGTTTGTTATCATATACAAAACTAATATTTGAATTATCATAGTTTTTTATATCTACTATGTTATTAACAAAGTTGTAATCAGAACCTTCTTTCAATTGCTCTGCAGACTTGCCTTCAAGTAATAATTGGTCAGTTGTGTATTTTATATCTATACTTTTTGTCTGTTCTTTTGAAAAATATAAAATACCCTCTATGTAGTCTACACTGTATAGAAAATCTGGTGTTCGATTAAGATAAGTATAACTTATCAATAACTTAACACCAGCTATACTTGTCGAAGACTGTAACACTAACTTTTTATTATTTAAACTTAATGTCAATTCGCTCAAATCTATGTTTGTGTTGTTTATAAATGTTAATGTTGTTGGATCAATTTCTGATTCATCTAAATTAACTTCAAATAAATAAACCTCAGAGGTGTCTGGTATTTCTATTTGAATTGTTTTAGTTTCGTAATTATAAAACTCTGTTAATCCATCTACAAATTGAACTTCAATCATTTATTATCTCCAAACTTCCTTTTATTACTCCACAATCTTTTAATTTAAATTGTTTAATACCTACAGGTAGGGTTTCATCAACAACTTTAAAAGTTTCTTTCCAATTTTTTAAATATTTAATACTTAAATAATTTTTATTTAAGTTGCTAATATGTTTTTCATTGTATATGGAAGTTTTAATTACTTTATATTGCAAAACTTTATTTTGTGAGTTAGTTTTTAAATTACTATCTAACAGGGTGTAAGGTTTAGTTTGCTCTAGCGCTGGCCAGTACTTATCTACATCGTAACTTAATACAAACATATCTTCAGTTAAAAGGCTAACAAAACCGAATTCATCTGGTGTCAAAACTTTTACTACATTACTTAAGCTGTCTTCTAGCCAAACTTTTTTATTATCAGATACTTTAAATAGTACGGCTATAGCACTAGTTATATATCCGAGTCTCAGGTCACACTCTATTTTAGTAGTACCCTGAACTATGTAATACTTACCTTTAGGAATTTCTTCCTTTAGAGGTATAACTATATTTGAATTTTGCTGTATAGGTGTCTCTTCGACTGATACTATAGAGAATCCATATAAATCTGCGGTAGTTATGTCTATAGTGTCAACATCAACTACTTTAGATGTTACTCTTTTAGGTTGGCAACTACTGATAACTCTTTTCTGATCAATTTGTGATTTTAGGGTTTTACTATAAACACTGTCTTCAAATCCTTTTACGTAATAAATATTATCTATTTTTACGTAGTTAACGCCTGCATCAAAAAACCATGTTAAATTATTTGTTGTGGTTTCACTTAATCGGCCATAATAATAACTGTCAACTGTACTGTATACAGAGTAGCTTGAGTAGTCTGTGACTTGCACAGCAAAGTTACCTGTATTGTAAGTACCCTTATTTAAAGTTTTAGCTTTTGTGCTAGGAATCTCTACTGGACTCAACTCCACTTTCAAGTATAAATCTTTTACGTCTGTATTTGTCGTAATACTTGAAACTTCTATTGTATTAAAACTTACAACTTTTGGAATAGTGCTAATTGAGTAGCTGTTACTCACAAGTATTGGATACCAATTTTTGTTATCATTTGATACGTAAGTTTTAACACCCTCTAATGCTCCGCTATAATCTAAACCAACTTTCAATATAGGTTTTGTTTGCGAAGGAAATTTACAAACAAAACCTCCAACACTATCATACTTCGTGTGATATATTTTTATACTGTCCAGGCCTAAGTTTTTCTTATTGTCCTCTAACACTATATAAATATTATCTGAAGTTATGTCCTCTAATACCAAATTATAGGTATTGTCTTTCTCCCTAACCGTGTCTAAATCTACTATAAAAGCTCCATAGTTTATCATCTTCACCTGTATCTTATCTTTATTTTCGTTTATATAGTATATTTCTGAAATTGTTGGATAAGACTCTGTGTCTTTAGAAAGCTTTACCGAAATTTTATTAAACTCGTTACGCGAGTCATTTTTAAGTTCAAATATATACTTATAAGTATTTTCTGTAGTTTTAAAAATTACTGGGATATCTCTAACTACTAAATCATTAAATGATCTTAATTCTTCATCAGAGTCTGTTAGTATATATCTTTTTGTGGACAAGACTCTACTAATATTTTCTTTAAGTGTTATCCTTTTTTCATTAGTTGGTTGTAAGCTTAAAGTTAAATTATTTCTATAGTCTATGTTGTAGCTGCTAATTGTCGAGCTCTTGTCTAGGCTGTAGTTGTAGTAACACTGCCCACCTATTAAAGTCATATTTGCAAGCTTATCTGTTATGATAGCCAGTTTATTTAGTTCTACTGGTAGACTTTTTATAAAGTCAATATTAGTTTTAGCCAGATCTTCCAAAGATAGATTTATTTTTTTAGTCAGATTTTCAACGGCTGCGTTAGTTATTTTTTTATTCATCAGTTATGTAACCTATTAAACTTTTTATTACCGGTGTTTTATTTGCACTTAAACTATTAAGTATCAATGTTGTAGTGACTTTAACATACTTTGCTTTTATTTTAGGAAGCTCTATACAATTATTTCCAAGGTACTTTAGAGCACCTTCAGCATAACTTTGTGTCAAACAATACTTGTTATCAGCTGTGTCTAATTTTGTGATGCTATCTTTATTTAAATTCCTAATAACACCATGTTTTGTGTCTCTAGACTCAAGCCCTGAGATTAATGTTAACCCATCGCCAAGTAACCCTATGTTTGCTGAGCCTGCAGCTAGCACTACGCCGTCATCGCCTACAAGTTGAATATCTAGTATAGCCGTAGCATAGCAACCTATTGGTGTCGATCCTTCGACGTGTAACCGTAATAAATTACCAACTGGCAATGTTACAGCAGGCTGGACAATAATTGCATCACGACTGTAGTTGTTCTCGAGGATAGTTAATTTTGTAAAATTAACAAAATCGTTATGATCAACTGACAACACTACTATCTTATCAGTGTTAGCTGGAATTACGTCTGACATAAGTTCACTTTTACTTAAAACTTCATTACGTTTGTTTACAAAAGATATTTCTTGGAATGAAGTTGATGTGTGATTTGTTGTTAGATCATAGCCTACGGCTACTGTAGATTTTGGAAGTATGTATGTTTCTATGCGTATGTTTCCGCTACTCTTAACTGTCACTGGATTTATCTTATAGTTTGAGCTACCTTGCTGTAGCGAGTAACCTTTAAATAATTTATTATAATATTTTATACCACTACCTAATAAATTTTTAAATCCATTTATACGGTTTAAAGAATATTCACTAGTGTTTATATTTAAGAAATTACTTAAGCTGTTTTCTATATAACTTATCTTAGATTCCAAATTCTCATAAATCTCTTTGAGACCTAAAAGCGATTGGTAAGTAAACTCCGTAACATAATTTGAACTAGCCAACAACTCTTCTAACAAATTATCTGCGTGCTTATATATCACGGCAAGATCGCCCGCTGAACTAGACTCATCTATATACTCTAGTAGAGTTGTCTTTGCAATTATATAGTCTCTGTAGTTTTCTAAGTACTCTGCAATTTTAGTACTGCCCATTGTAGTTTATCTCTCTGTATACATTATATCGCTCTGAGGCTATTCTAGTGTATCCATTGTTGCTCGGATAAACTGGAGGACCGTCTGCAGAGTCTTTACCTATATCGTCTATAACGTGGTGTGATACTTGTTGTTTATAGGTTGCGTACTTATATCTAAGACTTTCATTTAACACTACGTCGTTTGTAGTTATATACAGATTGTCGATATAATTATATCTATTTGGATGTCGCTCAAGATTTAAGTCACGTACTGTTTTTAAGCCTGTATTGACTCCAACACCAGTATTTACCAATCTGTTTACTATGTTACTTGACTTGTAATTATAGACTCTATTTAAAGGCTTGTGATTGTTTATTGTGATGTCTACTTTATTTATATCTACTTTTAGTCGTATTTTTAAATCAAAATTATTCGGGTTAACTTCAAGTCCAGTTGGTGTAAATTTTATTAACAGTTCATCATCAAATATGTAATCATGACTTGTAGTTAGTGCTGTATAGTATATATATTGGTCTACACCAGAGCTATATATAGTACCACCACCTTCGTTAATAAGTCTGTTTAGGCAGGCACTGTATTTATAGAAGCCTGACTGAAATATTTTTTTACACGCTTGATAGTCCATACCTGAGTTACCCACTACTTCGTAAAAATCGTGAATTGATTCCTCTCTTATAAATCTTAGCAATTTATTAGTTGTTGTGTCAGTAAGGTAGAAGTTCGGTAAAGATACGCAGTATTCGCTAATTACCAAAGGTTCGAAAATAGTTTCAGGTAATTTTACATTACAATTTGTATAAGGGGCTTCTATTGTTATAAATTTTGCAGTATAAGTTATACTACACTCCTGCGGATTTATTACATAGTCAGTATATACGACTGAGTCACTTGAGAATCTATAAAATATTTTGGAATTACTATAAAACTGTCCTTCAAATTCAACTATATCATAGCAGTTTGTAGCACTTTTTACAAAGTTTAAGTCGTAATTTCCAGTGGCAACTAGTTTATAGTAGTATGGTATACCTTCGATAACTATGTTACTTAGTAGTAGTGCTGTTGTATTTGTTTGCACAACAGTTTTATTTTTAAAAGTTTTTTTACTGAAAATATATGGCGTTGCATTTAAGTTATTTGATACAAGTTCACAGTCTGCTAGAAGCCATTCTGAATTCTTATTTAAGTAAAAATCCGCTTCGGCGCGGGCCATTGCTGGCCGCACCTTAGTAGTGATAACTGTATTTTTAATTGGAAGGTTATATTGGATTATCATTATGCGTATCTAGCTCTTTTTGCCACGATGTCTAAAGACCCGTCACTTAACGCGCCTATGTAAGTTAGTTTTGAGAACAAAAGCTCGTCGACAATAACAGGTTCGTTAAAAATTGCTACGCCGTTTGTAACTGTATTATCAAATTCAGTGAACTTTTTATTTGAAATCTGAGACCCCAAGTTAATAGCTGAGTTAATACCTGACACAAACAGTGAGCTTGGTGTGTTAATATTCTTACTGCCAGTTATATTGTCAACTGTCATTGTTTCTGCGGTTATTGCCAGGCTGTCGCCAGTTATAGAACCAGCTTTTAAACTTAAACCGTCGCCTATATCTACACTAACACCTACAACTACTTTTTGAGCCACTCCTAAGTTTTTAGCTAAGTCGAGATTACCAGCAAAATAAGATACTTGAGTTTGATCTTGTTGGTTTACAGATAAACATCTAAAATCTCCAGCTGTTAGTGTCGTCCCTTGATCCATAGCTAAGCTATTAAATACTTTCAAGTTAGTGGCGACTAAAGTCTCAACCGTACCCGTTTGTAATGTCATAGCTTGCATAGTAGTGTTGCCGTTTACAACTAAGCTGTCGTTGATCGTAGCTGTAGTTGTTGTCACTCCAGTGTTGACATATAGCGAACCTTCTGTTGATATGTTACCTGTCGCTGTTATCGAAGATTGCGTAACTATACCACCAGAGTTTTCAAACAATCCTAAAGTCTTAGTATCTCCAAGTATATTAACAGTGTTTAAAAATTTTGTTTCGCCGTTGAACGACAAGTTTGCTGTGTTAAATTGAACTTTACCGCTAAGTGTGGTGTAGCTCGTATCAGTACCTATTGTTATATTGTTACCTACCAGAGACGCAATGCCATTAACACTTAAACCGCCTCTTGCACTTATTGAGCCGATAGTAAACAAGTCTTCACATGTAAGATCTTTTGTTGTTGCAATATCTCCAGCTACGGTTAAGCTACCACCAACAACTGCATTGGACTTAGCAGTAAGAGCACCTCCAATTGTCGCGCCACCTAAAACCTCAAGTGTTCGACTAACACGTCCGGTTTGCACATCTAAAGTGTCAGAAACTATAGAAGCGCCTCGAAGCTCACCAGCAGTCGTTATACCAGCATTTATCTGCAGAGTGCCGTCTATTATAGAGTCACCTCTAATGTATAAAGCGTCCTCTACGAATAATTTAGCGCCTATGCTGACACTGCCAGTTGTCTCTATTGCACTTGCTTTCAGGTTAGCGTTAACTGTCAAATCATTTTCAAATAAAGCTTTATTTTTAATATTTACAGTACCGTTGACTACTAAACTCGTAAGGATTTCTGCACCACCTTCAACAACAAGGCTAGCAGTTTTTAGAGTATCTGCAACTTCAACATCAACTAAACTTACGCTGCCGCCAACTGTTAAGTCAGAAGCTACGTGCAGCGACTCTTGCGCTAGTAGTAAGCCGTTAACAGTTAATGAGCCTGTAGCTAAGTCTTGGTACTTTAAATTAGTACAAGATGGTCCAGACATAGGTTGGACAATATTAACAGCAGAATCAGACTCTATTAATGTTAAACCTGCAGGGCAATCTAAATTATCACCTATAACGCTAATAGTTGTAGAGCCAATCTTTAAACCTTTCTTAGAATCTTCAGTGCTAGCGTCTAGTTCTAAATCACCTAAAACTACAGAAGCTTTAAACCAGTCTTGCAAATCATTTACATTGTTGCTAGCAGCATCATTATTAAACTCGTAAGTTACCCCACCAACAGTATGAGATTCTGTTGTATTAGCTATTAGATATAATTTCTGGTCTTTAGGTATTTCAATATACGTATTTTCATCTGCAAGTGTCGACGCCTCTTTGACTTTTGATGAGTTGTATAATTTAAAGCTAGGCATAGCTGTAGAGCTTTTTCTTAACTCATAGCCAGAATCTCCTGAGCTTCCTACAAATAGAACTGCACGATTATTTACAATTGCAAGTCTATCATCAACAATTCCTAAATAATTTTCAGAATCTAGCCCCAACTCACTATTATCGGTAAATTTCAGATTATCAAAAGTTCCGGATACTATGTGAGTTTTATTTGCAAGTGTAAGTACACTATCAATTAAATTGTCTATTAAACCTATAGTTAAATTTCCGTTCAAGACTTCTAGGCGAATATTACCAAAGTCTAGTCGGTCTTCAACCACTCCAGAGTTTATTTGGATAGCCTCTAACACGTCAATCAATGATACTGCAAGTTTAGACTTTGTGCTCACGTCTACATCTTCGATCTTAAATAAGCCCGCAGCCGGTTTTACACTCAGACTCTCACCACTCTTAGATGTGAACTCACTAGAGTTTAATTTTAATTGTGGATTTAGCTCATCAGTTTCTATTGTCAGACCGTTGTAGCCTGCAGTAGCTTCTATAGTTAGACCGTTATTTAAATAATTATAAAAAATCTTAGGCCCAATGTCTGGGTCTCCAAATACTAATTCATAAGAATTTTTACCTAGGCTCTTATATAGTTGGTCTGTCTCGCTGATGATGCTGCCGAGAAACAAAGTGCCTAGGAAAGCATTTTCATAAACACTGTCTAAATCAGAATTATAACCTTCTCTGTTAAGGTATTGCGGGAACTGGTAGTTTGGTACTAACCCATCACCATACCCAATAACTGCGGTATCTTTATGCCTATCTAAAAGGTCTGTTGTTGTAAGCCCTTTACTTAACTTGTCATTACTATGATCGTGATTAACAAACTCTGCATACAAGTGATTAACTAATTCAAAAATAGTTGTATTGTTTACGACAACTACAACTTTTGAATTAATAGTTGGACTGTAATCAGCACTTGTGAAGTTTACTGTTGCACCGTCAATTGTAAAGTTAGTTACCGGTATAATGTTGTAGTAAGTATAGTTTTCAGTTGTGAAGAAAAATAAAGGATTGTTTGTATTTACTAAATGGTCGCCTAAATTGTTTTCAATATCTGTGTCAAAAATAACTCTATAAGTTCCGGTCCCAGTCTCTTCTGGACTTCTGTGGAATGAGTTATCGGTATTTTTAAGGCAATTGCTTAAAACTTTGACACCGTTTAAATTGAAAGCATACCCTGAGTAGTCTATGGTTATTACACCTGTCTGCTCAGATAGATTTGTGCTTATCACTTTACCGTACAGTTTATACTGCATTGTATCACTAAAGTCTGCGCTAGCATTAATCCTTGTCAAGACAGTATCATTACCAGACTCTGTATATGTTACTGTAAGCACAACACCATCCGGTACAGCGTTCAGTTCAAAGTCTTTAGAGTTAGCAATTACTGGAAAATTTTGAGTTGTTGTGCTATAAGCGCCATGTTTTTGTAGTTGGTCTAAAAAGATATTGCCAATAATATCTTTATAATCTGTAATTACTGAACCTTCTTTACTAATTATAGTTGATACACTATCAAAAGCTTCTGACACCTCTAACGCCAACGCCTCTGTTGGCGACGTTGTAGAATTTATTGGTTGCGCTGTGTGGTTAAAAATATTACTCATATTGGTATTTCGTAGGTTGTTTTAATTGAGTTGTAAAAAGTGTCATCACCTTTTAAATAAGTTGTAAAGTCTTCGTTTAGCAACAAGAGATTTGTATACTCACCATAAGAATTTGTCAAAGTTAATGTTAGGTATTTTGGAAGAATTGCGTAAGCTTCTTTGTATTCAGGCGCAGACTTCAAAAGTGTATCAAACTCACCCAAATCTAGATTACTGTCGTATACAACATAATATAGTGGAGTTGAAGTATCGTCGATAGAGTACACAATATACTCTTGATTTTCATCATGCTGAAAAGAATTTAGATTTGACAGAGCATCAATTGTTAGCATAAATTGAAATTCTCTGTTAGGTGTAACTGTAAATTTATTTGTAAGATAATTATTTACAATAAAATTATAGTTAGACTGTACATTGACAGGTCTTGGAGAGTTGATAATACGTACAGAGTAATCGTTAAGTTTTCTCAAAGATCTCGATGGGCTGACAACAGATATGTTATTAAACCCATTAACAGCAGCTTTTATATCGTCCGCTGAAATAGACTTATAGTTATTTGCTGGCACTATAGTGCCTGTTAGTGTCTCGTAGTATGCGTACACATTTTGAACATTAGCAGATATTGTACTATAGTTAGTATCTAGATTTCCAGTAATTTCGTTTAAAGAGCTGTCATATAGTATAAACTTACGATTTGGGTAAATATTCTGAAAAATATTTTCTTGCAATTTTGGTAACTTTATTAAACTCTGAGAATATCCTAAAATATTCTCAGAGACTGTTGCTATACTCGGCACTAGATTAGCTTTTGATGTTGTGTAAGAACCTTCACGCTCTACTAGTACACTATTAGGCCTCTCTACAATATTAACCTCATCAGCTATATTATAGTTTAACTTGTTGCCAGTTGTTATATAGAATCCTTGCGGAGTTTTCAAGACATTTAAATCGTTAGTGTCTGTGTAGGGTATGTCTAAATCATAGTCCATGTTTACGTTAGCGGTTACGCTTAATTTGTAAGTTAAATGCATATTATATAATCACTCGAATATTGGCCCAGGCCCTGGGCCAAACCTACTTAAATTGTAGAATGGTAAAAATAATTGGTTCGGTGTGTTTGCAATATAGTCGGCAACTAAACCTATACTTAATGTGTTTGCAGTATATACTGCAAACACATTTGAAGATGTTGTCAAGTTCTCTAAATACATATTTGGAGTTATTTCTATATTCATAGGCAACCCATTAACAACATGCACTAACTCTGTGAGGCTATATTGACTGCCATAATCGGTTGTATACTCCTCAATAGTGTTATACCGTAATACAGATTCTGTAGGCTTATATTTTATAGTTAATTTACTTTGGAAATCGCACATACAACGTGCAGGTACATTTTGGTAGTAATATTCTATGCTGTCCGAAGTATCTTGTAGTTGTATATCAAACGTATCGCTTAAAATATTTATAACGTCTAAAACACTTTTGGAGTCTATGTCTATAGACTCCTCACCAATCATTAAGATATTATCTGTTTTTGAAAGGTACACTTCAGGGTCATTCACATTGAATATTGGCACGCCTATGTATGTTATATAATTTTGTTTATTAAAAATTTTCTCTTTTAATTTTACATTAGTTAAGTGCATTAAAAGTTTCCTGGATTTGTAAGGTATTGTGGTCCGCCAAAATTGCTATATTTACCGACACTACGAGGTTCATTATTTATTAGTATATTGTTAGTGCCATATGACTGATCACCTAACGTGTGCGCTACACCATCACTATCGGAGAATATAAATTTATCTTCAGCATAGCCATAGTACCTATTTAGCGTGCCAACAGCTCTGAATGCAAGCTCAGGAGTCTCTACATAAGCTTCTTTAACTACAGATTTGTCTGAATTTGTTAAAATAATTTGTGTAGGATTTTTTGTACTTGTTATTTCAAACTCAAGCCTGCTAAGGCTAGAGGGCTCTAGTTTATTTGTAACGACAGTTTCTTGAAATTCATCGGTTACGCTGTTGTAGTAGTTGGACCCAATCTTTAGTATATATTCTGACTCAGAATAGTTTGAAGAGTATTTCTGTAAGTCTATGCTAACTAAATACTCAGCTCCTTCTGTGTTGACAATATCTATTATGTCGTCAGACACAGTTGTGTAAGTATTTTTATAGTCACACAAAGGCTTATTCAGTTTTGTAGCATACAATGTCTTAGCTACACTAGCGTATATATTTGAGTTGTCGTCTACAAAAAATATAATTTGATTACTAGCACCTCCAAGACCTGGCACTATAGCGCCCTCGCCATCGAGTCCACCACCAAGTATTGGTCCAAGACTTGTAGTAGGCAACCCAGTAACTTCAAATGTACTCACCGGACTATAATTGTAATCCAGTATTTTTAAAAACGGGCTTTCGTAAGAGATTGTGTAGAGATTTTTTTTAGATTTATCGTGGTGAGGGTTTGTTAAAAAAGAGCTTGTGAATACATGGTTCCCAACTCGAAGTTGTGGGGTAGTTTGCATTGTATTCAAAGGATCATATAATAAGTCTACACGCACAAGTTTGTCAATAAAATGTGGCAATTTAAGTAAGCTTCTATCAGTAACTTTCACATCAATTTGACTCGGCTTATTTTTGTAGACCACACTAAATCTTAAAACATAGTCTACACCACTATACTCTGGCATAATGTACAAGAGTTTTAATTTTGAATAGTATAGCAACGGATCTGTGTCTATGTCGTCTAAATCTATTGAAGCTTCTGTAAACGATACATTCCCAGTGTACGTTAACCCTTCAAAATTTACTGGTAGCTGCTTTGTTAAATTATTTACTAATAAGTTGTCTGGCCTGTAGTATAAACCTATAGTTGCAGCTTTTTGAAAATCGTCAGCTAATGAAGTCTTATCTTTAAGTAAGTTAAAAATAGGTTCAAATATTTTATTATGATTTGAATAATACTCCCTATACGCTACAGATTTCTTTGACATAAAATAATTAGCATAGCTGATGTCAAAATTCTCTTCCGAGTGTCCAGCTAACTCTGTATTGTAAGCTATGCTCCATTTTCTAACAGTTTGTGTCAGCGTATTTGTAGACTTAATATTAAAGTCTACATCAGTCGATTCCCCATCACCATAAAAAAATAAAACTAACTTATAAGCTTCTGGTATGTTATTTATAGCTAATGTCAAATCACTTAGTGAATTAAATCGAAGATTAACAGTATTGTCACCCAAACTTGTATATAAAATTGCGTGGGAGATATCGAAAGATCCGAAGTTAAATACGGCGGATTCAAACCCGCCTACGATTGAGTAAAGCCAATACTGTGATAATGTTTCATTATAATCAATTTTAAATAATGTCATTAGTTAATTCCATTTGTAGTTATATCGCCTATAATTCCAGCTATCTCGTTACTGCTATGATAGACTTCTTCTATATAAGGGTAAGACTCTGGGCTAATTTCCGCTACGTCAGTGGTCACTAAAAAGCCTGAAAAGCTGTAAAAAACTTGAAAACTATATGTCGGTTTACTATCGTAGTACTTTGATAAATACTCTTCTATTAAAAACTCATCAATGTATAACGTCTCCCCTAAAGTTCTATATTGATATAAAAAGTCTATAAAAGACGTGCCTATAAATTTAGCTTGAAGATTAATATCTTCCGTCTCTATCATAATTTTAAGATTTACTTTTTTAGCTTTTAAAACTTTATAAACACTGTTGTGAGCTGCAATCATATTCAATTCGTCAGACAACGCAGCTATTGCGTAGTTATTTATTAAGTAATCGCTATTAGATGTGTAATACATTTGCTGATTTAATAGATATATATTCACTGGATATGTAGATGTGTCTATGTAATATCTATCAACATATGGGTAATTAGCCACTAATGTATCTATTGCAAGTTCTGTACCATACTTTGGAGATGCCGAGTATGCTAATAGCCTAGCTCTATAGTCCTCGTAGGACTCTTCTATAACTGTACTTGTAATACTTTTTAAAAAATTTATATTATATTTTACAAGGTTAGGTCTTATAGTTACATTTGGAGTAAAGCTTAATGAAGTACCGGCAGTCAAACTAATTGGCGACAACTCATTATATGAACTTATAATTCCACCGATTATTACTCTAGTTTTTTCAACCTTATCTGTTGTGACTATTATGTCAGATGTTATTCGTATAACTACATTAGAATTAACTGTCAACAATTCACCTGTCTTTAATAGTGTGAAGCTATCTTCTATGAGAACATCTTCAGGGTCTATAGTCAGCTCTATAGCACTGTCAGATTGTGATATGCGTAGTCTAGACTTTATGTAGCGTGGAAGGCCTGCCTCTAATCCTATTTTGTCCAGTGTTTGTTCATCACAAGTTTCAATAAAATTATTTTGAAACGTTTCTGAAATCTGATCAAATGCTGTTTGTGTTATATCTAATAACCCATCGGCTAAGTTAGACAATTGTGACGATTTAGTTATATCAGTTACGCCTAAATTATTAGAAATTTTTCTAAGAATTTCACTTTTTGATATTTGAAATGTTAAATTACTCAAAAGTTAAACCTTCGGTGGAATTATATGTAAATGTTATAGCTGATTCGTCAGTTAGTATCAGTCTAAAAACTATTAAATGTTTGTCTAGAATCCATAAAATTCTAAAAGATGTTTTTGATAAAAATTTGTCAAATGTCAGTACATTTGACATAGCAGCAGCTAAATCTTCAGCAGTGCGTTCATCTACCGGTCTCCCAATATAAGCTTGACTGTTAAACCCGTACTTTCTATTTAATTCATAATCACCATAGTCAGTACTTAGCCTATCTTTTATACCTTGAATTATAATTTCAGACTGATCGGTCAAGATCAGAATATCTTGGTTATCAAAAGTCCAGTCTAAATCAAAGCTTATACTAGTTGTAACTATTTCAGATAAGTTCATATTAAGCTGCTCACTAGGCCTGCTACAGCGCTAAACGATGCTAAGCCTTTTAATGGTATATCAATTATTAATGTTGGTATTGGTGTTATCATTGTTGAAGGTAAGCCTGTAGCCATAAGAGGATTTAGCCTAAATATACCTCCAATTTTAATTGAGTCTAGCCCAGAACCTATCGACAATGGACCGTTTATAAAGTTGCCAGCGTCCCTAGTCACACTGATTGAATTTGGTCCAGATGCCATTATTACATCTGGACCGTCTAGCATTAAAAATGCTGAGGAATCCGCAGATTCTTTTATTACTTTCATTTGTTATAATGCTCCAAAAAGTCTTACGGGCCTGTGACAATCTTTCGACTTCATTGGAAGGCCTTTAAGGTTTGTTAAAATACTAGCTAACGTATATTGTTTTTCGCTGTCTCTAAGCTTACTAGTATCTTTATGCCAGTAAGACTCCCCTTCAAATAATACAACTTTACCTGCTGTCTCATTATAAGGAATTTTTAAATACTCATCAATCTCAGAGTCTTGCATACCTAACCTGCCAAAATATTGACGCAACGGGTCTTCTTTATATAGGTTAGACGCTTTGATTCTATCTTGAATTGTAAGCTCAAGTTTAACGGGAGAATTAACACTTACAGGGATAAGGTTAACTTCAATAATAGTTGACTCATTTTCAACTACTTCAACTTTATAACCTATTAAATTATCTGGATTAATTTGAGAAATGCTCAAATCAATATTTTTAATTGGTAGTAGCAACTCTAATAAGCTTAGCGTATTTTCTGGACGATTCATAGGGTTATTGTACAGAGGCGGCGACAAGTCGTCATCGCCTCGCTCTGAGTTAAAAGATTCGCGCCTTATAACGGCGTATACGACGTTACCCATAGGTGCTACTGTTTCAATAATACCTATGCTTTTGTACAACTGCTGTCGACGCAAGTCTCTTGCCAGTATATCTAACGGTGTATTATTTTTTGGAATATACGTATTATATGTCTTAATCACTTTTTAAAAAATCCCTAAAATATCCAGCAATATCACTTTCCAGCGTACCCTGTGTCCGTATTTGAGTATCTTGTAACATCTTCTCAATAGGCACTAAGTTTCTCTTGATATTGAGCATTAAGCCTTCAAAATATGTATTGTCTACAACGCCAGTCATACCGCCCACGTATGGTTTACCCATACAACTTATTGGGAAGAAGATTAGTGGTTGCCGTGTCAGCATATTTTTCTCTATCGTTGATGTTACAATTTGTAATAAGAATTCACCTATAATTGTTATCAGTGCGCCTATCGGGTTAGACGCTGCAACTACTAATAAGCCACGCAAGCCGGTGGCAGCTAAGCCTAGTAGCCGTGTGCTAACTCTTAGTAGTGCTGGATTAGTAAGTATCTTAAATGGCACATATAACTTATAACCAGCTATTTTAATTGCTGTTTTTGTTATCTTACCAACACCATTAACTTGCTGGTACATGCGGGCAAGTATCTTTGTTTGCTTTACAGCTGTACTAGAACCACCTGCTAAATATTTTCCAAGTGAAAATCCGTTTTTAAACTGAACAGTGGCTAGTTTTGCATAGCCTTTCTTAGCCACGCTAGTTGCTAAATCTGCACCATTTATCAGCATAGCTTTTACAAAGTTGCTCTTACCATTTGTATAAATAGCGGAGTAAGCTAAGAATGTGCCTAATGTTGTGTAGGCAGCTACTGGTATTGCAGCTATAGCTGCATCAGACATGCTCGTATTTTTCTCGTATATATAATTATAGTAGTAATCAAGTTCTTGTGCAATAGACGCGGTTGTTAAAGTATCTACTTGAGATAACTCTAATTTAATTGAAGTCATTTTACACATAAAGCCTAGCTTTAAGAAAAATAAAGACCAAACAAAATTTGCACACTCGACATACTGTCCTGGAACTATCTCAGTTGTAAACCCAGACTCCATATTGAAATTGTGTTGGCATTCACGTACTTTTATAATACCTGCCATGTTACGGTCGTTATCGTATATAAAAGCATAGTCGCCAGCTTTTATAGTCGGGTCGCCAACTAGTACTATCTTACCGCCATACATTGTTTCACACTCAGATTTTAACTCTTGAGTGCCATACAGCCAAGCCATATACCTGCTATTACAACCACCCATAGCGATAGTTTTATCACGAACTTCCCAAGGATTTAAGTTGTCATCTATTTGAACTACCTCTGCAGGATTCTCGCCATCAATTTTCTTAAAGTCCGAGACAGATTTGCTATATATACTGTTAATCCTCGTTTTATACTTATTAGATATACCCAGACCGTTAGATATTATATTTGTCTTTGTGCTGAGCATATGGAAGCCTGTAGCTGGCTCTAAGCGCTTAGGACGTTCTTCCGCATAATCAATGTTCTTCGCTAAAGCGTCGGACGCCTCTGGAGCTAATGCTGATAATTTTTGTAAAGTTGTTTTTAAAGAAATCTGAGCCATATATGCAGGATTCAAATCTCTAGCCACGTATAATTGCTCTTTTGTACCGTAAAACATTGTCATCCGGTCTTCATACAATAGAGGTTTGGCTAATGTGCCTGGATGTCTATGTTCCATCTCCTTAACAATTTGCCACGGAGTTGTTCCATATACAAAATACCCATAACTACTTTTTCTAGTCCAATCAATTGACCTTGAGATGCTGTTAATAATACCAGTTTCAAACTCGTCGTGAACTTTCTCTATGTCAGCTGAGTACAAGTTTGTAAATCGTCGTTGTCTAAAACCAGAACCACTAAATATGGTAAGCATTGGCGGTATATACGATGTAGGGCTAAGTGGCGCCAACATAGCTTTAGCTTCAGGATCTCGAACTTCGCCGTCATATGTGGACGTTCCATTAAATGGGTTTAACACTTTTGTTATACGTCGAAGTGCACTAAAAGACTTCCCAAAGTGGGTTATGCTTTCTTGCAACATAGACTGCCCTAAAAGATATCCGGTTGAGCCGTTATCGTTTCCAGTTAAGTCTCTAGGTTGATCAGAAGACATTTCAGTATACAACAACTCTCTTGAAAAACTTTCAGCGACAATATTTAAAGTCATACTCATAGGTGATGAAATATCTGTAATCATTCCATTGAATATTGGTTTTAAGTTGTTAGGGTTATTACCATAGCCAGCTCTTATGTGAAACTTCATGCCTGGCCGTAATCTAATTTTATTTTCAATAAAGCTTAAATTATACTCAGTTCCCGGTTGGCTTGTGTCAATTTCGTACTGCTTTGTTAAACCGACTGCACCTGTTGTTTGTAAAAAAGATGGGTTAGCTAATGTAAACATAGCAACGTCAACAGGGTTGTTATCGTCGTTACATTGCATCTTAAAATTTTGAAGTCCGTTCACTTCAAAATACTGACTAGTTGGGATTGTGGATCCTTCTATAAGCTCATCATTTTCATTACCAACAGTTATATAAGCTTTTATTACTGGAAATGCTGTGTCCATTGTGTAGTTATAATTATACAATAACTGCTCTAAATGTTTCTCAAGCATTAGTTTTTCATTGTATACAGAGTACAATTCTCCAAACTCACTTTTTTGCAACTCATAAAACACGTTAACATCAGCTTCTTTCGAGCCACCTGCTAAGTACAAGTTCAAGCCAGCACCACCATCAGTCTCACCGCCACGCTGTCCAGCACTCTTAGTGGCGTCAGGGTGGATGTAATCTCCCGCTATTAGTGGAGTGTCTGTAGGTATCGTTGAAAGTGTTACGGTCATAAATGGGTTTATGCGCGTTTTATTATAAGATACACCATAGTGTAAATGAGCCCCAGTGCTTCGTCCACCACTATTGCCAGACAATGCAATTACTTCATCAGCTTTTACTCGTTGGCCTGCTGATACAAGAGCCTTGCTCAGATGCATATACTGCGTAACAAATCCTCTAGCATCGTGCGCAACTTCTACAATTAGACCTCCACCACTAGCTTGTGAAAAAACTCTAGACACGGTACCAGAAGCAGCAGAAACTACTTGAGTACCTATAGGTACGCCAAAGTCTACTCCGTAATGGAATTGCTGTTTTCCAAATATAGTTCTCCAACCATATGGACTTGTGACAGGTGAAGATTTTTTCAAAGGTGCATAAGTATTCTTTAAGTTGGAGTTATCTTTTTTAGTTTCTTCTGAGCCGCGCACAATCGGTTCTGGTTCCTTCTTGCCACTCTCTTCTGCGGCTTTTTTACGTGCTGCTCTAAATTGAGCTGGAGGCATTACTCTAGCAGGCTCTGCCCACATCCCAACTTGGTCTGCTTTAGCCTTAGCTTGCGCTTGAGTATAAGCTGTGTTTACACCAGACGTAGTTAAGCCATGACCAGTCTTAATCATCTCTAAAGCTACATCTAACTTATCAGCACGAATTACTACGCCGAGAGTTCTCTCGCTATATGTTGTGTCTGTTTCAAGTCCAGTTATCTTAACTATACTTCCAACTGGTAATAAACTGCGGAGCTTTTGTTTAGCTTCTGCGCCATACCACTGAGCTTGCAAAGAAGTGCCGTTAAAGATACCTACAGATTCAGGCGTATCTAAAAGTTTTATTCTAACTCTTAGACTTTTACCGTCAAGTTGCCTTGTAGCATCAAATGTATCTCCGTCAACTACACTATCAACTTTAAATTCTGACGCATCTCTGTATGCCGACGCGTTGATAATTGGTTGCGTATTGCTTGTAAATCCATTAGATGTACCTAGGAACGGATTAGCTACATTTTGATCCGGCTTAAGTCTATTAGGTGTTGTCGAATTTGTCAGTGACTTTGAATATTTCTTTTGATTTTCAAACACAGTTGGCGCGTAAGCTCTTCCAGCAGGGCCTAAGTTATTTAAATCCGCCGCAGGTCCGCTGTGATAAAAACTTAAACCATTTTTAACATTGCCATTAGCTTTCTTAATTACTTCACTTAAATACTTGCAGCCAGCATTAATGTTCTGCTCAGGGTCAAAAGGATTACTACCAACTTTTTGAGCTGCAAAAGTTGTGTCAATAAGTTGCATCAAGCCTTTTGCATTAGATGGTGAAACTATGTTTGGATTAAAATGAGACTCTGTTTCAATTACCGCTTTCACAAGAGATGGTTCTAAGCCATACATGTCTGCATACTTTGTAATTAAAGCATCGTACTTATCATTAGTTTCTGCGCTAGCAAAATACTTAGTAGTTCCAGAGCCGTTCAACTGAGTCTCAGACCCTGGCTTATAACTATACTCACCCATTTTTAGAAATTTAGTACCTAAATCTGTTGCGGCACTTAATCCATACTCTCGAGTTACTTGTAAATTTATCTTATCTTGTATTTGATTTATAGTTTCATTGTCTAAAAGTTTAAATGCTGTATACATCTCTTCTCTACTAAAATGTGGTCTGCACACTAAGAAGAAAAACGGTGTTAATTTACGGCGGTTCTCTACATCGCTATACAATAAATCTAAAGACAAATCTTTGTAGTTTTCACCTGTGAATGACGATATAAACTGTGCATTCAAATTTTTAGCTACTGTATCTGATGTTCCTAGCGTAGTCATTTGTTTAGCTACACTATCACCAACATTATATAATGCACCTAGGTCTAGAGCAAAACTATCTAAAGCTGATTCAGCAGTTCCATTAAAGCTATATATATCACGAAGAGATGCGTCGACTTTTGCTCCAGATTTGTCAGTGACAATGAAATCGTCAGAGACTTTCATAAGGTTTGTTGCCTCATTAGTCGCTAAAACTTTGCGGTTGTTTAGCTTCGGAATCAGATAAATACTTAAAGATTGTAAACTATTTTTAATATTATTAGCTGATGCTATAGGATCTTTTATATCTGCAACTAAACTTAATTGGGCTCTACCCGTCGCTATCGCTCGAGCCTCTTTGTCCGACTTCATTTTATAGTTATTTAGTGCAGTGCTATCCAAATCTTTACTATACTGAACTTTATATTGTGATGCAGAGTTTTCTTCTCGCAAGTAGTCGTAAATTACATACAAAGATCTTACCAAAGTCGAGTGGGTTGCAGTATTAAAATCTTTAGCGTTAGCTAGGACTTTTATGTACTCAGCAATTATTTTATAAGTATCTGCACCGGATGCAACTTTTATTAAGTCTTTTACACTAACTTCTTTTGGATCTATAAATTCTTTTAAAGAACTTTCTATAAAAGTACAATCTATAACATCTATATCTTTGTTATCTGATGATGCGCTTATGGTGCATTGATCTGGCATGATATTTTCAATTAGCAGCAAACTTGTAGGCAGCGATCGTACTTTCATGTGATTGTATGCGTTAGCTTCTGGGAACGTCATGTTATTACTGTCAATCTTGTTTAACAGTGTTTTAAACATTGCCGTAACAGACTCAACATTCATCTTATAAGAGTTCATAGAGTTAAACATTGTTTTAATCTCAACTCTTGCAGGATATCTCCCGATATACTGTAAGCATGGGTGTTGGTGACTGCCAATAAACTGCTTTGCAAATGAATTTTTACGAGAACATATTACTGCATTTACTACGTTAATATTACTAAATAACTGCACGTCGCCACGATATGCAGCAACTATTTTTGAACCATTTTCTTTTTTAGTCGATGGCCGTATTGTAGCCGACTCATCATCTCCGTTGGCAGTTTGCAGTATTGATGTAGATAAGACATGCTCTGCAAGGTTTGCAGAAGACAGGCTAAATTCTTCATAAACTTCACCATCGCCTAGTTTAAGACTTGGATCGTCTTTATCGAAAAAGTACGGTGTCAGCAGGTTAACAAGACCTAAAGTCGACTCTTCACCGTAATTTTTTACAGTTGTTTTAACTTCAGATATAAATTGATTGTAATTAAACGCTTTATTAGAGTTTTGTAGCGCGTCCATGTACTGCACAAATAGTTTCGAATCTGCAGGTCTAGACACTGCAGCGCCACTCTCAGACTCTGTGTCAAAATCTTCTCTGAATAAAAAACTTGAAGTATAATTTGTATGATCATGATAGAGTAATGTTATTTCAGCAAACAAGATATTAGGCACATTTAAGTCCATAACTAATCGAAGTTCATCCACACCAAATACTAAATATTCGCTGGCAATTGATGTACCGATGTACGAGCTAATACGTGATGATTTAACAAAACAAAAAGGGTAGCTATTTAATTCATTTATTAAACGGATGCCATTATCGTGCGCACTTTTTTCTAGTGCACTGTACTTGCCCGAACCCGCAATAAGCGGGATCGGGAGAGTTAAAATTATTTTAGAGTGTGAATGTTTTGACCTAAATGCAAACGCACCATTTGAACGAATAAATACGTCTTCATATATTGCGTTATCAGCATACATAGCGATATCACTCGGAAGAACCTCCAAATTTATATCATTTATTTCTAAAATTTCACCAGGTTCTTGGCTATATGATGTATTTATTGTATCACTCATAGTAACTTTCTATTCTTACGTTAGATATATTATTACCAAATACACTTCTCTTAATTGAATTATCTAATTCAGATTTTGCTTTAGTGTACTGCCCTTGAACAGAAACAGCTTGTTTTACAAAGTCTTTATTAGTTAAGTAGTTAGATTGTGTTTGGTAGTTGAAACCGTTTAATGTGTCTTGCTCCTTCCTATCTTTATATGTTTGTTTAGAAGGTGCCATCATCATTGAAGACGGGTTAGCTGTTGCTTTAGTGTTAGTCTTAAAGTCTGGTGACTTTTGAGTAATTATACTTGTACCTACAAGACCAGCGGCAGCTAACGCCAAGACTACTTTATTATTAGCAACATTTGTTTTAATGTTCGACATGATCTCATCATACCCGAAACTGGCAGTTCTAGCAATATTTACAGCGCCTTCGTCTACTGGTAAAATTTTAGCGTGATGTACAAAATCATCTAGTTTTTCAACTATGTCGCTAAACTCTCCAGCAGTTGCTGCAACTGCTCTACCAAAATCTGTTGGTAGTTGCACACTGCCAGCTAAACTCGGTGCATGTATCATCTCCGCTTGCTTAATGCCATCTACTGCTGAAGTCACCCGTGCTTTTAAACTGTCATTCATATCACCACTGAAAGAATGTAAAAGCTGATCTAATGCATCTGTATATTGCGCACCATACGCAGAAGGATTTTTTAAAAACTTCTCACGAGCACTTACTAATTTCTCCACTTCACTTACAGAGTTATTTTGGGCACCAGTTTTAGTGTGCTGCGACTTAATCATATTTTCGACTAAATAGTGCATTAAAGTGGCTTGGTCGTTAAACAATTGAGTGCCAGGACTTGATGCTTTTTCAACAGACTTAAATATAGAGTTTGCAAAATTTGTTATAGTTGGTGTCAACGATTTACGTTGACCAGCTTTCACAGCAGAACCCTCTAAGTGCTGAGCATACAATTCTGCTGCAACAGTATTTAGTTCTGTACCAGTGGCCCCTGACTTAGACGCTTCGTCTAAAAAGTCTGATAAGCTTTTCATATCTTTTGCTGACCCTTTAACACCTAAGTGTTGAGCCAACTCGATTGAACTTCTACTAAGTTTAGCTTGATTCTCACCTATAGCTAATATGTTAGCGTACTCTTCTGCACTTAAGTTTCTTTTTGGAAAATATTCAAATACGTGGTCAAAGTCAAAGTCTCCAAACATTAATTTAGAATAATGAGTGTCAGCTGCACTGTGGAATACAGTATTTTTAGTTGCAGTTTCTGCATCTGGTATGACAGTGTAATTTACTAGTCTTGTAGAGTTTGTCGAGAAAGCTGGTTCTCTAGATTGTATCGAAAACACTTTGTTACCATCTGCGTCCAACAATCTGCCATCTGCGTCCATATGATTTTCAAGGTTAAAATCTTTGTGCTCAGTGTCTACTCCAAAAAGTCTTAAACGCTCTACAGCACCTTCCTCACTTACACCTACTGTTGGCAGACCTTTGCCAGTTAAGTTATATTCAATTGCAAGGTCTTTTATATGACCTTCTGCTGGCGCAACAATAGAGTATGAAGAATTTTCAACATAACGTTTAGTAGACTCTTTAAGAATATTGCCGCTAGAATTTTGAATAGTGTTCGATATTTCCGAAGTATACTCTGTCAGCAAGTCTTGATAAACTTTAAGATGTCTCTCACGCATAAGCTCGCTAGGGTCTCTAGCTGCTGCTTCACTAGCGCGAATTATTTGTAAAGGTAACGTAGATAAGTTTTTACGCATCTCTTGACCTTCTGGAGTTACATACGTTCCAACTCGATAAGTAGACTGCTTATAAAGTGGTAAAGTTTCAATTCCAAACTCGTTTGCGGGTAGCGCGTAACTTATAAAGTCTCCTTGCACAAGCTCGCGGTTTGCGCCATGTTTAGTAAAAATATCTGCATAGTCTTCATGTTTAGCTGCGCGTAAGTCTTGCATTAGCTCTGTAAATTTACCTTGAGGTAAATCTGCAATAAAACTATTTATAGTTGAGTCAGATTTTTTCATAGTGTTGCTAAAAGCTTTTAAATCGTAGACAGCATTTGCGTCATGCGTGCCAAATAAGTCTAACACCTCTGGTGCATAGCCAGAGTTTATTAAATTTTTCTGAGCATTCCAAGACATACCTCTATCGCCTGATCTTGCACCGTATGTGTAGGTAGCTCGACTGTCAAGACTACTCCAATGGTAAGTTTCATTAGTTGCATTAAAAAAAGACTGTATCGCAGGGTTATTAAACATATCAACTGAGTTAAATCCAGCAGACCCGTTAAAATATTTACCCACATGTTCATGATATGCTTGACCAAATGCTGCTAAGCTAGCTTCACCGTTCGCATGACCAACCGGACTAAATCCAATGTTTGTATAAAAGTCTAACATTCTTGAAGAAGCTCCGGCAGTTGTATTGTACTTACCACTATTATAAGCGACTCTTGCTGCATCGTAATAGGCAGAGTGCAGTACGCCAGCCCCATCTTTATTTTGAGATAGTGCTGAGACTAATCTGGCAGCTGAACTACTATCAAATGTCTGGCTAGCAACACTACTAATAGCAGCTTCATTTAAACCTTTGTTTATGCCAGTTGTCAGGGTACCAGCTTTCAAATCATTTTGTAGTGTCTTAACAAGTGAAGCTTGAGTATCACTAGCATCTACAATAATACTTGTATTTTTACCGACCATCAGATTGTACTTTGTTGTCCTGTCTAAAATTGACTCGCCTAACAACTCTCCATCTGTCTTGTCAGGAGGTACGGGGAATCCGCTAAGTAGACGTATTAATTTCTCATCAGTAGTCAAAGCTTGCGGATCAACTAGCGTGCCCTCTGCTGGAATTAGACCACGCTCTAATTGATCAGCCACTGCATAAGCTACGTCAAACATATCTTGGTTGAGCATGCCTACGGCTTGTTTAGAACTAACCCCAAAAGATTTTACCCTAGCTTGGGACCCTACTCGGCTATAGCCTTCTAAGTTAAGTTCTAGGCTTGTAACTCCGAAGTCGTCAGTTACTTCTCTAGCTCCAGTGAATCTCCATTTATTAAACTCAGTCGATACTTTTATAGGCGAGCCTTTAGCGTCTAAACCTAAAACCTCGTGATTAGCTAGTGGCTGAACCGCAGCAACTCTGTTATGCTCTTGGAATAATTCCATAACCTTAGATGTGTCGACAACATCTTCACCCATAATAGCTGTGAGTTTGTTATACATGCCAGTTGAATATTCTTTATGCTGCACATCAGATTTACGCGATGTAAGTTGAAGCATTCTAGCATAATAGTTTTGCACCTGCTGCTTAGCTTTCGCTAACTGTTCAGTTGTAACTTGCGGCAGAGTTCCATTCTCAGCTCCTTTTAAAACTGCAGAAGCATCATTATAATCCACATTAGACATTATCTTCGATTTATGATAATTTTTTAAATTTGTTAAATCGGAGTCTTGTTTATATTCTGCAATAGCTTGTCTTAATTTTCTAGCACCCTTTCCTTGCAGTCCTAAGTCTGGCAGAGCAACACCTTTTCGTAAGTGTTGCTCTAAGGTGTCCAGTATATCTGGAGTGATCGTCCCTTGGCCACTAAATCTGCTTCTAACTGTAGCGTTAAATTTTTCTTGGTCAAAAGCTATAGCTATTGGCGCATTTTTTATAAACTCAGATTCTTCTGCGCTAATTGTTTTTGGTAAGCCGTTTACAAATAAATCTTTAACTTTTTTACGAGCTTGTTGAGAATTCTCAACATTTGTTTTTAAGACAGCAATATCTTCTGGAGTATAACCAACCTCCAGTTTCTTAATTCTTTCTAAATCTTTAGATCTTTCATCTAAGTTAGGTATGGTCATTAAACCTGTAAAACCTACACCCTCTGACAGTTTGCTGTCAATGAACGTCTGAACAGCAGAGCTTACTGCGTACTCACCTTTTGAATTTTTAGGTATGATAAAACGCTGAGTTTCTTTATGTTCAAACTGATTTAATAGCGTTCTACTGCCCAATGCAGAGCCATCTCCTAGCCTAACATCTGCAGGTAGTCCTAAACGGTCTGCTACTGCATTAAATTGCTCAGCATCGACGGTAATACGTTTAAGTGGGACTGAACCTCTAAACTCCTCAGGCATCAGTCCAAGTTTTGACATAGCAGTCAAAACTTCACTGTCAGCTGTTGCATTAACACCGGCAGGCAAGCTTGCTTTATTTATACCCGGCAGATCGCCTCTAGTCCCCGTGGTGTACGCATTACGCTCAATCATACCCATAGCGTTAGCCAGAGGCTTAGGCTTTGCTGTTGACATTACAGTGTACTTATCAGTCTTAACACCCTCTTGTATAAAGCCACCATTCTGCGCAGTTAAATAGTTTCTTGTCTTCAGGTAGTCAGATATCCTAACACCATCTGGAGAGTTAGTGTTTAGTCTCTTAAAAGGATTTTTAGTGTTTAGGCCATTGGTACGTGTATCTATGTTTAAAGCTACGCCATAATCACTCTCGTTTAAAATTCTTTTATTTATACCTATTTCAGACAATTCTGATCTTGCTGTAGCACTATTTTTAACTAGGGCGCTAGTACCATCTTCACTATATTGGTAAGCAGTTTCTGCAAAGTTTTGTACTTTAGAACTTAAGCCTAAGTCACTCTGTGCTAGCATAGCTTGCATGTCATCCGGCCTTAAACCTTGTTTAAAACCTCTCTCAAGCGTCTCTCTTAAAACATCAGAATTAGCAGCATCAATTAAATTTATACCTACAGCTTCCGCCATACTTTTAACATTCATTCCGTCTGCGGCAGCTTTAGCAAAAGGATTAAGTCTTTGTGTGGCGTAATAAGAACCGTTGGTTATATTCCCGCCTAAACTGTCAGTAAGTCGTATAGTGCCTTGCTCGCCTAGAGTTATAGAGTCTCCGTTTATAATTAAACCTTTAGAATTTGAAATTAACGGTTCAAATAAAGCAAGCTTATCTGTTAAATTTTTTCCAGTGTACCCAAGGCTTTTCAGTTTGTTTTCAAATGCGGCTAATTTAACAGAATCACTAGCATTTGGCGCAACTTTTGTAACACTTAGGCGCTCACTTTTAACTTGCGGATTTGTTAGCATGCTTAACTCGCCTGTAGACTTTAACTGAGTCAGTGCTACTGATAAGTCATACTCAGTTGCAGAAGAATTACTTAAAACTTGACTAGCATACTGATGCACTGGAGTATTTCCGCCAGCACCATACAATTCAGTCAAAGACTCTCTTAACTGCTCAGCTCTGGTTAGTCGCTTATCTTGGCTTAACTGCAATGTGCGATTATTTTGTATTAAGCGACCAGGGTCAATCGTCTTGATGTCAAGATAATTTGCAGCTGTAGCTCCTATTGCAGCCCCTACAGGGGCTGCAAAGAAGTCACCTTCGCTGTCTACAGCTGCTGCGCCTGTTAAGCCACCAATAGCTGTAAGTAATAATTCTCTGTCTAGTTTCATATTTAGTTAGTTCTTCTGTCCTGTATTCTGACTGTATTTTGTGCCGCTGGCACTATATCTATTTTAGATGTATTGAAGCCGTTTTTATTCAATTCGGTTGTTATTCTAGCTTTACGCTGTTGTTGCGATTTTAACTCTTGTTTTATTCTATCAAAGTCTCTAATAACTTCTCTCTCTGAGTCTAAACCTACTAACCGCTCATTACGCTCTAGATCAGATTTCCAGTAACCGTACTTGTGAATGTCTTCTCGGCCAATACTTAGTGTTCTTAATTTTATATCGGCTGTTGTTAAGCGTGGATCCCAGCCCTTCCAATTTTGACTTGGAGTGCCTGTCTGTTTGTCTACATAAGCCTGTGCTTCACGCCTCGCTGCCTCTAGACGTATTGCCTCAGCTTCTTTTTCCTTAACAGCTGACGCTTTTTCACCACGGTCGGTAATTGTTTCGGTAGATTTTTTAATTCTATCTTTAGTGTTTTTGTCTAAAGTTATGCCTAGAGTTTTTTTAAGAGTTTCTGTATCTTTATAATAGTTATCTTCTATAGCTTTTAAAGGATCTCTGCCAGCTGCTTTAGCTGCGTCTGCAATATCTATATTGGCCCAAATAGACGCATAAGCCTGCCGTATATCTGTTGGCAGCATAGCTATTATTTGTTTTCTTTTATCTACATCTTTTTCTTTAGCAAAAGATTCTAAGTAAAGTCTTTGATTTTCTGGTAAAGCTGCTCTCAGCTTATCCATAGACTCTTTATCTCTAATACCTGCGTAGTTAGATGCTATTACAGTTTTTTTAGCACTATTAATGTTACCTATTTTTATAGCTCTAAGTAAAGATAATTTATCAAAATATTCGTCTACAGCTTCTTTTTCAGAAGCTTCTGCCGGCTTTTGTACTCCAGGTAATAACCCATAAGTCCTGTTTATAGCAGGCTCTATAAAGTGGCTATACGGGTTGGTCCATATACCCACGTCTGATCCTTGCAATTGAGTCTTTACATAGTCCTCAATAGCCGTTCTTTTATGTAGGAACTTAGCGGCTGGTCTAAAAGGTGTTAAAGGCTCTAATACACTTTCAGAATTATGCGTAATAGTATTCCAAAGACTACTCTGAACATCTTGAAAAGCGCTAAAATTTGCTCTTTCAAATTTTGAAGTATATTCATGAAATTTACGTTTCTCTTTACGAGCTTCAGTTTGCTCAAGACTTGTAAAAAATATCTTTTGCTCTGTTTCAGATAGTTGGTCTTTATTAGATAATAAGTAATTCCGCATTGCAATCTGTTCTGGACTGCCTGCTGCGACATCTGCTAGTATTTTATATTGATAAACTAGTGGATATTTTTCAGGATCTAAGTTTTTAACAGTAGGGTTTAGGGCTGCAAACCCACGCCCAGGCAGCCTTACTGCGCCATTTTCTATTTTGTCGTAAGGGTTACCTATACTAAAGTCTAAATAGTACTTAGACTCATCGCTTGGCAGCCAAGACGGCATATTATTTTTCATTGGGTTGATATATTCTTTCTTCGATGCCGCAGAAGTTGGAACGATACGTCTTTGGAATTCACCAAGCCCTGCCATATCTCCAAGATTTAAATCTTGTATTTGGCTTTGTGCGCTATTAGCATCGCCGGACATTGCTAATTGTTTTTTATAGTCAGTTGGATCTATACCCGCACTTCCAAGAATCATAGAGCTTGTAAAACCTTTGAGACCTGTAAAGTCAGCTGCGGCTACATAAGCAGCAGATGAAGCTATTTTAGTTTGGTCTATCTCTGCAGATTCTTTTCGCAGCATATCACCAGTCTTTATCATAGACTTATCCGGAGATTTTTCGGAGGTTTGTGTTACATAATCTTCATCTAACTTTGAAAATATGCTACGAGCGCCTCGTTTCAACTTATCTTGTTCAGCTGCCGCATTAGCTATCGACCCATCGGAAACTTGGTTATCATTATCAGACTCTGAAGTACTTAAAGTTTTTTTAATTAAACTATTTTCAAGGCTAAATATATCTTTTTTACTAATCACATAATTTTTTAAAAATTCTGGATTAATTACAGTTGGCTTTATTATTTGACCTAAAGTCCCTTGAAAAGCTTCGCCAAAGAAAGACCCATAAGTAACGTTCATACCCCATACAGGATACGGCATAGATTCTTTTGTAGCCTCTTCACGCGCATAAGGATTTTTTAAATAAGCTAGTGGACTAAAAATTGGGTCCATAGCTCTTTTCTGAGACATTGACTCGTAATATGTTTTATTTCTAGCATTAGCTATAGTTTCAGCGATAATATGTTTTTTAAAGTATTTAACATTCTCACCTTCATACGCAGTACCGCCAGCTAGCCAATATCTATTAGCTTTTACAGCTACTTCTTTCTCACCACTGTACTCAGCTTTAAGCTCATCTGATGACTTACCAACCAAAGCTCCAGGTAAGAATGGTAAGGCTAACAGCCCGCCAGCTAGTGCGCCTATCTTAGCATACCTATTAAGGATCTTTTCTTCTTTAGCTAGCCCTAGCATGCTAAAAATTTTATCACTTTTAAATGTACGCTCAGTTCCAAAATGCGTCGCAGCGCTCAGCATGCCATGTTTCTTAGTATGGTACATACGTTGAGCAAACGCCGTGTTAGCACCTAGCATAGCGCCAGCAAGTGGCAGTCCTGCAAGTGCTAGTAGCGAAGTAGAACCTTCTGCCGCAGCTTCTTGAGAATTTTTATAATCTTGAAAGTTGTCGGACCATAGCTTAGCAAAACCAACACTCATATTAGCGTAAGATGCCGCAAGACCAGAAATTAATCCTTGATGATATGGATTCTCCTCGCCAGTAATGGCACTCAGACCGCTATTCAAAATATTATAACCAACATACAAAGCTGCAGATTTTACTGCTATGTTCTTAGCAGTTATTTTAAGAGACTCTCTTGTACTTAAATCGTAAGCGCCGCCAGTACCTAAACTAATATTTAATTTATTCTTAATTGCTTGGTAGTATTTATTATTAACAAATTTACTATCACCCAAGCCTGTCATATTTAATATTTCTTCAAATCCGGCTACAGGGTTATCTAAAGTTTTATAGCCAATCTCCATAGCATACCTACCGTAAGCTCTAGTCCAATCTGTAAGTAAACTTGCAGTGTCTCTAGCGCCAACAAACATTAGGTTAGCTTTGTCTGCAGCTTCTCTATCGAACGCTGCTCCGTAAATATTTGAGTACTTCTCAAATATCCTGTTTGGAGATCTGTTGCCACCTATATCTAATGTTGTATGAACTATTCTAGCTTTATTTAAAGCAATATCGTTCAAGTCTATTAAACCATTAGATGTAACTCCATACAACTTACCGTCTCTTAAAATAAAACCATTCCTAGCGTCATTACTGGTCAGCTCACGGTTACCTTGTGCTTTTAGCAATTTTTGTACGTAGTCGTTGTAGTTATTTACTACATCACCACTGATATGTACGTCTTCGGCTAAATTAACATTAGCTGTAAATAAGCTTGCAGCGCTTGAGAGTTGGAGTGTTTTTAAAATATGGAGGGGGGATAACTCTTCTAGATTAAGAAGAGTTGACTGTAGTATATTAGATACAGGGCGTAGTGAACCATTAAAATTTGGTTCGATGCCTTCAAAAGTGTTATTAGCAGCTCTGTTAAACCTTAGTCTTTTGTCCAAGTTATCATTGCCTGGGAGTTTATTTAGTAACTCCAGAGCTGTTTGATTATTATTAACATAGTGGGCTGCTGCAGCCGCAGAGGCTGCATAACCTGCACCCATAATCAGAGATGACATTATCTCTGATTCTTGTTCATTTTTCTTTTTAAGATAAATATCGCTAGAAGTTACTGAATATGGATCAGGGTCTTTTTGACGCCCTTTGTAATCCATATAGGCTTCGTAGTCAATTTGACTACCATCGTATTTATTAACCATTATTAATCTTCTGTTATAGGTTGTACTTGGTTAGGAAATGCTTTCTGGCAGACAGCGTAGCGTGTAAATATCTCATTAATAGGTAACGTTTTTACAATGTCGTAACTTGTATTCATGTAGTACGAAACTATGGCACACATTTGGTCTACAAAGAAAGTTTCTTCTGCAATTAAATCGTAGTTTCGTTGGGCATGCCTTAAATAGTCGCAAGACTTATTTGCAATACTTTCAGCTATTAATTCGACAACACCGGCTGGAGTTAAGTTTAAGTCTAACTTACTACCATCGTGTTCGAATATTTTTACAAGTTTATCCTGCACAATTGTCTGTTGAGTCTCATACTCCGCCGTGACAGAATACTCAGATAGATTTACGTAGCGTTTAAGTTCTTGTGGGCTTAAAAGGTCTACAACTAACCGAGGATTTTCAAATATTTCACAATTAGTTGAGACTACATAAAATCCATTTAAGTCTATTACTGCTCTGTTGATACCAAATAATACACTTTCGGATTTATTAAACATACTAGACAATCACACTTATACGAGATAAAGCTTCATCAGTACTTACAAATCCAGATTTATACATGATCTGTTTTTCAAGAGTTGGTAGTGTACCTGCGCCTGTTGTGTAAATAAAGTCGTGCGATGGATTTGGATATAGTAAGCATTTTTTAATAATAGACTCTTGGCGTAAGTAATCATCATTAACATTTAAACCTAAAAGTTCTTTCCACTCAAGTCTTAATAGGCAGCGCCAGAGGAAGAATTTAGGCTCATCTTCATGTATTTTTGATAAATACACTTTACCATATTTACTCTCCCAGTGTTTGAGTGTAGTAAGGTCAGGAGACTCTTTATCAAAACTTTTTAATTTGTCTACAAGATCTTGGAGTTCAGCGTCTTTAGAATTTTCTTCATCTAACAGTTGTTGAATATGTTCTGGAAGTGCTTCAGGCTCTTGTACAGGTTTTGCTGCAGCTGGTGGCTGTTTGCGTCTAATTTGTTCAGTCAAAATTAACCTCTTTTTACATCTTTAAAAATAAATTTATGCCCTTGAGCAAGGTGGGAGTCTGACCCAGAACTTATATCTAAACTATCTGAAACTATTTTAACACTATCTAAAGTTATTATTTTAGTACTTGAAGTTCGGTAGACAGACTCATTGTTAAGGAATAATTTAATATCGAATTCTTCGTATATATTCCCAATTGAGATAATTCTATCACCGTCTTCCTCATTAGTCCATGTTTTAGATTCTTCTGCTAACAATGTAAAAGTGTTGTTATCTAGTTTTTTTAAATTAGCTGTTAATTGTTCTTTTACAGCATCTTTCTTAGGTGCAAGATCGGCCTCTTCTTTAAATATATATTTAAGTATTATCTTTAGATATTCTTCGTCTACAAATGAGCTAAGTAACATACCTTGGCATATCGTGTTGCCACGACTAAAGTATGCCGCCTTACTAGACTGTAGTCCATATATAGGTGTAGAGGTTTGCATTATGTTATAACCAATACTTATAGCTTTATCATACTTTATAAATCGCGTACCGTCTTTACTAAAAAAGTAAACCTGTACATCCGATGAAGAGTAGTAGTATTCATACATTTAATATTTACCTTTTATACTTGTTTAGTAAGTTAGTACCAGTTAGGTTTGTATTTGAACTTATTATTGTTCTTGAAGGTACGTCTAAATTTCCTTCAGTTTTAACAGTTCTAGCCATATACGAAAATGTCTCTTCCGTTATGAGATTGTCAATTGAAAAAATCTTACCAGTATTTATTATAGTTGCGCCGAGGATCGACTGAATTCTGATTTGAGCTACGTCGTGCTCGGGGAGGGTTATTAGGTGGATGTTGAATTCAGACAAGTCGTCTTGCATGAAATCATTATAATTTTTATAAGGTATTGACTGGACTCCTCGGAGACCAAGATCAAAATTTTTGACAGCATTTTCTACCGCTGTTGCTTTTTCTGCTATAAAAACATTCATATGCCTGTATAGCTCGTCGTCAGTTAAGACTACTCTAACTCCAGTGCCTGCAACAGTTTTAGTACCTAATGCAAAACCTGTTATTGTGGTTTCACCTAAAGGTATCACTGGAATTTTAGCTCTATTAACAGAGTGTGTAATTGTTATCATGCTTTGCATGTCAATATACACACTCTGTGAAGTAGAGTTGGCAGGAAACTCGAATACTACTCGAGTTTCTGTACCAGAGAAGCTCTTAAAAATTGACGGAGTTGTGTTTGTATTACTCACAGTAAACTCCTAACTCACTATTTAAGCTTGAAGTTCTGACAGACGTTTCCAATCTATAACAGTGTCTGCTATAAATGCCATTTGTTTTTCAATCGCCAAGTCGTCAATTGATGTGCCAGAAGCTTCACTAGTGATCTCAACGTTCTTAATAATTAAACGCTGTGATAAATCTGAGCTGTATTCAGACGTACCGACAATGGTTATGTCAAATGGTAGTAACTGGTCAGCCAGGTATGGTGCAATAGTCTGTCCAAAGTTATTTGCGTTAAATACACTTTTTGTGTCTGCAGCAAATGGATCAAAAGCAGTCGCAGTACCAAGAAGTCCATTACTCACGATTGTACCACCTTGGCGTAAAGCTTTAGAGCGAGCTTCGTCGGTCGTTTTGCTCTTGCCGTCAACAGTGCCGTAGCCAGAATTAATTAGCTCACTATTCGATAAAAACACATTTGAGTTAGCGTCAGAACCTTGTTTAGTCATAGACCGTACTAGACCGTCAGTGTCCAAATGCGAGAATACTAACGCACCACCAACAGTTCGCTTGCCACGAGCAGTAGCGCGCGGTGATGGTGAACCTAGTGTGTAGATTTTAGCTTTTTCACGGCTAATGCCGTACTTAATCATGTGCAGGTTTGCAAACTCATAGTTACCAAAGACAGCTTTGATATCAGCACCAGCTAGTGATGAGAATTGTTGTAAAGCCATGTTATTTTCCTTTTTAAATATTATTGTCGGTGCCTGTGTAGGCACCGACAGTGTCTAAACTTACGCTAAGTTATCGCGGGTAAGTTTAATCTGTGATAGAACTTCACGTAGCTCGTCTTTAGCACGTATTTTGAAATACAATGTCACATTGTTCGGTCCAGTTTGCACTAGACGAATCTGCGAGCTTTGGAAATATCCAAGTTTTTGCAAGAACAACATTTTTGATGTCACTGCTGTATGTAGCGCGCTCATAGAGACATCGTCAATACCTCGGCCAATGAACGGGTCTGTGACAATTGTCAATTCACGAACAGTCTCAGCGATAGCTATTGAAGTACTGATATAGTCGTAGTCAGAATTTTCACGAGTCATTAACTCGCCAGAAACAACTGTAACGCCTTTAAAAGGTTTATCTTCAAATACTACATAACCTGCATCTTGCAATGCCATTAGCTGTGACTTACGTAGTGGTGTAGCTAGGTAAATACTAGACAGTACTTTGTTAGTTGTAGAGTCGCCTGGGGCTACTGTAGATACCAAGCCAGCATACGCCGCAGCACCAGATATTACTGGAACACCTGTAGTTAGCAAAGTAACTTGTGATGGTACTACACTTAAGTATTTACCAAGGTCTACGGGGAACTGGCCGCTGTCTACTAAGACATCACCATCTACAAAACCATTAGCTGTGGCGTAATAACCGCCAGCATATAGTGTAGTACCAACTGCCAAGGTGTGGCCAAGTAGACCAGTACCATTCTCAATAATGTTACCTTGAAGATCTTTAACTGGCGCTTTACCAACCCAAGTATTTAGTGCAGCTTTACTTAAGTTAGCAGGACCCTTAGCACCTACAATAACATTTGGAAACAACCCGTCTACAGCTCGCTCGTAAGCCCACATGCCTAAGCGGTGAACGAAATCCACAGCTGAATATGACTCTACAACGATAGGCTCACCATTAGCATTTATAGCGGCGGCATTACTGTTAGTAGTGGTTGCTTGAGGATCTACAGCATCGCGATAGATTTTTTTAACAGGTGACCACTTATAGACTAGCTCGCCGTCGTCATCTTCTAAAATTGACAAATATGTCAAAGCGTTATAAGTGTCTGGGTCGGCGTAGACACCGCCAACTTGTGGCACTACAAACCCAGTGAAGACGTTGGCAACACCATGAAGATCACCTACAAGTATTGCTTTAGCAGAAACTAAGTCTAGGTCACGCAATGCGGTATCTAGCAATTCGTATTGTTCACGATATCCTGCATCTAGCGAGTCTGTTCCGGCGCTGTATTCGATACCTTTAGCTAGAATTTCGGCAAATGTGTACTTTGTAACATAGCTATATGTTATAGTATCACCATCTACTGCGTTAGGCACTGTTAGTGTAGTTCCAGCGATACTGTACTCAGTAGGCTCTAAACGTACATCATTAAGTTTAACTAATTTACTGTAACTAGAAACTTTAGTGTCATCGTAGCCGACACCAAGAGCTACTGTATTACTGGCGATAACTCCAGTGAAACTGGTTAGTGTTCCAGCCTCTGCAGCAACTTCACTAAAAGGTACTGGCGTGTAGTAGCTACCTACATATACGCTATTATCAGTTTTAGAGAAACCTTGCACTGTCACAACTGAAGAAGTTAGGGGTGTTGATACTGTATCAGAGTAGATCAGTTTCGAACCACGAGTAACTAATATACAATCTACAGATGGGCTATTAGGCTCAGGGCCAATATACACATAAAGATTATCTGAAGCTACAACTGATTGCGCAGTAGTCTCGATGCTAGTATCTTGACCGAACAGATTTAGAATTTGCGCAGCTTGACCGCCATAGCGATACAGTGCCACGTTCCGTGCACCAGCATTAAAAGCTTGAGAAGCTTTACGAATTAAAGGTGATTCTGCACCGTACATGATTGAGGCTTGTTTTAAGTCACTTACATAGTAGACAATGTTAGTTGGTCCTGACAGTGCTCGATCAATGACTAGTACAGTGTCCTCAGGAATTGTAGCGATTGGTTGAAGTTGCCCGTCTAGGATTTCAATCTTATTACCTGGATAAGTTGCCATATAAATTTTTATTCCTTTATTTAATATTTTTCAGGAGTTATTGCCTGAAGTTCTTCTGATGTCATTGTAAATACCTCTTTTGTAGAAACATTTAAAAGTATACTCTTTGTAAAAAGTCGTTTCTTAAAATAGTTTTCAATGAAAACAGTTGGGGTTTGTTCTTGATAAACAATACTTACAACATATTGTCGTAGATGTGCTGTACTCTTTAGAATAATTGCTTCTAACAGTTGAATTAAATTGTGAGTTTTTGTCGACGAAGTTGACCAAACACTAATCTTTATAATGTTGTCAAACCAGTACGCGTAGTCAGTTAAGACTTGACCTGATTCTATATCATAACGCTCTTCCAGTTTAACAGGCCTAACCTGAGTAACACTACCATTGTTCATAGATGTGTTGTGTACAAATTTTTTTCTGTTAGCTATCTCGTAAATAATGTAGTCCTGATTTTCATACGTATCGTCAGGGTATGCATTAATAAATGTTATGTGAGTACCGTCTTGATCTACACTAGTCTTTAATATTCCCATGTTAGAAAGTAGCTCGTATAATATATCAAAAAACTTGTAAATGTCAACATATTTTGAGTATACCTGAGTTTCTTGTTCTTTTGGTGCAAATACGCTTCGCATTATTGTGATAGCCCTGCTACGTTAAATTCTGAGTCTGTTTGATTACTAGCTAACCTATTAGAAAAGTATACGTTATACTTATATAATCGGCGTAATGGTACTTTTATATATTTATTCCTGTCAAGCAGTAAACTGTATACAGAGTCCTCGATGTCTACGAATAAATCTCTACTTGTAACTAGTGCGCCTAGAGAAACCTCTGATTTACCGACAGGTGATGGGGATCCAGTGTTTCTTTTACCTTTCAAGAAAGTTTGGTTATAGAAAAATCCTTTCTGAATTGATTCGTCCCACAAGTACCCTACGCCCAAACAATAAGGACAATCTAGCTTACCTTCTTTTACACCACTAACAGACGTATTACAAGACTTACACAGCACCTTCTCACCATCGTAGTTCCTGCGCATTTTTCTGTGAATAAATGGGATGAAGAGTGGTGTACAGTCTTTATCTGTGAATATTAAGTCGTAGATCTCATCTGCAATAATTAACTCAGGTGTTTGGTACATAGAATCTACCCTCTAAACCTGCTTTATATATTTTGTTATTAAAAACAACTTTCCCGTTTGCGTAGTTTAGTCTAGACGTAAATGGTAATTCATTATGTGCCCATAATCTTGAAGCATCTGTTCTGAAAGGACTTGCAGAAGCTTTAACATGGCTTAATCCAGAATTTAAACTCATCTCGTCTGTCGCACTTATAATATTTTTAGCATCATCTATGCACGATTGGCTATCTGTTATCAAACTTGTTAAGAATGTTGGATCGCTCTTAACACTAGTAGACACCATAAAGTCTCCGAAAGATTTACTACGACTACTTGCAGCCGTAACATCTTTTGCGAATTTCTTAGCAAAAGAGTTTATAACTAAACATTCTGTATAATGTTTTTTTAAGTAAAGCAACTCTTTAGGATCAATATACGTTAATTTATTATAGAAAATTTCATCAGTTTTTATTGAGGCTTTAAATATAAAATCTCTTAAAACTTCTAAATATTTATTATAAGAGTCTTCCTCTAAAAAGATTGGTAATATGTCGTACTCTGTTATGTAATATGGTGACAACATGGTGTTAGCCACAATTTTATATGTTTCAGAATTGCTCAAGCTTTTAAGCGTTATTGTTAATTTATTGTTCATTTAGTAAGGTGAACACACCACTCCTATATATTTTGTGCTGAAGCAACATTGATTGTCATTAATAAATTGCAGATCTAGCCTTGTAATACTCTCATAAACGGTCCGCTCTAACGCCTGCAATGAGTAAATTACTACGCCATCGTTCACAACAACATCTCCACTTAAATGACTAATACTTCCAACATTAAATGTCATGTACTGAGCTATGTCACCGTCAACTATCAAAGTAATACCTATAGGTTGGTCTAACGCTATATTTGAAAGTTCTCTAGTTGCTTGATAGTTAAGACCTTCAGGTACACTATAAGTATTATACATTTGCTCAACTTCTCTGTTAATAGTTCCTACATAGTTAGGTATGTTATCTGAGTCTGTGTCGACAAGCGTGTAGCGCGTAGGATTTGTTACATACAGACGCCAATCTACACTATTCGTAGAATATATCTCTAAATTAAGATTATAAGTAAGGCCGTTATCGTCAGTTGTTATAAATGGAAGAATCCTAGCATTAAACGGTTTATTAGTACTATAGGCAAATTTATAACTTAGAGTATTCTTCGATACAGGTTCTACTAAATATTTAAATTTAGTAGATACTTTAAATTTACTAGTACCTTCTGTCTTAAAATTGCACTTATAAAATAATTTATGAGTTGACTCTTCTGGTAAATTTACATCATAAGTTAATAAGTATTCAGACTTAACTGGTACTAATCTATCACTACGATAGTTAAACCTGTAAGTTAGCTTTGTATTAACAGGGACTATGTTTGCTAAGTATCTGTATTTGTAGACAATAGTGTTTGGACTGTACTGCGAATTATACTTAAATTTATACTTTAATTTATTAGTACCAGTTTCATAGCTATCATATTTGTAGCTATAGCGGACTGTACTACTAAGGTAAGATTCTTTCCCCACACCTACGCTAATTATAGCGTTAGGATAGGCTGTCAGCCAGTTGTTTTGTGCTGCTACAATTGTAGTTACTGTCATCTATTAAATCTCCGCCCATCGAAGTTCTACGCCCGACTCTTGGATAACAGCGCCAGGGTTAGATAATAGTTGTGTACTATAAAAAACTTGTGAGCTGCCTGAAAATGTTTTCGGCCGGCCGATACTTATATTAAATATCATGAAATCATCAACTGCCAAAGTAGCTTCTATGTAATTGTACATAGTGCAATCTGTTAACGCGTAAGCTGTTGTATTCGTATAGTTATCAAGATTCTTTATATTTGTTGTATAAGGATTAAAAGTTGTATCTGATTTCTTTACTAACTTAGGAATATTATACAGAGTTTGTATAATATTGTTTTGTATGTCTATCGCACCTTTACCGTAGTAGGTTAGCATATTTAAATCATAACCTATAAGTCCACTCGCAGTTGGTTTTGGAGTCAGCGCTGTAATAGTCCTTATAGCCTCGTCTAGTTTAATATCCTGGTTACCACTCAAACTTGGATTGCCTGTATCAAATATAAATGTTAACTCTGTTGAAGTATAACCAACCGCTGTAACTGGTATGTATGCACCGTCAAATTTAACATAAGTTGTAGTGTAGCTATTATTATATGGCCTTGTTTTATTTAAAGTCGCGCTTCCATTATTTAACAGACCGTTAGTAGCGCTGCTGCTCACTGTCTCAGGGAAGAGAAATAAGCAAGGTGAATTATAAAAGTCATCTAAGGTTGGTGTAGTAGTGTTATCAGATATCCACTGACTAACTTGAGCTTTAAGTAAATCGGAATAACTGTTTATAGTAAACGTTATTGTCGCAATACCACCACTGTCAACATTACAGGACTCGAATGATACGTTAAAGTATATTCCAGATCTCCATGCAATTTGATAAGTCGAAGCTGTAGTAGTCCTCAAAACTAAGTCGGAAAATAGTCTTTGATAATAACTGGAGTTTCTTCCGACATGCGTAGCGGGTGTTGTGCTATTGATAAACGGTATCTGTTTTCTAAAGACAGATTGACCGCCAACTACAATACTTGAGTTATCTGATGATTCTAGTGCAGCTAACGGGACGTCCCACAAAATGTAAGAACTATTTTGTGCTAGGACAGCTGTAGTTGGCGCAGTTTTTATTTTAAAGTCGATGCTGTAATTTTGAGCATTGGCTTTAAAAGTTTCAATTTCAGATTCATATCCATACGGTACATAAAATTCTAAAGCCATATAACATGCTCCGTTTAAGCGTCGTAGCTAATTTCAAAAACAATATCACCTATAACTGTACCAGACCCGCCAACATTAACTGCAGCCCGTTGGAACCATATACCAACATATTCAGTAGCTAGCAGCGTATCTGCTAGTGGTAAATAACCTTCAAAGTCGTTGTCAATCTGAGCCTTAGTGTAAAAGGTTACTGAGGCTGGCAAGGTATTTTCATCCGTAAGTGCTTCTGCAGTCGTATTTTTTGTAAGTACGCCGATACTGAAGTCTGCCACAGCAGCTTGTGAAATTATTTTTATCTTAGGATTATATATTGTCTTGTTTGCTACGTAGTCGTTAACCAGATATACGCACCGGTAATCTACAGCCTCTGCTAGATTTTCAGATTTTAAAATCTGATCGAATACGTAATTAGTTGTAACTTGAGTTTGGTCTAGAATGCCAGAGGCTGTTGTTATAAAAGGTCCTCCGATGTATTTAACATCGTTGACAGTGTTGCTGGATAGCCGTAAGTTTATCATTTTTTAGCCTATTAGATCTGTAGCTTTTATTAATATGTAGTAGTTCCTATTGTTAAATAGGACTCCTTGGTCAGCGGGCGGTATATCTAGTCGTATAAGTTTTTTACTGCTCAGACTATCATATTGGCCGCTGTATTGTTCAGTCAGATATTCAACTTCAGGTAAATAAGGCAGTCCGAATAACTTATAATCATCTATTGTATTATATGTTAATAACAAGTTGTCAGTCTGAAGTTCAATAAACTCTATGGTATATTTTTTTATTGTTTTTGTAAAGTTAATTCCAGTATCAAATATTACTTTATCCAATACTTTTAAGTTTGTTGTGGTGCTAGGATATAATATAGTTAATTGTTTTCTGGTGTTTAACTTATAGATATATGGAAGGTGATAGATTACCCTCAAAGTATCTGGTGCTGTAGACAGGTCTTCAAATAGCCCAGCTACAGGTACTACATTCGATTGAAACCAAGCGACCAATAGCGCGTAGTTTATTACGTATTTGTATGCGATAACATAAGGGCCTTTAGAGTTTAAACTAAACGGTACAGTATAATTTGATTGAAGTTGATGCCATTCAAAACAGTCTTCAGGCAAATCTGGAAGTTCTCTAGATACTAGAACATTTGCTGTCAAGTCGGTGTTAACATACTTTGAAACTCTATTGTAATGCATTATGCCTATATATTTGTCAATAAAATTTATAGGGTCTGGCGTGGTTAATGGATAACCAGTTCCAAAGTAGTCGAAATATGTAGAGTTTGCAAAAACAGCGTATTCAGTCAATGTCGAATAGTTAGTAGGTTCTCCCGGAATTGGTGGTGGTATGTCTCCACCTGGAATTGGCGCAGGCCCTGCGCCAAGATCTGCCGCGGATACTAACGCAAAGTCTAATCCGTAGTAGATATTTACAAATGACTCATAGTTGTGAGTGGGGTCGACGTATGGTTTTGTTACGTAGGCAATATTATCAGTTATTTCTAAGTTATCTATATAAAAAGTGCCGTTACCAAACCTTATGTCTGTATAACCATACGTTAGATAATCTACAGATTTTACTGTTGAAGTATTATTAATTGTCCAGTAGCCTGCATAATTTAAACTCATAATGTCACCGTAATCAATAGTTTATCGTCATCAACAACTTCAGCAATTATGTTATAATTTAGCGTATCGTCATACAGGTCGTATGTTTTTAACAAATAATTATTAAACGCTGGACCTACAGTGAATGTTATGTCGGATAAGTCTAATGTGCTGACATCTAAATTATTAAAAGTTACTACAAATTTATCAAAATCTACATATTGTAATGTGTAGGAAAAAGGTTCTACGCTACTAACAGTGTTAGGTACATTTTGTACACTACTGTAATAGTCTAGTATATCTTGATTGGTTATTTTAGTTGATGGGTTAGAGCTTTCAGTAGTTGTGATTGTATCATATAAATTAGTTCTTATAGACACTTTTAAATTATCAGCTAATCTATTCTGAGTCTCTGTTACCAGAGTAAATTCCTCATCTTTCGCGTAAGGTATTTCTGAAGTCTCAAATGTAAGTCCGTCATACTCAAACGTATTTATAGAACTTTTTGTGTCTATAATAAATGTTTTAATTAGATTTAAATCAACGTCATAAAGTCCAAATTTTACAATAGCTTTACCATCTTTTATTAACGGAGTTGTTAATACTTTTACAGTATAAGTAGTGTCGTAAGTATTTGAGTATTTATTTAAAGTTAAATCAAGTTTAGACGGACCTTTACTAACTGTCTTTTCTAAAACAATAAATTCTGTAGATAAATTTTTTGAAATATATAGTGTATAATAACTTGACGGATGTAGCGGCTCGCTTGGTTTACAATGGATAGTCCAAGAGCCATCTAGCTCTTGCGTTAAGTTGAAATTTAAATCTACTGTCGAGAAATTTTCTTTAATGTACCCAATTGAATTATTATATTTTGTACCTAAATTGAATAATCCAAATTCTTTATTATCTCTATACAGCACAATACATTTTTTTAAAAATGCATCTTCTGGTTTAAGATCAGACTTCAACACTAACTCTTGTGTTACAGGAAAAGCGTCTAATTCGGCTTGCGTGTTTACAATATTTAAAATCATATTTTTAATCTCTTTTTATTCTGGTAAGTTTATAGGTATTAACTCATCGACTATTGGCCTGTCGGTTGCTGTGTATACCTGCAGTAGCATACCTCCGACATTAATACACATATTTACTGCTGCGTTTACTAGTAAGTCTTCTTCTGTTAACGGTATGTCAGTTATTAATTTAGGTTGCATCTGTTACTCCAAAAATAAAAGGCAGAGAATTATTCTCTGCCTTTAGCGTTATTCGTCAGAAGTTTCTGGATCGGCGGAGTCAGACTTGCTGGCTATTGGTTTGCGAGTTGTTTTACGCTTTGGAGTGTCATCTACTGGCTCTGGAGTAGTTGCTTCAACTACTACAGGCTCTACAGCAATAACTGGTTCTGGTTCTGAAACTTCTAAAGTTTCTTCAGCTACTGTGGCTTCTACTTTAGAGTAGTCACCAATATCTTCTGAACTCTTTATAACTCCAGACTTAATACTACGCTTAAGGGCTTGCAACTCTGCGATAGGTAAATCACCTAGGTCTACAGTTACTGCACGACCACGTACCAATGATACGTAACCTGTGAAATAGAATGAGCCTGATTGTAATGTTAGTGTAGTTTTCATATATTATATTTCCTTTTTATAAATAAAAAAGGAGGGTAGCTTCCGCTACCCTCCAAAGCTGTTACTTACGAACAATAGGTTGAACGTTGTCAACATGTACTTGTGGGTTAACGAACATTTCGTTAGGTTCCAGAGATACGTTACGAGCGATAGCGATGGCTTCACCACCAGCTAGTGTTGCAAGTGCGTATTTTTCACGTAGTTTGATAACTTTGATATCGTTGGTTTTTTCATCCCACTCGTCAATCATTAGGTCTTCAGCTACAGCAAGTACGCCAGTATTTTCAGTGTCCAACATCAATACAGATGCAGTTTTGGTAACTGAGTCGTAAGGTACGTTTTCACTGGTCATGATAGTCAAGCCAGCTAGAGGTGTACCACGAGCGCCAGATAGATCAGGTCCTCGACTAGTAGTCAACAGATTCTGCTCTTCAGCGGTTAGTTCACGACGAGAGCCGTCAGCCGCTGTTTGCACATCATTCCAAGCAGAGATACGATCATATGCATTGTACGGGTTAACTTGGCTATTCAACCACTGACTTACATCAGCTTGCATTACACCAGATTCACGTATGATTGGATCTTTAGCAAACATTGCCCAATGCATTGGGTGTACTAAAAGCACATTTGGACGGTAACCGCGAAGAACCATGTATGAATACATGTCGATCAAATCTTCAAAAGTCATAGAGCCGTTGCCAGCACCAGTGATGTTGCGACCGCCTGTACGGCCAATTTCAGCACTAGCAGGATTCAAGTTATCAAAAATAACTTTACCTTGAGCTTCGATCAAGTTGAAGATCAACTTATCTTTATGACGTGCTAGCGCATTCATTGCTTCCATGATATACATCTGTACGATGTCCCACTGAGACTGCTTAATGCTTTCTTCACTAACTTTAATTTTGACACCGTATTTACGGAAGTCAGAACGAATTGTTGAGTGTTGTCCACGGCCAGCAGTAACTTCTGGGTATTCACCTTCCTCTGGAATCTCAAAATCCATCGAACCGATAGAACCAAGAGTACGGATGATAATTTGGCTGTCATTAGTGTAGTTACGGATAACTCGCAGCAATGAAGTCCCAATTAGTTTAGGCTGAATGCTTGTTTGAATAACTTCAGTTACAGCACGCTTAAAAATAGTACCAGCATTAGGTACGTTCAAAGCGTCAGAAATGGTAATATAATTACCTTCTGAGTCATATCCAGCGTTTCGCATAGCATGCGTAATATTTTTAATTTGCGGCAACAGTTCTTTTTCTGTTTCGGTAAGATTTTTGTGTTTAAACATATTTAAATAGTCCTTAGAGTATAGTAGAAAGTCTATTGTTTAAATAGACTCTCTCTGTAAATTAGCGAGTCTGGTTTCCGAACTGAACCAAGCCGTACGCGTTTGCATAGCTAACTTTTTGTGTGATGCCGTCATTGCCAGCGCCAGGCAGTTCGTCAAGAACTTTACCAGACAAGTTAGCAGGAGTTATTACACGGTCAAGTTGGTTGATTGGTGCAGTTACAGAACCAGTATTAATATCTTTAACTACAAATACTTTACTAATTTGGCCAACAACAGCCTCTTTAGCAACAGTGCCATAACTATAGTCAACATCGGTAACAATAAAGTTTGAGTGCTTGTCATAAGTTACAAACATACCTGCTTTAACGTTAGTACCAATAAATGCAGCTACGCCAACTAACGGTGCAGTTGCATGAGTAGCATCATCTTTTACCAACGGGAACTCGTAGTGATAGTCCATACTGTAAGAGACACTGCCTTGGGCGCTGAAGTTATATTGGCGGTAGTGAGCAGGGTTAGTGCCATCACCACCAGCACGACGGAAGCCGTTATAGTTGATGATACCGACAAAGTACGATACAAAAATATCTTGGGTTGTGCCAGTGAAGAATGATTTAACAACTGGTTCATTTGCAGTAACAGCAACACCTTTAGCGTTTAGAATACCGGCTTGAACATCAAGAGCGGTGTAACGGATAGTTGCTTGAGCATCAGCAGCAGCAACTGAAGTTACTAGGGCGTTTGCATAAGCAGCAGCTTCTAGACGGTAACCAGCTGGTACAAGAACTCCGTTAGCAAAAGCTACAGGTTTGTTAGATGAAATAACAACATATTCTGATTTAGTATCATCGAAACGTTGTAGTGGCAAGTATGATGCTACTAGAAACCGGCCTAGGCTGTCATCACCTTTTCCAAGCTTATTGTCAGGGGTGATGTAAAAGTTCTCGCGCATACCTGGGTTATGAGCTAGGTTATATGGTATCATATATATTATCCTTTAGTTTTAGTGTTTTTTAATTTGTTGAATTCAGCCACTGCAGCGCTTAAACCTTTTTCTTTGGTCTTGGCAGTAAACCAGTCACGTACTTGCAATTCGTCTTTAATATCAAAAGTATTTGTAATTGAAGCCGGAGGTTCTACAGTTTGAGGAGATGCTTGATTGTTTAAAGAATCTTCAATTGTAGCTGTTATTAATGTTTGTTGTCCAGTCGTAGACTGACTTGGTTCAATATTAGTTTCTTCTAAAGCGTCTTCTAAATTTGCTTTAAGCACATCTATAGCTCTTTTTGATAAGCGGTTTTTGTACTCAGTGTCATTTAGCTTATTCTTTAAAATAAGAATTTGCTGGATTATAGATGAAGCATAATCACTTGTCAACTGACGAACTAGTTCGTCAGAACTTTGAACTTCACTACGTAAGTTATCAAGTTGTTGGAATAGTAAACCTTTTTGGTCTTCTATCTTAACTTCATTTTTAACATTAAGCAAGTCTTCAATACGTGAGACTATAGTATCAGTAATTTTAGCACTAATCAACTCCCAAGCATCAATTGTTATCTTACTAGAATCATCTTGAATTGGCGCAGCTTCTTGTTCGACTGTTGCTACAACTTCAGGGGCTACCACAACTTCTGGCTCGATAGGTGCATCAATCGTTTCAGGCTCAACTACAGCTGGTTCTTCGGTAGGTAGTACTAGCAATCTAGTTAGGCAATCATCTAAAGTTTCACCCTCTGTTAACAGTTTGTCTAGTGTAGTTTTAACTTGACTTGCAATAACTTGTTTGTCAGTGTCATCTTCCAATTCTTCTGCAAGTTTACTTGCTAAATAAGCGCCTACAATACTTTTAGTATTTAGAATTTTTTCAGCGCCAAAGACGTAAGACGAAGCTCGAGAATTTTTAAGAGAACTGTCGTAAATTTGCTGAGCAATCTCTTGCTGCGCTGGATCTGTAAAATACGTTGAAATTAAACTTGGAATATCCGCAGCTTTTTCTTTTAACATATCTAGTGTTAGTTTATTCATAGGTATACCTTGTGAATCTTTTATTATATATTCTTTTATCAGAATATCATTATCGTTAAAACTATCTTCAATGATAGCGCTGTATGTGTCATTGTCAGCAGGATTCGGAACAAACCCTATATGGTCTAACAACATATTGTCATATATGTGAAAACATAATTCGTCTCTGTAAGTCTCACCTGGTGTGTGTGAATCACAAGGCCGCTCACTTGTTCCGCAAACCGAACAGTATGCACTGCTAGACTTACCGCCAATAGATACAGTACCTTTATCACCTTTTCTAAGATTACTTATAGTCTTACTGTCGTACAATTCCGCTTCTACTTTAAGATAGCCTACACCTTTATAATCTTTCGATTTAAAAGTTGGATGCTTTGTTAACTCCTTAACAGACGTTAACAGTTCTTCTTTAGTAGAAGCTTGATTAAGTTTATTGACAATTAATTTAAAATCGTCTGGTAAATCTTTGTACTCTTCATAATTTGCGCCAGTAACGACACCTATAGCTTCACCGTTGTGAAGCTTTTGCAAATGTTTTCTAAAAGGGTTGACAAGAGTTTTTACACCGACCTGCATAGATCGTGGTGTGTAAAAAATATAATTACCGTTAACTTTTCCAGCATGTGTCGCTTTTATTTCTAAGCGCACTGCACTAATCTGAGAAGAATCTTCTATTGGGACATAGGTAACGGAGGGGTCGGTTCGAATTCTAGCGTTAAGTTGAATTCTAGAATTAATATACATTTATAAGTCCTATTTTATACTGTTAAATACTAGGTCTAGTATATGTTTTGTAATATTCTCAGCTAAAGTGTTTTTTGAAATATCACTTGTCGAAAATTTATTAAAATAAGCGTAAGCTTCAGTTACAATTTCATGTATAGTATCTTTTTCTAATACACCTGTCAACTCGTCTTGAATTAGATAATAAAAATCACTTAAGGTCACAGAATTTTTAGGTGAGTCTAATAATGTGTTAATACTATCTTTAATAGTTTTTGTCTCAGGCGCAGTATGCTGATTCTGAGGCTCCGCTGTATTTGATAAAGACTGATTTGTAGTCGATGGTTCACTTAGTTTAAGTAGTGGCAATTTCAATAGCTCTTGCGCATAGTCTGGCGCGTCATATCCAGTAACCTCCTCAAACTTCTCTACAGTTAATAAGTTATTTCTAACCATATTTGCCAGATGAGATTCTTCTCGGATGCGAACATCAGTACTTGGTGTGTTGAACATGAAATTAACATATTCATCGTCAGGTATTATTGTCTGTCCAGAATAACGTCTTGACTCCAATAAAAGATCGTTAAAGAATTTCTCTGTAAAAAAGTTGGCAATAGTTTTCTGATACATCTCTACATCTTCTTTTAAAGCTTGAGAGATTAAATCTGCAGCGCCTCCGGTAGTAGAGCTGCCAACACCTAAGTCTACTTCTGATATATTTAGGCCACTTAAAACTCTGTTTTTATAGTGTGTTAAATACTCGCTCATTCTAAGAGCTTGTGACTCAGCACCTATCAGCTTAAGTTCTACACGGTTGGAAGTAGTTATACCACCGTTCTCATCCATATTAGATAATAGGCGATTATAATAATCTATCTCTGGAGTGTTGTCTGCCATTCTACCAGCAGGCTTGGTGTCACTACCAACTTTACAATGTATTATTGGGGATGCCATCTTATATATGAGACGCTCTAACGACTCTTCAATTTGGCGCAAAGATAAGATATCATCACGAACAGCTTCAAGTGGCGGCGTTCCGATACTCAGCCCAGGTTTTTTACACAAGTGAATATGGTACATATCTTTAGCTGCTACGTCGTAGTAGTCGACATCACTTATGTTGTATTTATATGCAATTGTTTCTTTATACTTGTTACGAACAGGGCTTACCTGTGTAAGTATCAGTCTATACAATGCTGCCAGTGGTTGCCTAGCGTCTCTAGTCAATCCGGTAGAAGAATTTATTGAACGGTGTTGTAGTAGAAAACAATTATGATTAACAACCATATCTTGCACAATATCATATAGTATATCTGAAAACTTTTTACCGGTAACATATTCAATCTCTGATAATCGCTTATTAATATAGGTAACATTTGCAGGTATCTTACTTTTAAAAGTAAAACCCTCTTTTAATATGAGGGTTATTTTTTTCTTAAAAGCGGATGCCACTAAAGACTCAGTGTCCATTATTTTATAGGATTCCGCTAAGTCGTATTCGAAATAGCGTTGGTAGCCATATAGTTCTTGATTGTAGGCTGCTCTTGCTTGTTTACTCAGTATCGGTGTTTCACCACTCTTGAGTTTAAATAGCCGACCTTCGGCATCCTGTATTTTATTAGTTTTATTTATGTTCGTTGTTAAAATCATTAAAGAGCAGACCTTAGAATGTAAAATTTTTAAGCATGGCTAGAACATCATCAATGTCCCGGCACTCTTTTTGTTGATTAGATAAGTTCTCAGTCACTTTATTACTTTTCAAGTTATTAAACATATTAACTATGTCATCAGACTCGGCCGTAACTTCTTCTTTATCTGTGTAGTCGTCTTGGACAGAGTTTAATGGGTTATTGTAAATAAAGTCAAGTAGCTCGCGAACCTCTGTTATATAATTTGAGTAGGTTTCTTCTGCTTGCTGTTTAACAGCATCTGCATAATCTTCTTCACTGTCTGTAGTACTTGGAGTATATCCTGGTATGTCGAATTTACGTATGTACTGCTTATCTGGCTGTGTGTAGGTGTCTCCGTCAACATTATTATCAAGATTAAGTGAAGAGTTACCTCCAGATTCAATTAGATCTTTAACAACTGCATCTACAATATTATCTAACTCATGGCCTTTAGTAAACTCCTCTAAATTACAACTAAATAAATCTAACTTTGGAAGAATTTGCCTAATTGGCTGCTCGTATATTAGTACACTAATACCGTCTGCATCTTCTAACTTACTTATAACACCTGTATACTCTTGTACAATATCTTTAATATCTTCTGCTGTAAAATTAACTGTTGTGTCATTTGAATATTTAGAATTTAGGCTAGTCTCTTTACACAGCTTACCACCTAGTTGTTTTTTAGCTAGAACAACAACTATTGCACTTATTGCATTTATTAAATTAGTTATTTTTGTTGCAAGTTCTAAAATAACTGTAAAGTCTGCAGTAGTTCGGCTGATTTCACATTCAAAATAAGTTATTATTCCAAATATAGATTCAATAAAAGAATTTAATTCTGCTTGAGCTTCTGTAACAACATCGTTTGCAAACTTAAATATATCTGAGATACCATTTTCAACATCACTTACGCTACCTTCAATGCTTTTTAAAAAACTAGTAGATTTATTTAATCCAGTGCCTACAGACTCTTGCAAATTACTGTAGTAATTTTTCTCAATAACTTCCGACTGTTGGTAGTCAGTTATAATTTTATCATACTCTTCTTGAGCTATTTCACCACTATTTAGTTGTCTTAAAAGTTCTGTATTATTGCCAATTTGCTTGTCTGCATAAAATCCAGTTTCATCTCTTATGTTTGCACTAATCTGTGATCTTAAATTATCAGGGCTTGGAATAGCTGACGCAATATTCTCAATAGCAGCAAGCACGCAAGGTAAGCCTGTATTTGAAAAGTTTACTGAGACAGATATGCTTCCAATTATTTTACCTAGAAGGCTAAGTATAAGTCCTTTTATGAAAGCAGTTAAAGTAAAACCTGATAGCTTTTTAAAAGCTAGTATTGCTATATATGCATTTAAAAGTAGTGCTATTAATTTTATTAAATCTGGTATGCAACTAGACTCCATAGCATAAGCTAAGTGACAGATATTAGGCTTTTGGAAATCTGTAAAAATTTTAGAGTAGGCTATGTTTATTTCAAAAAGTTTATCAAATGAAAATTTAAGTCTGTTGTCAAATTTCACAGTAGGGAACCTTAATTTACAATCAATGCACTTTTGCTTTAAATACTTAGAAGAGTCGTTTATTGTTATGACATCATCAATAAACCTGCTAGGGTCTACCGTGTAGTAAGTGTAGGTCGGCGTAGCTTTTAGTGTACCTTTAATATCAGGTTGCAAAGCTACATTTAAATCTTCAACATCTCGTATGGCATCATCTAGTTGTTGGTGAAAACCTATAACTAATTTTAAGTTGCAATTATTTTTTTCTATGGCGTCAGTAAATGTATTAACTATAAGTTGTAGTTGTTGCAACGCCTCACCAGACGACGTATTTTCTACAATTGGTTCGATTATAATCATAAAGATCCTTTTAAAGCGCTGCTAATTATTGGCGGCAATGTAGGTTTAAGTAATATTGGAGCTACACGTAGCCTACGCTGCTCTGGAAATACATCACCCTCAGCACCAACACCTACTACTATCTTATTACCTTCGATATTTGGTATAGCTAAAGTTGTATTAATAAATGTAGGTTTAGCTAATGGCCGCCAGACTATCTGAGACGTGTTTGTACTTAAGTTAGTAACTAAACCAGTAGGCATCGTGATTACACCACCAATATTTGGACTAGTGGGCGAACCTGGCGCTGAGCTAATATGTGTATGTGGTTCAATCGGGTGTGAGTGCGGCGGGACATCGTGAACGTGTACAGAGATTATTTGCATAAGTGTTTGCAATTGAGTTTCAAGAGATTGCATCCACACAGCCGATAAACTATAAAATTGTTGAAAATCAGCTATACTTGTAAAATCCTCAGCAGCATACTGGTATATTCTAGTGTACAGCTCTGCACGTTGTTTTTGCATTCTTATAACTTCAGCTTGATCTGTAAACATCGCTGCTGATGTGTTAGTCATACATACTCCTCACCTTTTAGGGCGCCTATTGTTCTTAAATATTTTACGCAGGCTAAATACATATCATAGGAAATTTGAGAATTTCCTTGGTTGTCAATAAAGCCATCTCCGAAGAGTTCGGAGATGGCTTTTATAACGTCTGGCAAAGTCTTTGAACTAACAGGCACTACAACAGTAGCTAACTTAGCTTTGAGAGCTTCTGATGCATTCTTAGAGTCTATTAACAATAACTGTAAAGACTCATCTGTAATAGTGTTTGTCAATATTAAAACTCCACATCAATATTAATATATAGTGAACCACCGTACTTAACATTCACAGTTGACTGTATATAGACATCTATTGGAATTATGTCAGTAGTGTGCTGTCCAAAGAATACTGTGGTGTAGTTAGAATCTAGTATTGAGGTAAACTCGGAAGTTGTGCTCAAACTATCGCTCAATGTTTTCACTTTGTGTTTAACAACCAGTGAGTATACATCACTAGAGAAGTGTAGGGTTGCAGTGCTTGGTATAGCGCCATCAGTATCTACTGTTAGATAATAACGTCTAACATTCTCTTCAAAAGGTGCTATATTTAAGCTATTGTCTGACAACTCTCGTAGTGACTCAGAGTGTGGATCAAAGTAACATAAACCAACACCATTATTTGTGTACGTTTTATGTGTTGCATCTATGTTATCAATTACATTTATAGGCATTTTAATGCTACCATTTACGTTTTGGTTTAAATTTTGATTTTGATGTACGGGAGACATATACACCAATTGCGTCGTAAAGACTATCCATTTTCAGCGCAGGCTCTAGCAATTCTTTGCCAAATCCTGCCGCATACTCTAGACTTTGTGGTCTTATATAATCCCCGTATTCTACATTAAACGCGTAGATAGTCAACATAAATGCATCTAAGTCGTGATCAGCTATTTGCTTATCTCTAAAACTATAAGACTTGGCTCCGTTAACAGAAACATTTTTTATAAGATAGTTCTTCATTTGCATGATTATATCATTATCTTCAACACTTGAGAAGTATAAAGATTTCTTCTCTAGCGTGTTTGATAAATTCTCAACCATGTATTGTTTAACACGCTTGCTGTAAACTTCACCAGTTATAGGATCATGTATTTTTATACTAGATCCAAATTGCACTGATACAGTCTGCTCTAATTTTAAATCTGGATGATCGTTTGCAACTTTACCATAGGCTTCTACACCTTTTTTTCTAAGCTCTGTAACTTGGCCTATACCAAAACCTTCATCTACATATATATGATCAGCTGCAAACAATCTGTTTAAATTAACTATAGACTCCACAGCTAATGCTTGTGTCCAACCAACTGATGACACTTTCTCTTTCTTAACAATAAATAAAATATTTCTTGAACGTGAGTAAGCTGTTACAACAATTCTTGTACCAACTTTATCATGGTTCCAATCTACACCTATAAAGACTATAAAATCCTGTCTGTTAGCTAACACACTCTCTACTGAATAGTAAGGATCTCGCTCTAGTTCAGTACTCTCCTCAATAAACATGATCTGGAAAACACTATCAACGTCTACACCATACTCAGCCATCACTTCTTGTACATAACCAGACTGTGTCATTGCTCCACGGAAAAACTCGTCTAAGTTTTCAGACTCGTAGTGGGGAACAACAAAAGTTGGATAGTGAAATTCTCTTATATCTGGTCTTTGAGCTAGACTGTAAAGATTTCTTTCACCAATTGGTGTTGAAGAGACCCAAAGTTCGATGTCTGACCTATCTGCCAAAACCCCTAGAATAGAGTTTAAGGCCTTCTTTTCAATAAAGTCAGCTTCTTCTAGCCAAATCAAATCGGCGCTTTTACCACGAGCAGATTTTGCGTCGTTGGCTGTTGTAACACCTTTTATTATAGAGCCATTATTAAACTCAATTTCTATAATAGGGCTAGAAGAATTTCTAACTATAGGATACTCTGTCTTAAGCTGCCTACAGATTTCTTCGCAAGCGCTAACTATCTCGTCAATCATAGTTATTTGCGGTGCAGCTATTAGTACTGTGTACCCAGGCTTTGTTAGTAAGTTGTGCAACATACCAACAACCATAGAGTATGTCTTACCGCAATTGTGTACCGTCAGTCCTTCTACAGTGAAGTTATTAGTACCTGGAACTGTAATATCGTAGACTTCTTGAAGACCTATCGGAGTTATACTCTTTACTCGTAAATACTCATAATCTGTAGACTCTTTTGAGGCTAGAGTACTTATATAGTCAACATTAGATAAGCCTTGAGCTATTGTCACCCAGCCTCGTTTAGTTAAAATTTCATGGTCTTCGGTTAATCTTACTTTATGATTTTTCTCTGTGAGCACTTCATACACCGGCTGAACACCGTTATTGTATTTATGTGTAACTATTTGTGTAGTAGCTTTGTCATACTTATTACTTATTACATAATCGCCAGGCTCTATATCTTGAATTTTTTTATAACTGTAATCGGCCATCAGTACAAGTTCATCTTTTGCTATACAGCGACGACCCATCCGTAAAACTTTTTTAGTCGCAGAGCAAAGTACAGCTTTCTCTTGGTACCAGCGTGGGTTAAACAATTTAGGGTCTGTAATATTTGCGCGCATAAAATCGTAAGGATTGTATGCAGACGACGCTTGCAGCATCTCTGTCGGGTCGTCTTGCAAATGAGCTAATACAGCCTTCGCTGTTTTTTCACCATACTTCTGAGTAAATTCATGCTCTATCGTACGCTCGCCAGTACATTTTATAGTAATTTTTTTATGTTTTTTAAGTTGATCTTCTCGGCATTTCCTACACGTCTCTGCCATCGTTTCTTCTTTTTGTTTATTAAAACCTTTAATTTCTAAATAGTCTTTCCAACTCATCTCAAATAGATCAATTGCTGCCATTATAATGAACCTCGCAGTATCATTGCTTCGTTACCTAAAAGTAGTCCTCTGTCGTTTATCGCGCTATTACTCAACTTACTTAATGCGGCTTGCCTCATTGTTAAGGTTTTATCATTGTCAAATGATGCGACACTTAATTCTTTTGTGTACATTTTTTTGGCAGCTTTAGCTATACTTGAAGTGTTACTTGATAAGTCTTTTGCCGCAGCAAAACCTCCGTAAACAGCAGCGCCTATAAATGCTCCTCCAACTAAGCCTGCACCGAATCGACCCATCGTACTAGTTCCAAGTGTGCTGCCGAGTCTATAACCCTGCGTAGCACCACCAAAGGCCATCTGTTCACCCACATACTCGAACGGATCTTCACCGTCTACAGCGCCAGATAGCGCTGTAAATGCACCAAAGGCAGGTATTGCTTTGTAGGACAATTTACCAAGCATTGATGAGTTTGCACTCATTGCACGCTGACCTGAGGTCATAAATCCAAAAGAGTTTGCGTAGGCCTCTACGGCACTTGGCCCTATAGTGTGGTTAACCATAGCTTTTGCTTTGTTTAAAACGCCAGCTGTACCTTTTGAATCAAAGTTTGTATTAACACCTGCGGTAAATTTATAAGTACCATTACCTTTAGAGGCATCGCTGGATAACATTTTTAATAATTTTTTCTGATCTTTATCTTTTAAAGTATCAAAACGTTTAGAGTCAAATTTAAGATCTGGGTTAAGCGTAAGTAATTCGTCTAATTTAGCTCTGTTACTCATTTAAGACATCCTGTGACTTTTATTTCTATCCTGCCAGTCTGCTAAAGCTGTACCGACATATTGTTCATCATATAACTCATTATAAGTATTATGTTTTTGCTCTCTTCTACTCGTATCGCCTAGCGTGGAAACAATTCCTAACCCAACAACAGCGGCTACTCCTAAGCCTATCTTACCTTTTGTTGTAAGTTTACTTTCTTTTTTAGCCGCCGCTGCAGCATAAGCGTGCTGGTCAATTACAGCTTGATGTTCGCCATTTTGGATTAACTTTAAATCAGCGTTAACTTGTGCTAAAGCCTCGGGCTTATCTTTGCCAAACAGACTAGTAGCGTATGATTCACGACCAAAACCATTTAGGCCTTCGTCTATTTGATCTGTACGCCCAAGCACTTTAGTTACAGCGTCTTTAACATTTGTCGGCTTATCCTTAGCGCCAATATCTTCAATGTGGCTTCGAACACTCTTTAAAAAGTTATAGTTTATTTCATGAAAACCGGAGTCTACACTATCAGCTAATTTTTGAAGTTCTGGTGTAAATTTACCAGTTTTAAGTAGCTCGTCATAGCCATCCTTAAATATGTTATAAGCATGTATCTGATCTTGACCATCCATTAGTGCTCTGTGCGTCTCAGGCCTGCCTAATAAACCTCTAGTTATAAAATCCATATTGGAAAGCATGCCAATATGCTGAGGATTTACCAAACCCTTCTCTGCAGCTACGGCGTAAGTACTTCTAGTAATATCTAGCAAATCTACTACCGCAATTTTTCCAGCGGACTTAGCGTCAGTAATTGTTTGGCTAATAGTGCTCATTAGTTCTTGGCTAGCCTGTGAATGCTTAACTATGTAAGAGTCTACATCGGAGCCATCTTTTAAACTTTGACGAAGAGTCTCCCCTGAAGCCATAGTCAAAGCTCTAGCATTTTCAACACTAGCACTCTCTTGGAATAATCTCCGACGGCTACTTGGTGTATCAAAATAAAGTTTATCTGTAAGCATTTGTTTAGCTTTTGGAGTTATTTGGCTACTTAAAAACCTATCTTCAAAATTAACGTTTTGGATTAGCATTACATCTGCTTGTGCAGCCATGTCGCTTAAGTCTTTAATAGCACTGTTAAAACTAGCTGTCTTTGATGATTCAGCAGCTTTACCAAAAGCTTCAAAAGCTCCGCTTTCAAGTTGAGATAGTCCAAAAGAGTTTGAGTGTAAGTTAAACAGGTCATCTATAGCTTTTGATTTACTCTTAGATTGTGTTATACCACTTAAAAATATCTCTCTATCTTTCTTACGAGTCGCTTGAGTAGCAATACCAACAGACCATATATGGTCTGTTGGTTGTAGTCCAGTCGTCTCGATATCTAAAGATATTATTCGATCACGATTGGTTGCCATGGTATTCTTTACCTACTTTTATACTTTTTAAAAACTTTGAATAATCCGTACTGTTTATAAATAAGTCATCTTCTGTGACAAATTTATACTGGCAGTCAATACCTTTAAAATTAGAGATTATAAACTGCCTACAGGCTGCAGCTTTTCTTTGAACGTCACCGTTAACTAGCATAGCCTTAGGCTTAATTTCACAAATATCAATTTTACCCGACTTATATACAACTAACAGGTCTGGTATATATGTTTTTCTTACACCACTAATATTTATATATGGTAGTGTAAAGCACTCAGACGCATATCTTTCAACGTCATCATTACTTTCTAATGTTTGTAAGAACTTCAGTTCGTAAGATGACCTATATGTCATATGTGCTTTATTCTTAGCAGAGTAGAATTCACCAGTTACATATTTTAAGTTGTTATTAGAATCTTTTTTATTGTAGTAAACGTGTGTGTATTTACCACTCTGTTTTTTCTTCTTAACTAAGTGCCCTATTAGTTTGCGGTCTTCTTGGCTCACAACTGGGTTCATAAACATAATTAGTTAACTACCTTTGCATTAATTTCTTGCGCTAATCTGTCTAGTTTATTTCTTAAGTCTGACAAGCTACTATCACGCTCTGTTGATTTAGTTTCTAGTAATATTTTAGTCTTGCGTTCTCTAGTACCATTCAAAGACTCTAGTATTTTCATTTTCTGACGAGAAAGTTTTTCCTGGACATCTAACGCGATGGACGCCCCTTTGTTTGTTATAGCGCCACCGTTAAGGTCTGTACCTGTGACAAAATCAGCCATCAAATCTTGGTCGTTAAGTTTTAAGTACTGAGTCATTCTAATTTCGTATATAGTTATTTCTACTAATCTAGATATTAGATGTACTTCAGTTATTGAGTTTGGATCTATGGCAAATTCTTCTATAAATTTAGCAGTATAAAATTCTATTAATTGTGCTTCAACTAAACAGTCTTCGCCTATTTGATGCGCATTAATTTCATAGTAAGGGCAATTCTTAGTTAAGATTCCGCCAGTAGTGAAATAATTATGGTCTTCAGCTACGTCTAGAGAGTATACAGAACCGTGATAAAAATCTTTGCTAGTTACTTTTAATGGTAATTTTTGTGTACTTTGCACACCACTATCTACGCTAACAATGTCCATGTAGCCGTCAATCAAATTGCATGCGCGGACGTGCATAGGCAGGCCTATCTGTATTACTGCACCACCATTTCGAGTTACGAATGGGTAGTCTATGTCTAAGTTTTTAGATTTTAAAAAGTTAGCATAAAATTCAACTGAACCGTTCAGCTTATTAAATTGGGCGTCAAGTTGTTGTTGAGTTACCCGCTTACTTTTACCGTTCCACGAGGTATGTCTCGCAGCATCATCAGCAATAAATAAAGACTTAGGTGCTTTAAGTTTAATTGAATAGTATTCCTCGTCTAACAAAGCTTCAACTCTTGTGTCATAAATACCTAGTATCCATGCACAATCAGCTTTCTCCATGTTTACACGAACTCTCAATCCGAATGCGTATCTAGGGCCTACTCTACGCCCATTCTTAGGCATCTCTTGCATTAATGTTGTGACACCAACTCTAAACTTGTCGCCAACTCTCATTAAATATACTAAGTGCTTTTTAATAGAAGTTTTGTTAAATGTCGCATAGCAGATATGATCTTTAGTACACTTGTAAGAATTAATACCATTACTAATTGTGTAAATTGTGTCTGAGTAACTTCTCTGGTGAAGTGTGAATTCCTTACCTGTATAATTTATAACACCAGTCTTTTCAGTCATCGTCACAACTTTATCTGTTGTAGGATCTAAGTCTTGGATATTCTTATAACCTTTATCTGCAACAAGTACTTGCTCATCTGTCGGTTGGCAATTATGGACGGCTATGCCGTTGGCAATAAATGTATTATTTATATTAACACTAATATCATAAACATCTTTTAAACCTTCATATGAAATGCTTTTAATTTTATCTTCAAAAAGATCTCCAAAGTCGTTCAACTCAATTAAATCTGTATCATAGTCTGTGACGTAAATAGCTGAGCCTACAGTTAGGCCTGTACACAACTTAAGAAAAATTGGTTGATTATTTATATTTGTTGTCAAGATTGGATGGTCTTCAGTACAAATTAATATTTTACCTGTCTCTGTTGTTATTTTAAATACTTCTTTAATGCCTTGGCTTAAAATAGCAACTACCCTATCTTTCTCTAGCGTACCTGTCTCAGCGTTGTATGAATACACTTGAGAGTTTTTCTTTAGATTTTTTATTTTTACAAATTCATTTTTGCCTGGAGTCATAACTAGAGTGTCACCATCTAGGCAAGTAGCTTTAAATGGGCATGTACTGCCCCTACAAGCCAGCGGAACTGCAGCGCTGGCACCTGTGGTCAGTCTACCTACACGAGCTCGTGTAGTGGCTGTTTGATCGGCCGTAAGATTTAAATTTTTATATGCGGGGACTTTCACAGAAGTTAATATATGATCTGTAGTGAAAGTTGTGTTTAGGTTTAAACCTAAAGTGGGTGTCTCGTAGACAGATGGAAGTTGTTCGGTAACTACAGCGATAGTTTTAGACTCATCTTCTGTTGTTTTTTGAAGGCCAAGATTTTTAGCCATTAAAAGTAATTCTTCTACTTTTGGATTCATTTGTTATACCTATTTCGTATTGTTTAAATTTTAATATATTGTAATCATAATCTCTTCTATCTGCTAGATTTTTATCATATAAGCCTCTATATGATTTCCACCGTAAAATTTCTTTACAAGCCTCTTCCGTGTTTTTAGTTAAAAGGAAGTGTGCAAATCGAGATGAGTTTGTAACGTTCACACCGTGATCATATATAAAATGGAACAATACGTCAAATTCTTCTTGGGTTAAGGTATATAGTTTTCGCTTATTTAAATAAGTCTCGATTTTAATTTTATCTTTATAAAACAACTCCTTAGCTTTATTTTTAGTTAAACGCTTATAAGGCTCTTCTTTGGACATTCTGTGGCCATACCCTAAGACAATCAAGCCATTAGAGTATGTATGCGGTTCTTTATGAAACGGATAGGTTTCTAGTATATAACTAGAAACCATATCAGTGATATGCTTATATTTCGAAGTGTGGGCTGTCTGACTCACCACGTTCTCTTAATTTACCGTCTCTATCCCAATCAGCACCCCAACGAATGCTGACATTTAATTCTTTCGCTGCAGTCATCATAGCTTTACCTATCGCGTCAAACTTTGAAAGAGTATTCCAGTCTACTGGATATGGTACTAAGTCCACAGCATGACCGTAGCCATCTTTCTGTAGACAATGCTTAGAGCTTAGCGGATTTCTCAACCAAGTCACTTTAGACATATTTGGTTGTGCATATTTATGTGGCACTCCAGCTTCGATTAAAGTTGCAGCTGAACGTCCTTTGCCCCAATTAATGTAGCACTGCTCTTTACTACGGACTCCTTCTAGAACCATAAAGTCTTGTGTTGTTATCTGTATAGCGCGGTTAACGACTTTTGCAATGTCGGGATGAACGCCAGTTAGTCTTGATTTTGAAGTGTTACCTAGATTGTATTTACTCATTTTTAAAGTGCTATCATGTCTGTTATGTTTAAATTTGCTGTAATTCGCGCCTGGGTTGTTCCAGTTATTGCGCTAAATCTCAAAGTTGATCCTGCAATTGAGATGTCTAAACCCCAGCTCGAAGTGTTTGTGTTGTTTGTTGAACCTTCGGCAATTATGCTCGGTGTTGTTATAAATGAACTAGGCTTAGCACAAAATTTGAATGTCCACCATTTTACATCTACATCGTCAGTCATAATTGCTGTACCTGTAGCTGCCAGTACACTGGAGACAGTTAATTCATCACCAGCTGAGCCGTTATTTACGCCAGTTGTCAACATTGTGATGGATCTTCCGGCTGTGCCTGCAGGTATAAATACAGACAAACTTACGTTGCCCCGTTGGTTCCAACTTGTTCCGCTTCCAAATACTACATAATTGCGAATATTTCTTGCGTCTGCTGCGTAGCCTAAGGCTACTGAATAGTCGCCAGTAGCCCTACAATTGTAGCCTACTGCAAAGCTATATTTGCCGCTAGCAATAGCTTGAAATCCGAGGCCTATAGCATAGATTCCGCTGGCAGTTGTTGAAACATTACCGCAAACTAGCGCCCCTTGGCCAGAAGCTGTCCCGCCCCCGAGGCTTACACTACTTGTGCCCGAAGATGTGGAGCCACCTACTGCTACTGAATTTACGCCTGTTGCTCTAGCGCCGTTGCCAAATGCTGCGCTACCGGAGCCGGATGCTGTTGAAGAGCGTCCAACAGCAATAGCTTGGGTTCCACTAACAATATTCTGATAGCCGAATGCGTAACCTTCAGTAACAGTAACAGTGTTGCCGTAACCTATTGCTGTTGCATACCCAGCAGAAGCTTTATTGGTAGCGCCTATAGCTATGCTGTACGAGCCAGAAGCAACTTGAGTGGCGTCAAGCCTCCCGAGTTGAAGATCTATAGCATTATAGCCTCTCTGGTTGCCTACAAGGCTGTTTAAAGCTATTCCAAAACCTCCAGTGCCATTCAGTGTGAATAACAAGCTACTGTTTGCAAGTGTTGTATTATCGGGAGAGATAGCTACAAGTCCGTTTGTATAAGGACTAGCAGTAGTATAACTTTGTGTTACATAATGCGCAATCTTATCTGTAAGTACTAAATTATTACTACTATTAGTCTCTAGAACCTTATTAGGCGCCATACTAAGTAGGCCTAGTTGATTTACATAGCCAGGTACATTATTAAGATTACTGTAACTCCCTGTTGTTGCAATTGTAGCTAGCTGATTTGGTTGAACTGCGGTGTCTGCTTTAGCACCTTGTGCGACTGTTGCAGTATTAACATTGCCTTTTGAGCCATTAACACTGTGTACTAAGTCATTTTTTCTGGCTTGAGTGTAGAATAAATTGGTTGCACCTTCTACTAGATCATCACTACTTCCACCTTTCCCTAGCGGATAATATGTAGTACCTTGATACCTATAAGCTAATTGGCTGTTAGAATCAACATATATTTTATCTAAGTCACCACTGATCGGAAAATCTAGAATACTGTCAAATTCGATAATATCGTCAATATAGCTAGGTAGGTATTGTGATCTTATAAGTTTAGTGTTATCTAGTTGCGGAACTCCATTAGGTTTATCGAAGTACCCATTAACACCTGAAGATTCTTCTATGATTCTTGTCAACACTATACTGTAGTCGTCCAAACTTAAAGTTAGATTTTTTAGTAAGTAGTTGTCTCTTATTGTTGCTAAGACGCCTAATGATATCTCATCAGCATCTATTGTTAATATATCGGCTGGCGCTAATTTTATATCATTTGATAAGAATATAAATTTATCATCAGCCGCTGTCATTGTTATTTGCATAGTAAGTCCATAACATATTATATAAATTTTAGAATTGTATAAACTGCGTCGGCTATCTTGCATGCAACCGAAGATGTAGCAATCTGACTCAACACAGTCACAGAGTCCGACTTGTCAAACACTGTAAAAGCCCGTCCCTGTAGCTCCGGCGGCAGCGGTACACGGTCAGTTGTTGCGATGTGCCAATCCATAAAGTGGAAATCACCTTGGCGACTGCAAACAGCGTAACTGTCAGTGCGAGCGGCTGGCCGCCGGAAGTAGTTGCGGTAGCAGACGGCGCTGTAGTAGTCACCCGCTGCCATCGTTGTGATCGACGCACTATCAACAGCACTAAAATAAATCTTTGCCCCGCTGTTGTTGAGCTGTAGCGACTTACGCGCTGCAAGCGTTGGTCGATTCGCGGGACTGGCGGACAGGATCGGCAAAAACCCAGATGCGTAGCCCCAGTTGTTTGTTAGTTGCACAACACGATTGATGGTTTTGCCCGATGCAACCCGATCCGGTGTCATATCAAGTCTAGTTGACGGCGCAAACGTGCTGACATCAGCCTTGTTTGCAAAGTCGTACACGACAGACTCGTGAGTTAGTGATAGCGCATTTGGCATGTAGTAGTACACATTGCCATCCAAGTTTGGAGTCAGCCGCGCCGTCATGCTAAATAAAATGGCGGCAGCGGATGCGCTTAATGGGACGGTATCAAGTGCTAAAATGTCAGTTGCAATCGTGCAGTTGCCATATTTATCAAACACATGAGTCATACTGACACTGACGTTTGGTGCGGCCGCATACTCAGTCAAATCAACATTGGTTTTTGTGCGTGCGATTAGCCACTCGACGATAGATGTTTTGGTCATCAACTCGTATGACTGCGCAATCGTTAGGCGCTCAAATTGCACCGGTGTTGTACTTGCTGGATCAATCGGACGACTATCAGCAGTGACGTTGACAACATGGTTTTTGAGCATTGGGTACCACTGCTCCTGACTCACTGCCGTCCAACTCACAGATGCCGTATTTGTCGCGCCGCTGACATGCGTCAAAGTGCCCGACGTTGCAACGATGCCAGTGTTGTCGGTGCGAGCGGTAAAGCTCAGTGCTCCGGTGCTATCAATAACTGCCAGTACCCACTGCTTACTTGCGCCATCGACCCACACACTGCCCACATCAATAAAGGTTTTACCGTGTGCCGCTGCGGTCAAGCAACTGCGGTTGTAACCGTGATTTGCCCCAATGGTCGTCTCATTAAGACGATACGCCGCAGCATCATCACCCATCGAATGTAGTGTCAGGCCATTTAATGCAGTCGATAGCCAGTTAAAAACCCGTGACACATCATGTGTAGGCGCTTTGTTGATGACGACTGTATGCACAATAGTGTCCGCACCCTGCACGCCTTTGATAGTTTGAGTAGTTGCGCCGCCAGTAAATGTGCCCAACGCCGATACTGTTGGCGATGGGATGTTGTCAACGTAGCTGCCGTCAATGCGGTATGTTGGCGCAACGTAGGGCGTATACGCCGTTGCAACCGCCCCAAGCTCAAGCTGGACATTTGACCACGCCGTTGCTGTATCTGTTGCCAAATTAAACGCAACAAAATTAGCCCCCGCCGGTGCTGTGACAGTGAGTGGTAAGCCCGCAGTGGCGACATAAGAGATTGCTGTCAGATCGGTTGATGCGGCAAACCACGCCAGACCTATACGGTTTCTGCTCCCCGACAGAGTGTAAGTTTGGCCTGCCACAACGGGGATGATCCCCGACCGCGTCCAACCTGTTAGTAACCGGATAGCGCCGACGTTATTTAGATAGCTACCCATCACGACATTTGAGTCGGCAAACATATTTTTAGATGCTGTCAGCCTGTCATATGGCTTTGCACTTGCTGTTAAAACATCGGCGGCGTTTAGCTTTGCATCTAACGCAGATTGCAAGCCTACGACTGTGCCAATCGTTTCCGGCGGCAGATCTTGTATCGCGCCGCCGTCGATTTTGTAGCTTGCACCAAACGGCACATATGCCGTGGCAACCGCGCCTAACTCAAACTGGATATTTGACCAACTTGTTGCTGTATCTGTTGCCAAATTAAACGCAACGAAATTAGCACCGGCAGGGGCAATAACAGTCAGCGGCAAACTCGCAGTGGCAACATATGCAATTGCAG